TCTGACGAATCTCAAATGCATTATGTCTTGCATTTTCTGCTGTACCATTACCGACTGAGAATAATGTGTTACCAGCGTTACCAAACGTTGTAGAAGCACTAGATGATACATTATATCTACCGCTAGCGTGCTCTGATTGGTTATTTGCAACTGTATTAAATCCTTCAGCGTGAGATTGTTCACCAAATGCTTTTGTGGAAGCACCTTCAATAATACTATTTGTTCCAGTACCAGCACTGATTGGAAGGTCAAGAGATATAACGTTATTAGTAATATCAATTGCTCTACCTTCTGTAAGAACATCTTGCTTTGCGCCAAGTGCATTAGCAATCTGTGTTGCACCGCTTGTCTCAGACTTGGTATAATAATTGCTCAAGTCTATTGGCGTATATGCTGAAGCATCAAGTTTCCTTTCATTTAGGTCGTTCAATGCAGCAGATACAATTTTCTCATTCTCAATAATAACATCAGTGATTGATGATGATGTGAATCCGCTTCCAACAAGGTCATCAATTTCTGAAGCATCAAGTTTCCTTTCATTTAGGTCGTTCAATTCTGCTGAAATCACACGCTCATTTTCTTCAATTACCTCTGTTACTGTTGTTTCATTGTCTGTAAATCCACTACCAAGTTTCTTTTCAGTGTAATAATTATCAGATGAAAATGTAACGACATCCCCACTCTCATTCTTGATTGACAATGTTTCAACGTTTTCAGCGAAGTTGATGGCTATCTCACCTTCAACAATGTCTGAAGCCAACGGTAGCTTTGGTTTACCGTCAATGATTTGTTTGCTCTTCTTATGAGAGACAAAATTTGCATTTTTTGCCATAAATTTAATTTCTTTTTTAATAGGTTTTATTATTGGAAATATAGATTTCATAAAAGGGTAAGAATACCAGCTTATTTAAAAATCTATTAAAATATATCTTTCTATATAAATATCATTTATAAAATAAAAATGGATAACCAAAATAGATTATCCATTTTTTATAAATTATATATTCCAAATTAATCTGCTTTAACGGTATATATAGTGTGCTCAACACCTTCCTCAGTAACTGTACTTGCCTCAGTGTGATAGCCTTCAGCAAGGAATGATGTACCAGGTCCCTCAGCAGTATTATTTCCTGGGTCGAAATCATAGAACTTGCCACCATATACAATAATCTTAGCTGTTCCATCTGTACGATTAGCATCATAGCAGTTCAATAAGAATTTCTTGTCATCACCGTTATTTTTGAATACACCAGCATATATGTTGATTGTACCAAGATAACAATAGATAAGTTCACCACCACTTCTGTCAGTTACATAAGTAGGTTCAGAACCAAACATTCCAGTAGTACCACTTAAGTTGATTACTGTATCAGCACCATTTGCCTCAACAGCGATACGTCCATCAGCATCGAAAGTTCCCTTACCCATAATGGTAAGTTTTTGTTTTCCTCTTGTCATAATACCAGGGTTAGTTGTAGTTTGTCCACTAAATGTAAGGTTCTTTCCGTTTAGATTCAACGTTGTTTCATTCTTAGACGTGATTCCACCAGCGTATGTTGATGTTGTTGTGTCCTCTCCTAGCTTAACCGTTCCACTCTTCTTCATCATATTGTTGAAAGTTCCGTCAGCAGGAACACCCCACTCGACATCACCACCAAGGTCTCCTACTATTTCCTTAAGTTTTTTATAATCAGAGATTATTTTGTCAATTTCAGTTTGTTTCTCTGCAACAATCGTATCGACTTGTTCTTTCGTGTAAACATTGCTTGAAAGAGCCTCAAAATCTGTTTGTGATGCCTTTAAGTCTATTGCTTCTTGCAATTCGTCATCTTTGAGTTTTAACGTTGCTATATCACTTGAAATTGGTGTTATTTGGGCTTCTATTGCCTCCACGTCTGCTGAGTCTGCTTTTCCAGACACAGCGTTAGCGATTTCTGTTTGAACATCGGCAGTTTTGGCGTATTCATCCATTGAAGGAATGTCAGATTTATTTGCTTTTTCATCAAGTTTTGAATCTACCTCATCTTTTGTATAAAAAGAGTCTCCACTAATAATGTCTTTAAAATCGACATCTATTTCTTCTTTTCCAGACTCAGTATTGAAAGTTATTTTAAGTACAGTTCCATCAAGTTCAACTGACTCAATCATTCCATCTTTGATAAAATCTGTTGTGTCGATTGAAGCGATTTCTTTTTCATTGGCTAAGAAAACTATTTTGTTTTCATTTTTCTCATAAGACACATTATCTACTTTACTTTTTTTAAGTTCTTCGATGTCTTTTAGTTCTTGCTCGTCATTTTTTTTGCTTTCAGCCAAATCGTCTTCTACGGCAGATTTTTTACTGATGTAGCTATTTGCCTCTTGGTATCCCCAAGGCTCATACATTCTGTATTTTCCCATCACATTATAAGAGTTAAAATTAAATTATTTTTCATTAATAAGTCTCATGCGCAAGCATCGCAAGAAGGTTGTTTATTTTCATGTATTCACCTTCAATCCACATGTAAACGTCTCCGTTTCTTCTTATTTCGAATGCATTTTTTCTATCGAAATCTGAAGTTCCATTTCCTATTGCGAATGAGGTTTTTTCGGAGTCATCAATACCACTATGTGTTACGTTATATGTTCCAAATGCCACTTCATGTGGGTTGCTAGTCTGGATTCCTTCTCCTATTATTGTAATCGCACTGATTGCTTCCTTTATGTCATGAATCTCACGGTGCATGACATCTACAATTCCATTACCCTCGTCTGTATAGTCTTTACGGTCATCACCATCCCAATCCGTAAGAGCCTTAACGATATTGGATGTGTGAGCCAAAGAATTAGATATGGCATTCTCTTTACCGACAGCTCTTAATGTCTCTTGTCGTATAGCATTAGTCAACGAAGACTCAACATTCTGCGCACGTAATGTTTCTTCGCTTATTTTGCTGTCTATTGATGCCTCTATCTCTCCTTTAATTGCATTAACATATGCCTTGTCAGCCTTTGCGGTAATTTGCCTCTCTAAATCAGCCTTGGTCTCGTCAACATAATCTCTAACAGCACTATCCTTAACGTCTGTATATCCTTTAGCCTCGTTCAGTGCGTTGTTTGCAACATTCTTAGCATATTTCTTAGCACCATAGATGGTATTATCCTCTTCTCTGTCACTTGCGCTGCCAATGATTGCGTTATCACCATCAACCCTGTCATTAATTTCTTTGTTTAAGTCTCTTATAAGGTTAGAAATTTTTTCGTCTCTCTCAATGTTTTCTTCCCTTATATCGTCTATTCTGCCATTGGCATCATCTATTCTTTGCCCAAGAGCGTTATCACCAGCTATTCTATCCCTTGTTTCTTGCTCTAAGTCAGAAGCGACATCGCTGATTGAGCCGCTTACTGCTCTAAGTTCTGTTCTGTCAGCTTTCCTATCATCTAGTGAATCTAACTGTACGCCAAACCTAGCCTTATCCCTCTCATAATCAGTTTTATCAACTTTATCATTAAGACTATCAGATAAATTATTAACTCTAGACTCTAGCGTGTCCAAATCAGCTTTATCAGCCTTGCTAGGTAATGCAACATTATTAATCTCATTGATGTCGCTGGTATTATTTGCTACATTTTCTGTTAACTCAGCAATATCTTCTTGAATATCAGCAATTTCATCATCATACCTTGTTTCTAGAGTATCTAGTTTGTCATTTATGGCATCAATTTTACCATTTGTTACAGTCTTGTATTGGGTTAAATCACTATTAAGCTCATTGTACTGGTTGTATAGTGTTGTTTGAATATCTCCAACTCTATCTTCCAATGCATTAAGTCTAGCTTTACTTGCATATTTACCGTCTGCATCTGTTTCGGTTATAAAACCTCTGTTTAATACCCATTCTTGAGTTGCATACTCATCCCCAATGTGCGCAATTTTGTCATCAACTTCTTGTTTTGTGTAAACGTCAGACTTCTTCGCAAATGCGTCATAAGCCTCACTTTCATCAAGTTTTTTATCTATTTTATCCTCCAAAGAATCTAGTCTAGCATCCGTTTCTTCTTCGAAAGTGGATTCTTGTGAAATATGTTGGTTTAATCTGCTATCAACTGAATCAACCTTAGTTGATAAATTTCCCAATTCGTCATAAATTGGATTAAAATCATCTACAATCTCATTGATTTTAGTTGTAATTTCTTCATCACGTCTTTCAAGACCATCAATTCTTTCCCTATTTTTATTGATACCCTTCGCAAGCCATTTATTAATCATGTCTTGTTTATCCATAAAAGTATCAACCTTGCCACTAAGTGAATCTACTGTTGTTTTATCAGCCTTTCCACTTGTAGCTCCAGAAATAGCATTTATTTCTTTGTCTTGCTCTTTATTTGTCTCACGAATATCGCTTAAGTCAACGTTTGGCAACCCCATATAAACGTTTTGGTCAACATATCCGTAGAACTCTAGGTGTCTTATTTTTTTCCCCATAATTTTATGATTAATCTTATAAATTACGTTTTTATTTTATGTTTAGTACTATTATTCTATAAATAGTATTTTTTAAGTAAAAAGATTAGCATATTATTAAAAAATAAAAGTGGTGATTGAAATCACTTCAGCCACCACCTAATATTTACGTAATTAAAGTTTGCATAAATGTTTATTAGAATAACACCTAGCATATAACAAATATCACAAATATTTCAAAATTAATAATTTTTATATTAAAATATTTGGCTGTCTCAAATATTTTTCGTATATTTACATCAAGAACAAATAGCATAAAATATGAGAAACGGTTATTGGAAATGCCAATTTGAAAATAAAAATGGCGAAATTATAGAGAAAACCATCTATGCGAAGACATCACATGATGCATTCAAACACACTTTTGAAATGGGCGTTAGAATTGATATGTCTCCAAAATACGAAACTTTGAGAGAAGCCACTGACAAAGAGGTAAAAAAATTTAAGAGGATGATAAGAAATAAACAAAAAAATAATGGTTGAATAATGCCGCAATAATTTGGTTTTTTAATTTTTTTTATATATTTTTGCCAAAATTAATAAAAATTATGGTAAACATTTATATGGCTGCGTACAAAGATTACGCTAATTACGAAGAATTAAAAACTGTTTGCGATAGAATTACAAGTGACATGAATAAAGATAACGTCACATTTTTTGTTACAACAGGAGAATCTGGTGATAATACTTGCTTCAAATATGCAAGAGATAACGGTTTTAAAATCGAAGATTGGTTTCCAAAAGAAGAATTCGATGAGCTAAAAAAATCTACTAAAGAAAATGGGCATTGGATGGAGTTTTACAACGCTAAAAAAATGAAAAAAGCTGAGTATATTTCAAAAGCAGACCATGTTATTCTAGTAAGTGATTATGATGCTAAAAATAACGGCATTGGATATGCTTTAAGACTTGCTTCTAAAAACGGAAAAACAATATCTGTATTATATCCCGACAAAAAAGAAATACATGTACATAAAATATCTAATCCAAATACCACTTATGTATATAGCGTAAATAATGGGTCTATGAATTTTGTTGGAAGAGTAAGAACATAATGGATAAAAAAAATTATATATCTCCTTATGATAGCAACGATGTCGATGTTATCATTGAAAAATTAGTTGAAGATTATATTATTGATGATATTTCTAACGAAAAAGACTACGATGAGTTAGAAACAATTATTAACAACTGTATAAAAAACTTCAATGAAAAAATTATAAATGATGATGAATTGGATGAAGACGAAGACATGGATTATCAAGATTTAAAAGATAACATGTACCAATCCATAAAAAACTCAGTTAAAAAAAATTATAGCAAATCATTATAATAAATAAAGGGAACGCATCAGTAGTTCCCTTTATTTATTTGTTCTATATAGTCTACAATATCTATTGGAGATTTAACGCCATTAGTAATTTTATCTTGGTCTATACCATCACCCCAAGAACACCCAATAAATTGTATGTTTGCTGAGTTTGACTCTGCGCCATCAGAAGCCCTATCACCAATACTTAAACATTCTTGTGGTAAAATACCCATAATATCTAATACCTCTTCCATTCTTTTATGTTTCGGCCATCCATTCCTATTACCTTTTACAGCAACTGGATTTAATCCATAATAATTTATTGTTTCTTGTGCAAATAATTGATTACATTTTGTTACGACTCCCCATTTTATGCCATTACTCTCTAAATATCGTATTAACTCTTTTATTCCGTTATATATGATATTTTTTCCAACATATTTTGATGCTGCAATCCACGCTTTTTTCCTATCTGTTGGTGTACCTTTTACTAAACTAGCATTTCGTCTAATATCTAACGTACCATCTGTGTTGAAAAGCGTATAATCGAAATCAAATATTACACCTTTAATCATAGGTTTCTGGAGTGAATTATCATCTTCAGTTATCAAAGCATTTTTCTTTTTTACACTCTCAGATAAAGAATATGCGTTAGTCAAACAAAGAATATTTGAGTCCTCAACCCCATTATTGTGTAAAGCGTTTATAAGAAGTTTCAATGTTGAACCAGTACTTATATCCTCATCGAATAACAAATATTTTTTTGATTTAAATCTCTCAAAATATTTAGGGTCATTTACCGCATTTTTATTAGCAACGACATACATGTCTTTGACATACTTACGATATTTACCACCAAAATCAACTATTTTTCCCCTTTGAAGACTAAAATCAATTTTAACACCATCTGTTAATAATTTTTCTTTATACTTTACAAAAATATTAGCCATTTCGCTACCAGCCTTCATGAATGCTTTCATCAATATATCATTTCCAAATACAACATTATTGACATATTTCTGATAAGTATTGTACTCTTTAGATAACTTAATGTGAGAATTATCTAGCATAACACTATTTTTGAAATACTGCGATAAATTATCGTTGTTAGCCATATTTGAAAAATAGGTGAGAAATACCCATTCTTTAAGTATTAAAATTATTCTATCCGTAGGTATTTTGTTACCTAGCGCATTTGTAAAATAATCGTTATATTCATAAAAAAACTTTTCAATTGGCTGACCCATAAAATATATTATTTCAGCAATGCCTTTCTGTCTTGCAGTTCTTTTGAAAGAAGTGATTTCTTTTTCTTCGACACCATCTTTTCTCATTGCATCTTCATCCATAGACACATTAATCATATCTCTGTCAAAAAAATTACTTTGATATGGCACTCCTATTTTATTTGATAGTCTAGTACAATAATATAAATTAAATTTAGATGAAGATGGCGCATCAATAATAACAGAAGGATTAAAAGATTCACATTTTAAAGCATAAGCTGCGCCCATTACTGATTTATCAATGAATTCAGAAATAGATGTATAGTTTTCATCACCATAGCCATATTTTTTTCTAGTTAAATTATCAGCACCATTTAAAGAAAAATTGCCGCTAATATTTGGAGTAACACCTTTATCATATCTTATCTTAAATGGTTGATAAACATTTTTTTTGTCTAGTACTTTTTCTCTATTAGTATCACTTACGCCAAAAGTTTCTGCATTCTTATCATTACCCCTAATATACCCATGCTTAATAATATCACTAAAATTGAAATCACCCATTCTAAACAATGAAATTACATTAACATTTGTAAATGGTACTTTCATTAACCTATATCTAGGGATTCTATCAGTTTTAGTAAATCTTTCGTCATTAGCATTACTAAGTGGTTTTTCGTACTGTGAGGCTGCTCTTTCAGCGTTATTTAAATTTGTAGATAACTTACTAATAACAGAATTAATTGGAGCACCTTGGCTTAACAAACGAATATTTTTCAAAACAGTTGTTTTAGGTCCATTTTCAATCATATCATACTGGTCAAGGTTAAATGTTTTATTAAATTCATTGTATATATTTCCAATATTAGATTGATTAAAATTTCTAATAAAATTTATAACATCACGGTACATTCTTGCAGTTTCAGCAACACTATGCCCAACTTTTTTTTGTTGAAACATATGCCATTTACGTCCAGGTTTACCCTCTCTAGATTTTTCTATAGAACCATCACCGTTTAAAATGTCATTCCTAGTTCCAAACAATCTAGTATCCACACCTTGACTATCCACATCTAAACTACTATTGTTGATTGATGCGTTGAAAGAATTTTTTTGTGGGTCATATTTTACATCCAACCCTTCTTTCAAAAGCCTAATTTTCTCTTCATTTAAATGTATCTTTTTTATATTTCTTCTCTTAATATGTAATATCATACTAATATGATTATGCTATACAAATATTATTCACCTTTAAAAACTTATTTATTTCCTCCATAACTATTCTACTAACAATTGACTCGTTTTTCTCCCATTCATAGTCGATATTATCCCTCTCGCCATTATAGGCATAATAATCCCCTAAATTTTGTTGTTTCTGAGGCTTCTGAGGTGTTCTAACTGTCTGTTGGCTATTGTAGTCCAATAACTCTTTTAAGTGCCTTGTAAGGGCTGTATATAAACTTTGGTCATAACCCTTCTTTCCACCGACTCTCTTCATATGGTATCCTAGTTTCTCAGCAAATACATGGATTGACCTAGGAGAGATATTCTTTCCTAAAGACATCCTAAATTTCTTACTCATTTCTTGTGCTGACCATATCATAATTTAACATTTTTTATATAAATATTTGTTTTTTACAGTTTTTTAACATATCTTTGCATAAACTAAGAAGTGATGGCATCTAGATATGACCTATAGCTTCCAATAATGATATTAACAATTCAAATTGATGAAAGAAATTACAACAGAGGTCGTTAACACATTCCTCAATGGGCATGACCCAATGGAGCACATTATAGATATTGAATGTGCTTTCGATGAAGACCAAGTTAGCATTATCTATGTTGACAAAAAAGGTATTAAACGCATTAAAAAAGATGATTTCAAGCCATTCGCTTGGGTTAAACACAGCGCAGCAATCAGGCTCTTCGATGGCAATAAGACGAAACTCAGAAACACAATGAGGAGATACGGAATTGCCGTTAAAGCATTAATTACATCCAAGGATGGCGAAGAACCAAACGAGAGATTGGAAAACGGTTATAAATACCTCTTTTATGCTACTAGGAAAATGTCCAACAAGGTTTTCCAAATGTTCTTCCAAGAAGGTGGTGTTCCACTACAAGAACGTAAAAAAACTAACACCACAACAGAATCCAATAAAGAGTATATGGTTGTTACACCAGTCGAACAATATATGATTCAAACTGGGCGTAGGCTCTTCAAAGGATATGATTCGTATGACCAATTGCTTAGATTCATCTTCGACTTGGAAACACAAGGTCTTAATCCTAGAATACACAGAATTGAACAAATCGGTATACATTCCAATAGAGGATATGATAAAGTTCTATCTGTTGAAGGTAGCACAAAAGAGGAATTAGACAGAAACGAACTTAAAGCAATCGAAGAATTCTTGAAGATATTGGCAGAACTGAAACCAGATACAGTTGTTGGGCATAACTCTGAAAACTTTGACTGGGATTTCCTCATCGTCCGTTGTGAGCAATTAGGCGTTGATTTCTCAGAATTATCCGCAAAATACTTCAGGCACCCAATATATAAGAAAAAGAAAGAAGCGGTGCTTAAACTAGGTGGAGAGGTGGAGTATTATTATCCTACAATTATGTGGGGTCATAATGTATTGGATTCACTTCATGCTGCACGAAGAGCGCAAGCAATTGACTCTAATATGAAATCCTCAAATTTGAAATATGTAACCAAATACCTAAACTTGAAAAAACCAAACAGAGTATACGTTCCTGGAGATAAAATCACATCAACTTGGAACATAAAAGAAAAAGTATTTGGTTTTTCAGATGTTGATGGTGATTGGTATAGAGTAACGGATAAAAAACCGTTATTGCCAAACTATGAGCTTGTAAGCGGAAGATACATCGTTGAACGTTACCTTTTAGATGACCTCTGGGAAACAGATAAAGTAGAAGATAAATTAAACGAATCCAACTTTCTTGTCGGAAAAATGCTTCCAACTACATTCTCAAGGGCTTGTACAATGGGTACAGCTGGTATTTGGAAACTTATTATGTTGGCTTGGTCATTCGAAAATGACCTTGCAATTCCAGCATTAGGAACAAACAAAAGATTTACAGGTGGTTTATCTCGTTTACTTAAAACTGGATACGTTGACAGAATTGTTAAACTTGATTACAATAGCCTCTATCCATCTGTGATTTTAACTTGGAACATTAATAATGATGTAGACGTAACGGATGTCTTAAATAAAATGCTTAATTATGTTCTTGGGCAACGTGAAAAATATAAAGAGCTTAAAGCCGAAGCTGGAGTTAAAGTAGACGAGTTAAAAGAAGCTCTAACAAAATGTACAAATGAAGCAGAAAAAGAACATATAAAGAAAAAAATCGCATATTGGAAAGCAGAAAAAAGCGGAAACGATAAAAAGCAGTCGCCTCTCAAGATATTAGGTAATAGTTATTTCGGAAGCGCAGGAAGTCCTGGCATCTTCCCTTGGGGTAATATTCTTGCAGCAGAAAAAACAACTTGTATTTCTAGGCAATTACTTAGACTAATGATTTACCATTTCAAGACATTAGACTATAATCCAATTGTGGGTGACAGTGTTACATACGACACGCCTATATTGGTTAGGGGAGAAGATAAAAGAATAGATATTGTACCGATTTGTGACATATTCAATAATAACGAAGCAATTGAGTTTGGCGAAGAGCAATACAGGGATTTCTCACATAAAAATTGCGAGGTTCTTACTAGAAATGGGTGGAAACCTATTGAATATGTGTACAAGCATAAGACTAATAAAACTTTGAAAAGAGTTGAAACCAAAAATGGTCTTATTGATTGTACAGAAGACCATTCTTTGTTTGATAATAAAAGAAATGAGGTAAAGCCTTCTACACTTAATCGTGGTGACAAAATTGAAATATATACTAAAGATATTGACTATTACGCAAGTTCAACAGTAACAGATAGAGAGGCTTGGTTATTTGGTTTCTTCATGGCTGATGGTAGTTCCGTATACTGCGATAGAACACAAAAGTACTATTCAAAACGAAAGGGTGAATGGGTAATACATAATGGTAAAAGAGCTAATTGGAAAATCTCTAACAAATCTATTGATAGGCTTAATAAAGCAAAAGAAATATTAGAAGATAGCTTCTTCTTGAAAGCATCAATAAAAGACCATAGAACATCATCTAATGTTTACGACCTTGTTGTAGAAAATGCTGAAAATGCTAAATTCTTCTCTAACAATTTCTATACATCATACAGATATAAAAAGGTTCCAGAGTTTATATTGAATGCTAAGAAAGAAGTTAAGAAAGCATTCTTAGATGGCTTCTGTTGCGGTGATGGACAGAACGATACAATTGATGAGTGTATTGAGTTTGGACAGAAATCAAAGGTTGCTATGGCTGGACTTTATTTATTGATGAAAGAACTTGGGTATAATTTCCGTTGTCATAATAGAAACGATAAACAAGAATTCATTAGTTTCAGACTTAGAAATCATCGTGGAAACCTATTGAACGAAAACTATTCAGAGAGGAAAGAAGATGAGGTGTGGAATTGTGGAAACATTACTAGTAAATCAGAATATGTATATGACATATCAGCAGACGGTACATTCGTGAATGCACTTGGTATGATTGTGTGCCACAATACCGATGGGTTCAATTTCCAAATGCCAAAAGAAGAAGATTTCCGATATACAAATAGCCATCCTTACATTGGAAAAGGTTTAGGTAGAAACGTTAAAAAAGGCGTAAAATACACTAGAGTTGAGGCTGATGTGGCAGAATTTGAAGATTTATTCCTAAATACAACCTATAATAATGGTGTGCAAAGATATGGTCTAGGCATAGATGAATATTGTGACGCTTGTATTCAATTCGCTAGGAAAAATTATGCTGACTTAATGCCAGATGGGTCAACCAAAAAAGTCGGCAACACAATTAAATCTAGAAAAATGAGCGGATACCTTGAGAAATTCATTGATGAGGGAGTAGACTTGCTTCTTAGGGGAAATGGCTATAAATTTCTATCAAACTACTATGACTACATAGAAAAGATATATAATTACCAAATCCCAATTAAAGACATAGCATCAAAGGGCAATATCAAGAAATCCATTAAGGACTACATCACAGACTGCAAAACATTAACTAAAGCTGGGTCTAAAAAATCTCGTCAAGCTTGGTATGAACTTGTAATCAAGGAGAACATCAATGTTAATGTAAGCGACACAATCTATTATATTAACACTGGTACTAAGAAAGGTCATTCGGACGTAAAACGTGTTACACATTTATACTATTACCTTGATGGTGAAAAAACAGAAATAACAAAAGAGGTAGAAAAGTTGTATAAAGAACAAGATAAAACACTACCAGATTATGTGAAAAAAACTCGTCTTGAACTTGCAAAAGAAAAATATGGGAACACCGTATTCGATGAGGATGAGATAATACTCAACTGTAAACTAGTTCCAAATGAAATCCTTGATAAAGAGGAAGACGTGCTTTGCAGTGAATATGAGGGACTAGAATACAATGTGGAGAAATACATTGACCAATTCAACAAAAGAATAACACCATTGTTGGTTTGCTTCCATCCAGATATTAGGAACAAAATATTAATAAATAACCCAAAAGACAGACTTTTCTTTACAGAAGAGCAATCTAAATTGGTAAGCGGTTATCCTAATAAAGAAGAAGACCAAGATACTTTTGAAGCATTGATGACACCTGAAAGGAAAGAAATAGAATTTTGGGTTAAAATTAATGAAACACCTCCTTTTGTTAAAGAATGCAATATTGACTGGGATACGTTAGTTCAAAAATACTTAGAAGAGGTCGAGAGTGAGAAAAATGAACTCTTTGAAACAGAAAACGCCAAATACCTTGAGGCGTTGGAAACCATCACAAACAAAGACATTGAGGAATTTGAAAGCGAAGGTAAAATACCGACTGTATTATCGTCAATAGTAACATTAGGCTCTGATATGAGGTTCTATTTCAAGAAAATACCAAATAAAACCCCTTCTACTGGAGGTTTCATTTTTGATGATATACAATATGATTATATTGATAGAAATGAACAATAAAAAAGAGGCTAGAACTAATCTAGCCTCCTTTTTATTTTATTAGTTATCTTACGTTGTTATTGTAATCATAACTGCTTGGTTGGTCTTCTGATAAATAGTTGGTGTTATATCCAGCCGCATCAGCTTTATGCCTTGCCTCTATGTCTGCTGCATCGTGCTCATCATAATACAAACCACAATCCCAAACATTGCTCAAATATATACCGTTCTGTGGTGTATCAATAGATGGCGTAACACCACCACAATCTTCTACGCATACTATTCTAAGAGCGTTAGTATCAGTGAACTCTGTGTTAGTTGGGTCAATATAATCACCAGTACAATTATTGATAATGATTTCTTCATCTTCCACAAATTCACCGCCTACGCCATTACCACGTGATAATTTAACGTCAACTATCATCTTCTTATTAGCGCCATCGTCAACCCATTCTGATTGTGTTGTGCATGTTTCACCGCTAACCCACATTTCCATGATTTCACAAAGCTGATATGCCATTAATTGGTCTGCATCTTGGAATGAAGTAGCTGCACTTATAATGCAATTGTGTACATCTGGCTTGTATTCGATACCTTCACCACACCCACCAGGTGCTGCATCACCAAATAAAGTCTTATAAATCGAATCAGTTTTTCCGCTTACACATTCAGCTATGGTTGCAGCACTTGCTACTATGTCACCAGGAACATATAACGCATCTCCATCAACCATAAGAAGGTTATCTGTATGAGCTGCTATTTTAACATCAGCTCTTAAAACATCAGTAACTCCAGAAGGGTCAAGTGTTTTTGTAAGTTTAATAGGGGTACCATCATTATCAACAGTCCACTCATTCACTAATTCTTCAGCTGGTATTGTGACAGTTCTTGTTTCACCAGCGGCTGTTTTATAAATAATTATGATGTTTTTATGAACTGAATCATATTCTATCCTATCAACAATAGAACCAGCATTGAGTTGTATCTCTTTATCTGGTAGATTATTTCTCTTTAATGTTAACTTATTTGTAACACCATTATATTCAAAATCAACAGTAGAATATAAACCAGTCAAGTTATTGGTAATGGTATTAGCTGAGTCTGTAGCAACTTTAACAATTGCTGTTACGTCAGTACCAACTCTCTCAAAATCGATACTTGTGGTATCTTTGAAGTTAAGAGTTTGAGCAGAAATTGCATTTCTAAGTTCTTCCTCAGTTCTTTCTGCTCTTGCAACCTCATCAGTAATATCTCTACTAAGTCCACTTTCAGCGTTAATAGCTCTAGTTGCCTCTGCTACGATTTTATCGTAAAGCGTATGTTCTGCATCTTTTGCCCTCTGGATTTCCTCTGCAATCTGTCCGTCATGTTCATTATCCTTTTCGGTTGAACGAGCAACTTCTGTTCTCAATGATTTCCATATGTTATCGTCCTCAGTTGTTGAGCGAGAAATCTCACGGTCAAGCTTTTCTTCGATACGCTGTTCCTCACCTTCTGCACGAGAAATTTCTGCTGCAAGAGCATTCTCAAGTGAATCAACTCCACCTTCTGCCTCATTCATTCTATCACTCAATGATGCAATATCAGCCTTGTTTTGTTCAATTTGGGCGTTTGATACATAAAGAGCACCGTTGTCATTTACTAAGATGTTATCTTCATGGTCTGAAATAACTGATTCTGCATAAAGGACATCTTGAGTTGCGCCACTTTCTCTTGTTTTGTAAAGTTTAATTGCGCCATTTGTGTCTTCAGATACACGCCACTCATCAATCAAATCATGCACAGGAATAACAACATCTGGCATTCTCTGACCGTTAACTGTGTATTCGATAATTATTGCCTCCCTTATTGGGTCGTAATAAATCTTATCTATAACAGAATTGGTCTTCAAGTCAAATGTCTTAGTTCCATTTGTTGTTTTAAATACAAGTACATTCTTACTAGTACCAGACTCGAAGTGATAATCAAGGTCAACGCCCGCATATAAACCATCACTATTTAGTTTAATGACATTAGGCATACCCTCAATTTCCTCATCACTTATATTTACACTGATAACTGGTCTAACTTGGTCTGTCTTATCTACGTTAATTGAATGGTCATTATTGATAACGTCAATCAATCTACCTTCAGTGTTTGCACTAATGGCATCAATCTCACCTTGAAGTCTTGTATCCTCACCAACACGTTCAGCCTTTTCTCTATTGAATTCGTCTCTTACGGTGTTGCGAATGCTAAATCCATCACCAAGTTCATCATCGAATTTCTTCTCAATTCTCTGCTCTTCACTATTTGCACGTACAATCTCAGCCTCTGTCTTCGCTGAAAGCAATCCAAGATTAGCATCAATTGTATCAGTCTTTGCAGATATTGTGTTTGTCTTTGCTGACAACTCATTAAACTTATAAGTTACGGTCTCATGTCCATCAATTGTAAACCCGTCACCAATTGTTTGCTCAATTGTGCTTATTTTTGAGTCATGTTCTGCATCCTTTGCTGTTGAACGAGAAATTTCTGCGTCAAGTTTATTTTCGATACGTTGTTCCTCACCAGTTGCACGGTTAACCTCTGCATCAAACTCTGTTCTCAAAGTATCAACCTTACCGCTAGTCTCAGTAAGTTTAGCATTGATGCTAGCGTCGTTAGCATTAAGTTTATCAAGTTCATCGTTTACGTTACCGTTTCTACCATATCTGATATTATCGGCAGTACCCTTAACGAATAACTCATGATTCTTATCAACCAAAATGTTATCTGGGTCTTCGTAGATTGCAACGTCAGCAGATACCTTGTCATTACCGCCAACAACTCTCTGTTTATGAAGTTTAACGTTATGTCCGTCATTTAGAATATCCCACTCCCAATCTTGCATCATTTCGCCAATTGGAACGTCACATTCTTGAATGTCACCGTTTCCATCAACATACATGATAATAAGTGTCTCTGTTACTGGGTCATAAACAATCTTCTTAAATGCTTCAACAGAATTAAGCTTAATTTCTTCAACGCTTGTTCCACCTGTTACATTAGATGTTGTAAAGACAAGCTTATTCTCTTTGTTGAGATATTTCAAAGTTGCTGTAGAATAATATCCGTCTGCTTTTTCATAAATGATATTTGTACTATCATTTGATGCGCCCTTTGTTGCATTGGTAAGTGCCTCTTGGACGGTCATTTCCTCGCCATCCTTGAAGAATATGATATTATTTGCCAAACCGTCAACATACAAATATCTACCATCAGTAGTCTTCTTCAGTATGTTGTATTTTCTATCAGCTAGTCTAACATCTGCTTTTAAAACGTCTTGCCAAGGTTCTACATGGTTATGAAGGGCATCATCACCATAGCCAACCTCTTCTTTTGTAAGGACAATTGGAGTGTTTGAAGCCTCACCTTCTACGCCCCATTCGTCAATAAGGTTTTCTAAAGATACAACAACATCTTCACCATCTTTTCTTAACAAATGTAAAGATTCGTCTTTTTTGCTGTAATATCCTTTGACAAGATAATTATCGCTGATTGTCCATTCTTTTGTGTTACCATTAACTGTAAAAGAAATATGTCCAGTTTCTTCATCAACCTCCATATTAACATAAGTGAACAGCCCATCTTCAGTATTAAGAATGATATTTGGTTTACGAGCATCATCAAAAATCTGTGATGTAGCGACAACAACATCACCACTGATTACTGTGCCACTTTCTGTTTTTTCAGAATAAAGCTTCAAAGTGTTTGTATTTTTTGTTACAATTGACAAACTCTTGATTGCTTTTTCTAGCTCTTCCCACAAATCCTCGACTTCCTTCTCTGTCTTATCAATGTCAATGATACAGAATCTATTATCATTGTACTGTGTTCCTTCATTAGTTGCAGAACCAATAGCAAAGATAAGATGTGGGTCGTTTTCACCAGTTGGGTCAGCTTCTGTGACATTCTTGTACAAAAGAACTGTTGGCTCTCCTAACAAAGAAAAACCATATCTTTTGTCCTCAAATGCCAAGCCTTCATCTGCAAATCTTATTTGGCTGTATATATACTCAATAGCAGCCTCCCTAGTTTCAAATATAGGAGTATGATGTCTTAATTGTAATCTATTGATTGTATTCATTGTTATTATATATTGTTATAAACTTATTAGATTTCACCAAAATTACCATCAAACTTAATCTTGATGAAATGTTCATCTATTCCATCTTTAGATTTAAGTATTAAGTTATACTCTGATTCAGAAGGAAGTGTAGATACTTTAAATTTATAATCCTCACTAGTATCTATTGTTAAGCCTGAAATTTCATCCTCAGTAGCCTTTGCTCTTTCAATTTCCTCGTCAAGCTTTAATTCGATTTCATCTTCTCTCTCTTTAGCCCTCTCGATTTCATCATCTATTTTCTGGTCGAGCTTTTCTTCTTCTTCTTTAGCTCTAGCAGTCTCAGCATCAATCTTTTCGTCAAGCCTCTGTTCTTCTGCTTTAGCTCTTTCAATTTCTTCGTCCAAGTCAACCCTCAACTCAGTCTCCGCACTAATAGCACGAGAAATTTCATTGTTAAGAGCTTCCCAAAGGTCATCATCAGCTTGTTTTCTGTCATTTATCTCTTTTTCAATCTTTTCATTAAGATAAGTGTCTCCAGAAATACGAGCATCTGCCTCTTCTGCCAAAGCTTCCCAAATCTCTGTATCTGCGCTTTCTCTATCGTGTATTTCTTTCTCAAGGGCTTCCCAAATTTCAGTATCAGCAGAAATTCTCTCTGTCCTCTCAATATCGATTTCACGTCTAACTTCAGTAATTGCTGAGATTCTTTCCTCTTTTTCTTTAATAATAATTGGAAGAACAAGTTTCAAAAGCCTTTCTACAACAAGGTCATCAGTATTATATAAATCTTGACTACATCCGTCTTCAGTATAAACACGGAACTCTACATTATGTTGTGCTTCACGCTCAATTGTAATTGTCTCGCATTCTTGGTCATTTAAAGGCTCTACATCATCTACTGGTGCTGTTCCATCACATTCTGTCCTAGTCTCTTCAATGTTGAAATTCGTCCTCCAACAATATGTAATTTCCTTGACATCAACATCTTCACAAGGATTCTCAACTACTACAGTATCACCCTCGTTCATCTGTTTCTTTTCCCAATAGTATCCGTTCCATTCATTCAAGAACAATGCCTTTCTCTTCTCAAGAACTTCACCGTTGTTTACTTCTGCCAACTCTGCACCTTCTTGGTCTCCATCTGCTGGGATAAAACCTTCTTTTTTAGCATAGTTGGTTGCAAGCCAAATCTGTCTAGTTTTAGGGAATAATATTGTCTTGTAAAGAACGCCATCAATGTATTCTGAATCGAAATAGTTGCATCCATCATAATCCTTTACAAGCCTTACACTATAGAATGGTGTTGGACATTCTGCCTCTTGAATCACGCCACCTTTTTTATATGAAAACTCTTTAACGTATCTGTCTTGTTCAGCATCGCCATAAACATGTGTTGTTGTCCAGAAAAATGCTTGCGCTTGGAATGCATCTGCTTGTGGTCTATCATAAGCATCAAGACCAACCATACCAGCTGGTAGGATTGCCATTCCATACTTATCGACACCAAGTGGAGAAATCTTTTTATCTACTGGAAACTCTGATGTTGGGTCACTGATGTAATCCTCGTCAACGTCACACGCTTCTTGCTCAAATGAACATCCTGTTGTTGGTTTTGTTGGATAACATTCGCATGGGTCTTGTCCTAGCCACCCACATTCTGATTTGAGATACTTACCAGCTAACTTACCAAGTTCAACGTGGCATTTTGCAGACTCATGGTTTTGAAATGCCTTACATGGCTCAATTGAGTTTAGAAGCAAATCCCAATCTGCCTTAGATGGTACACGCCACCCATGACCCTCTTCTGCTACATTTGCTGAAATCTTATCAAGACCAGCTCCGTTGTAAAGATAGCCATAATCGTTTACATACTCAACAGTTACATATCTTGTGCCAAGTTTTGCAACATCTGGTAATTTTCCGCCATTAGTTAAATCAATCTTTGCCTTAACTGGAGCATACATACCAGTTTTTTCAACACCATTTATTCCAAGTGGATGACCCATTGTTCCGTCACCTCTAAGTGTACCGTCTGTGATAACCCTTGTAAGAACGTTATCGCCAACAAGTTTCATCAACTTATCGGCTGTAACAATATCGGTGATTTTGAATTTCTTCCAGCCATCCTTTCCATCATACTCGATTGTAAGGGTAGTCCCACTTTCACCACACTCAGTGTCAACGTTTAGGTTGTATGTAACGTCAGTAAGAGGAACGATAAGTTTTTCACCATTGTTTCTAGTAAGTATAAGAGACTTGTTATTTGCATCATCATCATAAATGAACTCTGCGCTCTTAATGTCCTCATCCTTTAATGACAAAAAGTTACTATCTATTTCATTAATAGTAAGTTTACAGTTTTTTGTCACATCTTCTGGGTAAGGTGATTGTAACTTATAGTAGTATAAGCCCTTTGCCATAATTAATCAAACATTTTTTAGTTATTTATTATTTTCTTTTAATAATAAATATTAAAACTTTTCAAGTTATTTTCCAAAATCACGTATTTATGTATATATACCTTACAAATTTTATGAAAAAACCTAAAGGATATTGGAAAAACAAGGAAAATATGATGCAAGAAGCGAAAAAATACTCAACAAAAGAGGAATTTAAAAAAGGAAACTTAACCGCTTTCCTTGCAGCATATAGATATGGCTACATTGATGAAATGGATTGGTTAGTTAAACAGAAACAGCACAAAAAAAAATATTGGACTTATGAAAATATAGAGAAAGAAGCAATAAAATATAATACTAAGACAGAATTTTTCAAAAATAACCAGACTGCATATAAAGCAGCATTAAAATTGGGTATAATAGATGATTTCTTCTTGAATAACTATATAGAATACTAAAAAAAAAGGAGTGTTATCCGTTAACACTCCTTTTTCTATCGTTAATGTTGCCAACTCTTTTCATCTGGCACTCATATATATTGCCTTTTGAGTCTAAAAACTTAAATGTTTTTCCTAAACTAATGGTATTTACCTCATTAGTTTCTTTGTTTTCATTAATAATCTTTTTATTAAGCGATACCGCATATTTCCTTACTATCTCCTCAACGATTGTCCTAATCATCGGGTAATCGACTTGCGCTGACACTTGCATTTGTGGGGCATATTGCTGCTGTTGGTATCCAAGACCTTCATTAACAATTTGCCTTACATCTTGTGCTTGAGCATTCACACGCTGTCTTCTAGGTGGCTCTTGTACTTGTTCTTCTTGCATTCCTTCCGTCAAGAAAGACAAATCATCATTTCCTCCACCGCCAAATGCTGAATATAATGAAGAGTCGTTAATTGTCACATTGGCGAATGATTCCCTTATTGCCGCTGGAACATTCATTGCATTTTCACCCATTTGTCCTCCAATCATAGGTGCTTCTGTCCTTCTGTTTCTAGGGGTTGTCATTAACTGTTCAGTCATAACTTCTCCATCCAACGATGTGTTTATACCATCCCTAGCCCCTTTAGCAATTTTATCCAAAGTACCATTCGATTCTAATTGAATGAGTTTTTTCGCCCTAGACATCGCATTTTGTAACTTTGCTTGCTTATCTGCTGGATTTGCGTTTGCCATTATCTTCTATTTTTGTTTTTTATAAAATTATTTTCATTGAAATCAACATCATTGACATCATAGAAATTTTCATCATAACTATTGTCAATTGGACCACTATCCGAATCTTGTGGCTTTGGTGCTTGGTTCTGCATGTTGGCTTGCTGTGAAGCCTTTTCATACTCATCCCAATAGTTTGCATCCTTTTCGCTAGCTTTCTCAACATTTCTAGCAAACTGTGCATATTTCTTACTGTTGGGCTGTGATGTGAACACACTTTTTTTCCACTGCTGGTTAGCAGATATTGGTCCTTGAGCATTTTTGGTCGAAACTTTTGGCGCATTCGCTATGCTTTGTCTTTCGGCTCTCGCTCTTTCTAATGGGTCATTCATATCGCCAAACTTGGCATTATCAACAAAAGTCTGCATTGTCCTATCACCAGTCTTGTTATACTCGCCATATGAGTCATCTGGAGTATTGAAAAATCTCTTGTTCCTCATTGGTCTCCAAGATGTAACCCTATCTAGTCTGAAAAATTTCCATTTAGGTGCTCCTCTTCTTGAGTTTCCGCTAACTTGAAATGCTCTAACCACTGGGTGTCCTTTCTTCGTTGTGCCTAATGCCATTGGCTGTATTACACGACTTCCTTTGGGATTCCCGCCATTATCTTCCATACCATCGTCATAGTTAATGCGCACATAGTATTTCCCTCTAATAGCATCTAGAACCTCATCGCTTGATACATCTTCCTTTAAAAGATTCTTAACAATGTCGTATAACGTAAGATTAATCATTTATTCCTTCTCATTATATGGATTGAACTTCACTTCCATATTCATACTGTTGATTTGGCTATCAGACGTTGCTTTAGCACCCTTGTATAAGTTCTGTAACTGCTCTCTATACGTATTATCCACAATTAAGTTCTTCAGTGCCTCAAGTTTTCTTTGCATACGCTTATCAGAGAAAAAGTCATTGGTTTCCTTTATGGCTTGCCTTTGTTCTTCCTCGTTAAGTTCTTTCTTCACTTTTTTACCACCAAGCGTATCAACTCTTTTATCAACCAACTCCATGCCAATCAATATGTTTTTGGCTAGGTCATTCAATCTTTTATTTCCGTAAACCATATAATTTATTATTTAAGCCAATTATTGTTTATCCACAATTAGAAACTGGACTTCCAATCTGCTGACCAACAAAATACTGTCCATCGTTTATGTTAGCAGTGGTATCCACAAGTTTTGCCCCGTAAGGCACTTCCTTATTATACATTGAAATCGCCATTGCCCTTTCACGACCGCTTATTCCGTTTCTACCTTTAATATCATAGCATCCTCCCCCATTTTCTGTATCAAAATTACTATAATTAATCTGGGTTGTTGGTAACTGGCAGTTTGGTAAAAAATGCGTATGACCTCCATGTCCTGTGCCTTTACCTTGGGCATCTCCATCGCTCAATGCATCTTTATGGGTTGCTCCATATTGATTTGTAATGTTGTAATCACTACGAGTTATTTCATTATGGCGTTCTTCATAGCCCCTAGTTTCCAAACATGTTCTTCCGTTTTGTACTGTTGTTGCCATATTCTCTATAAATTTTAAATATTTTATTTTTTATATAAATAGTATTTATATACTTTTTATATCTTTTCTTTTGACTGCTGCCTTTCTTCTAGAATTTTACTATAATTATCGTATTTTTCTTTAGCTTTATCTCTTTTTTTCTCTATTTTTTTAATTTCCTTTTCTGAAAGTTCTTTTTGTTTTTGAACCTTTGCTTCTTCTTGTTCTCTTAATCTATCTTCATAAGACGAAACCTTAAACTCTGTCTGTATGAGGTATTCAGCATCTACAAGAGTCTTTGTGTATTGCAAATCTCTTTTCCATTCATTTCTGAACAAATGTTCTGTCCTAGCCTCAATTCCAAAACGCTCAAGGCAAGTTTGTCCAGTATATACACGATTTGGGTCAACTGATGGTGCTGTTTTTTTCGTTCCAAAAACAGCCTCTATTGCATCGCCAACTTTATTTAATGTATTATTTAACGTATTTGCCATTTCTAATCATTTGTTTTTCAGTTATATATATTTTTCTAGGATTTCTTTTCTTATGTTCTGCTATTCTGTTCAAAGCACTACTTCCTCTAGTAACAAATATAGAAGCCATATCGCCTCTTTGATGATAGACATCAAGTGCCTTATTTACAATTACTAATACTTTTTCTGGGGGTAAATTTTCATCATACTCTGAAAGTATTTTTTCTAATGGTTCTATACCAAAATCAGAAAAAGCGTCACTTCCATCTGGCATTTGCATCCATTCAAAAAATCCAATTAAATCCAAAAAAGCTGAACAACCTACCACCCAATATAATTTGTTAGTGCTATTGTCTACCTCTATTTCACCACCATATTTATGATTTTCATTGAAATCCGCTATATATTCTCCAATATCGCCATACTTTTGAGCGAATTTAGCTTTCTCCATTTCCAAATCTTGCCTAGCAGCCATCCTATCTGCATCACTTTGACTAATCCAAGGAAAATATGTTTGTCCATACTTGTCAACCGCCTCGTTTAACGTAGAAAAATCTTCTTGGCAAAGTTTTACAACATCTTCTGGAGATAACTCTATTTTAACATCATCCCCATTAATTTCTATCTCCCTATTATTTTTGAAATAAGAATTAATGAAATCCTCAAACTCCTCGTAAGGAAACCATTGGCTATGTCCTGCTATATCTGTATTTGCTTTTAGTATTGCAGTATTTTTCATTATAATTCCTACCCATTGATAAACATATCTAGGTGGAAATTTAACCAATCTGCCATATTGTGTAAACTCTCTCAATGCTTTTGCATACATATTTGGGTTAATTAGCACCCCCCAGCTCTGTTTTCCATTAGGGTTTGATAAAAACTCGTCAAATACATAATTTGCGTCATAATCATTTAAATATTCAAAAAATGGATGTTCCTCATCAAATGATTCTCTAATTATCCTATTTTCAGCAGTAACAGTATATGTAATTTTACCACTTGGAGTCTTAACGGTTTCTTGTTTTATCTCGCTAGGCTTTAGACTAACGTTTGACGTTGGCTTTGGCGGTTTAACTGCCTCCACCTCTTTAGTACCTCTTGCACGTTCAATGCCCTTTCTGTATAAGTTAGCAGCCAATTCCCCACCGTTTAATTGATACTGAATGCTGTTTTTAGGTAATTTATTCATTCTGTGCAATCTGACTTTTGCATCATTGACATTAACAGAATCTTGTTTAATCTCTTTGCCGTTTGAATTAGCATTAGAACCTTTTTTGTTGTATTTTTTATCACTACCCAAAGACTTCAGAATTTTACTTCCAGGAATATTCTTATCCAAGTATGGTTCATATATCTTTTTCATTGCTTTGAACACATTCTTGGCATTCTGCGGAATTGGTATTTGTTTTTTTGTTACTTTTGCTGAGTCTTCAAATATTATAGCCATTTCAATTAAATTGTATTAGATGATTTCCTACCGCCAACACTTCCCCATTGTTGAGGAGTTTGCTGGCTAGCAAATTTATCTGTTGTTATAGGGTTTGAATTAATTTCATCCCCATCTTGGTCAATGATTTTCGATTGGTTTGTTACTTTAGACAAATCTTGGTATTCTGGAACTGAACTCTTCCCGAAATCTCCGTCTGTAACTCCTTCAAATATCCTACCAAACTGTGATTCATTCAAATTTATTATTTTCATACATTAATATTTAATTATTTATAAATATTTATAAGATAGTAAAATAATGCATTACTATGGCAAATTTAAAGGTAAATAATTATCATAATCTAAAACTAAGAATTAACAAAGATGAATATTGGGATTTCTTTGTTAATAAAGATACCTATGGGCATTTTAAAAACAATTCTGATGACTGCATTATTTCTTACATTAACTTGGCTGATGCTGACTGCGATAGTGGATGGCTTCAAAGCAATAGCAAATATACTTGGGAAGATGCAATATCCGTTGGGTATACATTATATAACATTACATACACTGGAGTAGACAATGGTCTTTTCACATTTAGAAAAGATAGAATCACTAACAAAGACTTTCTAGATATATTTCAAACAAATAAACTGAAAATCGAAGAAAACGATACAAGCCTTAAATTACATGCCGTAAGCGGAAGCACGCTTCAATATGACTATCCTTTGCATTGCAACGATGAATATGTAACATTTAATGGCGGTTTCTATCAAGGTTTCTTCAAAACAGAATGTGATAAATATCAAGTATTACCAACACATTTTGACGATGGCGAAACTTATAACATTGAATTCACATTGAAAAAATGTGATATAGAACCAGAATCAAATAAAACATTAAATGATAAATATCCAGACAACAAAGGTATATTCTTCTATATTGGAACTAGGTCAGAGAACAAATGGATATATCTTTATGATAAAGATGATATTGACGGGTTAGAAGATTGCTACCAGTTAGGAATGGATGATTTCGTAGAAGGTGGTGAAATTGATAAAAAAGACCACATTATTGGTAACTTTTATGATTTAGACCCAGAATTTTATGAAGACCCTCCATTAGATATTGACGATTACACAAATTTCAACTATTATGACGAAGACTTATATGCCAAAGATTATTGTGATTGGAATGAAATGTTTGATTATGTTGAAGTGCAACCAGTAGAAAAACCAAAAATAATTGATGAAAACGAAAATCACATCAATATGTCTTCTTGGTGCTGCAATATCCCTAAAGAAGAAAAATATGTTTTAAAACCATTTTTTGTTGGGTGTGGATGCCCTATTAGATATAAAAAAGAAAAAATCGAAACCCAAGAAAAAGACGATGAAATTTTAAGCGGAGGTTTGGCATTCGGTGAAGATGACTATATTGGTGGATGGGATGGTTTAGGAGATTTAGAGGATTGTCTATATTACGTTGAACCAGAACTTGATATTACAGATTTCCAATATTACACAGATAATGGCTTTAACTTAGCAGAAGCAAATTGGTATTATTTTTACACTGATAACAAATACTTAATGTTTGATAGAACTAAATCAGGTAAAACAATTAGAAACTGGGTTGAAGGAACACAATACATGTACTACGGTAGAAAAAACAATTTCAAAGGAAATTTATTCATTTTAATGAATCGTACTAAAACTGGATACACTGTAAGCACAATTGACACATTGAGGGATAAAGACGCTAACTATTACAATCCATACAAAGACTTATACAACAACGCTTTAGCCTTTAGAATCACGGATAAAGGGGAAATTGGCTACAGACTTCTTACACTTGACTGTGAAAAAGAAGGAAGAGACAAAACATCTATAGTAGAAGGCTATTCATCAGAAAACGTAATACCAGAATGCGAATGGGTCACTATCAATATTAGAATAACATTTATAGGTGGTGACAAAATGAAATTTATGTTCTACATCAACGGAAAACTTAAATACATATCAAAAGAATTACCTAGAATAGAGCTTAGAGAACTGAATGATTTATACGAAAAACAAGAAGGTGTTCCATATAACATTTCAATAGGTGGTGGAACTCAAGGATTGGCAGAAACAATACAATATAACTATATGCTAAATCCAACAAGGATATATCCAATTGAAAAATATTTCGCTGGGTCATTTATCGGGCATATTAAATCTTTCAAAATATATAATTGTCTTATGGAACAAATGATAATTGAAAATAATCACAAAAAGGCATTATTGTAATGCCTTTTTTATTTTTATCTATTGATAATATTGCTTCTTAACTTTATTTTTTAATAAAAAATATGGATAAAAAAATTAAGATGCTAGTAATACCTAGTGATAGAAGCGGTTGTGGTAAGTTTCGTTCAGTTGACCCACATGTATACATTGCAGAACATTATGGTGATGAATTTGACGTTGACATTGTGTATAATATGCCAAATGGAGACCTAGAAACATTTTTGAAGCAATACGATTTAATACATATTCATAAGCAATTGGACAAACAATGCAAGATTATTGACATGATTAAATTCCTAGGAATTCCAGTGATTATTGACGTAGATGACCATTATAAACTAGGTAATGACCACCCTATGTCAATTACTGCTAGGAAAGAAAGATGGCATGAGCCAATTATAAATCACCTTAAAAAGGCTGACTATGTAACAACCACAACCCCTATTTTTGCTAATATTCTAAAACAGCATAACAAAAATGTCAAAGTGTTTCCAAATGCAATAAATCCTGAAGAAAAACAGTATTCTGTCCCTAAGAACCCAAGAACGGACAAATTAAGAGTAGGGATAATTTGTGGCTCTTCACATTTAAAAGATTTGGAGCTATTAAATGGTATAACCAAACAAGTGGACAAAGATAAAGTGCAATTTGTTCTATGTGGATTTGATACGAGAGGAACTAGAACTATCTACAAAGAGAACGGAGAGGCAGAGACTAAACCTATTCTTCCACAAGAAAGTGTATGGTGTGACTATGAAAAAATTTTTACAGATAATTATAAAACAATTTCTCCAGAGCACAAAGAGTTCTTAATGAAATATGCTGCTGGTGTTGATGACCCATTCACTAACGAACCATATAGAAGAATGTGGACTAGACATATCAGTAATTATGCAACACATTATCAGAATGTAGATGTCCTTATTGCTCCATTGAAAGAAAACGAGTTTAATATGGTTAAATCTGAACTTAAGGAAATAGAGTGTGGCTTTACCCATACGGCATTCATTGGTCAGAATTTTGGCGCTTATACAATAAACCTAGTTCCAATGATTGAAAAGGGAGGTAAAATTAATGAGGAAGGTACTGCGCTACTTGTAGACTCATCTAAAAACCATAAACAATGGGCTAAATACATCAACAAATTAGCAAACGATGCAGATATGCTAAAGAGGCTTCAAGATAATCTATATAATTTTGTAAAAGATAGATATTCTCTCGCTGAAATATGCAAACAGAGAGTAGAATTCTATAAGAGTATTGTAAATAAAAATTAATGAAAAATGGAGGTAGAAACACATCTATCCTCCATTTTTATTTTACTCTGCCTCTAACGGTGAAAACTTCCCTAGATTCATATCTGGTGTTATCTCAACCGTATCATTGTCAGAACCTCTAAATTCATTGTTCATTAACTCATCAATGACCTCTCTGATGATTGATTTTGCCGTTTTTCTGCTCTCTTCCATTCTGTAATTGTTTGGATTGTTCATTATTTTCTTTATTGTATCATCACTCATTTTAGGGAATCTTTCTCTCAATGCCTTAAATAATGAATTATATACGCTTCCATCATGTTCAAAAGACCCTGTACTAGTTTTTATTGAGAATATCCTCCTAGGCTCTTTCTGTTGGGGCTGAACTTGCTGCTGTGGTTGAGACTGTTGTCTTCTAACGCCAAGCATTTCACCACTTGCCTCTAGTAACATGTTTTTAAGTTCATTAATCCAAGGTTTATCTTCAAGACTCCAATACCTCCAAGTACGCATATTTTTTCTATAGCCTTTACTGAAAAGATAGTCTATTATATTTGCATCATTTGTTGAAACCACCTTTTCATTTCTTCCGTCCTCCTCAGTTTTAGTGATAAGATTAACTAGATTCTTGTTAGATGTCATTGTAAGTTTAACTTTTCCTCCTTGAGTAAATACAATAACGGCAGTTACGGATGCTTTCTTATTTGCAAGCCTATTTGCACGTTTAGCCTTCATTTCATCATTCAACTCAAGCTCGCTCATTTCTTCTGCTGTTGCTAGCCTTTGTATCGTGAATAAACCGTTAGAGCGACTAGAGACAATCGAACCGATTTCTTTAAACTCTATGCCGTGACCTTGTTTTGGGCAATAGCCATTCATATATGTGTAATAATGGCACATTTCATGTACCAATGTGGCAAGAAAACCGTGTTCAGTTCCGCTATAATTACCGTTTAGTTCTATTGTTGGCCAACATAGATTAACAAAATTATGCTTGTCTATGTACTCCTTATCCCAACCAATTTTCTTAAACATCCTCCTACTATATCTGTCAACTCTAATGCCTCTAGCACCGATTTTAAACCACCCAAGAGTACCGCCTTGAGAGCCACGACCAGTAGTGAAAATATTAAAGTTACAATCACCCAATACACCATTGAATAGCTGCTCGTTCATTTCTTGGTATTTTTGTGCCATCCATTCAACAGTTGGCTTAAATGTCTTGTCCATTTCTTTTAACTTTTTATATATAAATATAAAAAGGGTAGGAAATGTCCCACCCTTTATATTACACTAGCCCCATTTCTTCAGCAATGTCATCGCCATTAAGCCCTTGGCTCATACTAGTATATTTTCCTATATCAGAAGATGAACTTGAAGAATTCCCTTCCATTGCAGCATTTCTTTGCTCCATATACTCGTTATACTTATGTATATAGTATTTCCTATCTCGTATTGGCATTTTATCAAGCGCATCAAATGGAATTTTCATATAGGTATGACAAGCAAAAAGTTCATCCTTAAGATTTTGCTCATACATCGGAGATATTGAGGAAAACAGAATCGTCCCAGTTAAGAAAGGTGTTAAACGAGCCACCTCCTAGGCTCTCTGGTCTTTCTACCGTTATGTTGAAATCTATACCTGGAGCATTGTCATTAATATATTTTCTAAGCATTAATGAATCTCTTGCTGGCATTTGATTAATATATTTCCTAACGTAATCTCTGTCATAATTATCATTAACGGCAACAATCTGCAATTGCATATTATTAGTCATAATCTTTGTAAATTCTGATGAATTGGCATTCAACAGTCTTTTACCCCAAGACTCCATTGTTTTAATCGCAGCCCTAATAGACTTCTTCTCAGCGTCCGTAATATATTTGTCATTCATAATTGCGGCAGACAATGTTTCTCTTTCCCTATCTAGCATATGAGCCTTAGTTCCATAGCTTTCAAGTTCAGTAACTTGTCTAAGTTGTCTCTCTTGCTTCCTTGTTAGATAACGGAACTTAATTCTATCCTTCTTAATTGGCGTAACGTATTCAAAATGCCCATTCTCATCACCAACTAGTTTAAACTCTTTTGGCTTAAGAGTTGTAAGGTCAACTGTTGATTCAATCTGCTCACCAGTATCTGGGTCACGCACTACAATCGGGAAATCTGGACCATAACTCGTTGCCCTTAAAAACAATGTAATTGCATCAGCATCACCGCTAACAAGGTCTTCAACATTAATTTCACTATTAACAATTTTATTTTTAAGCAAATAGTCAATTACAAGTCCATCTTTATATAGATTAGGTGAAGTAATAATATTTTCGTCATATGCCGTTAAATAAGCAACTGGAACTCTATCAACCTTACTCCTATAGCATTGACCGTTACTTGGCAACTGTATTACATCGTATTGCAACATTGTGTCTGAATTGCTAAAAGTAGACTCATTGGCAATAGTGGTATCACTAGGTCTCATATCGTATTCTTCGGCAACATTATCTTGAGATTCGGCAGTCATAAGTTCCTTCTCTTCTTGTCTTGCTTTCTCATTATCCTCCAACATATCAAAAATTGACATATCAGTATCTTGGAAAAGGTTTTTTTGCACTGCTTGCTTTTTTGAAGACAAAGATGTTTTCTTAGGAGTATTAATTCCAAGCACAGATGGGTCAATGCTGTTAATATGTTCGATGACCTCTTGCTGCGCTCTCTCAATCTGTTTTACTGACTGAGTTTTTCCTCTGTCAGCAGCCTCCTTTTTTGTTTTCTCCAACATTTTATTGTTTTCTAAAAGAGTTCTAATCTCATTTTCTTGCTCTTCAGTTAATTTCTTTTTTGCCATAATTTATAAATTATCTATTAATCTTAATTTTTCAATAAAAACAATCATTGAATTATCGTCAACTATATCCATGATTTTACAGTTTTCAAGAATTGCATATAAATCTTCACCAGCCTTATTAATAAAATGCATTTTAACGTTCCTTTTAGGCTCTTTTATCCAAGCCCATTCTTCACCTTTAAAATCTTTATATTTGTTAATCGCATTATGCTCCTTGACCCACAATGAGATTTCCGAAATGAATTCTTCTTCACTACTAGTGTCATCAAACTCAAACATTTCTATAAATGGTTTCTGGTCTACAAAATGCGTGATTAAATTGTCAACATTATCATCATTCCCATTTTCATCATACACTATTCCTTTACAACTTGAATAGGCTATTTTATCCTCTTTCTGAGACGTATCAGAACCAAACTTGTAAGTTTGCCCATCTCCACCTATGAGGCTTCCAGTGCCATTATTATAGTTCATCATTGAATTGTAAACAATGTCTTTGTTTTTATTATACTCACTAGATACCGCCTTAATGTATTCTTCGTCACCATAGTAATCACTGTTTACATCAAAAGCACTGTCATTGTAATCATAATAAGGCATATATAACGTAACTTCCACAATAAATATATTTTATTTGATTTTATTTATATGTCTTTTATTTTTCTTTTCAGTCAAAGACTTTTTCTCGGTTTCCAAATATAATCTTTTTTTTAACTCATCCATAACCATCTTAGGGTTTTCACGAATGTCTTTCTCCCAGAATCTTATGAGCGGTATACCATGTATTAATGCCCATCTATCTTTGTATTCATCAACCCTTTTGTTACGTTTTTGCATAGGATTCATATTCTCTTCCTTAACCAACCTAGGGTCACTATGGAAATATGACCCATCAATTTCAATAATTAAATTAACATCTGGAAGATAAAAATCATAGAATCTACCAATATCCTTTGCTTCAAACTGATAAACATACCTCACTTTAAGTTTATCTAGAAAATCTCTAGCGAAATCTTCCTCTAACTTGGATGTTCCGAATTTAGGGTGAACACGTACAGTCTTCCTAGTGGGTTTCCTTACCTTAGAGACTGTACGTTTTCTAACTGTTTTTTTTGGTTTTGTAATATTTTTTTTATTACTTACTTGTTTCATATTCTACATTCTGATAACCGATAAATATTTGTATCTTTGAAAAATCATCATTAGAATAATCAATTGGGTCTCTGTATACCTCAGTTATATGACACCTAGAATATCTCTCAGTATATACTACTTTTCCATTTGCATCCAAATGCTCTACCTTGAAACTAAATGTATTTGGTGCATACTTCAATACTTGTAAAATCGGGTATCTAGCACCTCCAAAATCGGTAACAAAATCATATATGCACACATAAACCCTATGTTCTCTTGGGTCAAATGATACCGATTTAACCATTATCTCTGGGATACTTAACGGTTCTTTCAAATTAACCAAAAACCTATTGCTCTGCAATCTAGAATCAACGGTGTTTCTCAAATCCTCAACAAATTCCTTAGTCAAATCATCTTGATTTGCCTTAAAATTGTTATTGTACTTAGTTTCAACTTTCTTATAGATGTTTTCGTAATTGTACTTTGTTGGGGTCTCACCATTTTTGATGCCTTCAGCTTCCTTAAACTGTACTGCCTTGTTCTTTTTTACGATTGAATCATAGAACCCCTTGTTTTTCTTCTCTTTCACGTTTTTATCATAATAAGTGTAAGTAACCTCTTTCTCTCCGTTTTCAATCTTCTCCAAATCCTTGTTAATGTTTTCTATTTCAGACATAATACCACCCAATTCTGATTTCATAGAATCAATAACTTGCTTTGAAGAATTCCTTCCAATCATTTCACATAATGTTGCATTGAGCATCTTATACTCATTAATCCTCATATTCAAGAGATTCTTTAGATAACTGTTATCTTTTGCTTTTGTATCACTATTCATTTTTCAATACATTTAAAATTAACTCTTTATTCTTATTGTAAATATATCTTTTATATTTTTCCACATTTTTATTTACTGTATTATCCATACTTCCTTTGTGCCTCCTATAGTAAAAAACAAAATCATCTGACATATATACTTTTTTACCGCCATACAAAAGACGTATCAAAAATTCCCAATCTTCATATGCATTCATATATTCATCATATCCACCTACACGGTTAAAATCTTCTTTGCGATAAATAAACGAAGAATATATATGGTTATATCTTATTAGTGCTTTATAATCGAAATTATCAAGATTCCATTCTTTTTCAGTACCATCATCCCAAAACATTTTTGCTCTCCCATAATATAATGTACAATCATCGTGTTCATCAAGATATTTAATTCCATTTTCTATATAGGTACTAGAAATTTTGTCATCTGGGTCTAAACACATAATATATCTAGTATTAGCCATTCTGATTCCTGTGTTTCTAACGCATGAAAGTCCTTTATTAGGTTGTCTCACATATGTAAATCTTTTATCATTATTTATTTGGTCTAAAATTACTTCTTCAGAATTATCTGTGCTTCCATCGTTTATTATTATACATTTCCATCTATTATATGTAGATGATTTCAATGAATCAATTGTTTCTGTGATATAATGCGCATAATTATAGCAAGGCATTATTATAGTTATTCTTGGATTTTTATCGTATTCTTCAAAAAAACGTATTTTTTCTTTTCTTATTGCATTTTCATCTGAAGAAACACCACCTAGATAAAATTTACTAACAACAACATCTATGTGTTTATATGAGCATCTATCATTTATAATCTTATTATAAAACCACGCCCAATCTGAAATAATCTTAAAATCTTCAATATAATTCTCTTTTTTTAGTAATTCAAGTTTAATGAAACTGCCATTGTGAGGTAATGTATCATACACCATATACTTATGCGTGACAATATCTGGATATTTTTTAATAAATGGAATTTCTAATATATTTTTTTCTTTATCATCTACAAATAAATTTCCATAAACAATATCTTTATCTAGAAAATCATAGCATTTTTCTATTGATTGGTTATCATAAAATTCATCACCACTATTTAAAAATAATATATAGTCACCATTTGCGGCATCAATTCCTTTATTCATCGCATTATATAATCCTTTGTCTTTTTCTGATACCCAAAATGCCAACTTTTTTTCATTGTTCTCTATAACGTCAACACTTCCATCAGTACTCCCTCCATCAATAATTATATAATTAATTTTGTCGAAAAACGTTTGATTAATAACACTATTAATAGTACTTTCTAAACCAATTTTATTGTTCAAATTAATAGTAACAACATTAATTTTTTTGAAATCCATAATAATCACTTTTTATAAAAAATAAAAAAAAGTTAAAAAAACAAAATACATTTGGCTAATTAATTTTTTTTTAGTATCTTTGCATAAACTAAATTTTATAAGTATGTTTAATAATTACAAAAAGTATTATGAAAACTACTGTAAATATCTAAAGACGCAAGAAGCCCAAATGAATGTCACCGAAATGGAACACGGCTTCGCCAATATTGAGACACTTATCATGCACATATATGGTAATTGTCTCAATTATAGATATTATGGTAAGTATTATGAAAAGGAAGATAGGGTCTTGCTCACCGATTCTACAATAAACGGAAAAGAACTATCAAAATCCCTTAAGTTAAAAGATTTTGGAGAGTATACGAAAAAAGAGTATTCATACATTGACACAATACGCTCAATCGGTAATTTCGTTTTCTTTGACGGAACTGCCTATGTCTTTACAGACTATGGACTAATTCAAATGTATGGAAGAAGTTCAGAAGATGGAAATGCGGCAAAAATATATACAATTGAAACTTGGTTATTTAGGGAGCAAGACAAAACTGAACTTGAAAAACTCATTAATCATTCATTAATTGAAATCCCTACAAAAAACATACAGAAAAACCTTACCGTGTGTACAGATGGAAGTTATGGTATTCATAAGTCAAGCATAGAGGTTAAACCTTTTGACTGCGACTTGAAAAAGAACTATAATGATGATTTACCATACGATAAGTTAACTGAACTGATTAATTCTGACGAAGAGGAACTTATACTGCTGCATGGAGAACCAGGAACTGGAAAAACATCTATAATCAAAAAATTGATACATGACAATCCTGATGTGGAATTTCTGTATTTTGATTCAGAATTGTTTAAGCCAACTAGCGATGGCAAAATGTTCGATTTCTTGAGCGAACATAAACAACACGTATTCATCATCGAAGACTGCGAAAAACTATTTGTGAATAGAAGTAACGGCAATAAATTCCTTAACTCAATGCTTAACCTAACAGATGGCATTATAGGCGAAGCATTTGGAATTAAATTTATCTGCACGTTTAATTGTCATAAATCAAAAATAGACCCAGCAGTATTGCGTGAGGGTAGACTATCTCTCATATATGAATTCAAAAAACTGTCTATAGACAAAGTGAAAGCATTTATACCAAACGCAACACAAGAAATGACGTTAGCACAAATATATCACACAGAAGATAATGGTAATAAGAAAACTGATAAAAAAATAGGATTCTAACATTAGAATCCTATTTTTTGTTTTATTTGCTCATTCAATAATGTTTTAACGAAACGCTGTAACTTGTTGATTTTCAGACAATTAGTACGCGAGTATAGCGTAGTCAAATCTCAGGGTCAGGCTGATGGTTGCGAGGTCATCTTGGCTGTAATCCAAATCACCGAAATCTGCTGCTGTACACATTGTGTTCTTTAGAATCCATTTGCTGACAACAACACCTGTTGGGTCTAGCATTTCAAGCTCAACATCACGTTTATAGCCAGCTGCATAACCTTGACGACCAGTAATGGACTCAGAGTGAAGACGTACCCATTCCATTACAGCTTGCGAAGCAGAAGGACCAATTGGGTCTCTCAATGTTACTTGAATCTCATCCCAAGTATAACGTCCTACAACATATGTTTCTGTGTTCAAGAAAGGTATCGCTTTACCCTCTTGTTTAATTGATGGACGCTTTGCGCTCTGACACCACCACTCTTGGATACCTAAATCAGCTGGGAATCTTAATAGCCATCTATTTTTCCTGAGAGGTTCGTAATTGAGCGGCATTTTCAAAAGTAAATCACTCATAATTTTATGTCTTTTAATTTGAATTATTTATTATTATTTTCTTTATTTTTTTAATATAAATATACTAAATAATTTTTTTTCGTTATTTTTTTGAAAAATTATTATTTTTTTATATATTTGCAAAGTATTTATAATAGTAAATAAAACATAATTTATGGATAAAAGAGAAAATTTTATAAAAAAAGCAACAAAAAAGCACAATGGAAAATATGATTACTCAAAAGTAGAATACGTAAACAGTACAACAAAAGTATGTATCATATGCCCCATTCATGGCGAGTTTTGGCAAACACCACAAGGTCATGTTAGAGGAAACTCTTGTCCAAAATGTGCAAATATAAAACGAGGCGATACTTTTAGAAGTAACGCTGATGAATTCATAGAAAAAGCATCAAAAATTCATAATTCAAAATATGTTTATGACAAAACCAAATACGTTAATTCTAGCACAAAAATACCAATATTGTGTTTTGAGCACGGAACATTCTGGATGACACCAATGAACCATCTTCTAGGGCAAGGTTGTCCTAAATGCAGTGGAAGAGGACTTAACAACAATGAAATTATAAATATGTTTATCGCCAAACATGGAAAAAAATACGATTATTCCAAAGTCGAGTTTACTAAAATGCACGATAAAGTTTGCATAATATGTCAAGAACATGGTGAATTTTGGCAAACACCGTCAAAACACCTTCTAGGGCAAGGTTGCCCTAAATGTGCAATTGAGTTGAGAGCGGAAGAAAGAAACATCGGAAACGAAGAATTCATAAGAAGAGCAAGAAAAATATATGGTGATAAATACATTTATGCCGACACTAAATATACAAAAATGGAAGATAAGGTTAAAATAATATGTCCAAAACACGGAGAGTTCTGGCAAAAACCATATGACCACCTTCATGGGCATGGGTGTCCTATATGCGGATTAATCGAATCTAAAGGAGAAACTGAAATATATGATTATATTTGTGGCCTTATTGGGAAGGAAAACGTAGAGCACTCAAATAGGGAAATACTAAACGGATATGAAATAGACATCTATATTCCAAATCTACAAATTGGAATTGAATACAATGGTCTTAAATGGCATTCAGAAAAATTTAGAAATAGAAATTACCATTTAATGAAAACCAACTTAGCAAAATCAAAAGGCATCAAACTAATTCAAATTTTTGAAGACGAATATATCTTACATAAAAACATTGTATTGTCTAAAATAAAAACACTAATCCATGCAAATAAAAACGTACAATCAATAATGGGTAGAAAATGTTCAGTTCAACAAATTACAAAGGATGTTGCTAAATCTTTCCTTGAGAAAAACCATATTCAAGGCTATGGCAGATGCACACTTGCTCTAGGTTGTTTTAGCAGTAATACACTTGTAGGGGTAATGACATTTGAACAATATGGCACTGAATGGCTTCTAAACAGATTTGCAACTGATATTAATTTCATATGTCAAGGAATTGGCGGTAAATTGTTTTCTTTCTTCATTAAAAATTATAACCCCAAAATAGTAAAATCATTTGCAGATAGAAGATGGACGTTAGACGAAAACAATAACTTATACACAAAACTAGGCTTTAAACTAGAGAAAATACTAAAACCAGACTATAGATACGTTAACTCATCACACCCAACAGATAGAATACATAAATTTAACTTTAGGAAAAAAATATTAGCAAAAAAATATGGTGTAGATGAAAAACAAACTGAAACCAAACTAACGGAAAGTTTAGGTTTCTATAAGATATGGGATTGTGGACTTTTAAAATATATATGGAAAAATGAGGATGAACACTAATTCATCCTCATTATTTTTTGTTATTTCATTTATTTTTTATATATTTGCAATATTATTGAATAATTAATTTTTATTTTATGGAACTAAAAATACTTTTTTTAATGATATTGCTTCACATCATAGATGATTTCCATTTGCAAGGAATATTAGCTAGTATGAAGCAGAAAAATTGGTGGCTGAAGCAAAAAGGCTACAAAAATATGTACGAGTATGACTACATGACTGCATTGACGATTCATTCTCTGTCTTGGTCAATAATTATCTCTATTCCGCTTTGGTTTTTAAACATTAGCCCAAACATACTAGGTATAATAATATGCTGCAATATGTTTATTCATATGTATGTGGATGACCTCAAATGTAATCAATTAAAGATAAGCCTCACAATTGACCAAACAATACATATAATCCAAATTTGGGTAACATGGGCGATATGCTGCTTTTTAATATAAAAAGGTACTGATTAATGTCAGTACCTTATTTTTTATTTCCAGTGTCGGTTAACACTTTGTCGCTTTCTAAGAAGACTTTCTTGAAAAACTCATATAAACTTGATGTAGGGTGGTCTGCATACTTCTTTAATCCTTCAATTGCGGTTTCTCTAATCTTACCTATAATTGGCTCATGTTGGATAACCTCTTGAGCATGCATTGCGATTTCTTCCTCAGAATCTCCTTGACCCATCATTTGCTGCGGTTGTTGCTGAACCATCTGTGGGTCTGGCTGTTGCTCCATGCCCATTCCTTGACCCATTCCATCGTCCATAACACCATCTTCCCCATTAAATATATAGTCTTCTGTAAGCTGCGCTTTTAGACTTTTCAATTCATTTAAAACTGTTTTAAAATTTTTTTCCATAATTAATAAACGTTTATTTGTATATAAATATCATTGACATAAAAAAAGTGGAGAGTATTGGTTGCTCTCCACTTTTTATAATTATATTATTTGATTAAATATCATCAAAATTCACTCCTTCTATTTTATTTTTTAACTGTTCTATATTATTACAAACATTGTCATTTGTATACAGTCCATTAAATTTTTTATTTGATTTATAACCAGGTACAGTGTTCTTTTTTGGGACATAGTATAACAACTTAATACCTTTATTTTCACATAACACACGTTTGTATTTATCTCTAACTAAGTTTTTCTCAAACAACTCATTAGCCCATTCATCACCCTTGTTCGCAAAATCAACAGGTTTAAAATGCTGTTCTCCTTGGCATTCTATTGCTATGTTGTATTTTGGTAAATAAAAATCCAATCTATTTTTTTGATTTTCATCATCATATTTATATTGAGTCTCGAATGTAATATTACCCTCAGTAAGTGTGTTGAACACTATTTTCTCTATTTTACTCTGTTTACAGTGCGGACATCCTTGACCACGAAGATGGTCATTTGGGGCTTGATAGAACTCACCGTGTATTGGACAAACAATACATACTAGATTATGTATACCACTATATATAACCTTTGAATAGTCATATTTGTCATTGTGAACTTTTTTTGCATCATTAACAAACGATTCAGTTGTCCTCTTTGCATTCCCACTACAGTATGGGCATCCTTGACCTCTTAATATATGTTTATCAGGAGTCTGCCAAAACTCACCATGCTCTTTGCATATTATACATACTTTCGTTCTATTATTCACATACTCAACCTTTGAATAGTCATACTTTCCATTGTGAACTTCGTTAGCTCTTTTAATGAACTCTTCAACTGGTGTCTTCATTTTTTCAGCAGACTTTTCATAACGGCAAATTGGACAACCACATTTTTTCGACAATAAGCTATCTGGGGTTATTTCAAACCATATATTATGTTTTTTGCAAAACAACCTAACCTTTGTTTTTGCATTAACATATTTTACTTCTGAATAATCATATGAATCTCCATGAATTTCTTTAAGGCGTGTAATAAAGTCTTCTTGTTTTAATCTTCTCATATTAATATATCCTTTACTATAAATATTAATATATCGTAAAAAATAACACCACTTTTATGTATTTTTTTGCAAAGATATATAAAAAATGGGAGAAAATCAAATTTTCCTCCCATTTTTATTTAAGAGTTATGTAACTATCTGATTATCAATTAGATGTCCTCAAAATTCACCCCCTCTGGGGATAAAATAAAGTCAATTGTTATGTACTCAAGAGCATTATAAGGTTTGAAGTAAATCTTAACTGGAAGTTCTCTTCTTTCCCTTGACTCTATTGTATCATTGACCTCAATTCTGTAATCAGAAATACCTCTGTTGCTTCTGATGCTATCCATAATTGGAGTTACAGTAGAAATGAATGACTGTTTCGTTGTTGCATCGTTTGGTTCAAAGATTAAACCAATACAAGAGATTGCAATAAGTTTTCTCATTCTCAATAACAATCTACGAACTGCGATACGATTAAGTTGTGATTCATTAATCTGCAAGTTCTTCTGTCCCCAAATCTTAGGACCATCTTGAGCGAATGTCTTGACTGGGTTAATTCTGCCTTCGTACAATACATCTTCGTCACCGAGTTTTGTAATAAAGTGTGCTCTTACACAATCAACATTACCACGTTCAATACCTGCTGGTGCGAACCAAGGATATGCTTGATTATCTGTTTGTGCGAAGTTACGTACAACATCCTTCGTTGCTGGCAAATAAATGTACTGATTATTATCGACATCTAAGTATTTAACCCAAGGATAATATGTACATGAGTAGTTAGAATCAATCTCCGTATCCTCCAAGTTATATACAGCCTCGTCTGGGGTGTACATTTCATCAACGTAATCACCAGCGCCGCTTGGCTTATCTGGAGTTGTAATGACATAGATACTATCTGCTCTTTCTTCCTCAATCATTTCGATTGCCTCTTCAACAAGAAGTTTCTGATTTACGTAGTCAATACCTGGAGTAGCGAATACGTTAATATCTGTTGCTTCTGGATTGCTGAACTGACGAATAGCAGCAAGATAAGCATACCAGTCAGAGGTAATACCATTCTGATTTAACCCAATCAAATCAGGATTTGCAATCTTATTGAATGAATATCCTTCTCCACTTCCTTGGTTAATGAACCCTCTATACTGAGACATTTTGAAGTTATCAGTATTTGTTCTTTGGTCTCTATAATCGTCCCATCCATCAAAACCACCATAGAAGAACACAGTGAACTTACGGAGGTTAACATATTCATAAATAGAACCATACATTTCATCTTCTTTACCAATCACTGGTGGCTGGTCAAGAACTTGTGTTCTAGAATTTGTTGATACACAATCAAATACATACCCCTTTTCTCCATCAACTGTAACTGTTGTTGCTGATGCGCCATAATCCCTATCAAGTCTTGAATCAAGATGGAAACCGTGTGACAAGAAACTTGGGTCATTAATGTAAGCTTTTGTTCCCTTGAATGTGAAGTTATCAATATCAACCCCAACCCATGAAGAAAGTCCAAAGTACTGCTTTCTGTTCTTGATGTCCTCATCAAAATATCTGTTATACTTGATTGCTGGGAATGTGACATCTGTTTTTGCGTTTCCGCTGATTGGTAAACCATCGTACTTTGGTATTGGATAACCTAAGAAGCCTGCTGGAACAGACGTTCTAGCTGCCGTTGTCTCATTTACCTCAACAGTAATATACTTAGACTTGGACTCATACACACCGTCAAATGAACCAATCTTATATGCAATGTAGTTAGCATCTCCTGGTGTCATTGTACATCTTCCAAACCTCTCAAGTGGAATAATTGATTCATCAAGGTCATCTACCCTACGTACAATTACATCAAAAGTACCTTCGTCTGGCCTAATGTTTTCAATTGAAACCTTAACCTCATAGTTTGAGTTGTTACCATCAGAAATAGTATGGAATCTGAACAACTTAGTCATTTCGATATGGTCGAAGTCACCCTTCAAGTTAGATACAATCCAAGGAGTTGAAGCATATCTGTATGCTGACTTGTAATCATTCATGTCAAGCTGAACATAAGCTACATCACTCTTATCGTCATTCATCCTATAATAAAGCCCATCAGCATTGTTTAATACAAGGGTTGACTCCTTTCCATCATTGCCTTTAGTACCTCCATTCAACAAATTACCATAATAGTTGACATATTCATATTCAGAACCACCACTTTGCTTACGCTTCAACTCATCAATACTATTTTTAGAATAATAAGCATAATAATAGTGTCTCTTACCATCTTGTGTTGTGTATTGCTTTACAGTGTAAATCTGGCCTACTTTCATTGCTACTTCAGCAACGGTTCTTGCTGACCATGCTTCTTCATCCCCTGGTTTAATACTACTTGGCATCGTTGTAATAACAGTAGCACTTGGGTCTCCACTAGAAATTTCAGCCATAGTGTATGGTCTTCCTAATTCATAGTTGTAACATACACATCTGATTCCCATTCCATTTGGATTATCTATCGTTGATTTTAATGCCATCTTACTAGCAAGATACCTACGTCCAACATACTTTCTATTTAATGAAGACTGTGGTTTATCAACAATTCCATAAACTGGCTCATGGTGGTCAAAGTCTGCTGTATAATATACTTGAAACTCTGTCAGTCCACTGTCAATGACAGATACATCATTGTTCGCAATACCTTGCTCAAGTGCCACATCATACAATGTTTCAACAAATATAGGAGCATCGCCATCATAAGCCTTTGTTCCTAGAACGTTAAGTATGTACTCCTTGTCATAAGGATTCAATGATACCGCATATTCAAAATATCCTCTTGTCAAATCTTTATCTCGAATGATTGTATCCACTTCATCTTCTTCATAGATACCCTTTACACCGACAAATTTAAATCTTCCTTTATTAGTTTGTGAAACGGTCCAAACACCAGTACCGCCATTAATTCCATATCCATCACATTCATTACCGTTGCTATAAAGTGGTATGTACTCCCTAATTTGGAGTGCATTCATATTATAACCTTTCTTATCACATTCTGTAGCACCGCTAACAGTTTTCTCGCCAACATAATATCTCAATGTGTCATATTTTGTCGTTTCGCAAGTACATCCGCTAGTATTACCAGTGTCGTATGGATGATAAGTACCTCTTGAACGTATAACAGCCACAGCTTGTTTTTTACCACCTTCTCCATCTGATGCAGTTACAAGCCAAGCTGGGCCTGCATTATAACCGCTAATACCAAGAACACGAACAACCTTAAGCTGTTCTGACTCGCTCAAATAAGACTTAGCGATATAAGGCAACTCATATTTAGGGTATTGGCTTCCTTTAAACTTCTCTGTACTAGTTCCACCAAACACTTCTTGGAACTCACGCCAGTTGGAAATATCCATTGGTTGGAATGCTGGGCCCCTTAAAGTCTCACCAGCAAGACCAAGAGTTGTAATTCCGAGACTACGTACTGCGTAAGTCATGTCAATCTCACGAGTATAAATACCTGGTGAAACGTGTATTCCTCTTGCATTATCTGCCATAATTTCTTAATATTTTAATTTTAATTAGTTATTTTTCTTATATATAAATATTTAATGAGTTTAAAAGATTAATCCCAGAACTTAATTTCTGAAATAATATTTTGAAATTCCTCATTTTTAAATTTCTCATTCACATCAACTATAAAGTCAATAACCTCTTCATAATTGAATTCCACAAATGAATCCATCACCATTTTATGATACTCCTTAAGTTTCTCAGTATCTTGATATTTCTGATGATATTCATCTTGAATTAAAAACGCATAACTCGTAATTTTACCAACTGACCTTAAAAACTCATAAAGTTTATAGGCATCACCGAATTCCAAATCAAATTTAAATCTCGCATTAATTTCTAGAAGAAGTCTCTCTAGAACCATAAGATTACTAAGTTTAATTTCCATAACAATTTATTTAATCTATAAATATCTTTTAAAAACGGAAAAATACAAAAATAAAAGGGTTGCGTTCTAGCAACCCTTATTATAAATTAAATTATTTCTTCGATTTTAATTTCTGTATCATTGGTTATTTTATACGAATATTTCTTTGCCTCATTATTTGCTGAATCATATACTTTCTCAAGAACACCTTTTTTCTTATATTCTTTATACGCTTCTTCATCAAATGTTATTTGAGCCTTTTTAGTGGCACTACCTTTAGAATTGTATACATTGTATCCAGTTCCTTCTATAACATAAAGAGGTACACCTAACTTATCTAAATTGCTACTGAAATATTCAAAATCTCTAGATGGATTATTAATTATCGTTTTTCCTATTTCTTCCTCGCATAATTCGATAAAATAATCATAAAACTCTTCACTTGCTTCTGCACTATCTGGATTTTCAGCAGAATGTTTTGTGTGTTTAAACACTGGTTTTTCTGATTCTCCACTTTCTTTCTTATATGTGTCACCATCTTTAATCAATGTGTCAAGATAATAAGATGTTGTGGAAATTAAATTATCACCACGATATTGCTCCACATAAATTGATGGAAGGGAATCATCATTTACCCCCCCCCATTTCTATTGCACACCTATCAAATCCATCATACGATGATGCAATATCAAATACTACTCCATCTTTTATGAAATAATACTGTTTTGTACTTGTTGTGTTTAATTTAATCATAATTTTAAAATTATATTTTATAGTTTATTATTATATTAATAAATATATTTTTAATCCCAATTGTCTAGAATTTTTGTTATCAAAGGATTCCTTACTATATCTTCCCTATTAAATTCAGTAACGCCAACTTCGTCTAGGCTTCTCAAATGGTTTGCCGCATATTCAAGTCCGCATTCAGACTTTTTGTTTACGATGTCACGTCTGTTAACTTGTTCGCAATCTCCAGTAATTATTACTTTACTGTTTTCTCCTAGTCTAGTAAGTAGCAGTTTCATGTTTTCCTTCGTATATTGTTCTGCTTCATTCACAAGTATTAATGAATCGTCAAACGTTTTACCCAATACATAATTGATAAATTCATATTTGATATAACCACCATTTATCAAATTTTTAGCCATTATTTGTGGGTCTCCATTTCCGCTATTTTTAAGTATTTTGGATATTGTCTCCTCGTCACACTCCTTAAATGGTCTAGTTTTATCTTCAAAATCTCCTTTCAAATACCCTAAATTAAGGTCAATACCTCCTGCTGGTGCTGTAGGAACAATCATAATGATGTTGCTGTACCTCCCTTCTTTAAGTTCTTTAAGCGCAAACGAAAGAGAAATGTATGATTTTCCCGTTCCAGGTGAACCAATACCAAAACAAATTTGATTTTTTTTATTTTTCAAAACATTAAGAAAATCTTTTTGCTTTTCATTTTTACACTTAATGTCAAGCTTAAAACTCAAAGCTTTTAACTGCGTTATCATTCCGCACGATGTAAGATAATTGAGAGCACTGTCTCCCTTCATCTTGTTTTCGATGAATTCAATCTCTAATTCATCCAATCCTTTTAGATTTTTCTTTTTTCCCATAAAGTTTTAGTTTTAAAAAAAAGCGCATAAATCCTAAAAACGGAAATATGCGCTTCATTTTTTATTTTTATTTAATGTTTTGTTGTCCATAGTACTATTGATAACTTACAATAAATATTTTGAAAAGTATAATAAAAGTTAAAAATCACCTAAAATTTTGGTCAAACCAAATATTTTTTGTACCTTTGCATCACGAAACAAAAAAAACGATAAAAAATGAAACGGTTTGAAATGATTCGCTGTATCTTCGATGCCGTGTACAACAATGGTGATGAATACAGCAAAAGTGATGCAATCAGCTCTGACTGCACTCGTGACGGTCTCGTTAATAGAGTGTATATCAAGAAACTGAAAATTGATGTTTATGCTTGCGGCAGCTATGTTGACAACGCTACAATCACATGTAGTAACAGTGACTATTCTGACGCATCTGACGCAGACTTACGAATTGAGTTCGGTACTGAAGTCCCCACTCGCACAATTCTTTGGGCAAATGAGGTCAGTGATAAGGTTTTAGGTATTATTGTTGAAAAAATAACGAAATAGCCATAACGTTAATACATTCTAATATGATTTTTGGAATAACAGCTTTCGGAACCACTTGGACTATCATCGGTATAATCCTAGGACTAATTCTTTTATTCTTGCTAGGCATTTTCTATGATGAAAACATAGATGGTGATGGGTTTATTTTACTTAAGGCATTTCTTGTTGTACTTGTATGTGTATTATGGCCTATTGCCATCCTAATTGCCGTTTGCGTTGGGGCTATTGTGATGCCTATTTACCTAGGTAAAAAAATTAGGAATTTCATAGAGCAAAGAAAAGAAAAAAAGATTGAAAAAGAAAATTTCTTTAAACAGCTTGAAGAAATAAATAAAAAAGGTGGGTAATTCCCACCTTTTATTATGCGTATCTATTATTTAAATCGTCCACAATGTCAAAACTAAGCACGTCATGGTGGATGATACTGTTCATGCCGTATTTAATCCTTACATCAACATAATATCTGTTAGGTATTAATATGTTGGTATCTATCACATAGTAATTGTTCGTGAATGCCTTATTTACCCTATCCCATTCTATTACATCAATCTCTCTAGTTCCATCCTTAACATATAGCCTTATATCCATGCTATCAAGCAATTCATAAGTATTATTGGTATAAGATGGTTTTCCGTAGATGGTAAGTTTTCTAATGTCCCCTCTTTTAATCTGCTCCTTTTCTTTGATTCCATTAATCGAAGGGTTATAAGCGATATTGTCTGACTCTAGGGAATTTCCTATATTAAAATAGTTTGGAGTGTCTTTAAGCGTAAAATCAAGTTCTACAGCGTCCAATTCCTCCCCTTGGTACATTATCCCATCCCAAGTGTCATAAAGCATTGTATCGGCTTCAAAATGGCTTTTAGGGATGGTTATATCAATATAGTATATACCCTTTGAGAATTTTTTAGCCTCAATCTCTTCCATTGGCATCCCATCCTTGCCTTTCACAACCTCATCTTCTCCATTAGTTATCGTAACTACTGGTGCTTTATCCAAATCCTCAAGATGTTCTCCTATTGTACAATATAGATATAATCTATTTTTTTTATTAAGAACAAAATTAGACCTATCATCTGATACAATATCATCGTATCTTGTTTCGACAAATGGCTCAAAAAATGTATTTGTTTTATCTGTAAGCCAACCAACATAATTTTCATACTCGCTATCACTCGCTTCAAGTAATGGTGAATATGCTATTCCTATCCCATAATTTTCTAATTCGCCATCAAGGAACTTGTTGAAAACAGATGTAATGTCTAAATTTATGTTTTCATTGCCGTAATCAAAATGCTGTCTACCAATGATGATTGATTCTTCTCTAGCAGCCCATTTATCATACTCTTGTGATAGTCTATCATTCGTATAAACGCCTTCCTCTTCCCACTTAAGTCCATTTTGACGCTGAAACCAATTGCACCCATCTTCAGAAACTAGCCTCTTCGGGTCAATTGGGCTTGGCGAATAATAACCTACATTGAAATGAGTTTTTGTATAATCAAAGCCCTTTCCCCTATCCCAAGGTTTAGGAATAAGGAAAAAAATGATGTCAAAAGATGCTGCACGGATTTTTTTGTTGTCGTTAATTGAACTTGTTTCACAATGATGCAACTGAGACATGTCAATAGAACTAGCATTCGTAATATGCAACGTATGCTTCATTTTTGATTTGTCAATCATAATTCCATCATCAATAAGTTTCTTAACTTTGTTATGGTCAAAATAAATCAATGCCCTAGAAACGATTGTATCACGCCCATAAACCAATTCTGATACTGGATTCAGTCCAGTGTTGATTTTAGAATTTGAAACAATTGTAGTAAATTTACTTATGTATGTCTTATATACCATATTCCATATATTTTTGGTAATTATATATTATTTGACCCTACCCCACCGTTTTTTAATCTGTCTTTTTCTTTATGAAAGGTTTTTGCATATAAATCAGCCTTTTGAGGGTCTCCATTACGTTTTTCTTTGGCATAGCTACTGATGTCAAAATAACTTTTATCACCATTAACTGATTTTCTTGCAGCTAATCTCGCCAATTTGTCTTGACCACCTTCAGTTTCACCAACCTCATTTAATATAATATTCACAGACTCATTTATAATCCTATATAAATCAGATTCTGTTAATCTAATCAATCTTTTATTTGTTTTCATATATATTTTTCGTTTACTAAGGTTTAATTATATATTATAAATATAAAATAAATCAAGTTTGCAACTGGTACAAACTTGATTTATTATGTTTAAGGTTCAGTATTAACATTTATGTAGTTAATCAAATCTTGAATTGACTCGTCTTGACTCTGATTCTTAGTGTTTATTTCAGTAATCTGGTCATCTTGACTAGCATTCTTCTGTTCAACTTGAATAATCCTTTGCGACTGTCTTGTATTCTCTTGAGTTGCAAGTTGTAACGCTGCCTCAAGTGTTGCAACTCTTGCTTTAAGGGTATTAATTTCTTCAGTCACTCCAGATACAATTGCATTCTTTGATACATACAACGAATTATCGTCAATAATTGCTGCGTTGTCTCCGTGAGCAGTATTAAGGATAAGTCTTGCCTTTAACACATCTGCATCTGGAACAATTACATCCTTGGTCAATGCAATTGCGCCAATATTGCCATCCTCAGTTCTCCATTCTTGAATCAAATCATGTACAGGAACATATACATCTTCCTTTCTTGTACCATTTACTGTGTACTCAATTACAATCCTTTCATTTGGTTTATCATAATAGATTCTATCAATTTCTGATTTAGTCTTTAGGGCAATTGTTGTTGTACCAGTTGTATTTGTGTAAATCAAGATGTTGTGTTCTTCGTCATAGTCAAGTATTGACTTAGCGTAGATACCGTCTGCATTAAGCTTAACAATTTGGTCAACTTCAGTACTGATATTAACTTTAATCTCAGGCTTTGTCGCATTTGTGTTGTCAACTGAAATAGATGTATCCTTTGCTTTAACTTCAACCAACTTGCTATTCAATTGAGTTTCAAGAGCGTCAATATTGTTCTGTAATGCAGTATCAGCAGCCTCTCTTGAAGATGTCTCAGCAGTGATAGCGTTGTTCAATCTTACATCTTCAGCCTCTCTTGTAGCAGCTTCAGCATTTAACTGTTGCTTGATTGCATTATCCTTCTCATCAACTTCTGCCTTGCTGTAGAAATCAATAGGAATTTCAGATTTTGTTGCAAAAGTTGAATCAACTTCAGTTTTGTAATATACATCCACTGAGTTAGCTTTCTTGTTAATCTGCAACTGCAAATCAGCTTCGGCTTGTGCTCTGTTATTAATCTCGTTTGCCAAGCTATCCTCAACATTTGAGATATTGCTTTTTATTTCAGTATCAGCCGTTTTAAGCGCATTAACTTGTTCTTGCAGATTACTATCGCCACTAGACCTACTACTAATTTCATTTGCTAAATCGGTACTAACTTGTGTTAAAGTTCTGTTCAAGGTTTGGTCAGCACTTGTCCTATTGTTTATCTCTGTGTTTATTAGAGTACTTAAGGTTCTATCATTTTCGGCACGTTCTGCCTTTTCGTTGGATAATTTAACGTTAAATTCGCTATCAGCAGATTCCCTTGCGGCTGTTTCAGCAGTAATGGCATTATTTAAATCGTTATCAGCATTTAGTCTTGCTGTTGATTCAGTTGTGATTAACGTTTCAAGGCGAGTGTCGGCATTTCCTCTGTTTGCTATTTCATTGGCTAAATTTTGTGCTATCGCATCAATGCCGCTAACTTTAACTCCGTTTTGTGAAACTGATATATATGTTTCTGTTGCTGGGTCAATCTTAACTCTAACTTCACCCGCATTATTAACTACAAGCCCATCTTTAAACTCTGCATCAACCAAAAACTGTGATACATCTAAATATTCTACTTTCTCAGTACCGTCCTCAAGAATGTATGTGAGCATCAAGAACTGTCCAGTATGACCGCTATCATCATGGTCTGTAAGTTCAACATCCTTCAATGAAGAATCCTTGTAAATATTGATTCTAGCACCAAGAACCTCTCCGCTTGTATTTTTAAGCTCATATGCTTCTTTTACGTTAGATGGTAATGCGGTTTCTACCTTAATAACAGATACCTTGTTAGCTTCGATTGAACTTGATAATGCTTCGTCAGCAACTTCACGTGCCTCTGTTTCTGCGCTTAATGCAGCCCAAATTGCTTTGTCCTCTGCTTCTCTTTCAGTTTTTTCTGTCTTGACATCACCTGAAAGTTGGTTATCCCAATAAAGTCTTGCATTCTTTTCGGCAGCAATCTTACCGTCAAGTTCATTATCAGCAGCTTCTCTTTCAGTCTTTTCTGTATCAATCTTACCTTCTAACTCACCATCTGCTGCTGAACGGTCAAGCTTCTCTTGGTCAAGCTCTTCATTAATAGCAGCATCACCTTCAGTTCTAGCTGAAATTTCTTGATTCAATGTCTCCAAAATGTCTTCATCACCCTCAGTCCTTGCAGAAACTTCGTTATTGATAAGCTCTATGATACTACTTCCACTAGCACCAATTTCACCAATTGCATCCCAAATCTTCTGGTCTTCATCAGTTCTTGCGGAAACTTCTTCTTCAATTTTATTTGTATTTAAAATATCCTCATTTTTACGAGCTTCTGTTTCCGCACTTAACGCATCCCAAATTTTCTGGTCTTCATCAGTTCTTGCTGAAATCTCGTTTTCAATCATTTCAACAATACTCGTGCCACTAACTCCAATTTCACCAATTGCGCCCCAAATCTTCTGGTCTTCATCAGTCCTTGCAGAAACTTCGTTATTGATAAGCTCTATGATACTACTTCCACTAGCACCAATTTCACCAATTGCGCCCCAAATCTTCTGGTCTTCATCAGTTCTTGCGGAAACTTCTTCTTCAAGTCTCTCATCAATAACAGAATCTCCGTCAGTCCTTGCAGAAACTTCTTGATTCAATGCCTCCCAAAGGTCTTCATCACCCTTAGTTCTTGCTGAAATCTCGTTTTCAATCATTTCAACAATACTACTTCCACTAGTTCCAATTTCACCAATTGCATCCCAAATTTTATCATCTTCTTCTTTCCTCAAAATAGCTTCATCTTCGACTAAACTATTAACTTGGTTAACCAATGTATCAAGCGGTATTTCGATAGTTTCATCGTTTTCAAGCTTTATGAAAATCTTTTTTTCATCTTGATTATAGCCTATTTCTTGGATAAGTTGGTTAACAACAATATCCTCTAGTTTTGCAGCACCAATCAAGTTTCCAAGGGAATTGGTGAAAGTATAAGAATCTAGACCTTTGTCATAACTGACCCCAAAAAAACCGTTGTAAAGAATATAGTTTATCTTTTCAATAATTTCCTTACTTGAGGCAGAACCACCAGTTATGGCGTTACAAATCATGGCTGACTCAGTTGTTAAACTATTCTGCTCTCTGTAGCCATAAGGTTGCTGAATTCTATTATTTCTACTCATTTTCAAATATATTATATAAATAAATTATTATTTTTCTTATTATATAAATATTATTTAATTTTTAATAATATATTAGAAAAGAAATTAAATAAAGAAAAGAAAATAAAACTAAATACATTTTGTTTTTTAACATTTTTTTATATATCTTTGCACTAAAGTTTAAAAATGTTAAATATGATTACAACAGAAACAAAAGAAAAAAATTTAAAATTATTTTTCAAAAAATTATCTCAACTTGGTATTGAAACTTCATACCTTGAGGAAAAATATGGTAATAACATCTTGAATGGTAGTTTTACTAATTCCAATGAATTTGGAAACGCATATGAGGGTTCATTACTTGAAATTATACTAAAAACTCTTACTCCTTATGCAGTTAAATTAAATGAACTATTACCAGATGAGAAAAAAGTAGATAAAAACACATTAGTAAAAATTTGTTTGCTGCATCAACTCGCAAAGGCTATTAGACTTGTACCAAATGATAATTCTTGGGAAATTGAGAAAAGAGGTTTAATTTACAAATATGATAATGAACTTCCTTCAATTAGAACTGGATTACACTCATTGATTCTGTGCCAAAACTGTGGGATTGGGTTTACTGCCGAAGAAGCAGAAGCAATGACTGTCAATGACAGGGATTTAACAGATGACCAAGCAAGGTGGCATTCTAGTATTATGTCAACGATTGTGAGACAAGCAAGCGAACTAACTTATTTAACCTTAAATGACAAAAAATAATGGATATTAAAGATTACGATGATAGGAAAGATTTCATCACATATGCAAAAGAAGCAATTGGTCAAACACCGTTGAAAATCAAAATAAAAAAACTTGAAAAAAACGCCATAATACCAACGTATGCGCATGATGGAGACGTTGGCATGGACTTAACCGCAATATCTGTAGAATATGATAGGGAAAATGATATGTACATATATCATACTGGAATTGCCGTAGAATCAGAAAAACATTACGGGATATTTTTATTCCCTAGAAGTTCAAACAGAAAAACAGATGCTTATTTATGCAACCATGTGGGAATTGTGGATTCAGCGATATATAGAGGGGAGATTATGTTCTGCTATAAAAATAGAACATCATTGGAAACTTTAGCAAATAATGGAAAAATGAACTATTTTTTTAATAGTTCTTGGAAACCATTTACCGTTTCTAGTGAAGATACAGTTACATTCACATGGAATGAGACAATTAAATCGGCTAATGATGCTGGAAATTGGATTCTTGATAATCCGATGAATTTTGCCCCATATAAGGTTGGGGATAGAATAGGGCAGATGGTAGTTTTGCCATACCCAAATGTAAAAATAACCGAAGTAGCTGAACTTTCTGAAACTGAAAGAGGCTCAAACGGATTTGGTTCAACTGGAAATTAATGAGTATATTAGAAGTATTTTTTTGGTTTTGCAAAGAACAAAAAATAATGGATGTGATTTTCAAGAAATATCACGAAGAAACGCCTTTTTTTTGGGAATATTCTGAAAATAATGGAGTAAATCAAAAATATCTGTCTTTGGAAAACGCTATAGAAGAATATTGCATTTCTTCTAAAATTGATACTATATTTTGGAGATTGTTCTCCAACACGACAGACGATAATGAACGATATAAAAAAGCAAGAGCCAAATGGACTAAGTTCTCGAAAAATAACATTTTATTTTCAGACCAATTTGTAAAAGTTGGCGATACAATTGAATTTGACCTATGCTTCCCAAGACGTATACCCTTACATGGTGTAGTGTCTGAAATACCAAAAACATTTAATGGGTCAGTTTTGGTTCGTTTGGATAATGGGGAGGAAAAAGCAGTTGGTTTGTTAAGCAGAAGTGACTTAAAAATAAACGGTGAGGAAAGAACACCAGAATTTTACATTAAAAGAAGACGAAAACTATATGGGGCTAATAAAAGATAAAATTTATTATACTTATGAAGATGTTACTATAATGCCTAATATTTTGAGTGCAATAGAGCATCGTAAAGAGTGTATCCCATTTGACGAAAATGGGATGTTGCCTCTTTTCACAGCACCAATGGATTGTGTTGTTAGTAAAAAAAATTTTAAACAGTTTGAAAACGAAATGATTTATGCCATCTTACCTAGAACTGAGTCTATTAAAGATAGAGTTGACTATTCGGTAAAAGGAAGATGGGCTGCATATTCAATGACTGAATTTGAAACAATATTTTGCAACGAAAAAGAGCCATTAGAACAAAACACCACACTTAAAGCCTTAATCGACATTGCAAATGGGCACATGGAAAAAAGTGTTCATTTGGTTAGGGCAGCAAAAAACATTTACGGTGATAATATAGTCATAATGGTTGGAAACATTGCTAATCCAGAAACATATGAGGAATACGCTAGGGTTGGTGCTGACTATATAAGAATTGGCATAGGTGGCGGTCGTGGATGTCTCTCATCTTCTAACACTGGAATTCACACCCCAATGGCAACACTAATTGATGATACCGTAGAAGTTAGAAAAAGGATAGAAAACAAATATAAAAAGTTACCAAAAATTATTGCAGATGGTGGAATTAGAAACTATCGTGATATAATTAAAGCATTAGCACTAGGGGCTGATTATGCAATGATTGGTAGTGTGTTTGCTAAAATGCTTGAATCAGCAGCACCTAAAACTGTTAATAGTGATGAATGGTATAAATTACCTTTACGGACTGAACTAGAAGATTTAAATGAGTTTATTTTTGATGATGTTGGATGGAGGGCAAAATATAAAGGAAAAGAAATATTCTTAGGAGATATTAAGGCAACCTTTTACGGAATGGCTTCTAGAGAGGGACAAATTGCATTAAATGGTGCTAAAACAAAAACAAGTGAGGGTTTGAAAACAACATTACCAGTACTATATACAATGCACGGTTGGGCAACAAATTTCATGGATTATCTTTGCTCTGCAATGTCATATTTAGGAGTATTTACATTAGAAGAAATGAAAAAATATTCTACTGTAATAATTAATTCAAATAATGCGGTTTCTGCTGTTAATAAATAATAATAAAAAAATGTGTTCAAAGATTGATTTTTTTGAACACATTTTTATTTTTTATAAAAAGTATGGAAAATAAAATAACTGTCATTTTTTGTTCTAAGAAAAAAGGTGAGGAAAATAAAGGATTTATCGAGCATATTAGGGAAACTTGTGGATGTGATTTAAACGTCATATGCGTTCATAATCCAGATGGATTGTCATTATCTAAAATATATGCTGATATGGTCGTGTCAGAAGATATTGAAACAAATATCATTTTGTTTATACATGATGATATAGAATTTTTGAGGAAAGGATGGGGTAAAGAACTTTTACGTCTTTTTAACGAGAACAAAGACTATGGAATAATCGGTGTTGCTGGCTCTGCTCAATTTGATGAAAACGGTGCTTGGTGGAATTATGAAAAGAAATTCGGTCAAGTACTCCATAGATGGGAAGGTAAATCATGGCTTACAGCATTTTCGCCACTTCTTGAAAAAGATTTACAAGAGGTTGTTGTGATTGATGGTCTTTTTATTGGTGTTCACAAAAAGAGAATATCAGAAAATTTCAGTAGAGAACTTTCTGGATTTGATTTTTATGATATATATTTTTGCTTATCCAATTTCTTTAAGAAGAAATGCAAGATTGGTGTGACTACGAACATTAGGCTTGCGCACAATTCAATAGGGAAACTTAAAGATACATGGTATAAAAATAGAGAAATTATAAATGAGAAATTTGGCAATAAATTTCCAATTGATATATTAAAAAAGAAATAATATGGATACGAACAAAACCCTAGAAAATTTATCTAAAAAAAATCTAGAAAGCCTCACTAGTTTATATGGTATTGTAAACGAAATTTTTTTGGACTATTCTAGAATGACAGACGGATATTCGTTGGCTACTGGAGATAAACTATTTGAAAATATGCCTAAAGATATGGAAAATATGATTAAAGATAGGCAGAAATTTCTATTTTATAGGAATATCGTAAAAGATGCCATAAAAAATAAAATAACAAAAATAATGGAAAATAATGGGATTGAAAAAAATTAAGAAATATTTTTTAAACCTTTTGTATGGATTACCTCATGGTTTGAGAGCAGCAGATTCAGAAATTATGGGAAGTGGCTCTAAAGATGATTTGGGTACATCAATACACCAAGAAGTTTCTGACCAAAGAGTTGCAAAACACTTGCTAAAAGGTGAAGTCACGCAAGAAGTTGAAGAATTGCGATATAGAACCTATAAGGTTGCAAATGAATCTGAAAAATACAAGTATTTAGGAAATGGCGTGGCGGTAAAAGAAGAAAAAGAAAAGAAACCAACAGATAGGAAAAAATATAAATTCTCTCAAGAAAATGAAAACATATGCGAATCTGTCCTTGAAGGATTAAACCAAGTCGGAAAATATGGGGTTGAGCGTTATAGATTCGAAATAGATTATGAATCTTTTGTGAGATTTAAAGTTGAAAAATTTGCAACCAAAGTTGATGTAAACATTAATGATGAAACTGGTTTAATTGAAACCACTTTGCATTTTAACTCTGAACCAAATCCTTACGATGGAGCATCAATGCCATTCATTAATGAAATCTCTAAACTTCTTAATGTAAAAAGTGAATACGAGGTTAAAAGAAATGAGATTGCTTCATCAATAAAAAATTTCTCATTTTGTACCTATAAAGCAACGAATGAGGATGATTTTGTAACATATAGTTTTGTCAATGGTGGAAAATTCAAAAATTTTGTACGAAATGGGTATGAATTTTTACTGACATTAACTTGGGATGAGTATATGAGAGTTCCGCTTAATTTGGAAGCAAAATACTATTCAAAGAGTATGGCAGAGAAATATGATAAGAAAGAAAAAAAAGATACCCCTATTTCCTTGGCAGAGGTTGAAAGGAAAAGATATTGTTCTGTATGCGGAAAAGAAATGTCTGTGTATGATGCAGACATACAAGAGGCAAGCGGTCAAGAGCCAATTTGTAAAGAATGTATGCAAAAAGCATTGAAATAATTAAATTATAAAATATATTTTATATGTTAACGATAGGTGTTGAATTAAATCATGTTGTTAGAAATATTAACAAACAAATTATAAAATACTACGCAAAAGAGTTTTCTCCTGAAACGGATATTGATGAAATAGATGACAAGGAGGATGTATTTAAGACATTCGCTAAATTTAACAGTAATTACGAAAAAAATAATTTCATTTTCATTGATTATCCATATGAAATTTTCGGTTGCGCTAGTACAATGGAAAAAAAATTAGCTGTTAAAATTACAAACTGGCTCACAGATATATCCAATATTGAAGACGAAGATATTAGAATTGTGTTTTACAGTTTGAATGAAGGTGAACTTAGCATTCAATCAACATATTTTTTCTTGAGTAAAATAGGCACAAGAGTTAGAAAGGTATTTTTCCCTAAAAATATTGACGAGGTATGGGATGAATGTGATGTCGTGATAACAGCAAGAGACGAGTTTTTTGAAAAAGAAATCCCAGAAGGTAAAAAAGTAGTTTTAATCAACAGACCGTTTAATAAAGAGGCAAAAGATAAAGCATTCTTAAATTACGATAATTTAAGCGAAATAATAACTGACGAAGATTTTTTTAACAAATTAAAAGGATGAAACAAAACACATTTATTTTTGACATCAACAAAATAACTGATTTTGTGTTTGGCAATCCAAATGAAAGAACCAATGATGTTGAGATTACGGAAAATTACATTTTTGACAAAAAGTTGGACAAGATGATTCCAAACACTAAAGAAGTAAAAGAGGTAAAAGTAAATGACTATACTGGTCAAAATACTATTCGTTATGACCTTGTTAAAACATTTATTGATATTTTGGATGCTGTAGAAGACCCAAATATTATGTCTTTAGGACAAAGCATTACATACAATACAATGCAAGCATATGAATTAATTAAAGATATAAAAAATACCGACAATGAGTGAAAAAAATTTAAAGATTATTGAAAACATTGAAAAGGAAATTTCAAAAATAGATAAGAAAGAAAACAGAATCTTCTTTTTCGTAATTGATACAAAGGGTGTACCAAGTGGTAGCCTAGAGTATATCTACAACCTTGCATTGATATGTAAAGAAGAAGGTTACGATGTAAGTATGCTACATACAGAAGAAGAGTTTGTTGGAGTTGGAGCATGGCTTGATGAAAAATATGCTAATCTTCCACATTATAATGTAAACAAGGGAGAGGTTGGAACATCACCATCTGACTTGCTGTTTATACCTGAGATTTATTCACAAGTTATGAACCAGACAAAGCAGCTTCCTTGTAAGAGAGTTGCTATCCTTCAGAATTACAATTACTTGGTAGAACAAATGCCTTATGTCGCTCAGTGGGGTGATTTCGGAATTATGGAAGGAATAACTAATTCAGATTATCAAGCAGCAGAACTTAATGAGTCATTTCCATATGTTAAACTTAGAAAAATTACACCGTTTATCTCTAAAATTTTTGGTAAAACAAATGAGCCAAAGAAAATGGTAGTTAATGTAATCGCTAAGGACCAGTCAAATATTAAGAAAATTGTAAAACCATTCTATTGGAAATATCCAATGTTTAAATGGGTTTCATTTAAAGAGCTCAGGAATCTATCCAAAGAAGACTTTGCAAAAGCATTGCGTGAGGGTGCTATAACTGTTATTGTTGACGAGGATGCAAGTTTCTGTTATTCTGCTCTTGAGTCCGTTAAAAGCGGTTCAATTACAATGTGTAAAGTTCCCGAAACGGAATGGGATTGGGCTTCTAATGAAGATGGTATATTACCAAATTGCTGCGTCTGGTTTAACGACTATGATACATTGCACAAGCAATTAGCAAGTGTTGTTCGTTCATGGATTACAGATAAAGTTCCTACAGTACTTGATGAGGAAGGAAAGAAAGTTTTAGATAGTTTCTCTTATGACAAAACCAAGGGAGAAATGCTTTCTTATGTGAATGATGTCCTAGGCAGAAGAAAGAAAGAAATGGAAGAACTTATCATACAAATTAAGGCGAAAAAAGAGGAAGAGTAATGAAAGAACTTTTAAAAAGCAATACAGTTGGATACATTAACCCAGATGTGTCAATTTGTGTTCATAAATATGAACAAGCCAAAAAAAGTGGGAAGATGGATGACCGACTCAAGGATTATTTTGATAGATGGGATAAATTAGGATTTTTACAAGGCTCTCCAGATGATAGGAAGGAAGAGTTGGCATTTGCTTATGAGCAACTTGCAATATTCTTGATTTACTGTGAGAGTGACCAAACAGATAGGTTATTTGAACGTGATGATAATGCGTATAATGCATTCGAGACTATTGGTTTCCCAATGACAAGAAGAGTTGTTGAAAAATTAGAGCCAAATGAATTTGATTTCCAAAAATTTTTGAAATATTGTAAGGAGATTAACCCAAAAGACATTCTACATGATATTGAAAAATTAAATCCTAGGGTAGGACCACACAACAAAAGAAAATATTTACAGATAGATAATGAGGCAGAAGCAGTCGCATTATGCTGTGATATGATTGTGGAGAAATTCAACAATCCAAATAAAGATAGTGGAACTATTAAGAACGAGCATTTTGAAAAATTTAATAAACTAATAGAAGAGAAAAAAGAAAAATTAAAGAATGAAAGAGCTAGTGGTGATAATACCAATGAATGAATTTGGTAAAGAAAATATTGAGTTGTTAAACAAGGCTGTTGAGTCAGTACCAAGCGAACTCAATGTCTTGCTTTCAGTACCAAGTGGCACTGATAGAAAGAAGTTGAAGGGAATTAATGATAGGCTTGGTGTTGTGTCAGAGTCAGAAGGTAGTTCTTTCGCAGAACTTGTAAATGCTGCTGTTAATACAATCGAAGAGAAATGGTTCTCAATCCTTGAATTTGATGACACATATACACCAATCTGGTATGATAACGCCAAAAAGTACATTGAATTTATGCCAAGCACAAGTGTATTCATGTATCTTGAGGATATTACAGATTTCAATGACGGAAAGTATATTGGTTTCGGAAACTCAGAGGCTTGGGCGAGTTCTTTTTCAAACGAGATTGGTTTCATTGATAATGATTGCTTGCAAAACTATTTTGATTTCTACCTAACAGGTAGTATCTTTAATACTGCTGATTGGCGTGAAATTGGAGGGCTTAAGCCACAAATTAAACTAACGTTTTGGTATGAATGGCTGTTACGTGCAACTAATAAGAATAAGACTGTTTATGTAATTCCAAAGGTAGGATACAACCACAAGCTTGGAAGAAAAGGGTCACTAGTAGAAGTATATAGAAACACGATGTCAAAAGAGGAAATCGAGTTTAGTTTTGACCTTGCGAAGAAAGAATATTTTTATCATCCATCAGTTGAAAGAGATTTATCTAAATTTATTTTTAAGCCTAATGAAGAAACTAACAACTAAAGAATTCAAAGATAGGATTTTATTAATTCATAAAAATAAATTTATTTATGACAAAACAGATTTAGAAAATCGTGATGAAAAGGGGCGAGTAATTATTACTTGCCCTATACATGGAGATTTTTTGCAAACACCTAAAAATCATCTACATGGGCAAGGTTGCCCAAAATGTAGCCATAAATCCACTAAATATACAGTTGAAGAAATTAAAGAAAAAATAAGAAAAAAATATAACGGTAAATATGATGTTTCACTAATTACTGAATATAGTAATAATACACAAAAACTACCATTAATTTGTGATGAACATGGATATTTTGAAGCAACCTGGAATGATTTAGACAACAATCATGGATGCCAAAAATGTGGAAAAATAAAAAATTATGAATCACTTAGAAAAACATCAAAAACGTTTATAGAAGAAGCAATAAAAATTCATGGTAGTAACTATGATTATTCTTTTGTAGACTATAAAAGAGCGCATAGTTATATTAGTTTAAAATGCAATAAATGTGGTCATTTATTTAAAATAATGCCAAATGAGCATCTAAAAGGTAAAGGATGCCCAAGATGTAATGAAAGTCATTTAGAAAATGAAATAAGATTATTCTTAGAAACAAACAATATTGATTTCTATGACAAAAAACATTTTAATTGGCTAGGACTCCAACATTTAGATTTTTATTTACCAAAATATAATATGGGAATAGAATGTCAAGGAAAACAACATTTTGAAGCCGTTAAACATTTTGGCGGATTACAAGGCTATAAAACTCGTTTTTTATTAGATAAAAATAAAAAAGAACTTTGTAAAGAACATAATGTTAGAATATTGTATTATACTCACGAAGATTATGATTCATTTTTAGGCGAACAATTAATTAAAAACACTGATAAACTTTTAGAAGAGATAAAAAAAGAAGAAAATGAATAAATACGATAGAGAAATTCTAGGCGAAAGAATATCTATACTTTCTGTGGATAAAAGTACCTCAAATGAAGTTGTTTTAGAGATGATATATAAAGATTTATCAATAAAATTGGATTTTATTAAGAACCTTTATCCGTTTTTTAATGGTGGGTTGGTTATGTATGATATAATGTTCAAACATTATGGGATAAAAATTAAGCCCATACTAAAAAATGGTGATACTCTTGAACGTTTTAAGGATACGTTTGAAGAATGCGAGAAAGCATTTGAAAATGGTATGTTTAATGTAGAAAGAAACTATTTTGGGCGTGGCGAATGGCCTATCATATTATTTGATAGGGTGTCTCAGATAGATAAAGATAAAGATTGGATAACATACACAATCACAAGATAAAAATATTTAATGGCATTAATTGTGATGGTTAATGCCATTTTATTTGTTTCATCAAAACGGCAACACAAAGATTCTATAATTATAGAATGTGAAAGAAAGTGTGTTTATTTTACGCAGATTTGCCTTTGATTAGATATTTAAATATTAAAATAACCAATACAAGGAATAATCCCTAAATATAAATATCCTATACAATGTCAGAAATTTGCGTAACTGAAGAAAAGGTAAAGAAAAAAAGAGGCAGAAAGCCATCTAAAGAAAGAAAAGGCTACTTTTATGAGGAGCAAGAAGAGGCTGTGGTTAATTATATATCTACAGATGATGAAAAAGAAAAAAACAAAATTTTCAACACAATTTTAAAACCAGCTTTTACGAAGATGATTGAATCAATCATAAGGAGGTATAATTTGTATCCGCCTGACGAAGAGTTTGAGACTACATTTAATGACACCATATCTTTTCTTATGACTAAATTGTCGTGCTTTGACCCAACAACAAACTACAAAGCATACTCTTATTGTGGAACAATTTGTAAGAATTATTTGATATATAAAATCAATCAATTTTCTAAAAATCAGAAAAGAAACATATCATATGATAATCCGCTTGAGCCAATTCAAAACGATATTAGCGATAGTATAACATATTCATATGATGAAACAGACCCAAGAAAAACATTTTTGTCTGAACTTACTGGTAATACCGTAGAGGGTATCGAAAAAATCCTTTCTGAAAAAGAAAAAATGAAGCTCAATGAAAATGAAATTAAAGTTGGAAAAGCTTTAATCAACCTAATGCAAAACTGGGATGAACTATTTGCACAAATGGGTAGTAATAAGTTTAATAAAAGTTCAATATTGTTATTCTTGAAAGAAACAACAATGCTTAACACTAAAGAAATAAGGGATGCCATAAAAGTCTATAAGAAAAAATATTATGACATTAAGTTAAAACTTATTAATGAATAATTCAAAATAAAATATTTATAACAAAAAATATGGGAAAGCTTAAAATTGAACTTAACGATACCCAAAATATAAGAGACCTTTTGCAAAATGCATATAATTTGGCAGACGAGCAGATTGTACAAGCACAGAACGAAATAAACAAACTATCTGTTGCCACTCAACTGCAAGATGAGCCAATGGAGGCTAGAAGTAAGTATGCAAAGGCAATTAACGATTATCTTGGGTTAAAAGACAAAGCAATCTCTAAAAAAATAGAAATTGCTAAAATATTGACAGACATATATCACCATAACGGTGATGTAAAAGGTGCTTTAGAAGGAAATGAAACGGCACTTAACGAAATGGCATTTAATTTCGATGACATCAAAAAAATTGTAGATGATTCATTGCAAGAAAAAACTAAAAAAATTGAACTAAATAAAAAATAATGGCAAGCGTAAAAAAAATGCAAGAAGAAGCAATGGCTTCTATTGATACAGCCAAAGCATTGGTTGACAAAGTGTTGACAATAATGGAAATTATTATTGTTGACCCTTCACTTGCATTATCTTTTTCCACCAATCCAATAGGCTATTTGATTCAATTACTTAAGCACTTAGGGGTAACACGAGAAGAACTAGAGACATGGCTTACCAATTTCCTTATTTACGTAGTACCAGTCCTTGAGATTTCTGTTAAAGCAATTTTATTAACAAATCTTAAAAACATGATTTCTTGCTCAGTTGACCCTAGGATTCCAGAAAAATATAGAAAAAGACATAAAGCCCCCACAGATGATGGCACATCACAAGAATATGGAATTGATATTAATATAGAATCCATTGATTTTATGGATAAATTATCAATAAATCCGCTTGGAGAATTTGGTTCTAACTGGTATTTTGGTCTTGAAGGTGTAGAAGATTCATATAAATTTGCTAGGGCTGATGATATGGATGCCTTTTTATGGTTTGTTATTCACAAAGGTAAATTCCCTAATTCGGCAATTTTAAGCGGTGAAACAACCAACGAAATAGCATCTTCATTAAACAGCTTATATCATAATAACCCAAACGTATTACCTTCAGATGGAACACTTTTATCAACATTAGAAGCGATGTATGACGCAAGTAATCCATCTTCTATTTTATTGGGTAATACATTCGCATATAAAGATGGTCACATAGTTTCTATGTGTATCGACAATAAAACTGATGATGTTGAAAATATCGTACATAATACATTAGTTCCAGTATCAGATGATTGGTCATCAGTCAATTGGTATGCTAGACGTGCTGACCAACTTGGAAAGAATCTTGGATTTGGCTGGGGTGTTAACCAAAAAAATGGTAATACAAAATATAAAGGAAATAATAGAGATTTCAGTAAAGAAAGGGCAATTTGTAATATACAATACATAGACCAAGCATCAAGCGATGCACCATTGACTGGTTTGGTTAATAACAAGTTACGTTTTACTATTCTTCCTAAACCATATATACATATTCCTATTTTATCTGAAGGAGAAGCACCTTGGCAGTTTAAAAAAATGCTATTCGATGATAAAGGTAATTTTGACGCTAACGGAAAATATACATTTGCCGAAGGTGTTGTAGTAACTGAAACTGAAACCGAAGAAACTGAAAGTAAAGATAAAAAAATAAAATTTATCACATTTACTACACCACATGCTGTAGTAAAACTAAACATAAGAAGTCGTGAAGTTACAGTTGATAATCCTGCGGAGTTAGCCAAAGACTTGATGGAGTGTTATCCTGGTCTTACTGTTTTTGAATTTAACTATGATTATGTAATGAGTATAAAGCTTTTCGATGCGAAAGTATTGGCTCATTCATTGATGGAATCTGTTCTCAATACAAATTTGGGTCTCAGTGTTGGTGTCGGAATGAGACACCAAGAATCCACCGAAACCATTAAGGAAATAATTAAAAACATTCTTGAGACCGATGATTCTGAAATAAGCGATTGTTATTATACTTTTGATAATAGTAAATACGACTCCCTTCTAAGAAGGGCAGAAGAAAAAAGAGCTAGACAGCAAAGATTTGGTAACGTAACGCATGAAGTTGGTTTATTTGATAGTGTTAGCAACATTCTTAACGAATATGACGCTAATTCTGAGTTACATGAGCAAGTAGATGTTCTACACAGAGCTTTTACGCAAGCTGCCATGACTGTAAGTGAAGGTGTGCCAGAGACTGATAAATTTGATGTCGAATTCAATTTTATATTCGATTTAATTGAATCTTTAACAACAGCTATTGTAAATGGTATTCTAAGCCCAAAAGTATTAATGCTTTTGGAAGTTAACCAAAAAATAATGGGTGGAACTTGGGAGAAATTTACAATGAAAGACTTAATACAAGCATTGAGAAGTATTATCGTTGCCATTGTTAAGGAAATACGTGACATGGTTATCCAAGAGCTTCTGAAGCTTGTTCTAAAGGCACTAGAACCAATTATACAGATGCTTGGTAGTATCTTGCTTAGAGAACAGCTTGATAACTATGCAGATGCAATACTTGAAATTGTACGAAATTGCCCATTCATATGGTTCAGCTTTGGTAATAAGCAAGAAGATACTAAACTCGATGTCGTTGATTATGCTGATATTGACGTTAGTCACAATAAAGAGGGTGAACAACCTTCAACTAATAAATGCTAAACAATGGGAATAGAACAAATTTGTAAAACGATAAGCAATTTCTTTAATAACGTGAGACCTCCTTTCCCACAGTTATCTAGATTGTTATTGGTGTGCTCGATGATACGCAGACCAGGACTGTCTGTCATCCAGTCAGTAGCAAACATCACAAAAGACTTAAATAAATTAGGCATTCCTACTGGTGCAATGCCAGACGGTAGTGCAAATCTAACACTTGGATTTACATTCGCAAACACAAATGAAATATATAGAGCGATAAAAAAAGATGCATCTATACAAGTAGGAATACAACCAGGCTCAATGATGTTAACAGGATTTGGAAGTAATGCTGGCGGACCAGTTGTTATTCAAGGATTCAACACATCACCAAGTATGGGATATGCAGATATTAACTAATTACAAATGTTAATGTATATGGATAGAAATGTAGATTTTTCAAAAATGTCTAACTCAGAAATTAATATAAAAGTTATGAGTTATGATAATGAATACGACATTCGTAAGAGTAAAATAATAGAATTGGTACACGAGTTGGAAGACTTGGATTTCTTATATAGAAAGGCTACCGATGAACTTAAAAAGAGAGGCGTTTTAAGTGATGAGTGAATTTAGAGTTGTTGTCGCAAAAGTAAGGGAAGTTGAAAACATAAACTCTTCATACATTGATGATGGATTACATGAATTGGATAAACCTTACGATGGTCTTAGAGTAAGAGCAGAAATTGAAGGCAAAGACTACCCAAAGAACAATGAACCAAAATATCTTCCTTGGGCATTTCCTCTATTACCAAAAACATTTCAAAGCATCCCAAAAGTGGGAGAATCTGTTCTTCTAATATATGATGCATCATCCAATGGACAAAGATATTATATCGGTCCTATAATTTCGCAACCACAATTTAATGCATATTGTGAGCCAAAAAATGCCACATCGTTATTAATGGAACCAGTGCATAATAAACCATTGGAAAGGGTGTCCAATAATGATGATACGAAGGGTGCGTATCCAAAGTCATCAGATGTTGCTGTTATTGGTAGGGGTGCTGAAGATGTTATTTTAAGATATAATAAAACCACAAAAGAAAGTGAAGTTCAACTTAGAGCTGGTGTTCGTGGAGAAGCCACAAACGACCCAAATCCCAATATGGTTGGGAATATCATATTTAATGGGACTGACCCAGCTTATATACAATTAAAATATAAGAGTGGATTAACAAAAAAACAAAATCAGCAAGGAAATAGTATCATCAATATGGTTGCCAATAGAATCAATATCATGAGTAATAAAGATGATAATATTGCTCATAATCTAAAGGATAAAAACCATATGATTTTGGACGAGAAGATGGATGAAATTATGGACAATCTGCACCAAGTCCCAATGGGAGACAAACTTGTTGAATTGCTAAAAATAATGAAAGGTTGCATTATGCATCACGTTCATCCTTGGGCTGGCATGGAACAATGCGGCGACTGGGGTGGATATATAAATAAACTTGATGGATATGACATTGATTCAATCCTATCTAAGTATGTTAGAATTTCTTAAAGTTATGAAAAAAATTTTAGTTGCGGATAATTATAACTTTCATATTTTGGAAGTTGCTGATAATGAAGACATAAGCAAATATACTGTTGATTATATTGAAAAGGGTAAACAGTATGGTGATTGGAAATGGTATTATACATTTGACATAATAAAATAAGGATAGATTTTTTCTATCCTTATTTTATGCCTTAAATTCTGATGAATCAACTGGGCTGCACTGCACAGTTCTGTATAGTGGAATAGTTCCCCATAGTGTGTGAGAATTGCTATAGTTATTTCTGCCATCGTTGTTCACGACAAAAAACTCCATATGTTCAGGTGATATTTGTATACCAATATAATCTCCTTTTTTTATATCTACGTTAAGTTCATCCAATGTTTCTTGGTAAACACCAACGGTAAGTTTACCAGTTTTCATATAAGTTCCCAATTGCTTCTCTTTATCATAAGATTTAAGTTCTGGCTCCTCTATCTTATAGACACAAGGTATCTCAATTGGTGTCTTGTATGTCACATCATCTGGGTCTGTCTCTCCATATACAGCATCAACTTGCGTTTTAGATGCGTCAACTTGGTACAGAATAACAGTTTGCCCCATGTCTTGCTCTATGTAGTTTTTCCCTATTTCTCTTTCCAATGCAAATGATTCTGCATCATAAAATAGACTGTTTCTATTGATAGGAACTCGCCTAATGTTTTTTGCGTTAAATTGTATTTTACCCATAATTAATCTGCATAATATTTATCCCAAACGTCAAGATTTAAGCCACTGTCAAGAATCACAAGCGTTGGCTCTCCATTTCTGTTTACCATTCCAAAATTATCTATTTGGCAGAAATCAGACATACCTGTATTTTCGACGAAATTTTTGAACTCGCTTAACCATTCTGAGTTATTTATTATATTTTCGTATGTTTCATCATAATATCCCTCATCCGTCACATAATTAGCCTCTATATAACAGAAAACATTGTACAAGCTTTCCATTTTATCTCCATAATAATATGTTTCATGCCATTTTTTCTCCCCGTCAAAATATTTGTCATATCCAACTGTATAATCACTTTTTCTTTTTCCATTATAGTTTTGAGGCTCTGAGCCTACTATTGCAGGCATCTTTAAAGATTTTTGATGTGATGTTCCGTAAAAAGGTATTCCTAATATTTTCTCAAAATCAATATCTTTTGCTGGAACTACGTTTTCTGAAACTAAATATGTATATTTTTCGTCTGCTTTAAATATTCTAACTAACAATGGACTGTCATAAGAACGATACATTTCATATTCTTGCTTATTTTGCGCAATTCCTGCCTTATATTGACCACCCATAGCTAATTTTAGTATCATATTATCACTAAGCGTAAAAACGCATCTAGAAGAGCCAAAATTATTTGGTTCTCCTAACCATTTGACACAGTAATCATATTGAGCACCCCATCCATTTTTGCCTAACGCTGAAAGCTCTTTTAGCGAAAACCCTTCTCTATATGCCTCAAATAATCTTTTTTTCTGAGATTCATTAATTTTTATTACTTTCATAAAAAACTTTAATATATTATATAAATATATGAAAAAAAACAATTGGTAGGTCTTGATTTTTTCATATTTTATATTATATTTTAACTAGTTAAAATATAATATAAAATGGCACTATCATTAGATAAAATTAATGATGCATATAATTTATTGAAAAATTATAACGGAAATAATTCTTACATAATTCGTCTCAAAAATTCTGTTTTTGCGTATAAAACAAAAACAATGAATGACTTTGAGGCTGAATACGTATTATATAACCATGATAAAGAGCCTAAACTGATAAACAAAATTATAAGAATTCCAGAATGGTATGGAAAAAATCGCAAAGAAGAATGGAAAACTGAATTTACGCCAGATAGATTTAAAATAACTTGGTACATGGGTGAAACAAGCCAATTCTATCATTTCTATTGTGTATACAGAAGGTCTCAAGAAAAAGCTGTTGAATTGTTTGCGCCAAAAAAAGCAATTCTTACAGATTTTTTATCTGAAGATTGGAATTTGAAACAAATTGATTTTAAGCCGTATAACGAGCGAAGTGGTCGTGTACTTTATCCTTATCAAGAAGAGGCTGTAAAGTTCCTTACAAGCCGTAAAAAAGGTATTTTAGCAAGCGAAATGGGTAGTGGGAAAACCTTGGCGGCAATAGTAGCAGCATTGGAGGACAAATATGAAAAAATTTTGATAATATGTCCAGCTTCCGTAAAAATGACATGGAAAAAAGAATTGGGGCTTTTAGTACCAAATGATAACATTACTATTGTGGAAGGAAGTAAATGGAAAGAAAACAAATTTACAATCATAAATTATGATATATTGAAAAATTTCTATGAAGTGCCAACAGAAACAGTTAAAAAGAAAGAACTTAACCTAAACGATGATGGAAAAATTGTTAAAGTTATAAAAGAAAAAACTGTTGTCTCTAGAAAAAAATCAGTAATCGCAGAAGCAATGGATAACAGCCAATTGTATCAATCAAAGTTTGACCTAATAATAATTGACGAAGCACACAGACTTTCCAACACTACTAGTGGTATTTTTAAAATCGTATCAGATTTGCTCAATAGAAGTAATCCGAAAGGAATATATGCCATAACAGGAACTCCGATTACAAATCGACCAATTAATTTTTTCAACATTTTAAAAATTATAGATGCTCCATTGGCAAACGATTGGAAATATTATGTTGAAAGATATTGTGACGGAAAGTTTTTTTACAACAAAAAAGAACGTGATGCATATAGTGCGATATTTTGTAGAAAACAAAAGAAAAACAGTTGGTATGATTTAAGTGATGACGAGAAAAAACAGTTGGATGAAATACTAGACAAAAACTGTAAAAAAATATGGAAAACTGATGGTTCTTCACACTTGGATGAATTGCAAGAAGTTGTTAAACCATATTATTTAAGAAGGTTGAAAAGCGATTTTGGTAAAATCGTAAAGAAAACCATTAAAGTTTTAAATTATAAATTAACTAAAAAAGAGAAAAAAGAATATGACAGCGTATGGGAGGAATATTTGGCAGCACAACAAGGTCATGGTAAAGAGGACATTGAGAAATATAGGAGTATTACTGAAGGCATTATGCTGCGACAATGGCTAGCCAAGTCTATGACAGATAAGACAATCAAACTCGCTGAAAAATGCATCAAATTAGGACATAAAGTTGTCATATTTTGTTCATTCGATGAAGAATTGAACACAATTAGAAAACATTTTGGGAATTTATGCGTTTATCACAACGGAAAGCTTTCCATGAAAAAGAAAAACGAGGCTGTTGAAAGATTTCAGAATGACCCAAATATCAAGGTGTTTATAGGTAACATACATTCAGCTGGAGTGGGATTAACACTAGTTTCTGGTCGTGTTGCCATATTCAACAGTTTTTCATGGGTTAGTGGTGATAATTTGCAAGCAGAAGATAGAATTCATAGGCTTAATCAAAAAAACAATGTAACTATTTACTATCAAGTTTATTCTGATACTTTTTATAAAGAAATGTTTGAGAAAGTAAGGGGTAAACAAGAAATTATAGATAATATAATTGTTAGCGAAAATGAAAAATAATAAAACTAATGTGAAATGTTATGGAATTTAAAATTGAATTAAAAGATATTGAAAATTTATTTATCGAAAGGGGTAAAATATATACTAATAAAAATGGTAAGAAAATAGAATATATAGTTGAGAACAATATCATCATTGATGTTAATCCATATGACGCAGAAAGAGTTGCAGAAGAGAAAATCCACGATTTATTAGGTAACGATGAAGGAGTTAAAAGAATTAATGCTATTATTCAAAAAATGAAAGACAAACCGTTAGTTAATCGTTATTTATATAAACATGAAGCAAGCTCAGATACAACTGAAAAACCAACAGCAAACACCGATATAGAAAAAGTAAAACAAATCATAAGTCTAGACAAAATAGGCATTTTAGATAAAATTGCGGAAGAAAATAGAGGAAAAATTGATAATAATATAACTTGCGAAGAAGTGTGCTATATTCCAGAAAATAGTACCAAAGAGGAAAAAATAGCCAAACTTAAAGAAATGATTGAGAAATTAGAAGATGAAAGTTAATATGGAAGATGAAGAAATTGTAAAACTAGGCTTCATACGTTTAATTGGCGAAGAAACAGATGGGTATTACAGATATGAATTTATTTTTACAAATGACATTGATGGGTTTTGGGGAGAAAACTTTGACCAGAAACCTTGTTGTCTAGTTAATGGACTAACACCAGATGAAGAGTATATTTATGAAATCCATATCGTTAAAATGAAAATAAAACTAGATTTAATCCAAGACAACTGCTGTTTCGGTTTTCAAGATTGTACTGACGGTATAATAGCGTTAGCATGGGAAAATTTGGATGGCTATGACGAATATCCAGAAGAAGGGAGAATTTTTTTTAGATTTGGGGAAACTTTGGAAGAAGTTGAAAATAAACTAGCAATAAAAAATGTGTTAATGATAAATTGATATGGTAGAACCAATTTTTAAAAAAGGAGATTACATTATTAATCGTAATGCTGGAGATATGGCAATCGTCAAAGGAGTGACAAAGAAAAACTATTACCAGTTTGATGCTTACTATGGAGGGATATTTAAAGAATTAAAAGACGTGAAAAATTCAATTTATGACTTGCAAGTAAATTATCAAAAATTCTATGACCTATGCACAGAAGAAGAGAAAAAGAAACTTGATGATATTATAAAAGAAAAAGGAGAGAAATGATGCTTTCTCTCCTTTTATTTTTCTCTAATAACGATATAAAGTTCTTCCATATTTGTAAAATAATTATTTTTATTGTAAATTGTTTTGTTACAATTTATTTCATTTATAGGTGTATAACCAAAATATAATAATTTTACGCCATTCTCTTTACATAATTTATTTTTTAATAAATCATTTTCTAATTGTAGCACATTTGTAAAATTTCTACCTTTAATCAAATGTTGTTCTCCTTGGCATTCAATTGCAACATTATATTCTGGTAAATAAAAATCTAAACTCATGGGATTTTTATTTTTTAGCCAGTCAAATTTTTTTATATAAGTAAATTCTATGCTATTTTTCATTAAATAATATGCTAATATGTTTTCAAGTTTACTTTTTTTACACTTTGGGCATCCATTACCTTTTAAATGATTATTTGGAAATATCCAAAATTCGCCATGTTTAGGACAAATTACGCACACTTTAGTTACAGTGTTAACATACACTGATTTGGAATAGTCATATTTATCACCATGAACTTTTCTAGCTTTTTCAATCCATTCTTCTGTTGATGGGGAATACTCATTAGCACATTTAAGGCAACCTTGTCCTCGTAAATGGTTAACTGGCTTTTGCCAAAATTCGCCATGAATAGGGCATATTATGCAAACCTTAGTCTTATTATCAATGTATTCTACTTTAGAATAATCATACTTATCACCATGAACTTTTCTAGCTTTTTCAATAAAAATATTCTTTGTGAGTTTTTTTCCACTACAGATTTTGCATCCTTGTTTACCATCAACATGGGCAGTTGGAGTCATCCAAAATTCGCCATGAATGGGGCATATTATACAAATTTTGGTACTGTTATTAATGTAATTAACTTTTGAATAATCATATTTATTCCCATGAATTTTTTTAGCTTTTTCAATCCATTCTTTTGTCGTTAATCTTCTCATATTTATATATGTATTACTATATATAAATATAAACGAATAAAAAAAAAAATTAATTAAAAACTAAAAATTATTGTATGATTATATAAAGCGACTCTCTTATTGGCATATTCAATATACCACTAGGATAATTATACTCATCATTTTTAAGTGATGGGTCAAAAGTTATTTCAAATGTGCCTTTAAACGTTCCTGCTTCCTTTGTATCGTGTTTTTTCCAATCATAGCATATAATATACTGTTCAGTGCAATCATCGCCTTCACGAAGCTTTATATATGCTTTGTTTTTGGCTACTTTTGTAACATTGGTATCAACATTTACCATTGTAAATGTTATATCAGCACCTTGTATGCATTCATGGAATTTATTAAAGTCATGCCTTCCATCCTCTATAAGTTCCATTCTTAGTGTTGGTAAAGTACTATTTTGTGTTATGTAAAAGTATTGCATAATATATTTTTTATATATAAATATTATACAAAACAAAAAAACCTTGACCACCATTTGTAGTCAAGGTTTTTTATTATAGTTTTAAACTGTTTTGTCAGCGATTTATCTAAACTCATTGATTGACCAATGTACAAGACCGTCAACACGAACATGTCCATAGTAACGGTTGTTAACCATCTTCTTAGCGTAACGAGTCATAATACCCTTTACTGGTGCGAAGTTGAATGGGTTGTACATAGTAGGAGTCAACTGCATTGGCACATATGGTGCATAGATGTAACCTGTGTCAAGAAGTGACTTACCCTTGTGACCAATGATAATTGACCAGTGTGGGCTATATGGGTCACGATATACAGTGTAACGTCCGCTTAATGAACCAATCTTCTCAATACCCATGTTGTACTGGTCGCTCTCTGCTGAAGCATCTGATACGTGGAAGTACTCAAGGTTATCGAACAATGCGCTGATTTCAGAAGATACAACAATGAAGTTTGCACCACCACGAAGTGTTGACTTGTGAATCTGTGCAGAAATCTGGTTAATCTTAGTCATCAACTCTTGGTTCCAGTCTTTCTGAGTATAGTTAGTTGAGAATGCAGCCATACGTCTCCAACCATTTACATCCCAACGAGCCTGCCAAGGAGCACCCTTACGCAAGTCACGAAGAATCTCACGGTCAATTTCTGCTGCAATCTGCTCTGAAAGGATTGCTGTCAACTCAGCCTCTGCGTCAATATTGTGGAATGCAGAAACGTCTTGTGCCAACTCTGGAGACCATGTAGCACGAAGTTTTCTCTCCTCTACTGATACAGTTACTGAATCCAACTTGAAGCTAACCTCACCAATTTCAGTCTCAAGCTCAAGAGAATCATACTGTGCCCAAGCAATTTTGAACAATGACTTCAAAGCATCTTTAGTTGCTTGTGGGTCATCTACTGTGATTGCTGCGTCCAATTGTGCTGCATCAACACCGATATAACCATCGATTGTACCAGCTTGCTGAACAACTGGTTTAGCCAAATCCAACTCAATATACATTTTGCCTTCAGCATCACAAGCTGCGCCATATTCTACGATACCTTTACCATATTTCTGAGTAACAACTCTGAAAGGAACTGACTCAAACTTACGGAAAGCAGCAGTCATAACGCTGTCAGAACCAGGAGCAGCAGCAGCTGTAAACTCTTTCTGAGTAATAACTTTCAAAGATGCAAGGAAGCCTTCTGTATCCATTTCGTTACCATCAGGACCAGTCAATTTGCTTGCATTGAATGAAGAGAAACCATCAATCTCAAGGATTAAGTTACGAATAGTTCCGTCAAAACCACTCTTGAAATACTTATTAAGGTTGTCAGCTCCGAATGGACGAACACCACCAGGTGTCAAAAATGCAGGAATAGCTTCACCAACTTTAATGGTAACTTTACCCTTAGAGTTGTCATACAAGAAGTCATTGTAGAATAAGTCATACAAACTCTTCTGGAAATACTGAGTTACCTCAGGACCAGCTTGACGAAGTGCTGTTACACCAAGACCAGCGGCTTGAGCCTCTGCAAGAGCTGCATCATAATCCTTTGCGTCTGCTACGGTCTGATTCAACTGTGGTACGTACCACTGATTTTTGTTAAGTTCATTAATTGTCTCATCTGGGAGATAGTATCTTGGCTCAACACGACCTTCCTTATTACGGTTAACTCTGTCATAGCCCATAAGACCCTTATGACGACCAGTAGTTCCATCATAGATGTCACCTGGTTCACCAGCAGCACCTTCTGGAAGTTCCCACTCTCTCTCTGAAGTAACAGGAAGAATGAAGAACAACTTACCAACTGGAAGGTTCATTGCTTGAACTGATACAATATCATTAGCAAGAAGCTTGCTAAATACCCTACGAATGATAGGGAATACAACGGTCTCGAATGAACCGCTATTATCTGAAGCAGTAGCCTCGTAAATCAAGTGCTTTGCCTCATTTTCATACAATGTAGCAACATTCTCCTTAATACCCTCTGGAAGACCCTCGGTGAATCCAAGTTCATCCCAACGGTGCTGAATGCTCTCACGTATCTGTTTTTGTGCGTTGTACTCGATATTACCAACTACACCACTTGATAAAAATTCTTTCATATAGATAAATGAAGTTTATTTAACTTATTATTTTTTAATATAAATATACACAAGAATTAAAAAGTGCGATTATTTCATCATTCTGTGCATTAAATCAAGAGAATCTAACACATCTTTTGACTGGTAGATTTTTGTCTCATTGATTTTCTTTGAACCTTCAACTGTAAGAGACTTGTCTTCAGTGATGTTCATTTTCTTTGATTTCTGAAGGTCTCTGCTAATTGACTCATAGAGTGTTTTAGATGCATCTACTGTCTTAGCCTCTTTTGAGAATCTTGAAATAATCTCTTTCTTCTCATCTTGTGTTGTTGAGTTTTCAGAAATCAACTTGATTATCATACCAAGATTGTGGTTTGTAACGGCAGCCTCCTTCAATGACTTCATCACGTCAGTTAAAGTAGATTTTAATTCCTTGTTTTCGCTAAGTGCTTTATTCGCTCTCTTCATAAAGCTCTCTGATACTGAATCTTCCTCGCCACCGCTATAACGTGGTGTTACAGTACCCTTAACTCTCTTACCACCCTTACTCATTGAACGAGCATTACGTCCGTTTGAGTTTGGAACGTGAGACTTAGATGTGCTGTTCTGCTGTACGAATCCACCAACGTTTGTTGCTTCCTCAACTGGCGCATCAACGTTGCCACATTCTTCCATTGAACCTTCTACATCCTCACCCTCTTCAATCTGCTTTCCTTTTTCAGCATTGAATGGTTTGTCTGCTTTACTTTTCTTGCCTGGGTATCCACTCCAAGGTTTCTCAGTTCCGTGAGGAACACCAGCGTCCCAGTCGTTTACATTTTTACCTGGCTCTGACATGCCTGGATTTGTCATTACATCTTTTTTCTGATAATTGTCAGTGTATCCTACATTTGAATCGTACTCTAATACTAATTCAAACATTCTTTCTGTTGATTCATTCATATCGTCATAATCATTTTCATAATCATCTTCTGCACCGAAATCATCAGCACCTTCATCATCTGTAATTACATCATCATCACTTGAGTTGGATGCAGCAACATCTGTCGCTTCTCCATTATCACCAAGATTGATTAGGTACTCAGCTCCAGTTTCATTGTCTTGAATGTTTACGTTGCCATTATCGTCCTTATGAACGAGTATCTGGTCATCATTCTTCATTAGCTTGTAAACCTTTACGATTTCCTCGTCTTCCGCATTTGAAAAGTCATACTCATCGTCTGATATTTTATATTTATCAAACTCTGCCCATCCGTCACCATCTTCGCTTGATTCGTCACCCTCTACGCTTGCATCATCAATGCTAGTGTCATCACTATTAGTGTCATCACCACCATCAATTACTGCATCGTCAGTTGGCTCATCTGCTTCCTTACCAGTGTCAGCGTCCTCTACGCCATCCGTAGAGGCATCTACTGAATCAGCATCATTTGTAATATCAGAACTAGTATCTTCCACTTCCTCTTCTTCGTAGTCCTTGTCATCGTCCTCAGACAATAACTTGGCATATGTATCACGTACAGCCTCATCTAAAAGAGTCTTGACTGCACTTTCAGTATTTTCCCTCAAAGAATTAGCGAGTGTATTGTAATCCAATAAAGATTCTTTCACTACTTTGCTTCTAATATTTTTATTCATTTAGAAAATAGATTTAATACATTATTTTAAATATAAATATTACATAATAACAAAAAAATATCACTTAATGTTTTTTAATTCGTTGTAATTATGCTTTGTATATTATAAATATTTGGTTTGTGATAAATATTTATAATAAAAATTAATAAAAATGAAAAAAAATGAATTAGATATAATTAAAGAGGGTAAAACTGGTCATGGTATTCTAATTGAAAACGATGGATTTATGTTTTTGAAAAACACAAAAGAAAACCAAATGATTAGGGAAGGAATAGAAAATGGTGAATGGAATATCCCATACCCATTTGTCGTAGACGCTGTTTTCCAAAAATTCGGCATTAAAAATGCTAATGGTAGAATATATCCAGAGGAAGTATTAAAAAAACAAGTTGAATTATATCAGCAGAAAATTGACGAAAGAAGGGCATTGGGCGAATTAAATCACCCAGCAGAAAGTACCATTGACCTAGATAGAATTGCAATAAATATAGTAGAATTACACTGGGAAGGAAGAACCCTTGTCGGAAAACTAGAAATTAACACATCATATGGTTTCAGAAAATATGGTATGGTGACAACACGCGGAGACCAGATGGCGAACCTTCTCATCAATGGATATAAAATTGGTGTATCATCAAGAGGTGTTGGGTCAGTAGAACAAAAACTAGGACAATACATTGTTGGTGATGACTTTGAATTAATATGTTGGGATGTTGTCAGTGACCCTAGTACAAATAATGCCTTTATATCAATGAATGGCGAGGAAGAAATGGGTCTTTGGATTGAAAAAAATGTGGTAAATAATAATAAAACACCTATTAACGAAAAAATAAATAAAATTAAAAATATTTTGAATTCTTAATGTTTTTTTATATAAAAGAACACAATATTCCAATAATATATATTTTCAATAAATTCCATTCTTTGCATAGACTCGATGAGCATTTCAATCATATGTATGACGATGCCTTGTTTATTGAGGATATAATTGAAGATAACAACATTCTATTAAACGAAATAAAAAAGCGAAGTCTCATTTAAAGGCTTCGCTTTATTTTTCTCATATGTTGTCAATTCTGACCATAAATGCATCTGTCATACTACCTCTGTTAGAAATAAAATGTACACTGTTTTTCCTAGGAGAAAAATTTATTACTGCATCTATAAATTCTTGTCTGCTTTTGTGTATACCGTTTTTAGGGTAGCAAGTATAAACAGTATAATTTCCCATATCTTTTGTTGCTGAATGACCCCATCCGCATAGTTTCTCTGCTTTTAGCAATCCTTGAATCATTCCATTATTTGATTGGCTTCTATATTCATCAACCCCATCTTGGTCAAGAAACATATCCATTTGCCCATCTGGGTAAACCCCACCAATTTCTTTTATGATTCTTTTAACAGAATTGCCAACTATCCTATGTAAGTCATTTTCAGTTAACCTTATTATTCTTACCATAATTTTAAATAAACAATAGTTTTTATTTTTTTACCAACTGCCACGATATAAATCTCCGTCAGACGGACTATCGTTAACTTGGTTTACATCATCCCTATACCAATCTGGGTCTTCCTCATACCCTTCTGCTTCATCATCATTCCAACCTAGTACATTGCTGTCTTGGTTATAATGTGTTGGGTCAAACTGCTCTTCTCCCTCTGCCCCCCAATCGTGCTGATTTCTGAATTCATTCTCAGCCTCGTATCTATCAATCTGGTCTTCAAATGGCTCATAGTTGTTCATGACTGAATTGTCATCACCTTGACGCCAGTCATTTCCTAGAATATCTTCTTTTAATATCCTAGATACTGAATTCCTAATAATCCTATGTAAGTCAGATTCTGTTAATCTTATAATCCTTTTCATATTTAATTTAGGTAATTATATGTTATTTGACCCTACTTGTTAAATACTTGATATGGAATCTTTCATTCTAATACTAGATAATATTCCTTGTAGAGTATTTATCATAGAATGTATCTCTTGTCTATACGAATAGGGGACTTTACCCTCTAAATCATATAAATTATGCATTTCATTTCTAATAAGCTGTTCATAATTAGCATCATAATCATAAATATCGCTTTCGTTTAGAACATTTTTAATTGTTTCTTTAACTATTTTATGAACATCTTGTTCTGTAAGTTTAATTCTTTTTTTCATATATCTTATATATTTTAATATAAATATAACATAAGATTACTTTCTTTTCTCCACAGTAAATCCATTTTCCTTGAAAAGGTAAACTAAGTTGTTGACAACCGTGCTTACTTTATTAGAAAGCATTTCTTTCAAATCCTTTAGTTTCTTTACATCAGAATCATTCTGCCTCAGATAGAAATCAAATGATAGAAACTTTTTGTTGCCAATATTGAATTTATCGGTATTGATGTCAAAATCCAATATAAACCTATTAGTAAAATTTATTTCGTCAATCAAAAATAACTTTATGCTTTTTTTCATTTCTTTCTCTATCCTCGATATGACATATTCATAATCCATTTGATGTTTTGGGGATACCCAGCATTTTCCACTTACATAAATAACTTGTGGATTGTCTTTGTTGACACTACCGTATTTTACAATCACATGATTGCATACATCTAACTTATATTCCTTATTTAAACGCTTCATTTGTTATATTGTTTAGTACATATAAAATATAACAATTTTTTGGTAAAAATCAATAGGCGGTATTAAATAAAATGAGCGAATCGGAATTATTCGCTCATATATTTGACAAGTCAATTGGACTTGTTAAAAGTAGCTTGAGATTAGAGGCAGATTGATAGCTGCTCTTTATATATAATTTTTTGTGCTTTAACCATAGTACCCCAATTTTCTCAATCTTTCAGTTCTTCTTGAACGCTCTTCTGGATGAGAGTTTAAATATTCTGTGTATCCATTAGCATATTCTTTATATAGAGGATTTGTAATCATTCCGTGTTCATCTGTGTCATTTCCCAAAGATGAACGCTTTTGTTTTGCATAGTTATATATTTCTCCTCCATTGTCTGATTGACTCTTAAACAAGTCATCAATTGTGCCACCATTCGCATTAATTACTTTTCTTGCTTGTAATGCCCCTAATCTTCTTTGTCCTCCTTCTGTGTTGCCGATTTCATTCAAAATTCTATTCACAGACTCTTTCACAATCTTATGAAGGTCTGATTCTGTAAGCCTTATAAGTTTTTTATTCATATTTCTATACGTATTTTCTAAATAAATATCATTCATTTTCGTTTTCTTCTCTAGGGTTAATCAAAATATGTTCCTCATCAATTGGTTCATCAATTGCCACCTCTGGTAGTACGCTATCAATTGCTACCTCTGGGTCGTATCCAACCAACGTCACCTCGGATGCTTTTTCAATGTCATCCCTACTGATTCTAACCATTATATTATCGCCATTAATGAATTTTATATCGTTTTCCAAATTCATTAACTCACCGTTCACCAACAGTTTGAAATCGAATACATTTTTTGTTTCTACTGATTCAAGAACCATATCTTTGTCTATTTCAAATTCAAGTTCTGTCACACAATCGAAATTCATTATAACCTTCATTATTTTGTTATAATATCTGTCGGGTTTCTTTTCGCAGCAATCGTCAGCGTCACTCGTTTCCTCAAATATTTCTGAAGGTTTGTCTGTTGGTATCATATCTGGCACTGGGCAGTTTTCATCATCATTCACCAATGACTCAATTTTGAATTTCTGTTCCTCATCTAGTTTGAACGTCATAAATGTAACTTTTTCTTCATCCCTTCTGTTCTTACCTCTGCGATGAATGATACCAGTAGCATCTGAATCACGCCAAGGCATTAAAAACCTAGATGGAATTCTTTCTACCTTGTAGTCTTCTTTTCTTATTATATAACCCCTTACTTTGACCTTATATGTCTGTGAATAGTATTTACGGTCATCAATTGCATACTCAGAATTATCGGAAACGTCCTCAAGCGTCATTGACATTGGATGACCATTAGGAGATATATAGCAATCAATTGCACTAAATTCATAGTGCATAAGCTCGTTCATTTCATTTATTATCTCCATTTTGTTAGCAACAATGGAAATCGAATAAATGAAATTTACTTGAAACGGCTGTTTCATCGTGTATTTGTCGTAAGCCTCTGTTCCATTTTCTTGTAATACTGGAACATAAAACATTGCAAAATCCTTATGCCCAGGAATATTGAAATAGTTTCCTTGGCTTTCACCTTTCTGAGGGTTATTCTCACGTGTAACAGTTTTGAAATTTATAATTGGGTTACCAGTTTCGTCTTGTTTATCCCATTCTTGAATGTATTCACTAAGTCTTTGCGTACTGTATAGTTTATATGTAGGAAGCCTTTTTCCATCATACGTTATCTGTATGTGTTCTTCCACCCACCTAAACATTGCTTCATCTATGTCAGAATATTCAATTGGTAAGGGAAATGGAGTTCCTTTTTCCAATATCATTTTTGACATATTACGTCTGCGCTCAACACCAAATGCATGGTGTCTGAGTTTCAATTTATCCATATATGGTTTTGGCTGTATTAGCATAACTTATATTTTATCAATAAATAGTGTTAAAAGCATTTAAAATATTTGGTCAAATGAATTATTTTTCGTATATTTGCACAACCGAATAATATATGATTATAAAAACAAAATGGCTGAGAAACGAATCTCAGCCATTTTTTCATCTTGATAACTTATCAAGTCTGCTTATTATATCCCCAAGCTGTTGAACGACAAACACGTTTTTAGTTAAGCCGTTTTTAAGCATTCTATCATAAATTTCGGAAAGTGTTTTCTTACAGTTTCTCATTGCTATCAAATCACCCTCCCCCCAATAAAAATTTTCATTAATCATGCACTTACTTTTTAGATAATCATTTATTATTTCCGTTATAATATCTTTCATAACACTTAATCATCCATTAATATATCTCTTATCTCCAACAATTTTGCAATATCTTTAACAATATTATTTTTGTCAAATGTCATTTCGTTTAATTGGCTACTCAAGCCTTTTAATTCTTCGTTGTTTGAATCTTCTTTAAGCATTGATGTGATGGCTGTTAGACAATCCTCTTTAAGTTTATTAAACAGTTTCTCTTTTCTCTGCTCTGCAATTGGGCTTCTAAAATCTGTAATTTGCTGCACAAATGACATTTCAGATTCATTAAGGTTTGTTTTCATCTTGTCCTCAAACTCACTTATCAAATCGTCAATATTTTTGCTTTCTTTAATCACATCGTTTTTATGATTTTCCATATATTGGCAAACCGTATGATAACTTTCGATGAGTGGTATCATATTTGCAGTTGTTTTCTTATGTGTTAGAATAATATGGCCTGATTCATATAGTTTTCTACTTTCATCATCGATGAAATCACTAGGAATTATATTGTTTTCAAGCATCACTTTTCTAAGTTTTTTATTTGACTCCCTAACTGTTTTCTGGTTTATTCCCTTAACAGAAATATCAGCCAATTTCTCTAGCACTTCTTTTGCTTCGGCAATAGTTGCAGCCTTGCCCTTATATTGCGTTTTAATCGCATTGTAGAAGGCAAATTCGTTCTTGAGGTTACTATCTTCCTTTATTAATTTTACAACGTCTCTGACAGCCTTTTTGTTCGTCTTAAATAACGTAGGCAATTGCTGTTCAAATATATGATTTAAGATACCGAAATTATTAGTTTTCATTTCAGACGATAATTCATTCTCATGTTTATTATCTTCAATGGTTTCATCTAGCATACGTTTTGCTGCATTATAAGCACCGAAATCATTTCTTTTAAGTGCCTCATTCATTATTTCAATATAGTTTGAAAACTCTTTTTGATATTTATTCTCTTTCATATCGTTTTCTTTTATTGTGTTTTTAGGTTCTTTTTCTTCTTGGTGTATCAATGAATTGTATTGCGCTATTGTCATGTTGCCCAATTTGGCGGTTTTGTCGGCTAATTTAGAATTAGGCGTATTATATTTCCTTACAATGTCAACCATCCATTCTGGAAATGAATATGACCCTTTTATATTCATTCCCATTAATCTAATATCTGTTGGACTAACATATTGGTCGTTTGAGTTAATATACCAAATGACATTGGCATCTCCAGCCTTTACTTCATCATTACCACCCCATTTTTGTTCCTCTGGATAAACATAACTATAATCTTGGAATTTTTCTACCCCACCTAGATTTTCAAGTATTTCATATAATTTTTCTGAAGATACTTTATGCCAAGTTGTAATAATTTTCGGCTCGTCAAACGTTCTTCCTTTAAATGCTGCTGTGTCGTTAACAGCACGTCCAATACCTTCTATGTCATCATCTTCTATATCTTCACTAGATATTGCTTTACCAAGTATTTCATAACCAATTTTTTGAGACAAATGGTAATGGCAAGTATCCGCTTCGGAAACAAATTCCTTTTCTCCGTCTAATGATGTTTGAAACCACCCGAATGAGATTCCCTTATCTCCGTCAAAATACCAAGACCTCATGTATTTATCAGTGGAATCATCATACTCCGACATTGTATCAGGGTTTCCTTGAAAATATTCTAATATAATTTTTTTCATTGAAACATTATTTCTTATAAATATCATCGTAAAATAAAAAGCGTGACCATTGCCACGCTCTTTATTTATTCATCAACATATTTGTTAAGTGCTTTAATCATCTTATCAAATTCCTCATTAATCATAACACTTTCACTATCATATACATCTGCACGTTTATATGATGCCTCTTGTGGCTTTACAGAATGTTCATCAAGCATATTCATGTATTTATCAAACATGCTTTCAACTATTAATGGTTTTTTGGTATTGAATGATTCCATTGGTGCATTTGGGTCAGAACCCATGTCGGCTGTTGGCATAGAGCCTTCTGCTCCAGCAATGTCTCCACCGCTTCCATCATCACCAGGTGCTCCGAGTCCGTCTAGGTCTCCTCCCATGTCACCTTCTCCACCCATAGGTGCTGGAGGTGGTGCGCCACCGCCTCCCATGCCTCCATTATTACCCATGCCTCCTTGACCTTGTTGGTCATCCATATATTCGGCACCAGGCTCACCGTATATTCTGTCAACAGTATCGAATATACCAGTTTTCTTGATGATTTGAGTTGTTTTCTCAAGTTCAGCAGCAATACCTTTTTCAAGACGTATTTCTTCAAGATTCTCTTTAATTTCTTTTTCAGACCATTTCATTATCTGTTTTAATGCACGAGTCTGAGACATAACTGGAAGACCATTACCTGGGTCACTAACAGCATCCCTAACAGCATCAATCTTCTTCTGCATATTTTCTATCTCCAAACCTTCTGCTTGAGTTGATGGATTGTTCATCGACAAAGTGAAATTATTTAACTCATCGTTAAAGCCAAGCAAAAATAAATGTATTGATGCAACTTTCGTTAATTCCATCAAAAATGCTTGCTGAATTCTATTTACTGTTCTAGTAAAACGAATATCCATTAACGCTAGGTTTTTACCATCACCAGCAGTCTCTTCAAAATTCAAGAATGACTTAGGTATTCTAAGTGCTGTCAGTACTTTGTTCTGTACAAACTTGATGTCATCCAATGCGGTCATGTTCTGTGCAGCAGACAATGTATCAATTGGTGTTGGCGCATTCTCATCACGAACAGGAATAAAAATATCTTGGTCAACTGATAATATATTTTTACGAAGGTCAATTTGCCCAGTCATTGGGTCAACAATTGGTGTCCTTTTAAATTCATTTGCGATTCTCTCAACATATGCTTGAACATCTGCATCATCAATTGCGCCAACGAATATTTTATACACACGTCTTTCAATTGAGCGTTCCAAACGATATATAAGCATCATGTCTTCCATAAGAGAAAGCATACGCCAATGCCTACGTGCTGCATTAAGATAACTAACTCCGTAAGGTAAATATAATGAATTGGTAAGTAATCTGAAATGCGCTATTTGCCAATCACGGAATGGTATTTGGGAGTTGTTATCATCTAGCCAAATAAATTGTGTTGACATATCAGCATTATCCTTGGTGATTCCATTTACCGCAATTGACGCACCAGCACCATATGGATTTTGTATTCCGTTTTCAATTCTTTCCATATTGAAAACTGGCATTTGTTTCCACCCCTTTACGCCATTTTTGTTATCAATATCCAAAAGCATAAATTGGTTTCCATACTTACACATTGCACGAATTATCATTTGCCCAGTTAACTGTATATTCAATCTATTTACGAACAAATCTTCTAGTATACTTTTAATACGGTCAGATTTTGAATATACATTTACAATCATCCCTTTATCATTCGTAATGGTACTTTCCTCTGATACAATATCCAATGCAGCACCAATCTCTGGAAATGCATCCATCAAATCAGCGTCACGATACATAAGCTTAACATTGTTAAGTCCAGCATATGCCGTAACAGACAGATTTACATTGGCTTTAATCCACCTATCCTTTAAATATTTATTTTGTTGAAGCTCTAGTTTTTTAGTGGTATAGTCTTCCTTGCTATCGGTTTTATATAATATTTTACCACCGTTGCTAGTCATGTCATATGTGTTGACATGTGGCATAGCATTATCTTGAGGATTCCAATTACCAGTAATCGCTTTATCTAGGGCTTGAAACACAGTTCCATTTTTCTTAGCCATGACAATTTTTTATATAAAAAATAATTATTCTTCTATAAATATAAATATAAATTAAGTTAACGTTGCATTCCGAATACCCACATGCAGCTTCCATTAGGTATATGGTCAAATTTATTGATATTTTTACTGTTATAAAAGGGTAGACCATTTTGTGGCGTTATCGGGTTGCCATAGTTGATTTTAGGCTTATTCATATTAATGGCATTGGACATCATATATGCATTTAATATTGATTTGTCTTTGTTAACGGTATTTTGTATTCTGTTAACAGTAAACTGCATAACAAATAATCCCATTGCTAGTGATGTCAAAGTATCATCGTGAGCACCGTCTTGGTGGTCAATTCTAGCGTTCTCTCCCTTGAATATCCAAGTTTCAAGTTCATTGATAACTCTAGCAGAACGTATCTTAAATTCATCATTACGAACCAAACCAGCAAAATTTGCTAATACTGGATAACGGTTTCCTTGGAAATGGAAACCAGGTAACTTATCCGTGTATCCATCATAGTTTTTGGTTGACCTTTGTACAGTATAAGTCTTTTGATTAGAGTCCTCATAATACAAATTCTTATAACCCATCTGAAGCATTGTTAAAATGCAAGCGTCTCCTTGACCGCCAGTACAGTCAACAACAACAAACGCATCATTATACATCGTGGCATATTGATAGCACAATGCGCCAATATCATCACCAAGTTTTTTGCCCACATATTCCGCAACTTGTTCAATTATTGGCATTCCATTTTCATCCCTACCGTCCATATCAATGATTTCAATGGCAGTTCTATCGGCTGAAACACCCCTAGACGGGTCGCAAGCCAAAATATAACGGTGTCCATCAATCGGTTTTTTCCAAAACCAAGTTTCCTCAACCAACGGGTCAACAAAATCAGATAAAGGTTCTCTAGTATTTAATTTCTCTTGCATTTCAATAAACTCTGGGGCAACAACGTTATCAGCAGAACCCATGAATGACACATCAAGCTCTTGCGCAATTTTCATTGAGTCATTGTTGAACTGTTTACACATTTCATCGTACCAAGGTGCGGATGGTTTCCAACCACTATGCTCTAGTCTAGCCCATCTTTCCTCGTTATATGCAATGCCACCTTCTCCATCAACAATCGGGTCTTGGTCATACATCCATTCGCCTGTATCTTCGTTTTTCTTTTTCCAAACAAGATATTTGTTAAAACGAGGGTCTTGATACCAACGGAACTGTACAGCGACAAAGTTATTTTCTTTACTAAGTGCTTGTCTGTAAGTATTATAATACAACTCGTCTCTACCATTAGGCGTAGATACCATCACAGTTTTGGAGTTTGGGTTTGATGCCATTGTTGCAGCAGCAGTAGTAAATGCAGCAACACCTTCCTCAATAAATGCAGCCTCATCAAGAATCAATACAGATACAGCAGAAATACCACGAGAGGCATTAGGACCAGAAGCACGAGCAATAACTCTACAACCATTGAATAATTTTAACTCACCTTTTGCGTCTTTTAAGAATATGGATTTCGTGTTTTTCTCAGAATTTGGGTCTGGCGAAAAATAATCGTTTCCCCACATCCAACGAGGTACTTGCTCTAAGAAATCACGGATTTTAATAATAATTTCTTGTGCTTGCTCAAGTTTGTTTGCAATACACAAAACAGTTTCTGGTGCATCTTTTGAGGCAAAAACGCATTGTCCAGTAACCCATGCGCTAGATAAAGTTGTAATACCACACTGTCTAGGCTTAATTGCAACAACATTTCTGTTTTCTGAAAGGGCTTTCAGAAATGCCCTTTGTCTTGGGAAACAATGAAATTGTGTTTTTTTACCCTTAGTCGCATTAAACGTACTAAGGTATGTTTCGATGAATTTTATTCGAGATTTGTCCGCATAACATAATGCGTAATCCCTTTGCATTTGAGCGAAATCGTATATCATAATTGTAACTGTCTAAATTTTAATAAATATTACGTAACTTTCAAAAGTTATTTTTTTGATAAATATTTACAAAATAAAAAAAGAGTAACTACTACAGTTACTCTTCATTATCAATGTATTTTGGTAATTCTGATTTCAATATTGCATAATAATCACATATCGTTTCATTTTCGAAATTGTTGTATGTGTCTTGAAATACAGCGATGTCGTTAAACGAATTAAGTTTTCCAAATATACCCCTAATACCGTCATCATTATGTCTTGTTGAGTGCCTACTGCATATTGCGCCAAACTCACGAACAGCCTTTGCATATATTTTAGTTCCTAATCCGTAGCCTCTAAGTTGTGGGTCTAAAATAATATCAATATTCAATAACTGCTGTTTGCCAGTAGGAAAACGTTTATAAACAACTCTAAAATCTAGGTTAACCAATTCACTAGGTATTTCGATGCCATCAACTGAAAGATAAACTTTTTCCCCATACTCATCTGATTCACCTTCAATAAAATCAATGTTATCAACAGTTGCATTGGCTATAATAGCCATGATTTCAGAATTTTGTTCTTCTCCATTTTCTTCAATTACATCACCTTCCTCTACGTCAGAATCCAATTCATACCCGTTGGTTTCAGCTCCAGTGAAATACGAATCTTTAATTAATGATTTGTCTACATTTTTGGCGTTTATTCTGTTGGTAAACTGTTGGTATCCATTGTCATATTCAGCGTCTTTCATTAAATTGTTGACAATTTCATTACCCTTTTCAGTATTAGACAATATTTCTTTAACTGACAAGTTGAACTCGTTTGTTGGAATTTTAACGAAAGATGTAAACATATAAGGAATCATATTCGTGTCCTCTACGCCACCGAAAATCATTTCCCATAAGCCAACACCAAGCCTTAAATCCCAAGGCTCTGCAAGAACGAAATCAGCCTTTTTAACGATATACTGTGCTTTATCCCTATCTTGTGGTAAGCCATGCGCTGAAAATAGTTCAAATAAACCCTTAATGGACTCTTGGAACAGCAACGGGAAAACAAGACCTTGTACTTTTATTGTTGTTTTTGCATCTGCAATTCCTAGGTGTGTCTCAACATACGAACCTTGCATTGGTTTATCATCAGACATTTCTTCTTTCTTAGTAAAAAGCAAGTAATCGTTAATTATTCTAATCTTTCTATATAATCTAGGGAGTTTCGGATTTATTTTATCTATATCATCAATATATAATCCTTCTATTCCGCTATATAAGTATGCAGCACCTTGTATAAGGGCATTGATGAATCTTCTTTTTCCAACAGCCTTATTAGACAAATCAATATCAGCAATATCTTTGAATGTATATTTCGCATCATCATTAGACTCTGGTCTCATTCTAATAGCACTTTTAAATTTGATTTTATCTACCAATTTAAAAGACATATTAATTGATTCTTCTGGAATTGCAAACAATCTGTTTAACGCATTCTCACATATTTTCTCTAATGCGTCTCTCACTGGTTCTTCTAATCTTTTACATTCTGTTACCAACGAACTTAGTTCGCTAACTAAATCGTCTTCGTTTAATGACACTAAACCAATATCATCTATCGCATCACAAACTTCGTTATATCTTTTTTTCAGCAAGACATAATCAAAAGGATAATCGTCACTAGAGGGAAACGCTTCATTATCTCCTAGTGATGTCGTATGTGTTTTAACCAATTTAAATAAAAACTGTGGCAAAAGTCTTCCATTAACCACATTCGATATTGTATTCTCGCTGATGTATATTTTTTTCATCTTATATCTCTCTTAAAAATTTGTGCAACTCTTTTTTAGTGAATGGGATTGAATTTTTTCTCATTTCTACAATTCTTGACTCATTTGTATTCATTGATGAAGAAGATGTTTGAGGCTTCGTAAATGTAATCTGAGCGTCATCAGCACTTTGGTCTTTTGTCATTCGCTGGGCTTGCGCAAGTTGTTTCCCAGTGGCGTTAACTGGCACCTCTAGTTTTAGCCCTTCACCGCTGTTTGCGTCATTTTGTCCATCTGCCTTACCAGCTTCCACAGAAGCACTATCAACTCCAGCGTTTTGGTTCATTAACTGTTTTGCTTTCATTTGGGCTTGCTGAATTCCGTTTGCCATACCAATATTGGCATCCAATTCATTAAGTCTTAGTTGGCTTTTTGAATAGATTCTTCCTTCACCTAAATTTATTAAGTTATTGTTTCTTTTTACTAGTATTTTCATAATAACAATTTTTATATAAATATCTATTTATAACAAAAAAAAGGATACCTCATTGGTATCCTTTTTATTTATTTAGAATGGAGATTTAAACGGCATTTCAACATTTCTATATTGTTTTGGCAATTTCTTCTCTGGTCTTTTAGTTCCTTCTCTATTGTCCAAAACATCATTTATGACTTCATCTATAAGATTCATTACATTTCGTCTAGATTCCATTGGCATTTCTCCACCCATATCTGGTGTTTCCTCCCCATTGGAATCATCAGCCATACTTTTAGCGTATTTTGTTACTGCTGCCTTGTCTTCGATTGATAAACCATTGATAATATTCATTAGTTCATCATCACCACCCATAGCATTAGGGTCTTGTCCACCCATGCCGTTTGGGTCTTCTCCCATAGGGTCAGCACCGCCCATAGCATTAGGGTCATCCATTCCCATATCATCAGGACCCATTGGTGGCATTGGAGCATTATCTAAATCACCCATGCCATCCATATCGCCACCCATAGGGTCACTGTTTGGTATTTCTAACTTAGTAGGTCTTTCTTCAAAAACCCCTTCGTTTACCTTTTGTTTTTTTTTAGACGATTGAATGCTTCAGCAATTGCGTTATCAATTGATTGTGGGTCAATCTCGAATGGAGCACCGTCACCAATCTTTTCACCATAAGGATTATCATTTCTTACTGAATCATCATTCATGTCATAGTATCCAGGGAATTCTTGCAAATCCTTTGGAGGCAATTCCATCACTTTCTTCTGATATGCTGGGTGTTTACCGAAGTCATCCAACTTGTTCATATTACCACTAGGAACACGTCCAGCATCCTTAAAAGGTGTCATTCCATCCTCGTTGATTCTTCTTCTACGTGCTTCATTCATTCTCTCTCTACGCATTGCATTTCTAAATGCCCTAGTCTCATAAATCTGTACGCCACCTCTGCGTCTTCTGCTTTCCATTGGCATTTCATCGTCCTCTGCACCAAAATCATCTTTGCCTCCGAAGTCATCTTCTGCCCCAAAATCGTCGCCACCTTCGTCATCGAAAAGTTCATCATCGCCATATGCATCATCATCGACTGGTCCAGCATCAACTCCGAGTTTAGCAGCAATCTGGTTCAAAAGCTCTTCCATTGCGTCAAGACGAGACTCTGTATCGTCCTCATATACGTCATCTTCATCACCAAGGTCATCATCGCCAAGTTCTTCGCCATCTTCGCCATTTTCAGCACCCAAGTCATCACCTATTGGGTCTCCACCAAAGTCATCATCGCCAAGTTCTTCACCACTTTCAGCACCTAAGTCATCACCCATTGGGTCTTCTTCGCCTTCAGCACCGAAATCATCAATAGCCTCGTCAATTTGTTTACCTTTTTCATCATCAAATGGTTTATTATTGTCATCAGATGGTCCTTCGCCAACACCAACACTTGGACTGTTCTGGTTATCAGCATCATGCATTGAAGTTCCGTGATTCTCAACTACGCCATTTTTCATTTCGCCAGTTTTAGATACTTTCTTATCTCCATCATCAATGTTTCTTGCGGTTGCATCATCGAATGGAGCACTATCGCCAATCTCAGTTCCATGAGATTTGTCCATATAGTCATCGTTTCCACGATTCCAGCCAAGTACCTCTTCCTCATTTACAGATTCGCACTGACATGGGTTTTTACCACATTTAGGACAAGTCTTACCTTCAGTCATTTCTTTTGGAAGTTCAGCCTTTTCGTGGTCTACTGCATTTTCAGCATTACCAGTTTGAGGTTTCTCACTCTTTCCGATATTATCTTTTGGAGTGCTAGGAACATCACAGCAAACAGCTTTCTTTTCATTGATAGCCATTGCATTCTTCATAATCTGGCGTTCACGTAAAATTTCTTTCTGCATTTTCTCAGAAGATTCAGCAACTACATTTTCTTTGCCCTCTAGATTCCAAGAACTAACCTTGAAATCATTTTTATTAGCAGCCTCCTTTAAAGACATCATCTTTAAATCAAACTGTTTCTGAGCGTTTGCGAAAGAATTATATTCATTTTCCTTTCTGTTTCTAAATCCACCGATGTAAGAAAAATCTTCTTTAATGAGATTTGATTTGTTAGGAGCAGATTTAATATAGTATTTAGTACCCTCACGCACAATTCCATATACTTTTCCATCAGCACCAACTTTCTGGTACTCAACAGTGCTATATGCTTGCTTGTTTTCAGTCTTTAAGCCATAATTCATCAATGACTTCATCCTGTTCATGGTATTTAACTGCTCACTTGTGTAATTTTTACTATCCATAATTAATATATTAATTTTTCAGTCTTATTTTAAATATAAATATTTTAAAGTATTAAAAAATATCACTTTATGCATTATTATTACTGCTGATAAGATAAATCATCATAACTACCCATAACATTATCATGACCTCTAGCGTCGAAATTGACTTGTTTAATGTTTGGTGTAAATTTATCCAATGCCCTTATGTATAGAACACTTTTTGGCTTCATGTTAATGTTATCCCATTGTATGCAAATACAATAATTATATCCGATTAATTGTGACAATATTTTATCATAATAACATTTATACAATTTTCCGTTTTCTCTTGACTGCATTAATTTACCATAATTAGAAAGGAAATCTTTTAATGCTTTTCTTTCCGCATCCCAACGCTTTTTATACGGATTATGCTCACTGTTGCCATCACCAACCCATTCTTCGTTTATAAAATTCTCTTTAAGTAATGTAAGATATTTTTTTATAGATTCATTTCTATAGATTGGGTATGGTATTGCTTTGCTTTTTCCTAATTCTTTATTATAAACCCATTGTTTTGGTATGTATCCATTTTTACCAGTCATTATCTGTTTCCTATATTGCGGTAGATTTTCTGTTGCCCAAAGAGCAATCTCGCTAGGTCTACCACATCTTACAAGAACTTGACCATTTTGTCCATAAACAACCCAATCGCCATTATCTTGATGAATTGGAATAAAGCTTTTTACATTAGGTCCCCAGAATATTACTTGATTCTGATTGTCACCATAATGGTATATTTCTACACCGCTTGTCCTAAAAATAACTGCTTCATCACCATATCCGTTATAATCTACATTTCTATCATCAATTAAAAATGCAAAATCATAGCCAGCACTTGATTTTTGTACTCCAGCATTTGTATAAGCAAGATGTTCAATTTCTGGTGTTCCTCCAGTAAATCCTTCTTTTGCAATTGATTCTGAATCAGAACCAAAATGGATACACCATTCATTTTTTACTATTCTATTAAAATTCATAGTACACCACGAAGGTAATTCATAATAATTCACAATATCTTGCATTATGCTTATAAAATGGTCACATAGTTTGTTTTCTTCAAGCATATTTAAAAACATTTCAACCAATGATTCATCTTCATAATAAAACTCACCATCATTTAACAAATTTTCAAATTCCGAATACCTAAAATAAATTTTTTTAATATATTCGTCTATATAACAAGAACAAGAATATGCTAAATCTCTTGCTTTTTCGCAAGAAGATGCCGTAGATGCCCATTTGAAATATTTGTACAATGGCAAATTGTAATCTTTCTCTAAATATTCTTTTATAATTTCTTTATCATTGAATTTAGACTCTTCTATCGCATATATTGAATCATCTGTAACTTTTTTTATTTTGAAAACTGCTCCTCCGTAATAAAACCCTTTACCAACTTTTGGTTTACGTTTCCAATTCATATCAGAAAATGTATCATCTTTTTTACCGTCAATATATACAGTATATTTTTTCTTTTTGCTTTTGGATTCCGTGATTGAATTTGACTTATCATATACCTTTGATTCTGTAACGTTTCCTACTAGGTTAATTGTTTCACCATCAAAATATCTTATAATGTCATTCACTACCCTTCTTGAATTGGCTTCATCCCATTCAGCATATTCATATGAATTATCGCCATCACCAATTTCTACAGTTACATTACCCTTGCTATATTGTATTAACCTTAACATTGGGTTAACTTGCTCCCTAGTAGGCTTCTTAAATAGATTTATAGAACTCCAAGTGTTTGAACAATGGATTCTTATTGCGCCCATTCTAATGAAGTCTGCCATATTGATGTTTAAACCGCTTTTAGTGGTCATATCGGCATCCCAATTAAGGTCTCCAATGTCTCTGTGGTCAACACCCCTTCTACCTCTAAGGTGAGAGGTATCAGTATTTCCAGTTACCATGTGTCTTCCACTAAAATCAAGCATGCTACCATCTGGAAGTATATAACCACATTCTCTTATATCATTGGTGACACCGAATCTCTCTTTAGCCAACGCAAACACATCAACATTGTTATTACTCTCTACTGATTCAACTATTGAGTTATTTCTGTCATATACGACTGAGAATAATCTGAATAACTTATCAAGATATTGTGTCCTACGTAGAATCTTATAGACGATATTTCCAGCTCCACTCTCACCATTGCTCTCAAGACTTGCCTTGCGCATCGCCTTAACCTTCTTCCAAAGGTACTGAGCATCATCACCGATTGTCTCAATCTTATGTGAATCGTCTGTAGCATTAAGAGCATTATACATATCGTCAATAATGGTCATAATTTTGGCTGCTTTGTCTTTTATGGAAAATTTATTAAGACCAATTGATTTAATGTCATCTGGATTTGGTTCTTTTATCCAATCATTTTCCTCAAGGTCGTAAATACCATTTGATTCTGGCATTTCTCCTAAATTCTGAACATATAATTCCACTTGGTATCCCATTATTTGCAAGCCACTGTGCTCACTATTCCATTCATTTTTCTTTGCATCTAAATAATCACGGACAAACTCTGTCTTCTCATCAATCTCATCAAAATCTACGATAAGATGTAGGTCAATGTCAGAATACTGAGACCAATTGAAATTACAGATTGAACCAGTTAATATTATGCCGCTAGGCTCAACCCAAGTCAAGTTTACATATTTCCAAAAATCGTCTGCAATGTCTAATAGCTTAAGCCTAATTCTTGAATCTAGTTTACCATCTGGTTTCCATATATTTGGAACTAATTCATGTTTTTTCTTGAATGAAGACAAATCTATTTCAGAACTATCTACCTCAAAATCAAAATTTTCAACTATATGTTTCTCATTATTATTTGCTTCATACTGCACGTTTCCCATTGGTTTTATTCCATCCTCATAATATCTCATTATATCCGCAACAACAGCTTGGGGTTTAGCATCGGAATATGAAACTGAATGCAAGGTATTTCCTTTGTCATCGGTAAAATCTATGTCAACGTCAACAGCCTTTCTGACAAAATCCTTTATTGCGTAGAATTGTTCATTTGTAGGCTCTTTCGTCATATCAAGTATTCCGCTATTGACATCACATCTAATTGCTCCATGATTCATAAAATCAACAACGTAGTTATAGCGATACTCGTCATTCCATATTTTTATCCCATTCTGTTTATAAACAGCTGCTATTTGCCTATGGTCTGTTTCTCTATAGCCATCACTTCCCAAATTCAACAATTTACCATCTGGAAGAATATATCCAGCTTGGCTTAATCTGCTAGTTAAGCCAAACTCTTCGATAGCCAAAGAAATAATATCATAATTTTCTTTTGGTTGTTCTAAACCTTTTTCTCTTTCTTCTTTGTTATCTTCGTCAGTCCAAAGTTTAGTAATTTTATGGAGTTTATCATTTAATGCTGTATATATCTTAATATCTTTTGGGTCTACACTTATTTCTGGGTGTGTCTTTTCCATCCAAGAGCTTCTATACCAGCCATCAAGTCCATATTTTTCTTTTCCTTGTTTCAAAAAATATTGTAGGTCGTAATTTGCCTTATTAAACAAATCGTCATATTTATTTTCTATTATTTGCGTTTTATTTTTTTTGCTTTCGTAGAAACGATTTCCTTGAGGTTTTATCCCCTCATCAAAATATGCTAATATATCGTTTATAATTCTATTAGGGTTTGCATTTTTGTATTCTGCGCCACATATCATCTCTGCATAAAATCTCCCCTCTTTATATGAGGCAATGTCCAAAAATAGGCTTCCATTAAATTCTATGATATGTTTTTTCAATGGTTTTATTTGCTCTTTCGTCGGTTTTTTAATTAATTCTATTCCTCCAAGGTTGCCAATTCTTATATTCCCTAAATTCAAGAATTTACCAACAGTCATGCCGTTTATTTTAGATATTTCATTATGGTCTCTAAAAGTTATAACCTCACCATTTGTTAAAATATATGAACTATTCCCTTTGGTTTGTATTTTTTTGGCAATTGCATTAATATCCATAACTGCGCCAATTTCAGATGAATCGAAACTAACAGATTCATTGATGCTTAAACCATCTAATAGATTTTTATTTCTTGACTCATAATATTCATTTCCTTGTGGCTTTATGCCTTCTGAATAAAACCTGTCAATTTCTCCCATAACATATCTCCAATCTGGGTGCATATATTTTGCTCCAATGCTACTTTTTCCTTGGTATATATCCAAATATAATTCCTCATCTGCATAAGAAGCAATTACTCTTCTTAGCACGTCTCTTTGTTCGCTTGTTGGTTTGTCACCAATATCAATTGACTTGGGCAATACCCTAATATTACCCATTCTTATAAAATCAAATTTATTGTTTATGTTTGGTATCCTACATATTTCATTATGTTCTGTTTCCGTGTATACCACAACACCATTTGTCAAGATAAAGCCTCTACAATCCTTGAAGTAGTCGCCATGCCTTAGTAGTTTCATAGCCATATTGTTGATGCTATCTTTGTTACTCACATCCACGTCATCGCCAGAATATAAATTAACAGTTTCAAATGTACCACTGCCATCATTCATGCAAGTTTTTAAAATCTCGTTTTGCATTTTACTACCAAACATATCTTCTAATTCATTATAATCCACGTAGTCACTACCGCATGTATGATAGGTCTCATTATCGAGATATTCTAGTTCAAACGTAACATTATCATTAATATATTCCATCAATGATTCTTGCGTGTTCTCATATTCAGCCTCTTGTAGCCATTCTTGATATTCATCTTCGTCAAAATCCCAAGAATAATTGACCGCACCAATTTCAGACGAATCGAAACTAGCAGATTCATTGATATGATAACCGTTACCACCTACTGGTGGATTATCACTCTCAGCACCAATTTCATATTCATCCACTTCTGGTGCTGCCTCATTCATATTAAGCAGTTTCATGTCATCCTTATCAAAACCAACATATGTGTCATTGATATATTTCACAAAATCAGTTGGTGTCATCTCTGTATCACCATTATATGATACTAAATAGACGCTTGTTATAGCGTTTGGCATTATGATGCCTCTATAGCCAACTTTCATATATTTCCTAGGGTCAGTGGGCTTAGTAATGGTTTGAGATATTCTATCATATGTCAAACCCAATTCACCCATTCTGTCATTGTAAACAGAGTCATTTCTATCAATTGCATGGGCGTTGTAAACATCATAATCATATACTATTTTATTGCTATCTATTTTGCTACCATCTATTTTTAGTACACATGGCTTATTAGCCCAAGAACCATAGCTTCTTCGACTCTTATGCTCGGCATACCATTTAGCTTGTCTAAAATTACTAGACATGAACACGGTTTTATCATGTTTTATCTTATACAAACTTTTTTCTGGTTTCGCCCTTAACCCATTGCCCAATATATCTAATGCATATTCAAATGTTGTTCCATGATACCACACTGTAGGAATTTTTTTACCTTTATTATGTAATATGTCATTCCTATCCAACTCTTTGCCATCAAAATAGAATTTACTATTTGGCATGTCCTTAACAAATTGAAACAACTCATTTGAATTTAACACATCATAATTTTCGTTCTTGTTGATGTACACTTCATTTCCACGAGAAACGTACCCAGTAATAAGATATGGTATAGAAGAGCCTAGGAAATCAACAAAACCATCAAAATTCATCCCAGCCTTATATTTGCTATTCTCATATGAATAGACAAAATCGCCTAGTTCATCTTGATGTCTATGAAAAAAATCATCTAGCAAATTCTTATTTTTATCATCAAAAAACAATAAATCACCACGATAAAGAATAAACCAGACATAATCATGGTCGGCAACCTTTGAGTTCTTGTCAACCATAAATTCATCCAATGCTTCTTTTAATACAACTAGTTTATCTTGATTTATTATAACATTTTTACTCATATCAATTTTCCTCTCCCCAAATTTTATTATGCCAAGATTTAGTTGAATTCTCGTATTCACTATCTAAATCATCAACATTCCAAGAATAATTTGTATATGTGTGCCAACATACTTTATATAGTCTAGATTTATATTGCTCCAATAAATTTTTATAGAACAAAACAACTTTTTCTTCAAAACTCTGTGGATTTGATGCATATAGTTTCAATACTTGTTTAGGATTACTCCTTTTATATAGTTTATCTTCGTTTATTGCTAGTTGGAAAGGTAAACTATATACCGAAGAAACTGGTTTCAACATACAACCCCTAAGATACTCTTGACTACAAGGAAAATCTTTAGCATTGTTCGCCAATAGATTAACCATTGTTTGCATGTATTCGTATTTTATTTCGTTATGCTTGAGAATTTTCGGCATTAATTCGTATTTAAAATAATCGATTTCGCTACCACTGTTTTTTATATAGTCAATATCTTTTCCAGAGGTTTCAAGTTTAATGAAATTAATTAATAAAGCAGATGCAGAAGCAATCCTTGAATTCATTTCACTTGTGGAAAACAAATACATGAAATCTCTAACATCACTTTCGTTATAACTATTTACGTTTTTAATCCAATTTCTACCCATCACATCATCACTCTTATTTAACGTATGTGTAAGCTCATGGAGTACAATTGGTTGTATTTCTTTGTATATATCGTATTCGATTCCAACACACCCTTCTAACGCTTGCTTGCTGTATTCGTATGCATCAAAATCGTCTTCATCTTCTTCATCATAGTAATTGTTTCCGTCACAAATTCGTTTCATATCGTTATATTCTGCAACAATTTTTTCTATCAAATAAAAATTGATAGAAATGGAATCTCCATCAGTTTCACCATGATAAACTCCACCGTTCCTACTTGGTTCGTAGAATAGTTCATAAGAATATATTTCTCCTTCATACTCTATTTCATTTTCATAGGTATTTCCGTAGTCATCATGCCAGCATTCAATCAATCTAATGTCACTGAAAATCTCATAAACGTCTTTAAAAGCAATTTGTCTTGCTATTTTGTCAGAAACAATAAACATAGTGTTATTAACCCCAGCAGATTCGCTGAGATTAATAACATTATTTTTAAGAACCCTATTAACTGATTCTTTAATTAAAGTATTAAGTTCGTTTTCAGTTAAACGTATAATTTTTTTCATAAAAACTTATCCTTTGCCATATGCCCACTGGCTCTTACCATTACCGCCACATTTGCAAATCTGCTGCCTAATGTCTGTGTAATTAGCACCATTTTCAGAAACGAATTGCTGAACCTCTTTGTATTCATTATCGTTTTCAGTTGGAAGACGGTCTTCATATCCAGTGATTTTCCAATCATTGGAAGAAAATGTCTTCATTCCATTATCAGAATATCCGTCCTTATCCAAAGATTCATTATATTTCTCCACATCTGTATAAAGCATCTGATTATCCATATCATAACCATATCCCTCATACATATAATCTAAAATGTTAGTTACCATAGTTCCAAATATTTTATATTTAATTATTTATTCTATAAATATTAACCAATAAAAAAAAGGTATCAAACATTTGATACCTTATTCACAGTCTATACAAAAATCGGCTAAATTTCTCAAATCGCTGTTAAGGGCTTTTAACGATAAATCATCCCTACCCCACTTTAAACGTTTATATGGTACGTAGCATTCTTTTGGAGTATCATAGACAATTTCTTTACCTTCTATTTTTTCTAGTGCGAAATTAAGAAGTTTTTCTCGTTTAATGAAAATTATGTCAGTTAAAGTTCTAAATGCAATGTATTCTGCCTCCCCTTTTAACCAACCATTTTTTCCTCTTACATTTTGAATTTCTAACCAATGTATTGTATCATCAAAATTCTTATCGCCTCTAGAAGATTTATTCAATCCCTTAACGTCTATACCTATCACACCTTTTTTAGGGCTTTTCCACCAGAAATCAATATGCTTAAAAATATCTTCGTTCCTAGTTGACCTCCAACATTCACCGCCTAATGTTTTAGAAACAGCACCCATTACGAACTCTTCATCTATTTTCCCAAGTTCATAATATTTTTTAAAATCTTCATCTAATTTTTTTATAACCATTAGTAAAAAATTTCTTTTACTTTATCCACCCATCCGTGTCTTACTGCTGAAGAGTATGCTGTAGATTCATTTTTTCTAAACTCTTTATATGAATTATATTTTTTTGCAAGTTCTATAACCTCATCAAGAGTCCAATATGTTCTTATATATGTAAAATATTTGTTTTTTATTTTTTCAAATTCATTTTTATGATTCCTGAAATAATATAAAACTTTTGGATATTTTTCCTTCAATTCTTTAATTGTTTTACATTCTGAAGCTAATTTTTCACACTCTTCAAAAGTCCACATTTTTTTTGTCTCTCTTTGTGGTAGATTATCGTTCTCACCTATATATGAAAAGCCATAAATATGTTTTCTGCACCTATATGCAACAGTACTAAAGTTAATGCCTAATTTTGTCGCACAATCATCAACTGACTCATATATTACGTTATCAACTAATATTTTCTTTGAACATGCTACATTCTTTTTTCCTAAATTTATTTTTCTTAAAATTTCTTTGGTTTTTTCAGAATGATGTCTCCCATAGAAAGGGTTTTTCTCCCCAATTCTTTTACTAACATTTTCAGATATTTTTTGTCGTAATTCTTTAGATTTTTCTTCTCCAAAAACCTCTTCAAATGTTTTACCTTTTATATAACTTTCATGGGTTAAATAATAATCTTTCCAGTGTTTAGAAACTTTTTCCCTTAACTCCTTTGACCATCTATGCCCATAATTCGGGTTTTTTTCGCCTTTTATTCTCTCTGATAAAGCAATTTTTTCTTCATCAGATAGGTTGGTATATCTTTCTTTAGATATTTTGCTTTGAAGTTCTCTAAATTCTTTATTTTTAGGATGATAACTAATCAAATCTCCACCACATCCTTTTTTAGAAACATTATAAAGTTTGCCACTGTTCCAACAATAATTAATATATCTTTCTTCTAAAAGTCTTAATTTATCCTCGTTATCAACTTCTATTTCTTTATATGTTAGTTCAAAGCTTTCTTTCCCATATTTCTCATATGCTCTCTGAAGATGAAAACAATGATGTTCTCCTTTTTTTAACTGTCTAAAATGTGCTCTCTTTCTCTTAGCAATATCTATAGTAGAACCTATATAGAACTTGCCATTTTCTTTGTTTGTAATTTTATAAATAAATCCTTTCATATGAACTTCGTTTTAATATAAATAGTTAGTATAATTAAAATATAACCCATATGAAAGGAATTTTCAAGTATTTTTGTTATTTTTTAACCAACATTTAAAGGAAATTTAATTACAGAATCTGGATAATAATCAACAATTTCAAAATCTTCATATTTGAAATCTTCAATAGATTTTTGATTACCATGTATAATCAGCTTTGGAACAATATCAGAACCTTTCCTTGATAATTGTTCATTAATTCCACCCATGTGATTTAGATAAATGTGACAATCGCCAACACTATAAACCAATTCATCTGGAATCATATTCACCAACTTTGCAATTATGTGCGTAAGTAGGGCATATTGTGACCAATTGAATGGAGTCCCACACATATAATCATTGCTGCGCATATTAAACATACAAGAAAGCCCATATTTTGGGATGCCATTTTCTTCTAGTTTTGCCTCTAATTCAAGTTTAGACTTTATTGATGCCCAAGGATTAGTAATCAATTCATAAGTTTCAATGTCGTTTGTTTTTTCTTTATAAAGTTCCCACCTTTCATATTTGGTCAATTCCCTTGTATAGAACTGAAACATCGTATGACAAGGTGGCAATGCCATATCCTCCAATTTAGCTGGGTTATATGCCACACAGAGCATTCTTCTATCATTTGGATTTTCTTTCAATGTTTTAATAACATTATATATCTGGTCGATAGAAGTATCACCAAAATGTCTCCATTGTGCCCCATATATTGGTCCTAAGTCGCCAAATCTGTATTTATTTCCAAAGTCTTGCCATATTTCGACTTTTTGCAACGTTAGGTCTAAGAATTCCTCTTTTGTTATGTTTTGGAGCCAGTTTTGGTCATTTATTTTATTTTCATTTTCAATCCAATATTCATAATTAACTCTACCCCTAACTGTATTAAATATATATGAGTCATCTTCATCTAGGCATATCATATATTGTTTTGGTTTGATTGTGTTTGCTATATTGGTTTTAAACCAACGATATGCGTCATCGTCCCAAATATGAACTTTGTTCCGTACAAGATATTCGATATTCATAGCTCCGTGAGAGTTATATGGTCTTTGTAAAAACCACAATAATTCGTGTATAATGCCCTTTGTAAAAACTTTTTTTGTTGTAAGCAATGGTAAACCTTTTTTTAAATTGAATCTTAATTGCCTACCAAAAACGGATTTAACACGACCAGCTCTAGTATCTTTTTCAACCCCATTGTTAAGAATGTCTTTCAATAAGTTCAAATATTGTTTATCAGTTTCAGTCATTTTTATCCTCTATTTTTTCTTCGTTATTATTTGGCGTATTTCCTTGATTCTGTGGCTGATTTTTTAAACTATCAATGTATTGCATAATTATTGGACTGTTGCCAATAAATTCGCCCATATTTGAAAGTTTATGTTTATAACAATTAGAAGATTCATCGTCATCAATTTCTTGTACCCATTTTTCAAAATTTTTATCCAAGTCTCTAATTATATTTGGTTTAGCCCTTTTCCTAACTTGATTTTCAATAAATTCTCCCCTTCTTTTTTTACTTGGGTAGAAAACGTCATAATCAATATTTTGTTCATTGAACAATTCCCTGACATTTTCAGATGCTGGAATAAAAACAATATCATAATCGTCAACCACACCCATTACTTCATTAACGATACTATCTAAATTTACGCTGCTAGCATCAAATATTTTCGCTTTATCGCCATAAGTGTTGTTTAAAAATGATTTACCGCATCCAATAAAACTGCTAATTATTATTCCCATACACTGTAGTCAAAATCTTTCATTTTAGAATGGTCTTCAAATAAACCCTCCAAATTATTTTCAATGCTAGAATTTGATTTTTCTCTCTTAATTCTGTTAAATATTTCCTTTTGCATTTCAAGTTGCATTTCCTTTTTCGTCTTGTCCATTTTTTTCTAACCTTTCTTTTAATCTAGTTAGTTTATAATCTTTTTCTGTTTCAAAGTCCTCATAATTCATTAATGTTGCAATCTGTTCTACCATAATAGAGACATCTGCAAGTTCAGTCATCACGTCATAATGGCTAGCCCTACCTCTTTTGAATCTACTTAAAGCAGTCAGCAATTCTCCAACTTCCTCATAAACCATATTAACTTGCGCTTCTTCGCCCCATTTAGAAAGGGCTTTCTGATAAAGTTCTATCCTCTTATCTTTCTCCATCACTTATAAAATTTTTGCCTTCTGTGTAAAGTTGTTTACCAACCGCTTCCAATGCAGAGCATATTGTATTGAAACTAGCCTCAGATAATGTAACGTCTTTCTCACAGATTATCTTATCTTTATTATCTTTCATTGTAAACTTTCCATTGTCATAAAAAACAAAAATGCCATCTTCCATGCGGAATGTCAACTCCCCATCTAGAGTTGCAAGGTCAGCATTTTCTAGCTTTTCATATTCATATCCCTTAGATTTAACGTACTCATTCAGTGCTTTGCCTTGGGAGGATGCATCACGGAATAAAAGGTAATCTCTTACGTCCACTTTATCATACTGGTATTGTGTGCCATTATTGAATACGACCTTTAATGTCTTCAATTCATTGTCATGGTCTATACATTCAGAATACCTAATATTGCTACTTTGATACCAAGTTTTGTCAGTATCATTTGCGTAAAAATTAAAAATTTTACTCATAACTTTGTCTGTCTATTGCTTTTACTACTGGAAATCTAAGTAAACCGTCATTTGTCACCCCAAAATAACAAACTGTTGCCATTTTACCCATATACTTTTCCTTATTTTCTAATATTTCTTTACATTTTTCATCCGTGAATGCTAACGTTGCATTACAAATTTTATCATTTTTCAATTTTATTGTAAAACTTTCAGCAATTGTTTGATTTTTGCCAATATTCACGTCAATTATTTCAAATTCATCATCTAGGAATTCTTTATATTTTAATAAATTTTTACTTCTTTTATGCTCATAAGGCGCATCAGTCCTTATTATTGCTCCTTCATACCCATCTTTTCTAAATTCATCGAAATATTTGTCAGCATCCTCTCTAGATTTAATTTCAAATGTTGGTACAACCACAACATTTTTCATGTTCGATAAATTATTTTTTATGAATTCTGACCTTTCTGAAAAACTTATTTCTTCGTTATCATCAAACCAAACATCATACACATAATATTTTACTTTTGATTCAATTTCTTTTTTGTCATTTTCAGTAAGTTTCTTCTTTCTCACTAAAGAAACAATTTTATTGAAATCATCATGTAATTCATGGTTATACAACTCACCATCCAAATGTATGTTTTTGTTGCTTTCTAGTAATTCTTTGACATCTTTTTCGATGTGTTGTGTTGTTTCAAATAACATATTATGCCTACTCAAAGATTGAATTTCACCAGTATTACAAGATATATTGCATCTTATTCCATCTAATTTTGGCTGAATGAATTTCATTTCTTTCTTATAATTCCCATCATATTTTTTCGCTAACATTGGTGGATTGAATGTTACATTATATATATCTTCAATAGAAAGAACAAAACCTTCACGGTCTCTTTTCTTTTTCCACAGTGATGAAGCCTCAAGAACCGCTTGCTGCTCATTGTTTGTCTCGTTTGAACGCCCAATATTCTTAGCTTCGCAATAAACTTTATCTGATATTTGATTTACGCCATTAATGTTGCCAAACTCAGTCCAATAATAATTGTTTTCCACAAATATACTCCATTTGTTTATTGCACCAGTGGCTGTTTGTTTGTACAAAGTCGGAAATTCCATATTTTTTATTGCAAAGATATGTAAAAAAAATTAAAAAAACAAGTAATCCTGTTTAAAAAGCATAAAATTGCGTTATATTTTAAATGTAACTATTAAAAAATTATGAGTAGATTTAGAGAAGAAGATTACACAAAAGAGTTTAACGAGGTGATGAATTATATGTCAAACACCTTGTACAATGAATTTCCTACCGACACTATAACATTAGAATACTTGATTCTTTCCATTCTAGACAATAGGAATAGTCATGCAAACATGATTCTAGATAATTGTTTAATGTCGGATAACATTGAGGAACTTAGGAAAATATATGTATCTGTGCTCGATAAGCATATGAAGCCCCAGCTTAAAATGGATAACGCTCAATTTAATGACGAGTTAATTAAAGCAATCGAAGAATCAAAAAATGAGGCAGAAAAACTTGGGTCACCGATTATAGGAACTGAACATTTGCTATTGGCGATTTTAAACAAGGAAAATGGTTTTTCAGAAACAGAAGTTTTTGATAAATTTAGATTGGAGTATGATTTCATTTTCAATAAATGCCATATATCAATGGATAATAAAAAACAAATAAAAGAAACAAAACCGAAAAAATTACAAACAAAAAAAATTTCCAATAAAAAAAATAATATGCCATTAAAAAGTGAGGTGAATACAAAAATTATATCTACAAATTCTTCAAATGAATTTGTTGAACAATATACAACTAGTCTAAATAAATTGGCATTGGATGGCAAAATTGATGAAATCGTTGGAAGAGAACAAGAAATCAACGAAATAATAAAGGTTTTGTCTAGAAGAAAGAAAAATAATGCTGTATTAGTAGGAGAAGGCGGTTGTGGAAAAACAGCAATTGTGTATGGTATAGCCAATATGATTGTTAACGGTGATGTTCCTGAAATCTTGGATGGAAAAGAGATAGTAATGCTTAATCCTATGGCATTGGTCAGCGGAACTCATTTTAGGGGAATGTTTGAGGAAAGAATTAACGGCTTGTTTACTGAACTTAAAAAAAGCAGTAAATATATTTTGTTCATTGATGATATACACACTGTGCTGAAAAACGGGAGTAAAGAAAGGGATACAGATATTAGTGGAATGATTGGAGAGGCATTATCCGAGGGTTCAATTAAAATAATTGGCGCAACAACATTCAAAGATTATAGGAATTCAATTGAAAGTAATTCGTCTCTATCTAGGAAGTTCCAAAAAATTATTATCGACCCAGTTAGTAATGCAGAAGCAGTCAAAATATTGACCAATAACAAAAAATATTACGAAGAGTATCATAATGTGCAATATACTGAAAAAGCAATAAAAAAGGCTGTTGACCTAGCAGAAAGGTATATTACAGATAGGACACTGCCAGATTCAGCATTTGATATTATTGACTTGGCTGGAGCAAATACCTCTTTGATTGACAGAGAACCAATAGAAATACAAAACATCAAAAAAAGAATCAAAGAAATACAAAATGAAAAGGAGAATTCATTAAACAACGGAGATTTTGAAAAGATTGATGTTTTGAATGCTGAAGAAAATGTATTGAATGCAGATGTTGCCGATTATAGAAGAAGTAATCATAAAGATTCAATTGAACAAATCGTAATTAATGAAGATACAATATCTAATGTTGTCTCAGAAATAACTAAGATACCTGTATCAAAATTGTCTTCATCAGAAAAAAGTAAAATCGCACATATTGATGACACATTGAAAAAGAGTATCATTGGTCAAGATGAGGCAATTGATAGCGTATGTAGGGTAATTAAAAGGAATAAAGTCGGTCTTGGGGATAAAACTAAAACAATGGCAAACATCCTTATGGTTGGTCCAACTGGAAGTGGTAAAACACTTATTGCTAAAAAACTAGCGGAAGAAATATTTGGCGATGAAAAAGCATTGATTAGAATAGATATGTCAGAATATTCAGAGAAAAATTCTGTTTCTAAACTTACGGGAGCAGCCCCAGGATATGTCGGTTATGAAAATGGTGGACAACTCACAGAAGCCATCAAGCATAAGCAGCATTGTGTTCTTCTTCTAGATGAGATTGAAAAGGCTGACCAAGAGGTTTATAACGTATTCTTACAACTATTCGATGAAGGCAGACTAACTGATAGTGCTGGACAGATTGTTAATTTCAAAAACGTTATTGTCCTTATGACATCTAACATAGGTGCTAGAAAAGCCGCTGAATTAGGAAATGGGTTGGGGTTTGTCAGCAACGAAGACTCAAATAAAAAGTCGATTATTGATAAAGAACTGAAAAAGAAATTTACTCCAGAATTTATAAATAGAATTGACCAAATAGTATATTTTAATAATTTAACAGATGATAATTTAAAAAATATAGTTAAATTAGAAATAAATAAATTCAATAATAGATTAAATAATATAGAATATAATATAGAGTATACTGATGATGTAGTAAACTATATACATGCAGAAGCAATCAAGAAAAAGGATTTGGGAGCAAGACCAATTATAAGGCTAATACAAACAAACATTGAAGATAAAATCACAGAACTTATGCTCACAAACGATTATGAACCGAAATATGTGTTCCATGCTTCTTGCGAAAATGATGAAATTGTAATTAAATGACATTTCTCTCATAATTCAAATATTTTATAGTTAAACTGAAGGGGGAAGCGATTTATCAAAACAATAACTTCCCCTAATTTTTTTTAAAAATAAGCAAAATATATTAAAAATTTTGGATATTTCAATTTTTTTTCATATATTTGCATCCGTAAATCGTAATCTCTTATGATGATAGATTTATGCAACAAACTCATAGACAATGATTTAACGAGAAAAGAGTTGTTGGAACGTGTAGAAATACGCAAAACATCGGAAAAAGATTTAGAACAGATTTGTAAGACCTTGGCAAAGTCATTTAATCTTAGTTCAGAATTTGAAGCATTATTTCAATTAGAAAACTCAAAGGCAATATTAAATGAATCAATAAAACTAGTAGATAAAGAAACAGACGATATATATGGCTTGTTGATTTTCACTGAATATCCAATTGATAAGGGTTCTCCTATACGAATGGTAGAAAGTGGCATCACACAATATTTAAGTGATTATAAACAAGTAAACGGTCATTCATTCATTATTGATGAACGCCTAAGAAACAGTGGGCTAGATAAAAAAATGTTACATTTCAATGTGGATTTTTTAATCGAAAACTATGATTTCATCTGGATTGGTATCGAAGAATCTCTGAGGTCGAAATCCTATTGGAAAAGATTAGGGTTTGTAGAAATCTTCACAATACCAGAAGCAAGTTTTTATCTTATGCCATTAAGCAAAAAAATGATTAACGAATATTTATAATAAATGTACATTCGTTATGAAAACAATTATATTGTCTGAAAATGGATTTAGAAAAATAAACAACACAATAATCGAAGAGTCCTACAGCGATAAAATTGAACTAGTTAAAAAATATCTAGATAACAATTTTATGAGAGCCACTTTTGAAAAAGATGGAGAAAATGTAGGAATCTTCGTGAAATTGAGTAATCATCTTCCAACTGAGAAATCTTATTGGAAGCAAGACGTATTAGACATATTAGACAAAGAATTTAATAATACAATAACTGATAAAAAAGAAAGAGACGGATTTCTAAGCCAATTACTAGATGATTGGTATAATAACAAAATTAGTAAGTATGGAAGTCTGTCAGCATACAATTTTTAATAACTAAGAGGATGTGGTAACGTAACTCGCTCTCACATATCGTTACCCAATCAACCATTATTAGTTGAGCCTCACATAAAATTTAGAATGATGAGAATAGTAAAAAAATTAATTTTAACGTGTTTAATGTCGATTCTTGTGTTGACAGTAAATGCACAAGCAAAAAAAATGTATGATTGGACAAAAATAATGAATGCCATCATACAAGTAGAAAGTAAAGGAAATAGTAAAGCGTACAATGCAAATGGTGACTGTGTTGGAATTTTGCAAATTACGCCAATACTAGTGAAACAATGCAACATTTGGTTGAAAAACCAAAAATCTCAGAAACGATATACTTTGCAAGATAGGTATGACGTTGAAAAATCGAAGGAAATGTTTATCATGATACAAGAACATTATAATCCTTCACATAGTGTTGAAAAAGCGATAAGACTTTGGAATGGAGGACCTAGTTACACAATTAAAGGTACTAATGGTTACTATAAGAAAGTTATGAAATATTATAATGGGAGCAACTAGCCCCCATTTTTTGTTTATTTAACATTCAATATTTGTATTTTAAAAAGGATACTTATATATTTGCATTATGGAAACGATACAATTAGAATTATTTGATGAGAAGTCACAATTAATCACCAAAATAAAATTTATGAATGGTTGGGTTTTAGTGGATAATCGTGATAGAGACATTAAAATTAGTGTAGGATTAAAACACCATTATCCTTTGGTTGTAAACTTAAAAGAAGAAAAAATATATGATTCTACTTGCGGTGAATCTCGAATTTTACCAACTGATATATACGCTAAAAAAATTAATATAAAACACTATATCCAAGTTTCAAATGTGTTGAGACTACAAAAAATGATATATAACAAAAAGAAATTTCAATTGGAAATAAAAAAATGAGGAAAACTATCTTTTCCTCATTTTATATTGATTGATTTTTTTACTACCAAAAGCCAAGTCATCGTAATTTTTTACGCCACTGTTTGCCTTTGATTGTCTTGGGAACTCTTTGAAGTTTCTAGCGGCATTTGGTGTATTAAGCCATCTATCTGTCGTGTTTTTTTGGTTTAAACCATCAATACTATCAAAATTTTCTGAATCATTATCAACGCTGTTACCCATTCTATCAGACATCATATCACGCATGGTTGAACCAGTTATATTGCGAATCATTGGGTCATTCATTTGTGAATATGCGCTAGAAAGCCCCAAGTCATTTATGTTTTGGTTGCCATCTAGCTCAATATCCATAATGTCATCTTGATATTTGCTATATGCACCCTCTCTAATGATTCTTTTAACTGATTTTTCTATTATATTTTTTAAATCCGACTCTGTTAATCTAATAATTTTTCTCATAGTAACTAATTTTTTTAATAGGGTATTTCCTATTCTTTATTGGAAAATCCCTATTTTTACATAAATACCTTGTTTTTCATAAAAAAATTAAATATCTTTGCAATAGTTATAAAAAAAGTGATTATGAAAAAGATTATTAGTATTTTAATTGCGCTAGTAATGTGTGTGTCATTATCATCTTGTATCACAACAGCGCAAGCACAAGATGATGGGGTTTATGGTGATAACGTTGACATCAGTATAGTTATCTCAAATGGAACTCCTTATTATAATAGTAGTGGTCTTTTACTATACTATATATACCGTGATTATTATTATTATCCATTCTATTACAATAATAGGTATTATTTTCATAGGTATCATAGACCATTACCTCCATCTAGGATGAATAGGTATAGACCAATCCCAAGAGATTTTTATAGGCATAGACCACCACATAGATACTATGTAACACCTCCTAACAGAAGTACATACCATATTAGGTCAAATTTTAATCACAGACCAAATATAGGTAATCATAGGTATGGTAATGGGAACTTTGGAAGACAACAAATGCATAAAACTCAACCTAGAAATGGCGGCAGATTCGGTGGAAGGAGGTAAATATTAAAAAATATTAAAAAAAAATTCTGTAAAATTTGGAAGTTTGGGAAAAAACTTATATATTTGCAATATCAAACTTAGAAAAAGATATTAACGTTACAAATTTAATTTAGATTATGGAAGCAAAAATTTTTGTTATCGCTTTCCCAACTATGGAAACAGTTGTGGAGAAAATTAGTTCAGCACTTGATGAGGCTTTTAACGTAAAGCCAAAAAAGGCTGAGAAGTGTAAGGAAAAAGAGGCTTGCAAGCCTAAGTGTTGTGAGCGTGACTTTACGCCACCAAGATTTAAGAATCACAGTTTTATGCCACCAGCACCAATTCCACAATGGGGTGTTTGCGGAGAAGAGGCAAACGATGACCTTCGTTTCGGGGCTGAATTTGCTGTAGATGAACCACGCTGTGAAGACTATGACAAGCGTTGGCAGTTTGAAAGTGACCACGAAGCATTCGACCGCTTTGTAGAGGCTGGTGAGGATTGTGTTGCAAGAGGTCTTGCAAGACCAGAAGGCGTTACAGCGCACAGATGCAATGCAGTACGTAAAAAGTTGAATGAAGCACCTCCAATGAATTTGGACTTGATTGGAGAGACACATTGGTGGGAGACTTTTGAAGATTTTGATTTTTAACCTAATTTAACGTGAAAGATTTTGAATCTTTCACGTTTTTTTATATTTTTGCAATATGAGTAAAAAATTAGAGTATTTTTTATTAGATAGCCCTCTTTTACCTTGGAGTTTTTTTATATCCGTTAAACTGTGGAAAAAACTATGTATTAGGAAGCATAAACTAGCTAAAAAGTTGGGAATATATGATTATACGAAAATTTGAATTCGAGAATATAACCAAAGATTTCGTATCGGATAAACAAATAATTAAAAATGAAAAATCAATGGAGTAAACCTATAGTTTTAAAAACTTATAAATACAAAGGCTTTATAATAGAGTATTGGGAACAATCATTTTCAACAAATTATTCTGTTGTATGGCATCATGAATTTGTGGGTTTTAAAAATGGAGAAAGAGTAACAAGTGAATTAAATCAACATCGTAGATATACTGATTGTATTAACGAAATTAAAAACATTATAATAAATGGGTAATAAAAGAGACGGTCTTGGAGATAGAATGAAAAATAACTATGAGAACAGAGCCAAGACATATTTATTGAGAAGAACACCAGTAATTATTAGGCTAGATGGTAAAGCATTCCACACATTTACAAGAGGTTTTGTGAAACCTTTTGATGCAAGACTTATGCGTGTAATGCAAGAAACAACATTAGAGCTTTGCAGAAACATCCAAGGATGTGTATTCGGCTACACGCAATCTGACGAGATTACTCTTGTGTTAGTTGATTATAATGCACTTGATACTGACGCATGGTTTGACTATGGTGTTGAAAAAATGTGCTCAGTGGCAGCATCTATGTGTACGTTATATTTTAATAGAATTTTCGCTAGAATTTGCGGAGATTTTATTAAAGAACATGCTTCAAATGCAAAAGATAAAAAGAATCTTGGTGATGTAGCATGCCAAGTTGATAGGGTTCTGAAAGCATATATGAGGGGAATCAAAAATGGCGGGTTGTTCGATGCTAGAGTGTTCAACGTTCCAGAGGGAGAAGTCACAAATTGCGTACTTTGGAGACAGAATGACGCAACAAGAAACTCTGTATCTTCATTAGCCCAAGCATATTTTTCACCAAAAGAATTGCATGGTAAAAACAGTAGCCAAATGCAAGATATGATGATGGAGAAATACAGTATCAATTGGAATAACTTGTCAATTCCAGAGAAGAGGGGTACTGCAATTATTAAGAATGGTGAAGGTGATTGGGTAATTGATGAGGAAATGCCAATACTAAGAGGTGAAGGTAGGGAATACCTAGAATCTAGAATACATTTTGAGGAAGAAGGTTAAATAATATTAAAATTGGAGTAGTTATTTGGCTATTCCAATTTTTTTTCGTATATTTGCATCAAACGATAAAACACTATATATATGGAAAAAACGATTAAGAACATAATTGAAGATAGCAAAAAAGGAAAAACCAATAAAGTATATGGGCTAATAAATAAGAAAAGTTTAATTAGGGAATATGAATGTCTAATTGTACCTATTAAACATATATTGGGTCATTTATTTCCTAGTGCTATTAGTAAAAATTATAAAATTTTATTAACAAATACTAACAACGGCTACACTAAGATAATTGAAACTTGGCTTTCAGATGTAGAACTGAATGGAAATAGGTTTTCATCGGATGACATACATTTTTGGAGGTATTATACAAACAAAAAAGATGCATTGGAAGAAGCAGTATCTACATATTGTTCCTTAAGCGAAGATGCTGAGTATTTGAGGGAAAATATAATTAAATTCTCCGATGAAGAAACTAGGGAGTTCTTAAAGGAACATGATAGTAGAATTATAAACGACAGAAAAATTTTTAAAAATAGACAAATAAAATAAATATGAAAGATACTTTCCAAACAATTACTGACGATAAAAGACTACTTTACGAATATGTCAGGGGTTCACATTTATATGGACTAAATAATGAAGATTCGGACGTAGATACAAGCGGACTTTATATTGCAACTAAAGAGGCGTTCATGGGGTTAGGTGCGGATTATCAAGACCAAATTTCTGATGAACGTCACGATACCACGTGGTATGAAATAGGCAATTTTGCTAACTTAATTCTCAAATCCAACCCAACGGTTTTAGAGGCATTGTTTGTTCCAGAGAATAAAATCATAACACCACCTAGTGAACTTATTATGCCTCTGTTTGAGAATAGAGACCAATTCATCACTAAAAAATGTTTTAAGCCATTCGTTCAATACGCTATTGAACAAATCCATAAAGCAAGAGGATTGAATAAAAAAATTGTTAACCCAGTAACGCAAAGACTCACTCCTTTTGATTTTGCGTATACCTTCTATAACCAAGGAAGCACTAAAATATCTAATTGGCTGAATAATAGAGGTTTGGATAAAAATTTCTGTGGTCTAGTGCATATTCCGAATATGCATGATACATATGGTGTATATTATGATTGGGGTGCTCATATCCACCATAATTTAATCAAATATGAGGACTTGGAGTTGGCCGCTTTTGGCGCAAATCCTTTTGGTTTGCTGTTTTTTGGATGGTTTGGTTATGGACGTGTGGATGAAGAGACGCAGAAATTCGCCAAGTTCATCAAAAACTTTTATGGCATCAATACAAAAAAAGAACTTAAAGAGTGGTATGATAAAAACCAAGAGGTAATCCATTATCGTGGAATGTGCCTTGATAATTCAACGGACATGAGAGGGTCTTCTGTGTCAAAGGGAGAAACGCCTATCTGTTGGATGGTATATAACGAGAGTGGTTTCAAAGACCATTGCAAAAAATATAAAGAATATAAAGACTGGGAAAAATTCCGTAATCCAAAACGCTACGAATCGAATCTAGACAAAAACTATGATTCCAAAAACATGATGCATTGTGTAAGACTTATGCATATGGGTCAAGAAATCGCTGAAGGTAAAGGAATTAATCTTGAAAGAACTTGGGATAAAGAGTTTTTGATGAACATTCGCAACCATAAGTATGAGTATGACGAACTTATGGCTATTGTTGACGAAGACAAACTAAAACTCGATGAAGCCATCAAAAACTCTACGATTAGAGAAAGCATTGATGTTGATTTGGTAAATAACTTGTTAATTGATATTAGAAAAAAAGCGTATGGGTTGCTTTAATAAATATGATGAGACTAGTTAATGCTAAAAAACGTTAAAATATTTGGTTTTATAACATTTTTTTTATATCTTTGCATTGAAAATTATTTTAAATTTTAGAAAATGAATAGAGAACAGTTACAAAGATTAGCAAGCGAGTGGACTCGCATGGCTAAAAATGACATTAGAAACAAGGTTATCTCTTTTATGAGAGAGGTTGATGCCAGCGAGAGAGAACTTGCTTACGTCCTAGCAATTTCTGACGGAGAGCTGAATCAAATTCTTGAGGGTAATGGAGAGATTTCACTCTCAACATTCGCCAAACTGCTTATTGCAACTGGAAACGCTTTAGAGATTAAACCTATTGACGAAACACCAATTGGTAATTACGAGAATCTTCCTAGCGAGGAGGAATTTGAGCGTCCATTGCCACGTCCAAACATCTTTGAGCGTCCAAGACCTCAGATGAATCATCCTCAGTTCACAAGACCTAATTTTACTCGTCCAATTGGGGAAGAGCGAGAAAACGATTTTATTCCACCGATGCCAGAAAGTCTTCGTGAGGTATTTGAGAGAAGGTTTAACAAACCGAATCGGAATGTTGAAGAGCCTAACCATGAGGTAAGACAGCCACGTGATGAACATGGTCGTTTTGCACCTCGTCAGCCAAGACAAGAGGAAGCACCTCGTCACGAGACCCCATCGTCTCCATTTGCTTCGATGGGAACTGATGAACTTGTAAAAATCATCAGAGAAAGACTTTGGGATTCTGAGATTAATCTTGCCACTGCAAGTAAAAACGATTTGGTTAAATTCCTTGACGAGAAGAACAAGAGAATGGCTGAGTTCAAGAGAATGAAGGCTCTTGAAAATGACCCAAAGGTGAATGAATTCATTGGTCGTATGAAGACCACTTTTAAAAACAATCCACATTTGCGTGATTGGGTTAAAAAAATTCTCGGTGAGGACACTGAGTAAATTAAAATCTATATAATTAATAGGGGTGGTGTAAAAATACTACCCCTATTTTTTTGTTTTTTAACATTTTTTACATATATTTGCAAAAAAATGTTAAAATGCCAAGAAAAAAGAAAACAGAGAATAAACAGTATATTTGGTCAGAATACCAAAAAAAAATTTTCTCATTCATAGAACATGAGCAAGGTCACTTGGTTGTAGAAGCTTGTGCTGGTAGTGGAAAATCTACAACATTAATTAAATGCTTAGATTTTATACCATCAAATGATAAAATTTTATTGACTGCGTTTAACACTGATATTGTAAACGAGTTAAAGAAAAAAACTAATGGTAAAGATAACATAGACATAAAAACATTGCATGGATTGGGATTACAATTTATCAAAAGAAATTTGCCACAAGTTAGTGCAATTCCTGAACCATTTAAATATGATTCATACATAAAAAACAATCTGAAAGAACTGTCTTCTTTGAATACTTATACTTTGAAAGGTGGTAAATACTTTAGGTATATCGAAAACATTAAAAAATATGTTGATTTTGGTAGATTCTATTTGTGTCAAACAGTTAAAGATTTAGATTTTATAGAAGATAGATATAATATTGATACAATTGCAGATGAGAAAGAGATTGCAATAAATGTCATGGAATGGGGCAAAAATGCCCTAGAAACGATTGATTATACCGACATGGTATGGTTGCCCAATGCATTGTTTTTAAAGCCTCTAGGACTCTTATATGACTTTATAATGATTGATGAGGTTCAAGACATGAACAAAGCCGAAAGAGAATTGGTTCTAAAATGTTTTAAAATGGGAACTAGAATGATGTCAGTTGGTGATGAAAAACAGTGCCTTTATTCATTTGCTGGAGCAGATTCAGACTCGTTCAAGATACTTAAATCAATGCCCAATACGACTTGTTTGCCACTTAGTATCTCATATCGCTGTGGTAAAAAAATTGTGGATTTTGCACACAAAATAGTTAAAAATATTGAGGCAGCAGATGGCGCAATTGATGGTCAGATTTTACGAAATGTGTCTCTAGAAGATGTCCAAGATGGTGACATGATATTGTGCAGGAATAATGCACCATTAGTCCAGATATATAATGAATTTTTGAAATTAGGGAAAAAGTGTTTCATTAGAGGCAAAGAAATCGGTTCGAATCTTAAATTACTTGTCAAAAACACAAAACAAGATGAACTAAATGCCGATTGCCAAAAAGATGGCGTGTTTGTTAGACTTTATGACGATTTATTCACATCTAGAAATAAATTAATGGAGAAATTTGGCATTGATGCTGAAACAGCAATTAATTCTCCACAAATACAAAACAAACTAGATATGATAAATGCGCTTGAAATTTTATCTGAAGGGATTAACACGTCAGAGGAAATTATAGCCAAGATTGATGAAATATTTCCCAAGAGAGATAAAAAAAGTGGAATTTCATTGTCAACAATCCATAAGGCAAAAGGTCTTGAAGCAGAGAACGTATACATAGCTTGTGAGTCTTTAATGCCTAGCAAATCTGCGAAAAAAGACTGGGAAATTAAGCAAGAGTACAATCTAATGTATGTTGCATATACTAGAGCAAAAAAAACACTTGGTTTCATAGATGAGAAAGATTTTGAAAAATTTAATACATCAAACCCAAACAGTATTGCGGTGCTTAATAGAATCGAAATACAAGTGAATAAAGTTTTGAATAAATCAACTAGGATTATTATTAATGAAACAAACGCTAGAGCGATAGTTAGTAATGCGAAAAAAATAGATAAAAACATATTTACTAGTGCAACAATTAATATGAATTCGGTAGGAAGAAGAAAGATAAACTCTTTTTCTGAATTACTAAAAACTAAAAAATCTAAAAAATAAATCATGAACACAAACAAAGTAAAAAAAATAATCAAAATGAGCACCACTTGGTGTGGTCCTTGTAGGGCATATGCGCCAACATTCCATAAAGTTAAAGATATGGATGAGTTTAAAGATATTGAATTTAAAGAAATTGATATTGAAAATGATGAAAATGGTGATGTACTAGCAGAAAAATATCAGATTAGGTCAGTACCAACAACGATTCTATTAGATGAAAACGATGAACTTATATACAAAGTAATGGGTAACATTCCATTAAATGAGTTAACAAATATAATAAATGAGGCGTTAAAAGATAGATAATATGATAATTGGTTTCGCTGGAAGATGTAGGAGTGGAAAAACTGTTTTATCTGAAGTGTGCGAGAAATATGGGTATCAACGTTTATCTTTTGCTCTTCCACTAAAACAACTTTGTGCTGATATACTAGATATTTCAATTGATGAATTAAATCGAGCAAAAAATGAAAACATACCAATAGAAATTACAATTGGTAAAGACGTTTGTGAAATTTTATCTGAAGAAACAAACATACCAATTGAAACAACAACTGAGATATGTGATGGAAAATATCTGCACACCGTGAGAGATATGCTACAATTCATAGGAACTGATTATATACGAAAATATAATTCTGATTGGCATGTCAATAGAATCAGAGAAATGATTGAAGACAATGTGAACTACGTGATAGATGATGTCAGGTTCCCAAATGAAAAACGGATGATTGAAGAACTAGGCGGGGATTGCTGGTTCGTAACACGAACAACTTTAGATAATGTATCTAATCACGAGTCAGAAACTTCGATAACTTGGAAAGATTGTATGAATAAAGTAATAATCAATGATTCAACATTAAATGAGTTACTTTTCAAATGGGAAATATTCATGGATAACTATACACGCTCTTGCGTGATTAGGGATGAAGAATTTAATAAAATATTGGAGAATGGACTTAATGAAAACATATCTTCTTTATCTGTCTTGAGCGTATTAATGCTATCTCCGTCATTGTTTGATTACTGCCCAAAAGACATTGAGAAAAACAGCGTAGATTCAATTACTATGAATGAAGATAAAAGTGTGTTTATAAAATATATTGATGGGAGCATTGAAATGGTAGACCATCCACTTATAATTGAAGATTTAAAAATATATGTCAGCTAAAGTAGATGTAAAATATAAAGATGGCTCTAAAATATTCTTTGTGAGTGATACCCACTTTGGTCATGGAAACATAATCAAATTCTGTGACCGTCCTTTCAAAAATGTGGAGGAAATGGATAAAGCACTAATCGAAAATTGGAACAATAAAGTTCCTACTGATGGGTTAGTATTCCACCTTGGAGATTTTGGATGGGGTGGGTATCAAGAATACAAAAAAATAAGAGAGCAATTGAACGGTAAAATCATACTGATTAAAGGGAATCATGATTTTAAAAATGGTTGTCAGTCGGAAGCACAATATAATGAACTGTTTGAGTTCACAACCCAGCAACTGTTAATAGAAATTGAAGGTAGAAAAATCTACCTTAATCATGTGCCTTTTCTTTGTTATGGTGGAACATACCGTGACCCCAAAGGTTTAGTATATCAACTTTTCGGCCACGTACACTCTGGTCCTGGAAAAAAAGGAGAAGACTTAGTTAGATTAAAATATCTATTCCCGACACAGTATGATGTAGGGGTCGATAACAATGATTATACTCCAATTTCTTGGCATGAAGTAGAAGAGAAAATAGGCAAGCAACTATTGAAAAGTAAGTATAGTAAATGAAAAAAATTCACGCAAAAAGAGTTAGAAGACAAACCATATGCCTAGAGTTTGTAAAATTCCTTAAAATGATGAACATATATGGAAGTTATAGGTATTTTTTTGCTAAAAACATAGATAAAGAGTTTCCACAAATTGATAAATTCTATTATTTTTGGGGAAATCTAGTTTATTTGATGAAAACACGCAAAGATAGAAACTGTAAACGTTCCATTTTAAGAGAATTTTATTATGAATTACTACATTATAATAAATTGTATAAAGAGACAATTGATGTTGTTTTTTTCAGATGGGTGGAAATATATGATAATGGAAAAGACTATAACATATCAAAAATAAAACTATACAAAGAACTCTTCTGGCTCTATTTGTGTGATAAAGGTTATGATATGTCAATTTTAATAAATTAAAAATGGCAAGTATTGACTCACGTTTTGTACATTATGACATGCATTACCGCAGAATGATTGGAAACTATGATATAGCTCCACTTGAAGCTTTTGAAGTGTTTATGAAGTTCTTGAGAGAATTTAAATTTATTGGAACTTTTCACTACTATTTGAATCAAAAATATGGAAGTTTCTCACAATATTATAAAAAATATTTTTTGAAAAGAATCGTCCATTACCAATCATATTCTGACAATAGTCACAGATGTTTTCGTGGAAAATGTGTATACAACTGGTTTGAAGATACCTTTCTTCTGTTCCCTTTCGCATATAATGATAAAGGCGTTTTTATACCATACTGTATATCTTATGCTAGGATTATGTACTTAAAAGAATTTTGGTATCTTTATTGCCAAGAAAATAAAATAACTGATTCAATAATTTTAGTAGATAAGAAGGAAAACGATGAAAAATATATTGGTAATACCAGATGTTCATGGGAGGTCATTTTGGAAGAATGCGGTTTCAGAATTTGAAAATAAAGTAGCAAAAATTATATTCTTAGGCGATTACCTAGACCCATACGAATATGAGGGCATAACAAGGAAAGAGGCAATAAACAACTTTGAAGAAATAATTGCTTATAAAATAAACAATAAAGATAAAGTTGTTCTATTGCTAGGAAACCATGATATGCAATATTTCTCAAAAGAATTTCATACTAGGTCAAGATATGACTCAAGCAATGCTTGGCATATTGCAAATGACTTCAAAACGCACAGAAGCCTATTTAAACTTGCGCATGAAGAAGACATCAATGGAAAGAAATTCTTGTTTTCTCACTCTGGGCTTATGAATTCGTGGATTAAAAGGAATGAAAATGTCATAGGTGATATAACAGTCGCAAGCATAAATCATTTGTTGGAAATCCCACTTGGAATTAGAATATTAACAGATGTTTCTAGTTATAGGTCTTGGTTTGGAGAAAAAAGTGGTAGCATCGTATGGTCAGACGTTAGAGAGAAAATAGATATGAATACATCAGATGAGAATGATATAATCTCCAATACTGACGCTATTGTTGAAGGATATGATTATCAAATATTTGGGCATACACAGCAAAACGAAAAGCCAATTATAACAGATAACTGGGCTTGTTTAGATTGTAGAAAAGCTTTTATTCTTGACGATGATGGCGTTCTAAGAGAGATAGATAAGGAAATACAAAATTCTCACATTGATAAAACGGAATAATTATGCTAGGAATTGATGACGATGAACCTATCATCATTGAAGGTGAATATGCGCTTGCAATGATGGAAGAATTAAAAAATGCACATGGTCTTAATGAAAAACAAGAAAAATTCTATCGAGAATTGAAAAAAGATATAAGGAATAAAATTAAATGTAACTTAACCTTTATAAAAGTACACAAAAATGAAGATGTCAAAGCCAACAAAGAGCACAGAACAATATAAAATTCTGAGAATGCTTAGTAGAAATGACCAGTTTGAAAGAAACGGTGGCGGTCAGTTTGTTTCAATGAACCGTGTCTATAAAGACAAAAGTAAATATAACAGAAATGACAAAAAGAAAGAGTTGAGAAACAATCTCAACTCTTATTTTTTTAATTTTTTGACCACTTCTTTGCATTTTGAGCAAATATGGCCCTTTTCCTTGTTAGTGGATTTTTAGAATGTGTAAGCTCTTCGGTTGATTTACCCGTCGCTTTTTTGGTTGCAGTAAACTTTCCTTTGTTTTTAGGGTCAATATCAATCGACTCATCAACCTCTTTTCCCATTTGTTTCAAAAGTTTTTTCTCCCTTTCTCCAAAACTACCTTTTGCTGGTTTCTGTTTACGTATTGGCTGACTTCTATGCCCATAAGTAGATTTTATGAAACCTTTAGTGCTGGCTTGTTTTTGAGTATACTCTTGTATCAAACTGATTGCAGCCTCTTTAACCGCTTGTTTAAGTTCGCTTTCAGAAAGTTTTAGAATTTTAGATTCATTAAACTTATATGGGTCGTATGAAAAATCAGCATCTTCCAAATCATCCAAATCTCTTTTGCCATCAACCCATTTGTTCATTAAACGATTTCCCCTCTCGTTATCTCTGTCAGTCCAATAAGCTGCATGGTCTCTTCGATTCTGAGCAGCATCCATTATATCATGCTGACGGTCAACTGGAGATTTTCCAACATTATTCATTCTATGATACAAACCCCAAGAATAATCATTCTCCATGTCTTTATCCCCATCCATCCATTCATCATCGTCCCAACTGTTTGGTGGATTAAATGGATTGTCTAAATAATCGCCATTTGCCGCAGAATCAGCTAATGCCAATTCTTCATCACTAGGTTCACTTTTGTTCCATCTTCCACTGAAATTATCAATATCATAATTTAATGGGGTTTCAGATAATATCTTCATCGCAGCCTCTTTAACTACTTGTTTAAGTTCTGCTTCTGTCAAACTCATTTGTTTGTTCATGTTTTTGCTTTCTAATACATTATTCTGTTTAGGCCATAAAACCATACAAGTATCATAGCTTGAAAATGGGTCAGAGACAGTGCCAGCTGCCATACATTTAATGTATCCGCTAATAGCCATACCATCATCAAACATAATTTTTATCGCATACTGCTTTGAACGTGGCATGTGGTCGTATTCGTCATAATCAGTATAACCGCCATCAGATTCTATGCTGTCAGCATTGTTTAAACTAGCGCAAGGCTTCATTTCAACCTCGCACCCTAAAGATGTAATTGCTCTATAATAGTCTTCAATTGCTTGCCAATTCTCATCACTATATTTTCTAGAATCAATACCGTATTTCTTAACAATTCTATATATCTGGTTAATTCTAGCTTTGATTGATTTAGGTCTTCTGCCAATAAATTTCTCAACATCAACAGTGTTTGATAAATTCTTAGGTCTAGATTCATTAATCTTGTCTCTTAACCTCATTTTCAATTCCTCTTTCAGAGTAAAATTAACAAGATATAACTTTCGCTGCATGTCACTTAAAAAACTTTCGCAGTCACTTCTCATGCCAATATATTTATCACCCTTTTCTCCAAGTTTTTTATAAAAATCATTGGTGCAATCAATTACAGATTCCACAAATTCCTTTAACGTGCCAACTTCTCCAAATTCTTGATTCGTTGGCTTGAACATTTCTTTTGGTAACTTGCCACTTATTGATTGTTCGACTTCAGATACTTGGTCTTGAAAATCTGCAATCCTTTCAGCTATATCATCACACAATTCATGCTGGGATAGAGAGTTAGCGTCCCAGTGTAATGCTTTGATTTTAGTCTTAAATATCTCAAGTTTTTCAACAAAAGCCAATACTGTTTTATCCATAACTTAAATTATATTTATTCATTTTCTAAATTATCATCCAAAGAACCATCGCCTTCCATATCAACTATCTGGTCTTTTTTCTTTCTTCTCCTTCTTCTTTCAGCCTTATAGTCCTCAATGTCCTCTTCAGCCTCAATCTGCATCTTCTCGTTTTCAACCCAAGAACGAGTTTTCATCCTCGAATCAACATAAGCCTTTGGCACACCACTTCCTAGAATGTATGCCCCACTTGCCATTAATAACATTGCCATGTCACCCATATCAGTATCTATTTTACCATCATAAGTGACATCATATATCAGCACGAAACACATAACCAAACCAACAATAACACCAATTAATGCAGATGCCAATAATGTTATACTATTGACACTCATTGATGATTTGTCATCAATTGACTCTTTTATGTTTCTTATTATACTCATATTATATAAATATTAAAAATGCTTAAAATATTTGTATTTACACTAAATAAAAGATATATTTGCATTAAAAAATATATGGAGCACAAAAATGTATTACAAGCTAAAAAGGAACTATTACGGTTTTTAAAGAAAAAAAAGATAGTTGCCACATATACTTATACCATTTATAACCATGAATATAATATGAATGAGGTAAAAAATATATTCAAAAAATTAGAATATGCAAACACAAATAATGAAATTGCGAGGTGTTATATTGGATTGATTGGCAACATACGTGCAAATAGCCATATAATAGATACACAATATTGGAATAACGAAACATTATATAATGCCTATCTAGAATGGAAACAATATATCTGCAAAAAATTTCACGTTAATTAAAATGATATGATAGTAGAAAGAAGCATTGAACCGTATACAAGAAAACTAGTTAAGGAAAACAAGAACCTAATGTATATCTTCACCGATAATACTGATAGGGATAGCGGAAAATCTGTTATCCCCAATTCCTCATGGTATTCACAGAAATATGGCGAAGGCAAACATTATCCATCAATGACAACCGCACTTATAAGAGGATTAGATAATGCATATCCAATAACAACACAACATTGGTACAATGCACAGCATAAAGGAATAACTGGACGTTGGAATGATGAAGATTTTGAAGAATTTAAAAAAGTAATTGATGACGATTTTGAAAATATATATCAGAATTGTAAGAAATACGAAAAAATAATATTTCCAATAGGAGGAATTTTTAATTCAAAAATATCGCAATTAAATAAGGTACGAACACCAAAACTGTATTCGTACCTTATGGAAAAATGTAAAACACTTCTAACAATTTAATCTTCTTTGTAATAATAGTATTCATTGATAAACTCTTTTTCCCAAGGAGTTAAATCACGCTGCATATAACTCATAAGTTTGTTAAGATATTCCTCTTTCTTGACGTTTTCCTCTTCAGTTGTTAAATCCCAATCCAACTCCCTAGAAAAATTCTCCAATAAAGCAATTAACACACTACTGCTGTTAGATTTACTAATGTAATTAACCCAGTAATATGCATTATAACTATCAATTAACTTGGCAAAATATCTAGAATTTCTGCCGTTTACTATATTATCATCAATAAGCGAATCACCCCAATAACTTTTTGGATTTTTCGCAAAAATAAGCCTTAAATATCTTTTTATTAACTCTGGATTCAGTTTCTCAATATTGAAATAATCCAATAAATTGCCACTCTCCGTATAGTTTTTCAACACTCTCATTGCCTTACTTAACGGCATTTTGTTCAACTCGTAAATCCATCCAATATATTCTCCTTTCAAAGCCTCAATGTTTGCATCATCAGAAAAACCTTGTACAACTGTATCATTGTATGATGAATTCTTAAACCCACTAAAAAGATTTCTAGGACTCACCTCTTCCATATCACCGTTAACTTTTGACAAGTCATAGATAACAGAGCCGTGCTTTGTATTGTCATAGCCATCAATACCACTAACATTAACCCCATTATAACCGTTATACTCCATAAACAATGTTGAAAAACTCTGGCTCCCCTCATGCCTTTGAGCCATCCTAATTAACTCATAATAAGAAGGGCATCTTAACCCTAACCCATCAGCGTTAGATTTAATCCTTTGATAAAGAACACTGTTGTCATAACTAGCAGTTTTTGGGTTAAATGTGCCCATATTGGTGATTTTATAATACATATGGTTCAAATCTGCCATCATCGTATATAATACGTCACCTTGCTTTTTACTCCTAACCCTATACAAATTCTTATAAAGGTCAAAATCAACACGATATAAATGGTCTTTTATCTCAATGAAATTAGGATTCTGATTTCTGTTAAATTCACCATAATTGTCAATGTCTTTCATATTCCTATAAGTTGAGAAATATGTGCCACTACCAAAATGACCAGTTTCACGACCAGCCATCTGATATTTACTATCGCTATAGTAAGGCTTGCCATTATGCTCCTTTCCAACATGAAAATTCCATTCAGATTCCTTCAACATACCATACTGCTTGGGATTAATGTATATTTTTTTTCTATCAACAATTTCCATCATAATATTTTTTCCATATAAAAGTAAATAGTTAAATTAACCTAAAACATTTGGTTATCTCTATTTTTTTTCATATATTTGCTAACGACAAAATAGTATTTAAAAATGGATAGAGAAGAAGCTAAAAAAATTGCACTAGATGCAATCAACAAAGAAATAGAAACACATGGAGAAGATTATGTTTTCATGATGGCCCCACAACTAGGCAAAAACACGTGGACTCTGAAAGAAGCTAGGGAGTCTATCATCAATGATGCAACATTGGAAAACTCAAACTCCAATCTCATTGATGGTATCATTAATCTATATGAGTATAAAAAGAAATTAGAACAAAATAACAAATGACACGAGAACTTACATATAGAGAAGCCATTAGGGAATTCTTATTTTTTTTGAAAAAAGAAAATGCATATAAAAAATACATAAAAGCAATAAAACGACAAAAAAAAGAAGAATTTAAAAATTTGGAAAATTATATCAACGTCCTTACAATTTATCCTCTCAAAACATGTTTTAAAAACGATATGATATGCTATCTGATTGATAGGTCATTCACTTGGGTTTATACCGAAGAAGGACATGGATTTTGGGCGGAATTGGATAGAAAATGGTATCTTAAAATGGAAGGCACTAAAATTGTAGCAGAAAAATTGACAAAAAACAACAATAATATAAGTTAACGTAAAATGGATAATTTAAAAACATTATTAGCAATTCTTATGATAGCAGCTAGTATATTTGTTGCAGCATTTATTACACAAATAACTTTAATTGATAAAGATAATATTATCGTAAAACAAAACGATACAAATATTTTCGTTAAAAAATATACTCCAAAGGCTACCGTCAATAAATCTTTTAAGTTTTTTGACACATCAATGGATTCAGCCATATACAAATACCCACAAAATAAAATACTATATGAAGGAATATTAGTAAAAGCTGAACATACTCCAGACCAAGTAATTATAAAAACAAAAAAACAAGAAAAAAGAAATAACGTAACACTTAATATAATACGAAATGAAGACGTTTCTGAACTGTTTTCTTGTAATCAAGTGGATGAGTTTCAAACAAAAATCGGAAAAAAAATGATAATAACAAAAACATTCTATCCTAGAGAAAGAATATTCTATAAATTCCCATAAACTATGAAACAAATACTGAAAAAAATATATACAATTCTTGTCCTAATTAAAAATGTATTAATTAGGAAGAAAAAATATACACTACACTTTGTGGCAGAAAATAACCCACCAATAAAAAGATGGTACTATGATTTCAAACATTGGGGATTCGACCATGCTAACCTCGAAATGGTCGCTGGAGCAGATACACTCTGCGAATACTATGCAAGAGGAAAAAATGAACTCACAATAAACATCACAGCATCAGAAAAACCAAGAAGCCATTACACAAACCTATGCGATGAATTCATAGCAGAACCACTCCCAAAAGAATGGACATCATGGAAAGATAAACTCATCTGGGGAAGAAACTATACACACATTGACGCAAATGATGGACATGAAGTGAGGATGTGGATTTGCCCAGTAACACTGTTCGTACTAGGAAGATACCCAAAATATCTCTACATAAGACACGGAGAATAAATAATATGGAAAAATTACAATATGATAAATGGTACGATACGGTCGAAGACCTTGAACAATGTATAAATAAGTATATAATATGCTCATACATACAAGACAATCCACAATCTAGTAAGGAACTATGGATTGTTGTACCTAAGAAAATAGAACGCTCACCAAGAGGTAAACTGTTTAATACCAAAATTTATGGTCTCTATCTGTGCGGCATTTATCCAAGTTTTCGTGCATTTCATAGACCAACAATGAAAAAAAAAGAAGGAGAAAATAAGTTCTATTGCAATGCGCAACAATCTTTTAGACTAGCAACAAATGATGAAATTAAACAATTACATCAATATTGGAGCAAGTTCAGAATAACAAAATAAAATGAAATACATCAAAACAATAGAAGAACTCAAACAACGAATAGGAAAATTCATCATTACATCAGACTACGATGAAAAATGCAGAGACAAACACTCTTCAATGAAACTGCTCACAAAAATAGAAGATTGTTGGATTAGGCATTCCGCATTTATGAGTGGTGAGAGTTCAGAACTTCTAGGGTGGAAAATATATGGCAAATATGCAGCAAAACTTAACCCATTTATACCATATATGGCAGATAAAAATTGCGAGTCATACGCAATTTTCATTAGATACGCCAGAGACCCAACACAAGAAGAAATTAAAGAATACAAAAACTGTTGGAGAAAATTAATATATCAAAAATATTTTATAAAACCATTTCAACCATTAGAAATAATTCCATAATTTTTCCAGAATTTTTTTGATAACACATAATGAAAAAAATATGGAACTGTCGCAATAAACAGTTCCATAAATTATTATCTTATACATTTAATACATGACATTAAACTATCTATATTGGTAAATGTGTTTTCTTCTGTATATATACCGTTAAATTTCTTATCATTTATATAATCAATATTTTTAACGTTATTTTTAGGAAAATAGTAAAAAAGTTTAATATTTGCATTTTTACAGCATTTGTTAAAATTATAATCACGTTTTAATTGATTAGAAAATTTTCCAGAATAACCTTTGTGAAAAATACTACATTTTTGAAAGTGTTGTTCGCCTTGGCACTCTATCATTACATTATAAGACTTAATGAAGAAATCTCCACGCATATTTCCAAATATTTTTTTGTCAGTATATTGGGTTTTAAATTCAATGTTTTCTTTTTTTAACCTATAAAAAATACTCTCTTCTAATCTAGATGTTGAACATTTTGGACACCCACTTCCCATTCTAACATGTAGGTGATTATGCGGTGTTTGCCAGAATTCTCCATGTTTGGGGCATATTATACAAACTTTTATTTTATCGCCTTTGTAGTCAACTTTTGAGTAATCATATTTATTACCATGAACCCTTTTCGCCATTTCAATAAATTGTTCTGTCGTTATATGAATTTTATCAGGTCTTCCATTTTTTGATTTCAAAAAATTACATGGTTTTATTGAAAATATTTCATTATTTAATTCTTTGTCTATTATATTAACTGGAGTATCACAATTAACATATTTAATCTCAGAATAATCATATCTGTTTCCAAATTTGTTCGTAGCCTTTTTTATAAAATGCTTTTCTTCACATTCTCTTCTTTTTTCTTTTCTTTCTTCTTCTGTTAATTTAGGCTTTTTTGGTTTATTTAGGTTTTTAAGACTTTCTATGTATTTATTATAACATTTTTTACAACCGCCAAACCTACTATTAAGATGAACGTTAGGTGTAGTACTAAATCTCAAACCATGCTCCTTACATATCAATATAATTGGTGATTGAGAATTTACATACACGACTTCAGAATAATCAAACCTATCACCAAATTTCTTTTTTGACCTCTCTATAAATTTATTTGCATTAGAAACAATACTATTTAATTTCCATTTTTCTATAGATTTCTCTTTAGCACATTTTGGGCATCCACAATCCCTTTTTTGTATATTATCATAAATTTTAAAAAAAGAACCGTGTATTGGACAAACTATTTCAATTTTTTCTGTTTTTACATTACCGCCTTTATATTCAATCTTTGAATAGTCATATTTATCCCCATAAATATATTTGCATCTTTTTATAATATATTCGGTGGATAAATGTTTTACACCACCCCTAGAAAATAGTAAAGGTTGTCTATTACCACAATTCACGCTGCTTTTATTACACAAAGGACACAAACCATCTTTGGAATATAAATGCCTATACATGTTTACACTGAACTCGCCATGTTCCTTACATATCAATGTAACTGGAGTTTGAGAATTAACATATACTACCTTCGAGTAATCAAACCTATCACCAAATTTTTCCTTCGACTTTTTGATGAAAGCATTAGCCTTTTCTTCTTTTTCTATTTTACTATTGCATAATGGACAACCACCATTCTCATAATATAAGTGCTTATACATATCTATATTAAACTCGCCATGTTCCTTACATATCAATGTAATTGGAGTCTGAGAATCAGCATATTTAACTTTAGAATAATCAAATCTGTCACCAAATTTTTCTTTCGACTTTTTAATGAAAATATTAGCCTTTTCTTCTTTTGTGATACGAATGTAATTACTCTTGTTATTAAGAAAATATTTTGGCTTTACTGCTTTTTCTTCTTTTGTATTTTTGTCAATAACTATAACTTCATTATTACATCCTTTATAAACAACTTTGGAATAATCGTATTTATCTCCATGTATCTTCTTTGCTTTTTCAATAAACTTTTCTTGCGTCATAAAATTTGCTTTATTAAAAAATAAAAAAAATTCTAGAAAAATCAAGAATTTTTTTCCAGAATTTTTTTTTTCTTTGGCACAAAAATAAAAAAAGGTGGCCCGACTTTGGTAAAATTGATTTTTTCCCAGGAATCAGGAGACAAATCTGTTGGCTTGCAGAACAATGCAAAAACTCCCCTTGGGGGCGCAGGATACATAGGTGGGGATGCACCCCCACACCATACTCCCCATAATGTTTCACGTGAAACACTTGTAAATATTTTTTATGTAAAAAAAATCGAAAAAAAGGTGAAGATTTCTCCCCACCTTTTGTAAAGATTTTTCTATGCCATTTCTTTCATCTTTTTTAACGTTTCCCACTTCAGTTGTCGGATGCGCTCTTCTGTGAGTTTGAATTTTCTTGACAATGTGTACTCGCTCACCTCGTTGCAACCGATACCAAACAAACCGCAAATAATGGCTTTTTCACGCTCGTCAAGACCTCGCATAAGGTAATTTATTTTGACAACCATATCGTTCTCGTCAGTGAGATTGTCGGCTCTGCTGCTGCTTGCAAAGGTGTCGAGTAAATTTTTTTCTCCATCCTCGTCGGATGCAAGGGGTGCGTCCATGCTTGCAGCGTGATAGGCGGCTTTCGCTTTGACCATGTGTGCGCCTTGGCGAACTACTCTGCTCTCGTCAGTCAGACCGATACCGATATACTTTCTCACTTGCTCCAATGCCCATGTGCTGAACATTGTTCCACGTGAAACATCAAAGGTGTCAACCGCTATACACAAGCCATAATTGCCGTTCTGCAAAATATCCTCAAAAACGTCCATACCTTGATACGATGCAGCGATACTCCAAACGATACGCAAATTTGCCTCTATCACCTTGTTACGTGCTCTCTGTGAGCCGTTCTGTGCCTTGGTAATAAGGTCACGCACCTCGCTATCTGAAAGCGTCTTGTTGCGGTTCATTTCGGACAAGTAGATGTTCAAACCCTCGTTGCGCACAACATTCTGATTCTCCTTGAAATTTATTGTCTTCATATTATTACTTTTAATTGTTAAACTTGTTGTTTCTTGTTTGCGAGTGCAAAGTTAGAACTTTTTTCTGAATTACACAAATTTTTAGCGAAAAAAATGCGTTTTGTTAACGTTTTTTAAGGAAATCTGCATAATGATGCGAGTTTTATGCAATTATTCATATTTTATTCATTTCAACATCATATTTGATACAAGGAAAATGAAACACCCCATTTTAAGGCTCTCTGAGACGTTTTTAGGCAGTCAGATATAAAAGTTATCAGCCATATAGGTGAAACGCTTTTAAAACGCTTGCAAATGGCTTTATTTGGCTTCATTCGTATTTCTTTGCCCACATACGTGCGTATATGTGTGTTATTCCTATATCATTTTATTGTAGGCTGAAACATGATGCGCAAAAATGGAAAAATGTGCAGAAAACGTGATTTTTTTGTAAACGAATGTTAAATGAGTTCTGGAATTGCAAAAAAGCCTTAAAAAATCGCCTAAAATTTGGTTAGTTCAAATTTATTTCGTACCTTTGCATCGTCAATCAGACAAAGCGTTTTTTGAGATATTGAAACAATCGGCAATATTGCCACATAACAATTAAATCTTTAGTAAAATGAAGAAGAGTAATTTTTCTGTAAGTGAGTTGTTAACCGCAGTCGTGAACGTTTTTGACACCATCGCTGCTTGTAAGGATTTCGCATCATGCAAGTTTGGCTACGGCTTCATCGCTCGTTCAACCCCCAAGTTTCGTGCTCCCAAGGCTACGGCAGCAGAGTGGGCAGCAGATTTCGGAAACGAAATGCCCAACATCGTGAAAGTAACCAAGGTGACAAACGCAAGGGCTTACGACTACGCCAAGGCAATCAATCGTCAGTTAGCCAAGCAAGGTGATGCAACTGATTTCAAGTCTAGTAGCATGAACGGCTACGAGTGGGTAGTTCCCAACATCATCAAGAGAGCCGAAAAGGATGGGTCTTTGCAGATGTGCGTAACGTTCAAGGAGAATGACCGCACCAAGTTCGAGACATTCTACATTGTGGCTGACCACTTCGCTACGGCTGACGAACTGAACTTCATCACAGAACACCTCTACAAAGCCCCCAACAAGTCTGTGAAACAGACAGAGAGTGGCATCGCAGACGAGGATATTCTGATGGTTCGCAACTACAAGTTCTCCAACATCATCGCAGTCGGACAGACACCGCAGATTGAGGAAATTTGGGGAAGCATTGAGTAAGAAAAGGGGTCGAAAGACCCCTTTTTCTTTGCCCTATGGTGTACTTGATTAAGTACAAATGTTAAACACTTTTTAACAAAAATAATTGCTGATTGGTTTGGTTAATTCAAAATAATTTCGTACATTTGCATCGTCAACCAAGGATGGGAGACGTACTTAAATAAGTCTAATAATTAAATAAAGGAAAATAATTATGCGTAAGTTGAATTGGTAATTTAGGGGAAAAATATAGTCAGTAGGTGCAATAAAAGTAATAGGGCTGCTGAAGTGACCAGTAAGCACACCCTATAATCCTACCTCTCTCTAAAGTGCAAGAAGAGTATTTTAATAGTAGAATGGCAGCACAGAGAATAATGCCTACAAGGGTTTGAAAGTAACCTATTCAGTGGTGATGATACTATTCCACATTTTTCAAGGTGTAGCAGAGTCTGGTTTCATGCGACCACTATGGACGTGGTGTCTGGTAAGCGTTTTCTGAACGGGGTAACTTACTTACGTTGGTTCGAATCCAACCACCTTGTCTATTTTAATCAAGAATCTGTAAATGGCTTACGTTGTGAAACGTGAGTCATTTTTTTGTATTATTATAGATTAAAATACAAATGCCCCTACCTTATTCAGATAGGGGTATAGATGTACTTATTTAAGTCCGAAGAGTTCACTTGCAAGTTCTTTCAATCTCCAAATAAACTTCATTGTTTTCTGCATAGCATAGTATTGATTCAAGTTCCCAACCATCATCATCATCGGTTGTGTTTTCGCACATGACTTCTAAAGCGTCATCTTTGCTAAAGCACCTTACCGCAGTGATGTCACATTCTTCAACAACATTGTAGCACACACGGATGGGTGTTTTAAGTTTCAACATAAACTGCCCACTGATGTCCTTTTTCCCATTTTTGGTAATCAGTTCCAAGGCTTCAGTACGATTTTGCTCAAATGTTTCTCTAATGTCTATCATATCTTAATTCCTTTTGTTGGTGCAAAGGTACGAAAAAAATCTGAACTAACCAAATAAAAATGAAATTATTTTCAATTTATAATAAAAAATATTTTCTTAAAAAAACTAAAAAAATTTGGAAAAAGTGTGTTTGATTTCGTATATTTGCATTATTACCAAAAATAATAAAAATGAAAGAATTAAAAAAGGAGATTAGAGAGATTTTATTTGAATTGGATTCTAATGATTTTTATCCAATAATTATTTATCATTGTGTATGTGGTAATAAGGGCAAAAACATACGTTTTTATTTGAATGATAAAAATAAAGTTTCCCAAGAAGTTTTTTATGATGGTGTCGAAGAAAAACATCATAGGAAAGAATTAACCAATGAAGAAATAAAATGGGTTAGCAATAATATGTTTTCTTATGGAAAAATTAAAAAAATATGCTGACCACTTTCCCAAGCAGTCAGCACAACAACGTTCAATTAAATAAAGTAATATGTAACCTATTCCAAGGAGCAAGGTAGGCTTATTTCAGCCCTACCATTGCTTTCAGTTCTTTCTTGATTGTTTTGGCGGTCTCACCTCTCCAAGTGGATGCGTTGGCAAGGAAATAGCGCACAATGCTGTCGGCAGAATCCCAACCATAGTTGTCGTTGATGGAGTCAAGTGATGCCATAGCATCGAGGTAAGGCTTTGCACCGAAATATACCTTTGAACCCCAGTCCTTGCGGATGTCACGTGCAATCTCGTAGAGAGGACGATTCTGAACTTTCTCAATTTTCTTTGTTGCCATAATTGTTATGAATTTAATTGTTTAACTTGTTTCGTGATGCAAAGGTACGAAAAAAATCTGAATTAGCCAAACCAATTCAGATTTTTAACACTTATTTAACACTTCTCGATGTTTGCTTTCAGCAAGTCTTGTTCTTCCATGTCAACAAATATCAGTTCTTTACGTGCTCTCGTTAAAGCAACATACTTCAAGTTCATTTCTTGTTGCAGTTGCCATTTTAACTGATGCGGCCACTTCAATGGCAGTTTGTTGGGAAGCAGAATAAGCACCCTATTTGCTTCAAGTCCTTTGCTCTTATGGGCAGTTGAAAGCATGACTGCGTTTTCAACTTTCTCGTCCGTGAATAGCCTATCAATATAGGTTTTAAGTTCTGCAACGTCTTTAATGCTATAGAGACAAATGTTTTCAATACACTTGCACCTATCTTCAAGGTTGAGATACTTCTGTGCTTGCTTTGCTTCCGCTTCTGTGCATTTTCTATCACTTCTAATGGTAGCAATCAGTTTTTTCTTTTCGCTTTCAAGGTAATCAAGAACTTGCTGAATGTTCTTTGTATTTGCGTTCTCTATCAGCACTTTAAGGTCTTGCGCTATGTCCTTACCCTTAACAACGGCAGTAATACCATTTTGAATTAACTTCATACACAGACCGACCAAAGGGGCAGATGTACGGCAAAGAACCATGTCGTTTTCCTTAAACAGATTGTAGGAAAGTTTATTTACATGATTGATTTCTCCATCAATAGCACCCTTATGCGCTTGTATTTGTGGCACAAGTCCTTGCGCTAATTTAATCATGTTCTTACCACACCTATAGTTTACTGACAAAGGCAGTTCAATGGTATTCTCTAAATTAGCAATCTTATCAAATGAATTGCAATCAGCACCAGCGAAACCATTAATGGCTTGATTTCTATCACCAACGGCAACAAAACGTCCACCTCTCGCAGCACAAAGCATTAATTCTCTTTGGGCAGTGTTAAGGTCTTGGCACTCGTCAATGAAAACGTATTTGTATGTTGGTATTGCATTTTTGTGGAACAAAGGCAGCACAATCATGTCAACGTAATCAATTACAAGGTCTTTTGGCATGACGTATGCATCTTCCAACAAGATATTGCAAACCTTAACTTCGTCAAATAAAGTTACCAAATTGTGTTCATCACACAACTTCTCTAACTTCTTGATTTCTCCATGCTGAATGAGATTAACCCTTGCAAGGTCAAACAACTTCTGAACGTTGCAGCAGAAACCCCACACCTTTGCAGCCGATGTGTCTGGGGTAATAATCGTTGACAAAGAATAAACGTTCTGTCTCACATACTTCTGATACTTCCAACTATCTACCTTAACATACATACGATATTGGGGAAAGTTGTAAAGTCTTTTCAGTATGCTAAAACCAAAAGCATGAAGCGTTGAAACGTCAGCATACCCTTTTAATTTCTCTTTCAACTCGTCAGCGATTAACTTGTTGAAAGCAAGAAACTTTACTTCACTCTCATGCAGATGCAGACGCTTACAAGCCATAACGATAGTTGTGGTTTTACCGCTACCAGCAACGGCATTAATGGCAATGTTTTCCATACCATTTTCCACCTCGTCAAAGATGTCTGTCTGATATTTTGAAAGTTGTAATTTTGCTAAAGCCATATATATTATTAATGTTTAACTCTGCAAAGGTACGAAAAAACTTTGAACTGACCAAAAAATCCAGAGTTATTTAACATATATTAATATTTGGCATCGCCAAATATAAAAAAGTATTAAAAAATAGATTAAAAATTTGGCTATATCAATTTAATTTCGTACATTTGCACCACGAAACAATTAAATTTATAGCAATATGATTAACAAGGAAGACAAGAAAGTTCAGAAATACATCAACGAGTGCGCTGATTTCTGCAAGAAAGCAGGTATGAAGACACAGAAGCAAGTTTATGAGTGGCTTCTCGCTGACCTCATGGAAACCTACAAGGGTAAAGCACCAAAGTGGAAGTTGGAGTGGATTGCAGAGGATTTCACAGAAAGCATCTGTATTAAAATAAACATACACCAGACTGGAGTTCGCTAAGAACTCCACTTTTTTTCAGTAAAGGAAATTATGGACATTACGACAGAGATTAACAAGTTAAAAGCCGTTGCCAAAGAGAATGGTTTAGAGATAAGATTCCGTAATCATACAACCAATATGGGTGATTTCTGCATCTTTATCTATGATAAATCTGTAAGAAAATCATATATGGTTGGTTTTGATGGCAATTGGAATAGCAAAAAGCTAACATTCAATGTGTGCTTGCGTTCAGCATATAATTGGATTGAAAAGCGTGACAAACGTTATATTAAGTGTAATGGGAAGTGGCAGTATATAGGATATTAACGATACTTGTACTTAATTAAGTCTTAATTATGATTCAAGATAACAACAAATACACTGAATTTAACATTTTCACAAAGTATGGTGAAAATAGGTTGGGAGTAAAAACTCCACGTCCTATGACATTAGATGAAGCGCAAGCATATTTTAATTGCCTTTGCATTGGTCATTGTTAAGCGTTCTAAGGCATTATCTCGGTTGAGGTGATGCCTTTTATCATATTCCATCAGAAACGCTCTTAAAACAAAAGGTAGATACCTTTATGATGAAGTATCTACCCTATTTGTACTTATTTAAGTATATAGTATTAGTATCTGCGAGAACAAGTTTCTATTTGTTTTCTCACTGCTTCTTTCCATTCAATGTATTCTTTTCTGCATTGTGCTTCCAACCTATCACGATTCTCTTTCGTGTCAACATAGAAAGTATCAAGGTCTTTCATGTGAAGCAGAAGTTTAATGCCATCCTCACTCTCGACAATGACCTCATCATTTTCTTCGTTGACGGATAGGATTGTGTTAGATGTCACTACGTGGTGGCACTGCATATCCAACCCAATAGATAAGGTCTTGCAAGGCAGTTTAACTAATCGTCCGTTTAATGTAATCATAACTTTTATAAATCTATTTTAATTGTGATGCAAAGGTACGAAAAAAAAGTGAGACTACCAAACGGAATCCCAACTTTTTTGAATTTATGATATATGTAATTCTTCTTCAAACCATTCCACAATATCTTCTAAATCAGACGTTGTTAAATCGTCTAGTTCTCTTGGCTCATTTTCGCCTAATATTTTGACCCATACGATTGCTTCGTTGTCATGGAAGATTTTTGTTATTTGTGGGAGTTCTAATTCACTCAACCCCATAGCCTCATCATGCCCAATGGTGAGAATTGCGCAATTTTCTCGTTCACACTTGATTGGTGTTTTCTCTGACGCATATAATGCAGAACAGAATGATGAGATTTTCCTACGCAATTTTTCGTGTTTACTAATACGTGCCATAATTTAAATTGTTATTAATTGGTTTAACTTAATGCAAAGGTACGAAAAAAAATTGGAATAGCCAAATGCTATCCCAACTTATTTTTTGCCAAATTATTATAATACTCTTTTAATTCTTTTCTTACGTGCTCTTCGTATTTTTTTAGTTCTTCAACCCATATCTTGCAGTCTTCTGTTGATATTGTAACACCTTGCCTTTTTGCCACTGGTGTGGACAATACTGCAATTAAACTTTCTAATGCGTTCATAATCTTTTTAATTTATTCGTTATAAAGTATGTTTCATCCATATGTAATCACTATCTTCACCATCGTTACAGAAATCACTATATCCGTGATTAGCATACCAATCGTGTACCCAAGATGATGTTATCACCTTCAGACAGATTACAGAATAATTGTACTTCTTGGCTTCTTTATCAGCAAGTTCAAGTATTTTATTACCAAGTCCACGACCTCTTGCTGATTGTCCTACATTTACATTTGATAGATACATAGTATTCTTATCATCATTATAAGCATATAGAGCAAATCTACAGCAATCATTCTTGTAATAGTAAATTATACCCCAATCTGTCGTTTCTTTCGTGATGTTCATGCCTTATTTAAGCCATTAATCATTTTTACCATTCAACATAACTGGTTTTTTCAATTTCTTTATTGAAAAACTCTTTTTCTTCTTCTGTTGCCAAACGATACTCTTTAGTATAACCCAAACCAGTCATAGGATAAGGACGTTTATATTTTTCAACTTCTCCATTTTTACGTCTGATATAAAACGCATCAGTCTCCAACGCTTCGCCATTGAAGCCACAATAGCGGCACATAATACACTCTGCGCTAAGAACATTAAGATGTTCCTCTTTCTTGACAATAATATCGCCCTCTTTAAAACCATTAGTCAATTCAGCAAGGGTGTGGATAGTAACACTATTATCATCACAGATGGCAACCAAACCTGCTTCTTCCAATAACTCACTATTGTAAATCTCAACCATGCTATTCTATTTTTAATTATTATTTGATATTGCAAAGGTACGAAAAAAAAACGAGTTAACCAAATTTATTAACGAATTTTAACAAAAAACCTCTGGGGCACTAGCCACATCTTCTAGGCTAGCACCCCTCGTCAACAAATCACTAACAATTAAAAGCAGTAGTTGATAGGCATGGAATCGAACCACTCACTTTGCACCTTAGATGGGTGCTCCGCACAAGACATTACTGCGATTACCTATCATAGTTGGAAGAGAAAGATTTGCACTTTCGAAGCCACCGAAGTGACACATTAAGCACGAACTTAATGCCCATTTGTCTACATCTACCCTTGCGGATAGTTCTCCTCTGGTATCTTCCAAAAGGTGGTTTTTAATGAGTTGTCCACCGCAACCCTATATCTTATAAGTAAGGCACTTATCGCTATAAGTTTTAGGTTTTGTTTCAACCTCTGAACCTTACCTAATGTCTCAATGTCTATCGTTTCAAAGACAATGCAAAGATATGAAAAAAATCTGAAACTACCAAACAAACTTGCGCATTTTAACAATTTTTTAGAAATTAATCTCTCCAAAACAGTACTAAAAGAAATAGATAGCACAATAATATCAATTCAATCATTATATTACAATTCTATATACTCAATCAACGTGAATATGTGAGAGACGATTGCAGAATATAGAAGAGGATTGCTCTCCAATAGGCTATGCAAGGTGACAAAGAATGTATCATCCTCTTCGTCTATAAACCAACATACAAGACCCTTGTCGCTTGTCTCTATCTTTAAAAACTCCACATTATATCCTATGCCATCAATGTCAAGACCATTGGTGAAAATGGATGGCAACTTAGGAGTTATCTCAAATGCAGTGCCGTTATACTCGCCAAATGCAATCACCGCAACTGAACAGAGGATTTCTGTCATTCTGATGTTTTTTTCTGCCTTATTCATTTCTGTCTAAAATGTCTGTAATATCAGCGTCAATTCCACTAAGTTCACTTGATACCTTATCAAGCCTACAAAGAATCTCACAATTCACTTCACGGCACTGCGCTTTACGGATAATGCCTTGTACGTTGTGCGCAAGGTCTATCACCTCTTCTCTCGTCAGTTCAAGACCTTTTGTTCCTACTCTCGTTAATTTTGCCATATTTTTATCTCTTTTTGTTTTACAATGCAAAGGTACGAAAAAAAATTGGATTGACCAAATATCAACCCAACTTTTTTTTATCATTAATTTTTTTTAATCGCTCTTGCAAACATATCAATTGATTTTACTTCCGATTGGCTCTTGATTAACTTTGTGTAATCAATCAATGGCTCTGCAAAAAAATACGCTACTACCATAATATATTATTTAGTATCTATAAAGATTTTCCATTCTGTTATTGGTGTTATCTCCATCATAGTGACCAATTCTGTTGCCTTTGACCTTAAACCCATTATATCCATAATAAGTGGGTTTTTCTCCCTTTTTGAGACACCAATGGTTGTAAACAATCTGTGAAATGGTGTGTTGTTCCTTACCCCATATTCCGCAACATAGGAATATAGTCAACTGGTTATGACACAATCTCGGTGCTCTCGGTTTAAGAACTTTTTTAGTCCTAATGTTCCTAATTCTACCCATATTTGATACCTCATACTTGGGCGCAAAGGTAATCTGTTTCCACGCTTCCATAATCTATTTTGTTAAAAAACGTTCATACCTAAACTTCTCTGAATATAGTACATAGAATGACCTAAACAATTTATCAGTAGGTGTTTTTACAAGCGCAACCTTTGAAATTGTTTCCAAGAAATCATCTATGCAAGCATCAATATCAAGATGCTTATAATCTTTTGCATTTTCAATAGTAAGCCTTAGAGTATTATCCAAATGCTTTTTGGCATATTCCCTAAAACTTTGTTTTAATGCTTCTGCGGTTATTTTATCTTTCATGCCCAACGTCTCCAATATGCTTCTGCGCCAAGGAAGCCAAAATGTTCACGAACTCGGTGCTGCGTCGCATCGTTGCCTTTCGCATAGAATGTGGCTCTTTTATCCCACTTTCCACGCTTCTCGACACCATTATTGAAAACCTCTCCCACAAGGTTTCCCTTTGGTGTTTTCCAAATGACAAGCAATGCGCCATCGTCTTTTTTAAACATTGAAATCTTAACCATATTCTTATTGTTTACTTTATGTTTTTCTCTACTATAAGCAGACAGATGTGTTCGCAAGACCATCCATCATGCTCGTTCACCAACTCTATGCAGCGGTCTGTGTCTTTTCTTAAAGCATAAACTTTCTGTCCGTTTTTCGCCACCTCGTCCAAATCAATGTTCTCGGTTGCTTTCTCGAAATATTTTTTCATCGCTTTCTTCGCATCCTCCAAGTTAAAGAAGATGTCTATCAGCGTGTCGGTTGAGTCATTCCAATCCCAACACTCATGAACGGTCAACGCAAATACATTTCCCATAATCTATACGTTTTTAAATTCGTTTGGTGTAAATTCGTCGTTTTCTGTATCTTTCTCACTCATGTGTATTGCCACACACCCAGCGATAAAGTCTTTGAGAGAAATTGTAGTGGCTTTCGAGTAGCCATGAAAGTTTTTCATCCATATATTTTTATCTCCTTTTAATTGTTGTTTCTTTTGTAATGCAAAGGTACGAAAAAAAATTGGATTAGCCAAATGATTAACCCAATTTCTTCCAGTTTTTTACAATATTTAGCATTTAACCCTTTGCATTAAGGTCGTAAGACCGATTGGTCTCTCGCAGATTAACCTTGAACTCACGTAGCGTCTTCTGGTAGCCACGCACCTTTTCACGACCCTTGATAAGTTCCTTGTTGAGCATAAATACATCATACTCCTTGCAAGGGTCAGCCCAGATGGGTGTAATCTGCTCACGCAACTGCTTGTTACGCTCTTCACGCTTCTGTAGTGAAACACGAATGTTCTTCTGCTGAATGCGAATTTCACGCATCTTCTCTAATTCCTTTGCCATAGTTTTATTCCAATTTGGGGGAGCGGTACTCAAACATTATTTTGTACTCGCCCCATGTTAATATTTTAATTGATTATACTCGTCTTGTTGCAGTTTCAATGGATATGACCCTAATCTTCTCTTCTCTCGGTGTCTTTGTATACACCACTTCAAACTTCAATGAATTAAGGAACTCACGCAACCCTCCTACAGATGTGTCTTGGGGAACATCAAGTTTCAGCCATATACTAACTGGTTCCTCTGTGACGAAACTTCCCTTTCGCAACACCCCTACTTGCTGCAACACATATTCCTTAATCTGCTTTCTAAAGTACGGAGAAACAAACTGGTAAGCCTCAACGATGTCAAAACTATATACCCTTGTATATGTAATCTTATCCTCGTCCTTATGGTATTCGACTTCAAGATGATAGGTGAGACCATCAGCGTCTTTCATATCATTAAAAACTACAACATAAGTGTCATTATCAAGCCATTTTTCGTCTACAACTTCATAGACTACCTCTGGTGCTTTTTTACTTGTAAACTTCTTACCCATATCTTTATCTCCTTTTTATTTGTTGTTTGATGGTGCAAAGATACGAAATTATCTCCACACCACCAAATATTTTAAGGGTTTTTAACACTCAAAAAGAGTTATTACCTCAACACCAAAATCATATTGGTCAAGAACAGCGTATTCACAATAGGCAATCTGCTCTGCAATTTCTTTTGCGTGTTCACACATAAACACATTGCCTTGAAACACTTCTTTTAATTTCTCTGCAATGGTGCTGACACAATCCTTATGACGCATATCAATGTGCTCCTCAAAAGCACAAATTGTGCCTTTTGTGTTGTCACCGCCATCTACAAAATAAATGTGATTTATCTTTTTTTCAGTCATAGTCGCCACTAATTAAATCTGTTTCAAAAACACACTCTGCAATCAGTTGGTTGCGCTCTGCCCCCTCTGAATCACCTAAGAACTCGTCACCTCCATAAGGGGAAAGATACTCGCCCAATTCGTCAGCGTCATAATCGTTAACGTCAATCTCGTCTTGATACCAATCCTTGATTGTGGTCTTGTCATTCAGACTATCAAGCAACTTCTTTGAGCGTTCCTTACCCTCCATATCCTTGATTTGGATATATTCAAAGGTAGTCTCATTCACCTTGCGACAAAATTGACCTTGGTCTGGGTCTGTGTTCGTCCACTCATTCACATCAAAGTGAATAGTTCCGTCTGAATTGAATTTGTTGTTGAACATCATAATCTAATCTCCTATTCTTATTGTAGTGCAAAGGTACGAAAAAAATCTGAGACTACCAAATAAATCCCAGATTTTAACATATTTTTAATTATTTTCTTTTCAAATTATATCTTTTTCCGCTTACACCAAACTCAAATTCAGTTGATGTGCGTTTATATATTTTGCCATAGTAATAACACCCACCACTTTGCTGATATGATTTGGCTTCTCTTAGGCAAGAAATATATTTATTAAGTTCATCTATCAGATATTGTCTTCTACTACCCCTTGCGGTTTCAAGTTCTTTCCTTATTTCATCTATCTTTTTTTCATAATATTCAATGTCTTTTGAATAATCGTTTGTATCAATGGCATAGAATATAATTGTGTCATTTTCTATTTCGAATTGAATCCTTGAAGAATTTCCAGCAGCTACAGCAATACTACCATTGAAATTTCTAACTTCTACCCATCCATTATAGATAATGAAAGTAAGACCTCTTTCTGCATCAAACCATTCTCCGTTAAGGTAAGAATAGTTTTCTACTATTTCATCATCATCAGACGAACAACTTGTAAATCCAATCACCATTGTCATAAGGCAGACAATAAGCCATAATACTTTCTTCATAATTCTATTAATATTTAAGTTTACTTGCTTTTTCAAACACGTTAATTAACTCTTCTTTGGTGATTGCTTCAAGTGGCTTGTCACTTTTCTCAATATACTTCAAAACCGCTTTCTTACCACGTTTGTAGCCATTGATAACGTCTCTCGTATATTTCGTGCAAGCACTTGTGTAAAGCCTTTCCTCGTGATGCCTAACATCATTTGTCTCATAGAAATGATTGAAAATAGGCGCAACTTTCAATTTAACTTCGTAATCCATAATCTTTCTGTTTTTAATTCTTTCGTAATGCAAAGGTACGAAATTATTTTGAACTGGCAAAATTAAAAGGGGTATATTTCAACCCCTTTAACAAACTTTCACAAATTCAACTCTTTTGGCTACACATCTTCACAGACTTTACCAATCTTCTATAAACCTTACATTTACAGATGTATCTTTTACCCCTTGGCTTGCAAGGTAATCGCCAATCACTTTTGCCAAACCCTCTTCAAACTGCTTTGGGTCTTTGATGCGCTTGCACTCCGTAGCGGTGTAAACCTCAAACTTCTCACGGAACTTGTATTCCTTTCTCACCAACTCAATGAACTCGTCATATTTGCCCTCGGAAAGCAAACCCGATTCTGTACTGAAATTAGCGTCAGTAAGTCTGTCCTCAATGAGAATCTTCATGCGCTTGTCAGCCTTTTGGTGCTCTTTAAGCAACTTCATAAGGCTATCATAGCCATAGGCATAGTCACACTTAGAATTGGGTTTGTAAACGTATTTTTGACGTTCTTCGGCAGTGAAATAGATGGAATCGTCTTTGATGAAATTGTCAATACACTCCTTGCAATCCTTGATGTTGCTTGCCCATGCGACATAGTGCTGCGATGGTTTTTTCTCGTTGCCCTCTTTGCAGAAATCGTAATGGACTTCCTTGCTCTTAGGCCAACTTGAATAACGTGATGGGTCGAACCAACTGCGCTCATACTCAATCTCCGTTACCCTAATAATGCGATAGCCATTATAAATGTCTAACGGCTCTCTGCTTGTCTTGTGACCACTTCTTACACTCATTTTGCACTCTCCTTTTTCAATGTTTCTAAGTTTCTGTCAATATAGTCCTTAACGGCTTCGAGAGAACGGCACACACTATCTTTAACTTTCATGTCACGCTTTGTTGCTCCCCTTGGAATAGTAACATAGAAATCACCATACCAATTATTTCCAATCATGCAACCATACTGCCAAACATCAATACCCTTGTATCTTCCGCAGTAGTGCTTTTTGTTGTTGTTGAAAAATATTCCCATATCTTAATCTCTTTTTGTTTTACAATGCAAAGGTACGAAAAAAAATTGGATTGACCAAATAAAAAACCCCAAAATGTCAGGCTTTTAACTTTCCTTAACATTTGGGGTTCAAAAGGAGAAAAGAATGAGAAAAAACTTAACAAGGTTATGAGGGGTTTGATTTCTTGTGTGGGCAATCCTTATCCTCTCTTTGCGATGGCTACCCAATCCCATCTTTCAACCCAACCTTGCTATAAGCAAAAGGAGAAACTAATTAGTGGTGGAGTTGCACTTTCCTTACTTGACTTACTGCCAACCTCTTACACAAATGCGCATTGTGCGTAAAACGACCTACTCTTACCCTTATACGAGGTTATTTCTCCTTATATTTTTATGCTTTTACTTCAACAATCTTTCGATTACTTTTTCGCAGTCCTCAAAATAGCAATGATTATTGTAACCACCACGATAATCTTTTTCATTCTTTGCAGTTCTGCAATACATTGGTGCAAGCCAATCTCCATTATTTTTCAAAACAACATGATTTCTTCCACCACGTCCACAACCATTGCTATAATTGAAATATATATACTTGTCGCTACACTTGATGAAGCCACTCATATCATAGTGACCATACAATGGATTAACAACCTCACCATCAAGTGATTTAGCAATTTTCCTCATTGCATTAAAGAAAGCCACTTGAAATGAATGAAATTCCTTTGATACATAACTACCATCGTCCTCTAAGGTACGACCATTCCACTTTCTGATAAATGCCTTAACGTCTGCCATAATTCTAATCTTTAATTGTTTCGTGATGCAAAGGTACGAAAAAAATCTGAATTAGCCAAGCCTTTTCACACTTTTAACAATTCCTAATTGGCTTTTAATGCTTAACGAATACGAATTACCAAAATACCATCATAGACAGAGCAAGAATCCCTTGTCTCTCCCACCTTCATATCCTTGTAGTTCTCATAGTCGAAGCCATTTGCGTCAAAGTCATCCTCTGTATCAATGGCAATAACGAAAGGCTCACCATCAGTCCAATTCTCAATTTCCTTTGTGCCAATTGCCACATACTTTGCGTTGATTGTGTTCAACTCTCCGTTCTTCAAAATGTTTTTTTCCATATTCTTTATCTCCTTTTGTTTTACAATGCAAAGGTACGAAAAAAAACTGATATAACCAAATGAAAAGGGAGAAAAAATCTCCCTTTAACATTCTTTAATCGTCCTCATAGAAAATAGCATGGGTTGCATCGAACATAAGATAGTAGTGCCCATTTCCACAATTTCTGTATTCCTCACTATACCAAGCAAGTTTTTCTCCGTCACGATTTGCAATCTCAACAGAATTGTCGTAGCCATTCTCCCAACGTCTGTGAAAATTTGTGCCGTTCTTGATACACTCAGCAACTTCTGCGCTCATGCGCTCACGTTCCCACTTGCTCCATGCGATAGACTTCCAACATCTTTTTCTCACAAAGGCTTCAAACACTTGATAGCCCCTCACCCAAGAATACTTGCCGTTTTCCTTGTAAACTTCGTGATAGAACAACTCATACGAATCTGTCATAATGGAGTTCACAAGTTCTCTCTGCTCCGCTTCTGATAGATTAAAGAAATGCTCAATAGACTCTTTGATGTCTTTCCAAAGACCACTCTCGTTAAGCATTTTTAAGGCATCTGTGGCACGTTTAACGAAACGCTTGTAGTAATCAATCTCTTCATGCTCGACAAGTTTCAGTGTCGCCCAATCCTCGTAGTGGTCGCTCCAACTGCTCAGTTCATGACCCCACTTCTTTCTGCCTTTGCTCATGATGGCAATGCGTCCGTCTTCATGTAGCCACAAGCGAACAATTTTTGAACCGCCAGTGATAAGGTTTACACGATACTGCTTTGCGTGTTTGTTCTTTACGATTTCTCTGATTTCTTGTAATGTCATAATTCTTATCTCCTTTTGTTTTACAATGCAAAGGTACGAAAAAAACCTGATATAGCCAAATTTGTTAACACATTTTAATAAAAAAGTGGATGCAATTCGAAAAAATCGCACCCACGCAAAACAAAAAGAATAGATTATGTATGTTTCTCAATCAAATCCCTAAACATAAAGGGATATGCGCTATTCTTCTTCTGGTCAGCAATCATTTTCTCAAAGTTTTTCTTCACATACTTTGAAAGAATGTCGTTTACACGCTCATCATACTTGAACTGGGGAATGACAATCTGTGCGTTGGTTTTGCCCCTTGCGCCTTGTGTTGCCCTACGTATAAACTTCAACTGCCAAGGAAGATTATATTTCTCTTTGAGAATGCTCTCCACGATGCCAATGATGCTTGCACCGCTATCCTTGAAATATGCCTTGCACATCTGATAGTTGGTGAGCAGACTCTCATTCTTCTGATACATTGAATATACCTTATTTGCCTTGTCTTTGGCATAATTGGAAATGGCTTGCGCTTCCAATGCTTTACGTACCTTACTATTACTCATATTCTAATCTTTTATTTGTTTCGTGATGCAAAGGTACGAAAAAAAATTGGAATAGCCAAATAAAATACAGATTTTTTTTTTCAAAAAAAATAAATGGGAACAAACCTCCCCAAGTTCGTTCCCAATCAATTTGAAAAGGTTTTTCTTCCTTATTATCAAAAGCGTTCCTCATTCACTTTTGATGGTCTTCCACTTCTTTGCAAAGATATAAAAAATCAATTTGAAAACCAAATATAAATATTATTGGTTTGTGATTTTCTCCAACTCTTCGTCTGAAATTTTTATCTTATCAAACATTGGCTTATATTTCAAGCACTCTTCGTATGCCTTTTTCAACTTTGGGAGATTTACATTAGTTTCCCACCAAAGATAGAAAACAATATCATCATAGAGTTTCTGCAAGTCTTTCGTGAACATATCTTCAAGTTCAACTTTATGGATAATCTGCCCACTTCCAACTCTATAGCAGATTGGATAGCGCATAAAATACCAACCTCCCTCGCTTTTCTCTACTGAATAATCATAACGACCCCAGCAATCAATGAAGAGATACTTTTTAGTTATTGCATGGTAGTTACGTCCATCATCACCTATTGTAGGTGTGCTTCCACGCTGCTTGATGTAGGCTTTAGAAAAGGTAAATTTCTTGTTGCCTATAATTCTGCGAATATTGTCTAAAAGTTCTTGTTTTTTTACTATATTCATATCTCAATCTCCTTTTTATTTCGTGTTGCAAAGGTACGAAAAAAACGTGAACTGACCAAACAATTCACGTTAATTTTTGTTAATCCCATTCGGCAATATACTTATCTGTCTCGTTGTCGTAGATGTTCACTTGAGGACACTTTGCACTTCTATAGAACTCTGCTGCCTTTTTAAGAGCAATGACTTCATTGTCTGTATCAATATGCTTGGCGGTTTCTTCAATCACATCACCATTCTCATTCAACTCATAGCAATGCACAGAATAACGTGCTTCAAGTGATTTGATATACTTCGTTACGTTTCTGTTAACGTCATGGATAACACCATCGCCCATTGTGGCGCAATAACGCTCTATATGGTTGTTTACTTCGTCCTCATGAACACCAGCATCAATGTCCATTGACTCCCATACAAGGGCATGAATGAAATTCTTGAAAGCCTTTTTAACTTTTTCGTAGTCTTCGTAATTCTCTTTAATTCTAATCTTATCCATATCTTAATCTCCTTTTTAGTTATACCCCAATTCATCACAAGCGGCTTTAATTGCATTGATACGTGCGTTTGTGCAAGCGTTGTTATAACCGCAGTTATCGTATGTTGCAGTCCTCCTATACTTTTTTGATTTATTACTAATTTAACAATGGGGTTATGCCACTCTGACTATCAGTCCGTAGTTGTCGCACCACCATTCTTCTTTGTAGTCCAACATCTGAATACACTCAATGTCCGCATCCGTAAAGTTGCCATATCGTTTCAGCCACTTTGGTATCTCCTTTTCAGTACCTCGCACCAATGTCACCACCGAATCGTTCTCTTTCGTTGAGAAACCAATCAGCGCATAAGCACGTTTCTCCATGTTATCACCACCATAAATGTGAATGCGTGTGCAATGCCGTAAATATTTCGCCATAATCTAATCTCCTATATTTGTCTTAATTTTCACAAAGTTCTGCGGTATATGGGGAATATATTGTACCACTTTCAACTGCTTCGCTTTCTACTGCGAAAAGACCAGTTCCCTTTTCGTAATATATTTCCAACTCAAACTCCATATCACGGACAATTGCTTCTGCTTCTTCTTGCGTAGAGCAAACCTTTTCTTCAAGTAGTTCTTCCACTTTTGCAGCAAATGCTTTTGGGAATTTCTCTTTGGTGAGTTTAATCACACCTATACTTTCGTATTCATCTGAATTGTTTAATTTAACCATAATCTTTGTCTCCTATCGTTTTATTGTGTTGCAAAGGTACGAAATTTTTTTGAATTGACAAAATAAAAAGACCACAAATGCTGGGATTTTAACTTTCCTTAACATTTGCGGTCAACAAAAGGAGATTAAAGAATGATTATTCAATATTTAACAAGGCATAACTTTTTCCATCTACTGACTTTTTCCATGTCCAGACAGATGTTACTTCCTCATCATCAAACGATAATATAACTTTATCGCTCATGTCGTTTATTGGCTCTACCTTTATGGTATTTGGCTTTTTAGGGAACAATGCCACTTTTGGGTCATTAATAACCCTCATAACAATCCCCTCAATTGTTTTTGGTGCTTTATTGACAAACACACAATGGGCAAAGCCAGACCTAAGTAATGCTTTTGTATTCATGCTTATTTACGTTTCTTTTTCTGCCAATATTTCAGTTTTTTTCTTTTTGGGTGAAATTCAGCGGTGTAAAAACCTGCGCTCAACACTCTAAGCAACGGAATGTCATACCCATGTAATAAGTAGTAATTCATTATTCTTCTAAGTTATTGATTATCTTTTCAAGTCTTTTTCTCGTTTTGGGGTCAGAGAGAGTGTCGGCAATCATTATGCCGACACAGAATAATATGAATAAACCAAACATCACTTCTCAATTTTTTTGATAGTTCCTTTGTCACCATCAATAGCGTAGCCTATTTCCTTGGCAATCACTGGGAAAAACACATCATCGAAATATGTGCTTGCATCGCCATTGCAAAATACTTCCACACCAAAATTGTAGGCAGACGGATAAAGCATAATGCGTTCAAAAATCTCGCTCCAATATGCAGTAATGGTGTGTTTGATGTCAGACTTCTCACAGATAGAGCCATCATTGAGGTTAAGCCACTGAATGAAACGAGTACCATTTTTCATCATTTCGCTAACCCTATGCATTTGCTCATATTCCATGCGTCCAGCGAGAAAAGCCAATTCTTTGTGTGATGTGATGTCATAGATGTAACTATCTTCGCCATAGTGTGCGCTTTCCTCAATAAAAGCGTTCCATAACTTGACAAGTTTCTCTTCTGATAACTTCTCAATGGTTTTGAGATAGGTCTTGCGCTCAATAGGGCTCATTTCCTTGATTGTGCGCTGCTCACAGAACAATGCTACGTTATCGCCATGGGTGTTGAAGAAAGTCACAATTTCCTCGTCAGTCGGCTTGGTGCTGAATGTAATTTCAGAAACCATTTTCTTGAACTTCTCCAGCGGAGACTGCAAGCAACGGAACATTCCCTCATGCTCGGTGTAGTCAGCCATAAAATCCTTAAAGTGCAAACCATACTCGTTGATATATTCACTTATCTGCTTGTCACTTGGAACGTCAATGTTAAGTTCCTTACAAGCCTTAATGACGTTCATACGAAAGCCAATCACCCTATGGGCAAAGCCAATCAAATCATTTTCTTTTTCTGCCATATCTTTATTCTCCTTATTTGTTGTTTGATGTTGCAAAGGTACGAAATTATTTTGAAATAACCAAATATTTTAGGAATTATTTTCCAATTTTTTTGATAGTTCCCTTGTCTCCATCTTCTTTATTTTTCTTCTTAATTTGTTATTGTCGTGTATAAGCATGAAAACAATACACATCTGGACAACAGATAAAAATGCTATTAACTCTTCCATAACTCTAATATTTTAATTATAGAATACTGCTACCTCACCAATAGGCTGCTCGAAATCGCCTAAGTAGTCTGTGAGAGTGTAGAGGTCAGCGTTTTCTGCGAGAGCCTTACGAAGAAACTCTGCATATTCCTCATTGCCCTCTGAATGAGCGTCAGCAATCCAAATGTTTGCCATTTCGCCATCTACATCTTCAAGGCTATAATTACCATTCCAATCTTCATCGTTCTTGACCATTTCCACAGCTATGTTGTGCTGCTCTTCTGAAAGGTCAAAGGTTTCAATCTTATAAAAATCAAAACCACTCAACAATGTAATTCTTTTCATTTTTACTTACTTTTAATTGTTAATACTGCTTTGTTTTATTATGATGCAAAGATACGAAATTATTTTGAAATAACCAAATTATTTCGGATAAAATTTTGTTAAAAAACAACGATGGGCTTACCTCACGGCAAACCCATCATCCAACTAAAAACCTAACAATTCAAATTATGGAAAACAAAGAGCGTTTCACAACGCAACGAGCATAGCACCCCTCGTAGGACTCGAACCTACGACCCTCGGTTGTTGGCAACCGATGCTCTACCAACTGAGCTATCAGGGTAAAATGGGGATTGCCAACGGCAAGTCAAAATCAGCATCAACTTGTCACTGCCCATGAATCCCCTTAAAAAACCTCACCTCTAAACCATCCTCTCTACTTTGCTGATAGAAATGTGCGCACGTTATCACATTTGGAGGGGGTGGATAAACTTGGCAAGGTAATGACCGAAGATGCCCCAAAATGAATGCCCAAAATAGCGGCTCTAAATAGCGGCTTGGGGGCGAATAATGTGCCTATCGGAAGTGGCGATTATATGCAATACAGCAAACGCTCACTTGGCACTTAACGGCAGGGCTGATAGATAGTGGTCTGTCTAAGTTTTTTTTATTAGTCTTAATTAAATCAATGTTATAATATATTCCCTTAATAGGGTCGGTCTCTGCTACGCATATCTCACGTATTTATGTGGGTATCGAACCCCACGTTACCTTAAATTAAACTCGATTATATAACATAAAAAATAATTTAAGTGTGCAAGCCTTTTAAGGCGGAGGTCTTTCCATTATTCTCTCTCTTTTTAGTTGAGGGTATTGCAACCCTCGTTATTAATTCTGTTGCAAAGGTACGAAATCTTTTTGAATTGACCAAATCTTTCGGCAAATTTTAACTTCGTTTAACCTTTGGAAAGTGCGCAAATTAGCGCATCTTATAGACATTGTAGAGTTGCGTGTTCTCCACTACCACCTCTCCATTCTTGTCCTTCAGTGGCTGACCATTCTCGTCAGTCTTTACGACTTCTTTCTTGCGACTTGGGATTGCCACCACTCGGTTGTTTCGGATTGCTTTTTCAAGCCGTTTCTGTCCACTCATAATTCTTTGTCTTTTTACTTAATTACCAATTGTTTATTTATCTTTCGTGATGCAAAGGTACGAAAAAAAATTGGATTGACCAAATTATTCCGTGATTTTTTTCAGATTTTAACGTTTATTTACCAATTACCTTGCTGGTTTTCAATAAATTCAACCGTTTCAATCGTTTCCTTGATGTCCGCTTCCAACTTATCATCGTCAATGTCAGAGAAATCATCGTCTCTGTCAGAACGATAGTCATTAAGCGTTTTGCCATAGAGTTCGCATACAAACTCTCCGTTCTCTGTAACGTCAAGTCCGCTTGTTGTCTCTCTGACTTGATAGCCTAACTCTGTCTCGTATGTACTACCCATAATTACTTTTTTTTACTCTGCGGTCTCTTCCTTGTCGTTGTTCTTCTGTCCGAAGTAAGTAATCACCTTGGGAAGTGCAACAAGTGCTCCAACACAAATGACAAGGGCGATAATTTGTCCAACTGAAATCATAGTCTTAATTTTTTGAAGTTTCTTTTTTTAAGGTGGTGGGTTTTAGTTTCCCACACACCTTATTATATTATAGATACGTACAGCCTTATTTATGCGTTAGCAACTGCTGGCTCTATAGCCATTTCTGCTGCTTCCAACTCTGCATCCTTGGACTGCTTGCCGATACCCATGCCCTCAACGAGAGCCTTTGCGTTCTTCAAGTCAATCTTGGGGTTGCTCTCCATGCGCTCCAATGCAGCCTTGAAATCCTTGGTCTTGGTGCTGAACTTGTCATAGAAACGGCAAAGTGCGTGTGCAGCATTGGGGTTGCGGAACAACTTGTCGTTCTTGTGATACTTGGCAGCAATCTTCAACCATGAGAAAATCTTCTCGGCTTTCTTCTCGTCAATCTTGGTGTAGCCATCCTCAAACACCTCCTTGCGGTGTGCGTTCTTTCCTACTGCGAAGTAAACGAGATAGGTAATAGGGTAGTTTCCGTTAGCCACCGACAACTCAACGAGTTTCTTGCAGATGTCAATGTGCTGCTGACGAAGTGCTTTGTGCTGCGGTAGGTTGAACCATACTGGCATTTTCACACCCTTACCACCATTATTCTCTGCCACAAGGCGAACACGTGTGTCAAGTGAAAACTTTTCTTTCTTTGTCTCTGTTTTTGCCATAGTTTTAATATCCTATTTTTTAATGTTAAACTTATTGTTATTTCTTTTGTGATGCAAAGGTACGAAAAAATTTTGAATCTACCAAATAATTTCTTATAAAAATCAGGCTCTTTAACCCTTTTTAACAAATGAGTTCTGATATTGTTGTGAAATCACGCATATAATAAATGTTATCTGCATTGTCTCCATCTTCAAAATATGAACTTTGCAGCCATTCTGAAAGGGTTATTCCAATAAGGTGCTTGTTCTCAAAACGCACCCATACTTCATAGGTTTTTTCCTCAATGGTGAAATATGCAACGTAGCAGCCATTACCCTCTCTATCGAAATAACGACTATTGATTTTGATGTCAAACACCCTCAGTGTTTCTAAAGGTGTGTCACCCTCTCCCAATGTTATTTTGTTTTTTATACCAATGGTGGCATAAACCCCACAAGGAGCAATATCTTCTCTCTTATCGGTATCATGGTAGAGAATGTCCTCAACCACTTTTTTTACCATAGTATTACCATAGAAAGGGTTTTTGCTCCCATTTCTTGCTTCGGTCATTTCAACTCTTAACTTTGCTTCTACCATATCTTTATCTCCTATTGTTTTATTGTGGTGCAAATGTACGAAATTATTTTGAATTAACCAAATATTTTTTGGAAAATCTCTGGGGCTTTAACCTTTTTTTAGAATTCGTGGAAATTTTCTTTCGTTTTGCTCATTTTCCACACACCATCTTCAAAAAGGTAATTATATTGCCCATATATAGTTTCATATACCTTATTAAATGAGCCTTGAATTGGCTTGATGTTGCGCCATTTGTCTGTGTTTCTGTTAGCATAATGAGCAACATGACCGCTTGCAATTCCGCTACAGAAGCCGCCAACTAACAAGTTAAGGGCAGTCTCATAGTCGTTAAAATGCTCTTTAAGGGTCTCTCCTACACTATCAGGATAACCATCCCAATGGCAATAAATACCAATGTACTCACCTTTGAGCGTTACCATCCTACAAAGGTCTTTACCTCGTTTGTCGAACCATACTTTCCCATTTTCATCTGTCTCTATCCACTCTTTAAGCGGAATTGGCAGTTTGGTAGAGTCGAATTTTATTTTGCGTCCTACGTCCTCTTTGCGGACTTTAAGGATAATTCTTGATGGTGTACTCATAATTTACTATTTTATTTGTTGTTTGTTGATGCAAAGGTACGAAATTATTTTGAATTGACAAAATATTACTTGAAAAAAATCTGGTTTGTTAACAATTATTAACAAAAAATGGACTGGGATTGTTTCCCAGTCCATCAGAACAACTAACATAAAACAATAAAAAACTATGAAAAAACTTAGTCTCTCCTAAGTATCTTTGATTCGTTTTCTTTTCCGAGAGTAAACTGACGAATATCAGCGTCCTCTGCTTGGTCTCTCGCCTTATCAAGTGCTTCTCCCTCGTCGTTTGCTTCAACTTCAATAACAATTGAAGCATTATAGTTTAGTTCTATTACGTATTTCTGCATATTCTTTTTAATTTATATTATTCTTTAGGTTTAACTTCCACACCATCTTTATATAGTGTGTTAAATGCCATAAGCACATGAATCACTGTGATTTCCTCTTTGTCACTAATCTCACCAACATACTCTATTACTGCATCAGATAACTCTTTGCTATCCTTAACCGCTTTTAACTGCGGATAAATCATATCAAAGCGGTGTCCTCTGTAACTCTCGCAAACCGCATGACCATCGTAGATGTCAAAAGGAATGGCTTTCTTAAAACCCTCTATATTAAGATTTTCAGAGCAGACCTTTTTCCCATAGAATTTTTCCCAAATTTTACTTTCGTTGTTATTCATTTTTCTAATTATTTATTGTTTAACTTTAGCAAAGATATAAAAAAAAAGTGAGACTGACAAATTATGTCAGCCTCAACTTCTGTTAAAAAAGATTAAAAAAGGAAGAATTTCGGACTTTCATTTTATTTTTCTAATAGGTATTATTCCCTCATTATCAAACTTGATTATATAATCCCAATGAGCACCAATAGGGTCTTTGGAAAGCCTAATATAATGTATCTCTTGCCTATCCGTTCCGTCATTATCCAAAACAAATTCATAAGCCTTATATATGGTCTCAGAACTTGTTTCAAATTCCATTTCTAACCTATATTGCTCCATACCGCAGCCACTTTCGTAAGTGTCCACATACAGACTATCTTTTACAAAGGTGAAAAGCAATGTGGAATCATTTGTTATAAACTTCGTTGGTGTGAGTGTCTGCCCATCAGTGCAAGCAGACAACCCCACTGCTATTAGCATAAAAGAAAGAATTAGTAATTTCTTCATTTTGCGTTTAATTCTACCCATCTTCTTAATCTCTTTTTGTTTTACAATGCAAAGGTACGAAATTATTTTGAATTAACCAAATTAATTTGGGGAAAAATGTGGTGGGGAAATGTTAAAATCCCCAATCCACATCTGTTTCGCTATCAAGGTCAATCACAAAAGGAGTATTAGGCTTTACAAAATGACCGCTTTTGTAGTCGTTTGCAGTCTTATGATAGTGCAACCCCATAATTGACTTCTTAGGGTCAAGGTAACGCATATCGTAAGAATTAGCGTCAACCACATTCCAACCCCTAAACTGCTTTGGCAGCGTTTCATTCTCGCTATAGAACACAACGGCAACCTTGCCACCATGGCGCAAAAACTTCTCGCACTCTTCCCAGTTATATCCGTCATAACTGAAAGTGAGGTCATAGTTAGGGTATTGTTCCAACAACTTCACTCTGTTATAAACCTTTGTGTAGTCATAGAATTGAACATCTGGGAACATTTCCAATATGTTCTTACCGCTAATAGGGTCTCTGAAAGCGAGAGGGGAGAGGTCGCTTGTACCATTAAGGCGAACACTAAACCCATATCCAAGACGCTTTGCCCTTGCTCGTTTGCTCTCAATCTCATGCACAAGTATCTCCATGAAACGCTCTCTGTCCTCATAGAACAACTTAGTTTTCTTGATACGTGAACGATTTATCTTAGAGCCTTCAACACCTCTTGCAAGTTCGTCACACTTGTTCTGTCCGCTTCCGTTCAAACAGAACTCATGGCAGTGCTGACCTTTGGGACAAACATTATGTCCACTCATGTTCCAAGGTGCAAGGTACAAACAATATGTCATTGTGCCATTCTCATAAGAGAGACGCATTTTCATACTTTGTGCCACATTACCAAGATATGTAACACCGATTTCTTGTAAGGCTTTTCCATAACCAACCATTTCTTTATTCTCCTTTTTTTATTGTTAGACAATTTGTTTATCTCTTTCGTGATGCAAAGGTACGAAATTATTTTGAATTAGCCAAACAAAAATCAAATTATTTTCAATTTATAATAATTTTTTTCTGAATTATTTACAAAAAAAAGGATTTACCATATAGATAAATCCTTTTTAATCACCTTCATAAAAAAAGCATACATAGAATATACCAATCACTTCTATTAAGCCTAAAATGCAAGCAATTATAAAAAGTGTATACATATTATTCTCCTATATATTTCACGCTTGCGGTCTGGCACCCACAATCTTTTCGGTTGCACAGAATGTTATATCCACTAAGCAACGTTTCGTCATAGGTATTAAGTATCATATCATCGTCAATTCTCTCACCACAATTAGGACAAGTTATAACAAAGTCCTCATAATTGTTTAATGGAAGATAGGCGATACCAAGTCCAATAAGGCATTTTAAGCCATTTTGAGACACTTTCCCATCATAGATAGCCAAACACCCCTCTACCCCATCAAAACTCTGTGTAAGGGTTAATAAATCAACATCTATTGCGTCATTGATAATAATGCCCATTTCCTCAGAGAAAACGTATATTCTAATCAGATATTCTTTATTCATAATTTTTTTCTTTGATGCAAATATACGAAATTATTTTGAGATAACAAAATAAAACCCCAACTTTTTTTGAGTTGGGGCCTATTTTTTAACATTTAGACCGCAATTTTCATGCAAAGGTCATACGCACCTTGTATCTTGTTGTAGATATTTCCGTCAAGGATAGAGTCAAACTTGATTTCTGTGCTGCGCTCTGTCGCTTCATTCTGAAAGTAACTTGTCAGTCCATTCATCAGCCACATGGCAGTACCCTTTTCTTGACCCTCTTGACCAATGCCACTTTCAAGGCACTCACGCACACCAAGGAACAAATTGCGTCCTCGTGTCTTGATGTCCTCATGGTTGATGTTTCTTGTCTCCATGAAAACCTTTGCAGCGTCCTTTGAGAGAACCGTCTGTGCGATAATGTTCTCCAAGTCTCTCTCTGCTAACTTGATGTTGCGAAGATGGTCGAAGCACTCTTTCATTCCATCAGTGTATACCTTTGCCACGTTGAGAGCCTTATAAGCGAACTCTGCATTCTCTTGATTAAGCAAATCAAGTCTATCCATGACCTTAGAAGAATGACGGAAAGCAATGCGTCCGATGTTGTCTTTCATCGCCCAATTAAGGGTATTGTTGCAAACTACACGCACTGGAGTAACCATACAACGAACTGAACCAGTGCCGTCATGTGATGTAGTGAAAACCACATACATATCCACCAAATCGTCACGCTGCGCATCAAGAACAATCTGCTGTGGGAACTTTGCAGTAACAAATACTCGCTCTCCACGTCCTAACACTCCGCAAGTCTCAATTACTGGAGTGTTGTCTCTGTCGGCAAACTTGCCACTACAGAACATATCCACGAACTTGAAAGCGTCCTCGTTCTGAACAATACCATACTTGTCGGACACAATGCCAAGTGACTTGTTGGTATCTGTGCGCACGGTTGCCCTTGTGTTGTCGATGATAAGGGAGAGCAACTTGTCTGCTTCAATGCTCTCACCATTCTCCATTGCATGAACAATCTCGTCAGACAAAGCAACCACTGGCTGCAACTTCACATTATAGTCAGCATGACACAACTTCAAAGCGTCTGCCACAAACATAGGCTCGTCAACCACTTGTCCAAGTCCATGCCAAGCACGCTCACGCTTCCCATTCTCAGCGAAACTTGCAACTCCGTTTACCATTTCAATCTTTGCACTCATAGTCTAAATCTCCTTTTAAATTAATAATGTTGTTTCTTAATCACAATGCAAAGGTACGAAATTATTTTCAATCTACCAAACAAAAAATAAATTATTTTCAATTTATAATAGTTTTTTTCTCATTTCTTGACAAAATTACCTTTTTTTCTTTGGCTTTTTAATGACTTCTACCCTAATTTTCTCTTTCTTGAAATTCTTTTGAGACTTATGCTGCAATATATCTATGTAATGATTAAACCTCTTATTCATGGTGTCTCGCACTTCATAATACCCATGTCCTTCTATATGAATCACACTACCCAAAGGGATGTACCGAAGCAAATCTCTGCTCACGGCACAATATTTAATCTTTCCCCTTTTGAGTTTATTTATGTCAATCTTTGTACCATCAGCAGTAATCAATGGACTATCGTCACATTGACTTGCAACTGCATTGTAAGTGGTTAATGTTACGTGAGTGATAAATGGTTTATCTTTGGCAAAGGTGACAGATGCCACCAATGCCATTATAAAGATGATAAATAACTTTCTCATATTAATATGGATAATCAATTTCTTTAAAATAATCTATAATCTTTTTAGAGGTCTGCGCTGCATATTGATTGCGAGGGTCAAAACGTCCACTTTCACAGCATTTAGCCAATTCCTCGATATATGCCAAACATACCTTAAACATTTCGTTCTGCAAGTATCTGTGCTCACGGCACATCATTTCTGCTACGTGCTTCGTGCTATGCAACTTGCCATTAACAAAATTGCCAAAGAAACGTGCAAACACATCGTCACTATTCTCGCCACATTTTGGGCAAAGGTCATACTCAAAACGTTCCAATACCTTTTCCATGAGAAAATCTCTATCCTCAGAACAAGCCTTGGTATCATCTTTAATGAGACGAAGAATCTGCTCGTTACTCAACTGATAACTCTCATACTCACGTCCGTCAATTGTAAATTTCTTACTTGCCATAATCACTTCATTCTTTAATTCCGCTGCAAAGGTACGAAAAAAAATTCATTCCACCAAATAAAAACAGAATTATTTTCAATTTATAATAATTTTTTCTTTTTATATATTATAATAAGGTGAAAATAATTTTTTGAAAATAATTCCTTCAAAATTTGGTTATTTCAAAATAAATTCGTACCTTTGCACCACAAAAGCAATAAAACAAAAAGAAATGGATAAAAACATTAACGTAAGAGTTATGGGTTTCCCAAAGGAAAACTATGACAAGGAGACGCTTGACAAACTTAGTGACAGAGAACTGAGTGATTGGGCATTGGCTGACGGAGATACTGCAATCTTTGAGGATTTGAAAGAATTTCAAGAAATCCTTAATGATAAAACAAGTTTCTCTAAAGAGCAAGTGAAAAATAACTGGTGGTATTTCTTAACTGACTTGGCATGAGGAAAGAACACTTGGAAATTGCAAGGGCTTTATATAAACCTACACCAAAGGTTGAAGCCCTTGTTCTCAAATTATATGACTTGCTTGATAAACCACTACTAAATGGGGCGACTATAACATCCCTAAGTTTTAAAAAAGGTGCTCTGACACTTGGTGGCTTGTCTGTCAAGGAACTCGTCAAAAGTGGACAGCATTGCGGTGTAGAGGTGCATTGGTATCCAGATTTCACATTGTCCACAAAAACTGACCCATTCTGTAGTGCTTTCATATTGCGCTACAACTCTCTTGAAAAACTCTGCCGTGAGGTGGAAAAGGTACTCTCATCAATGAGAGTTGCGTAAACAACATTTAAATTAGTATTAATATTAACAGTACTGACCCCATTGTTGTTGAAACAGTGGGGTTGTACTTTTTTAAGTCTATATTATACATAATGGCAATAAACATACATTGTAAAACAATCAATGAGGTTGCTATACTAGCGTTATATTCCAATTATAGGGGAGGAATCATCACATTTGATGAACTCAAGGAACAAGGTAAGAAGTTTGGGGCTGTAATTACAGCATCATGAATAGTAACCCATTTTGTACTTATTTAAGTCTATTTATATATTATTGAGCGTAATAATTTGCTTTTCTCGATTATTTTTCATATCTTTGCACTGTATATATTGTATCCAATTGGATACTGACAGTAAATTATTAAATAAGACATGGCAAAATATTACATTAATCAAAAAAACGGAAAACGTAAGTATATTAAAGACATCGACTTTGCTCAAGAAAAACTTACATTCACTGAGGATGAAGACGATGCATACAGAGGAAGGGATGGATACTATGCAATTCCAACTAGAGACTTAATTCGAAGGAATTTCGTTGATGAGTATCCAGAAGTTGCAGAACTAGAATGCACAGCAGCATACTATTAATGGCAACACCCATATTGTACTTATTTAAGTCTAATAACACACTAAAAGGATAAAAATTATGTACGGATATTTACTACAAAACTCAAACGATGAATACCTAAAAACGCTAGATACAGCGGAAGGTAAAATAGAATTCACTAAAGAACCTAGTGAAGCAAGAAACTATGCTGGTCGTCCAGGTGGAGGACAATGGGATGCTGAAAATGAAAAACAATACCTAGACTTCCATTTTGGAGAAGAATATGGAGAAAGGGTAACATCACTCAGATGCGTGCTTAGAGAATGGGAATAAACCCCTATGCTGTACTTAATTAAGTCCAAATAATATATTATTATGGATAAAACTATATTAGAGTTTACCCCAAACGGAAAAAATAATATTAAACGAATAAAGGATGAGACCAATTGAGCCTCATCCTTTTTTTATTTCTACCCCTAACTTGTACTTATTTAAGTCCAATTCCTTAACCAAAGAACGTTCCGTCATTCTGAGGCCATCTTCCATCTGGCTCGTATGCCGCACATTGAAGAACCTTTGAAGTATTATTGGTCATATTCGACAGCAACTTGGATGCATCATGCTTCTTCATACTCTCCGATAAGTTCTTATATGAGGCACGAAAATTTAGATTTTTTGTTCCAGTATAACATGCGACATATACTGTTCCAAGATTCTGAATAATCTCTCGCTGATATAATTGCATGTAAATACCACTAGACTTCAAGAAATTCTCAAACGCCTCAAGTTGATAAAAACAACGTGGCTGCTTGCTAATATCAGACCATTCGTAAAAGTATATACGTATCTCTTTGCTAAACTGAATTTCACCCTCACTATACTGACCAGGTATCCTATGTACACTATTAGGGTAACTGCCACCATAATAAGGAGAACGATATGTAGTAGTCGATTGTTTCCTTTTGCTAATTAACGACCTTCTAAATAAATCTCTTAATTCTTTACTTCTATTCATAATGTTTACATGTCACCTAATTCTTGTTCATCACAAGCCTCAAAAAACATTTCGCCATAACTATGTTCAGCCATTATTTCCAATAAACCAATCTTCTCGGATTCTGGACACAAACAACAATGGCTCTCATATCTCCATGCTAAGTCATTGGCAACTTCCCTAGATACAAAATATCCTTGACTTTCACAGTAATCATTGAACTCTTTGATAGAGTTGAATTCTAATTTATCGTCCTTGCAATGATAATCTGGATAAAACCATATCTCCTTGTATTCTGTATCATCTTCATTCGATGAACACGCCAATCCAATATCATCTAAATTATATTCATCTTCATAGCCACTATAAGGAGCATTTATGTCTATCATTTTAGCCTTTTTGCCCTTCTTATGCTTCATCTTACCCTTACCACCCTTGTAAAAAGATTCTTCACGCTCTTCTTGAGACCAGAAATCTTGAAATGGGTCTTTCTTCTTCCCCTTTCCCTTTCCTTTGCCTTTGGGATTCAAAATTAAGACATCATTGTTCTTGAGAGGGAAAACAACATCACCCTCATCGTCAATGTCATCATCCCAACCAGGAAATACCCTATCCCAATAAGCAGCCATATCGTCATAGTCATCCCAATCTTCATAACTACTGTGAATAGGCTCTTTAGCCTTGCGTGATAAGTATTCATGAAATAAACTAATAAGATTAGGCTTAACCTTATTAGGAATATCTATTTTAATTTTCTTTGACATATATACTATATATTATAATGCAAATATATGAAAAATTTTTCAATTAGCAAAATATATTAATCTTTTTTAATGATATTTACTTTATGTACAAGTAGATTTTTCGAAAAGACGGTATTTGCCGTTTATCATACCACTTACATTGCCGTTTTTATCCAATAAATGAATCCTATCCTTATACACTATAATCATCTGATTATTCTCTTCACCATTCTTGCTAATTTCATATATGATGCTACTGTATTCGCCAACTACTTTATGAGACCAAGTTTTACAGCTAATCGTACATACATAATCATCTAAAGCAATACGTAGCAGCCTTTCAGCATCAAATAATTTCTCTCGTAATGCAGTATAAAAAACAGACACGAAAATCTCACTAGAAATAATAGCAATATATACGTGAGGATATTTTTCATGCTTTTCATCTGACAAACTTTCTTCATATGCGCACACTTTACTCCTTAAAGAATTTATGTCTAGAGCTGGATTCGTCAACCCCACATGTTCGCATAAACTATCTAAGTTTTGGTATGATGTAGAGCTAACATCGTTACCAATAAATTTCATTATGTTATAATACCTGAATCTTTTCATTTTATTTTTTAATTTTTTTTTTCTGGAATATAAAAGCAACAGTTTTTTCTTCTATATTTCCCCTATATTATTTCTTATATATGATAGTTTTCTAATTTGTTTCACCCCATCTGTCTCATCAATTTCTCACGGAAATATTTTTCACCATAAACGCTTTATAAATACGCCTATTCATTGTATTTCCAATATATCATTTTTTTCTCTCTTATGCTCCTAATTATCAATGACTTACACGTTTGTAAAGTATATATTTTTGTATGGTTTATATAGATTCTCTACGTGTCATTCGCTATTTTTGATTACAGTGATTATGTATTTATATGTCGATAGTGAAAGTTTATATTTTTTGAAGAGCATTTTAACAGTGTTGACTAGTCCTTGTTTAGTTTGTGTGATGTACCAGTCTTCAAGTTTTCTGTTTTTATTAAATTTGATATAGTCATGTTTATACTCCACGATTTCTTGTTCTTCATATACCACGTTCTCAATAGTTCTTCCAAATAGCCATGTTGTTTGTCCTATTAGCGAGAAGACGTTTACTTCTCCAGATAATAGTGGTACTTTTGTTTTTTTTGTATTAGTTGTTTTTGTTATGTGCAGTGTAGGAAAGGTCACTGCTCTATTTAGGTATATGAAGTATGTTATTTTGTTATGCAGTTGTGGTAATAGTTCTTCAATTTTCATTATTAGAGTTTTTAAGTATGTTTTCTATTTTAGCGAGTGTCGCTTTTATTGTGAATGTTCCGTATTTTTGCAAGTAGTCGAATTGTGCGTCTTTTGCAGTGATTGCTTCATCGACAGTATATTTTTTTTCTTGTCTAAACTCTTCGAAGGGTTTGAAGAACAAATCCATTATTGTTGTCACGTTCATGATGTGTTTCATTTCTGTGAGTATGAGTTTTGCGTCTGAATTTTCCATATCACAAAGATTTTATTTTTTCGTTTAGTGTGTTATAGATTTGATATAGTTTTTCAACTGTATTATCATAGAGGACTGTATATGTATGTGTAAGTGTAGAGTTTTGTCTTATTATGGTTCTTCTCAGTTCTTCTATTCTTATTATTTTTTTCTTAATAACTCTTTTAATGATTCTCATCATTAGTTGTTTATCGTTAGTGATGAGTTTCATTTTGTTTACATACATTGTGGTTTTTGATATGAATGCGAATTGTTTTGTTGTTTCGTTTGCATATAGTACATCTATATTGGGAAGATAGATTATTCCTTGTGGTGTATTTGTTGTGATTGTTGCGATTGACATTGACTCTATTGTGTCTACTGACACGGTTGTTGCTTTATTGGTTTTATTGACTACTAAGTCCATGCCTTGGTATTTATCCACAAAGAATGTATCTAGATGTCCTAACATTCCTAGGTTGAACATATAGATGAATTTATCGTTATCTTTATTAGTCCACGTCATAGTTTTTTAATGGTTTCTATTGTTTGTCTATATGCGTTCATAGCATTTACTTTCAGTTCTCTATATTTTTGTATAGAATTCAGTATGTATTGTACATCCATTATTGTTCTTGTTACAGCATTTAATCTAGCTTTATTTGCTTTTTGCCCTAGTGTATCGATTCTTGATTCTAGATGTTCTATGCCTTTATGAAATTGTTTTTTATAGTAGTCGAAGAGTATTTTTTTATCGGTTGTATATATTTGGAATGGTGATTCTATTGTGATATGTTTAGAGTTTTTATGGTACTTTGCTGTTGACAGTTCTTTCACGTTCATATCTTTTCCTTGTATGAAGTAGAGTCTTGACGAATCTGTTGTTCCGCAAGCTAGTCCTACCACGTCTGTTAGTGGTGGTAGAATTGGAGTCATAGGAACTAGGTAAGTGAATATTTCTGGCTTAATTACCTGTCCTACGTATATTGTCAATTTATCCTCATTAGTCCAAATCATGCTTTCTTAAGGTTTGTTATTAGTTCTTTTGAGTTTGCTTTAATTGTTTTTATTTGTTTATAGCTTTGGTTAATGAATTCATCATATAGTGTGGTTCTTCTTTCCACGCTGAAGGGTGTGGCAGATAGATTTCTCTTCATGTCTTGTGCTCTTACTATGTCATTTTCTAATTTTTGTAACATTGTTGTTACTTCTCGTTTGATATAGTCAAAGAGTTCTTTTTGTGAGTTGGAATAGATTTTTTGTCCTAGATAGATTATGTTTTTGTTTTTTGTTTCTATTTTCACTACCATTCCCATTGATATAATATTAGGTCTATCTCCGACAATGGCATAATGGTTAGAATTTTCTTTAAATCCTAAAATCGTGAGACCTTTTGAGACGGTTCTAACGTCAGCTATTTTTCCAGCAGACGCTTGGAAGCTATTGGTTTTGATGTATTTAAGGCTATTTATATAATACAATGTAAATGGTTTATCGTTCATAGTTCTTTCAGTTCTTGTAGGAATAATTTATATGAATCGCCTATACGTTTTGGTTGTTCATTGACCTTAGAGAGTGCATAACCCAGTGCATAATAATCGTATTCTTGTTTTATTTCCCCATGTGCTACGTCAACAGCCTCTTGTTGTGCTGCTATTAGTCTTTTCTTATATATTGGCGAGATAAATTCTAGTATGGTTTTTTTGTCGTTGGTGATGAGCACATTTCTTCCTTTCATTACAATGATGCCATTATTTTCCTCAATGGTTTCAACTTTCTTGACTTTAAATGCTCTATATTCCTTATCGTCCTTTTTTTTGGCTGTAATGTATAATGAGTTATTTGTTCGTCCGCTTGTAATGATTAGCACGTCTTTATACATTTCCATAATCGGTACGACAGTTGATGATGTACAGAGGTAATTTTGTCGTATATACCAATTGAAAACATCACCTAGTTCTACCACGTATAGTTTTTTTCCTACGCCTTTTTTTGGTCTCCAATTCATAATTCTTTAATTTGTTTTAGAAAGTCACGATATGTTTCATCAATTATCCCCAGAATCCCAAGATAGTAATTGGTGCTAGTAATGTATCGGATTTTTTTAATCTCATCTTCTACTAGTTTCTTTGCCTCTCTACAATGTTTCTTATATAGTTCGATAAGTTCTAGTTTTGATGTTGAGACATAGAAATCTTTAAATTTTGCTATGAAGGTATTTGGGCTGGTTTTTGGTTCTACTTTCTCTCCTGGTATTAGACTTCCTAACTCAAATACTTGCATCTGGTCATTCAGTGAATATATGAGATATTGTTTCTTATACAGTCCAGTAATAGCGATGGGGTTAGTGAACATTTTCAAGTCAAACTTTTTGTATTTATGGCTTCCGAATCCCGCATAATAGATTGTATTATTAAAAGGATATATTGTTCTTATATCAAGCAGATATAGTTTTTTCCCATTAAATGTTTTATTCATTTCTTATATATTTTACAGTTTTGAATAGATAAATTCAAGCATATCTTTTGTTGCCTCATTGGTAAAGATGTTGCACCACATGCCACGAGAGTTTTTTGCGTTAATTCTCGTCATGTTTTCGTTAGTGGGGTCATCAAATGAAGGTGTGTCGCTTGTAATGCTCACGCATACTATTTCCGTGTCTTTGTAACGTGCGTTGATATTGATTCTTCTTGTATATACCTTATCTTCCATTGGGTTATCATCGTTACCAATGTCTTTAGAAGAATCCACACCGTTTTTAACAATTGTTGTAAAAATTGCTTTTTCAAGTTCGTTTTTATTCATAATGTATGTCATTTAAATGATTATTTGTTTCATTAAAGCAGTTCTTTGCTTTTGTTTAACAATCTCTGTTCTATTTGTCCAGCAGTTCTTTGCTTTTGTTTAATAATTGCTGTTCTATTTGCCCATATGTGCCATTCACTATTATGTCTACGTCTATACCGAATAATGTTCTACCGTATGGTTGTTCTAGCATAGCTCCCAAGTTCATAAAATTATATATACCATCATCTTTTTTATCTAACCAAACTAGAGCCCTCTTTAAGAAAGTATCGTAGTCAATATAGGTTATTTTTCTACCCATTCTATATGCAACATAAACGAGTCTTTTCATTATCTCATATGCTTCAAGTCCTTTTTCTGTTCTTGTTCTATATAAGATTGCTTTTGTTTTATATAGAGTGTATGAATCGGTTATTTCTTTCCTTATGTCAATCATAGAGCCATATCTGCGAATTCCTCATCACTTATTGTCGGTTGTTTTTCTTTATTCTCAGCCCCATTGAGTTTTCCCCAATTAGTGAAACTTGATTTAAAGACTGTGCAGAATTTTCTTTTTGCAATTGTTTCTTTTGCGGCAGTTCTTTTTACGTCATATATGATAGTCTCATCATGTAATGAATAGTTATCTGTTTCGTTTTTGAGTCTGAAATTCAGTTCTGCGATAACAAACCCTTTCAATGTGAAGAAATAGTTTCTTAGTTCATTGAATGCTTCTCTTACCGTTTGTGGTGATAGGAGTTCCACGTCTATCCACATTTCCGCTTCTGGTGTGTCTTTCAGAGGCATTTCCATTGTATAGTCATCTGTCTTGATAAGGAGTGGCTTAATATGTTTCACATGTGCTTCGAACTGCGTTAAATCGAGTTTTCTGAATCCAGTGATATACATATCTTTTTTTATCCTTATCGGTTTAACCTCAATACCAGTCACGAATTTGTCCAATAATTCATTAAGGTATCTGAAGAATTCATTTATTTCTGTTGCTATCATATATTATTTTTTTTAGATTAAATATAAGACCCAATTCTTTCAATCTGTATGATATTTTGAAATAGTCTTCCAAAGACGGTTTTTTAATAGTGTCACCATAGCACCATTTATCTTTATCAGTTACCCCATATTTTGATAAAAAACAATAGTATGAATCATGATATTCAATGTGGTTGTATTTTTCTATCAAACAAAGGGCATAAGTATCGTCATATGTTACTATTCGTGGAACTAAATTTTTGACACGTTTTAATGACGGGTTTTTTTCTCCATCATAAAAACCTCTGATGTTATATATTCCAGTCATAATCAAGTAATAGTATTTCTTTCAATGCTTTTTTAATTTTATTCTTTGTGACTCCTTGTGGGAAATTATGATATAGGTATTTGATGACAATGAATTTCTCTTTATCAAAATCATAATATCCTTTCAACAGATTATGTTTATCTAGAGTGAGTTTACAGAATATTTTATTTCCGTTTTCATTTGCTCCGATTGTGCTGAATTTATATTTTGGCATATTTCTTGATATATGGTATTAGGGCATCTGAGTAGAATTTAAGCCAATCATGGAGTTGTTTGTTCCCACCCTCGCTAACGTTGGTTGGGTTCAGCATTTCTAATGTATTGTTAATGGCAAATAGATTCCTACGAGTCTTCTCCAACAGATTCTTGAGGTCTATATCATCAATCTTATCCAAGTTAGGGCTAATATATGCGTCAGTTAGGTTTAGCACGACTGAGCGTATGTTAGCCACTTCATGGGATACGTTGCCACTTGTGATTTTCGTTATGTTCTCAGCACTGTCATCTATGGCAGATTTGAGATTCTTCAATACTTCCGATATATTTCTATCCATAATGCAAATGTATAAAAAAAAATACCCAAAAGCAAAAACTCTTAGGTATTTTATAGTTATTTAACTTTTTTCTTCATTCCACTTTTGATTTTGCCGCTTCTAATAGTTCAGCAGAATGTTCTTTAGCCCACTGTGCGACATTTACTTCTTCTCCTCTTAAATATTGTTGCCAAGCGTCACTAAATGCGGTGAATAATGCAGATTCAAAATCTGTAAGTTCTATATATCCATTTTGTTTAATTTCATCCTCTTTTTCTTTGAGTTCTGGAAATATAAGTTCTATTAATTCAGCATCGGAAACTGAGTCAGTAATGCTTAAATATGTTTTTGCAAGTTCAATAGCCTTGTCATAGGCTTTTGCTTTTTTCTCAAGCGATGATTCTTTCACTTCAAGGGTGTCGATGAAAGATAAAAGGGTCTCATAATCTTGATGGAAGCGTTTTCCCATATAAGACCAATTATCATGTGATTTTTTTAATCTCTCTATCTCCGCTACTACAGCGTCTTTGTCTATGTATTGTGCCATAACTATTTTTTTTAACTATTGTTTAAATTCGTTTAATATGTCGCATGCTTCTTCTATTGCTTTTACAGCCTCTCTGTTGTGGCAATATTTAAGTTTTAACATTTTTACTTTTGGCACAAGCCATCCGTATTCATATAACATATCTTTCTCCGCTTGGCGGTAGCCTTTAGTATAAGCTACTCTTTGGATTCTAGCCTCTGAATTTTCCAAACCATCAACAGTAGGAACACCAGTTGCCTTCCAATCTGGATATAACATTTTTGCTAAATCTTCTGCTTTACTCATATTATTCTCCTTTCTGCACTTTAATCATAAGATTCTGCTGTGTAAAACGCTTGTCCACATTCGGGGCAGCGTACATAATATTCCCTATCTCCATTATCCATTGTCTGATAAAAATCATTCTTTAAATCTACATAGACACTCTCACCACAAGCAGGACACCAACATTGCCATTCATCGTCCATAGCTCCTTTAAATAATCTTGCTACCATACTCATATATTCTATCCTTTCTGTGCTTTATATTGAAAATAATATAGAAGATGGCACAAATTTATTATCATACCCATTTTAATCATATTCATCACCTAGTCCCCAATCTGCATCTAATATACATCCTAGCCCGTAGTTATCCATCCATTTTTGGTTATGCCATCCTCCACTATAGAACCATTCCTTTTCACCTGTTTCTGGGTTTGTTCTTTCCGAGCATAGTCCAAGTGTATCATATATTCCTGACATATTATTTAAAATATTTTTAAGTTATACATTTTATTTAATTTATCGACCATTTGTTTAAATTGCGTGCCGTGTTGGGCATCATCTTTAATATGGTTATATTTCAAATATAAATGAATCATTTCGTGAATCATACAGGTTTTGAATAGTTCCTCATCCAATTCACAGTCTTTTAAATTCGCCTCAGAGAAATCTATTGCATATATTCCTGCTGATGGATAATGACAAAATCTTGCATAGCAATTCTTCTCATTAGTGAATCCGAACATTGGTCTTGGAAGTGAATTACCAAAATACCTTATGTTGCATTCATCGAACATCAATGACATTGTATACGGTATGATTTTCATTTATCGCCTTTTATTAAGTTTTTTAAATTCAGTCAACTGATACATTATTCTCCTTTCACATACTTTTTGAAATCCTCAATAAATCTTTTGTTATCAACATTCATAAATGTATCAACATTAGCGTGTTCCAAATCTATATAATCAGGAATGCATCCATCAAGAAATTCACAAGCCCTCTTAATAAAGACATCGGTGCGTACATACTCAACACTCTCATTGCTTGCTGGTCTATGTAACCAAGGACGCAAAAACTCTCTACCACCTATATCAGGGTGGATATAAATCTTCTCTGGTGCTTCCATAATCAAATCAATTTTATTTTTGTCGGTAAATTCTTCTGCATTTGCTACAGTATTTTACTCCTTTCTTAACTAATACTTTATTGCAACCCTCACACAATACCAACCCATTGTCATAGACATGACCTTTTTTTGGACTAAGGATTACATAATACAAGATTCCATTTAAATCAAGTTTTTAAGTGAATATTCTAATGATGCTTCAACTTTCTAATCGTGAATTTTACAAGTAAGTACACATATTTTATTATCTTCAATAAAATCTATTCTAATTCTTTTATTACATATAAGACAGTTATAGCTCCTTAAATCTGGATGCCACTTGCTAAATGGACATTTTTCGAAAATATTCAAATCATTTTTTGAGTAAATTTTTCTAATGTTTTTATCTTTATATTCTTTAACTATCATATATTAAATTTTCAACAGTTTTGCGGTTTCAAAACTAACGTATGTTTCTTCTATCATAATCAATCGATTTTATACATTCATCTAAGCTGATACCACTTTATTAAGAAAATCACGAAAGTAACAAGTTCTAGTATTGTTGCTGTGAACCACATGTATGTCATTTTGCGTAAGCGTTATCTGGTATATAGTCACTATCCCATTTAACATCTTTTTCGTTTCTGTATAGGCAGACGCATCTTAACCAATTCTCATTGATATTATATTTCTTTGAGAGTTTTTGTTTTATGCTATTTACTTCCTTCAAGAGTTCTTTATTTGCCTCAACGTATAGTTCGCACCATTTATTAAGACTATCGTCAATAAGGTGTTTTTCTTTAAAGTGGTTAATGACGTAGTTAAAGCCTTGCATTACCTCATCATCAGTTGTATTATATCCTAATATTTTATCGAATGCTTCTTGTATCTTTTCAGCATCAGGCATTTTATTTTTCCCAAGTTTATCTGAGTACGATAAAAGTATTACAAAGTCTTTGAGGTTTGGTGTTGCTCCAGCTTTTACTGCTCTATAGTAGGCATACATTACTGGAGGGAAGTACATTGCATGGAATGTTTCGTGCCCTCTTTCCCATTTATCGTGTGGCTTGAGTTCATTCCATGTTCTTTCGAATTCTCCGTTTTCAGCGGCTGTAACGAACATGTCTATTAGTGATTTAACCTCTTCTGCGTGTTTGCACAGTGCTTGGTAGTAATCCCAAGGGGTTAATCCTTTTTTAAGGCAATAGTATTTCTTGTTATCATCCCACTCATCTTTTTTTTCATCGAAGATTTCTGGAAGGTTTTGTTTCCAAAGTCTGAATTCGATATTATTATATTCTATTCTATTGTCAAAGATTGTTGAAACCTTTTCAAATAGTTCAATATGGTTTTCTAATCCCAATGAGATTGAGCATCCTCCTTTTGCGGATGTAACATAATATTCCACCTTGAAATACATTGGGTGTTTTTCATCAAGTGGATTTGGTAGATTAAAGTACATATAGACTTCTGCTGTGCTATGTCTTTTAATTGTATAGCAGTTGTCACAGAATTTATCATTTTCAAGTCTAAAAGTTTTGCATAGTTCCTTAATATTTTCTGGAAAGTCATAATACTTATCAAGATTAATTTCCTTGAATTTATTTTTGATTTCTTTTGTCGTTTGTTTTAAGAAAAAATCTGTAATTGTCATAATGTTTTATTTAATATTATTGTTCAACCTCATTTTTTAAAACATAATTCCAATCTACGCAAAGTCAACCATGATATTTTTTATATTTTATTCATGCTACTTTTGGTATTTAATATAATCTGAATCCTTACGGTATTTAATGGTTATCATACATTCCTTCTGGTGCTTCAATAGCAAGACCCAATTCTATCAGATATTCTCCTTCCATATTTGTTCTATGGTCAAAATGGTTTTCGTCAAGCCAATTGACAATAGTAAAAGGAGCGGCATGTGCTCTTAGCGAAGTGTATGTACGTTTCTCTTCCTCAGTCATACTTGACATTGGACGAAGGTATGGTTTACAGTGTTCTAAATCAACCCATTCATCATAGTAATCAGCTTGAATCTCTTTGGTATGAATGTTAATACATTTTATGTTATCATCATCTTTATCAGTTACAACTTCTTCATCCGTAGTTTCATTACTATAAGACCAAATGAATTGACATATTACTCCATAAGGCAATCTTGCACAAAGCTCTTTAAGTAATAGTTCTTTCTCTTCTTGTGTCATAGTTTTACTTATTTTATATTATACATTCCTTCAGGTGCTTCAAGTGCAAGACCCTTCTCAATTAGACCACGGTAATCAAAATGATGAGCATTGAAAAAATCTACTAATAAAAATTCTGTATTCGGGTCACCTTTTCCTGTAAGAACACAGCCATTGCATTCTCCTTGTTTAATATTAATATATTCTTCTTTTTCTTCCTCAGTCATACTTGACATTGGACGGAGGTATGGGAACATCCACCTTGAATGACATTTAAAATCTTCATTTTCCCAAGATTCGCAAAAACATTTATAATCTATTTGCTTAAGCGTCATAGCTAAATCTTCTCCAGCGCACACTTTAACACCATAAGGAATCCTTGCACAAAGGTCTTTTAATAGTAATTCTTTATCTTTTTGTGTCATAATTCAATCTTTAGATTTCTTTCTAATAGGACAACCAATACATTTTGGGTTGTCGCTTTTACAATCAATTAGGCAATCCCAAGAGAATTCTATTCCACATCTTGCTATAGGCATAATTCAAAGTTGTTTAAGTTGTTCATAGAGTTCTCTAAGTACATCATTATTAAAATATCCAGCTCTACCTTTTGAAACTGCTGCCCCAAGTTGTGTGAGTTGCGCTTCAGTTGGCTTCCAAGTGGTATGAGGTATGATGGAATTCTTTAGAATACAATCAATTGCAGCATGCCAGCCATCATCAAATGTAGGCTCACCACTATGATATTCAATTTTATCAAGGGCATCATTATAAGCATCTTTCTTTGCTTGAGCAAGCTCTTCATCAGTAATATTGTTCTGAGGTCGGAGTGATTTAATAAATTGTACTTCTTTTTGTGCTTCATTGAATGATTCATCATCAAATGGAGATTTAATACGAGGATAATCATATAAATTCTGGCAAATTTTATTTATCATTTTCTTATCCTCTTCAACCCACTCTTGTTTTGGTTGTACTCTGTCTTTAAGGGATTTGAACCAAGATATAAGTTTTTCTTTACTATATCCATAAAACATTTCTTGATTAGGATAACTTTTAATTATTAAAGGAATTGCCCATATCATCTTTTCATCCTCTTCACTCCAAGCAGATTTCTGCTCAATCTTCTTCAACTCTTTCTTTTCAGCGTCCCACTCATATCCAGCTTCTTTCATCTTTTGAAACAAGAGACCATGCTGTTCTATTGTAGCAGGAAAGACTTTTTCATATGTCCACCCACTATCATTATACTTACTACAATCATAAAAATCGTCAATACTATCAATGCCACAATATGCAACTGGACTGTCTGGGTTATCTTTATCTGTCAGTCCTCTGAAAATAAACGGTCTACCTTTTTCTGTGCTAAGTATATCACCATCCTTCGCATCTTGGATGGTCCAAAGATGAAAATAGGACTCACAAAATTTCTTTGATAGTTCATGCGTCTTTTCATCATCACAATACTGTACTATATAATTCCCTTTATCGTCTATGCTTATAATTTGACATGGTTTTTTTTCTAACACAATCCATTCACCTTTATGGAATTTTGGTTCAACCTTCTTCAACTCTTTCTTCTCGAAATCAAAGGTGTAACCTGCATCAGCCATTGCTTCCATCAGAGTATCACGCTGTTCTTTGGTGGCTGGACGAGTATTAGCTTGTTTATGGCTACCACCAATACTAAAACCTCGAAGTTTGCCATCACATCCAAGATAGATATAAGAATTCCAATAAAGACCTTCTATTTCTTTATGGATACCTATGTTATTATCTTCATCTACAAGCACATCGCCTGCCCTTGCATCTTCAACAGTCCAAAGATGCATTTCATTCTGTTTTTCGATTGGAAAATAGCAATGCTTATATTTAATGACAAAATTAGATGCTTGATAGTTCTTACCGTCAAAACTATCTATATGCCAAGCATCACCAAATCTATTAACAACCCACTCACCTTCGTGAAACTTCGGTTCAACCTTCTCAACAGACTTCTGCTCAATATTACCAAATCTTTTCTGTAACTTCTTAGCAATTTCTTCTGTAAATGGACTATCAATATACTGTCCCATGCCTTCTTTTTCAGTCCAAACTGCGTCAACAATGTATTTCCAAGTTCTGAGGTCGGAGAAATCTGTAGCAAGATTCTTCTCACCTTGCTTTTCAAGCCAAGTATCAATATCTTGCATTAAAACATTATTAGCGTCAAGAATTTCTCTTATTTCATCACTATCTGTAAGTAAAATATCAGATATAATTTTTCTCATCCTCTCATCCTCGTCATAGGCTTTGGCTTTTTCTTCTGTAGTCATAATTCAAAACTTTATTTCTTTATAATTTTCTTCCTTACACCTTGGGCAAACATAAGACCATCCAATAGATTCTTCGTCTTCCCATTGATTTAAATCTTCTACTTTGCTATTGTGCAAATGAGCACCACAATGTTGACATACAAAATATCCCATAATCACAGTATATTTATTGTTCTTGCTTTTTATTACCAACAGATACTTTCTTGATACGGATGTGGTAAAAGCGTTGAATTATCAAATTCAAATCTATAGTATCCACCACAAGCATACCTACTATTATATTCCTCTTTGTAATCTATAAGATATATAATCATTCCGTAAATAGGAACATTATCTTCATCTACAAATAAATGAATTTTATCGGGTCTTAATGTGTTTCTATCATAAAGCCTGTCAAAAGTATCTTCATGGAATGTTTCGGCTTCTTGCAGAATCATTTTTATGTCACGCTCAATTGCTAATTGACAATCATAATGATTGCCCCCATATTCAAATCCATTATCTTTTATTGGGCATTCTTCTTTCTTAATCGTTACCATAGTTATTTAAGTTAAATTTCATACCAGTCATTTGGTGTGTGTTCTTTTTCAAAAAATCTATCGAGATACATCATCCATAACCCCAAAGTTACGGTTATGATTAGACCTAGAATAACTAATACTAAACCTCCCATAGCTATTTCTACTTTATATTATACATTCCTTCTGGTGCTTCAAGGGCGAGCCCTTTCTCAATGAAATTGCGAAAATCAAAATGATGGGCATTGAGCCAATCGACTAACTCCCATTCATTTTTCCAACATTTTATAGACTCATATTCTTCATCTTCTTCCTCAGTCATAGAAGACATTGGACGGAGATATGGACGGACTTCTTCAATATCATAAGAAGCATTTACCCAGCCAGTATCAACTCCCAATTCGAGCAAAGTATCCTCTTCTCCATCTACATTAATTTTTACTCCATAAGGCAACCTTGCAGATAGGTCTTTAAACAATAAATTTTTATTTTCTTCTTGTTCCATAGTTATCATAAACCAAATTAAATACGTTTAAATAGTGGAGCTTCCATCCTAAGACGTTCAGTTTTTAGAAACTCACGCCTTTCACTACAGTATTTTTGAATGTCCATATGTCTTTTTTTGACTTCATATTATTTCTCCTTTAATTGTTCAACCAACTCTTCCAATTCCTTTTTACGCTTTTCCCATTTAATGGAATCACGAACCTCGCAGAATCGGCAGCGGCCCTTGTGGGCTAATTGGTTTATACCCGCAATGTACTCACAAGAATCAAGTTCTAAATAAGAATATCCAAGTGGAGTACCGTTATTATCACACCCCACCATCATCAAGGCGGTAAGTGCTAACAAAATAATCTTTTTCATAACTTCTCTAGTTGTTCTTTCAATGCTTTTAATGTGAGATAAATCCTATTGTTTATTAGTGGAGACTAGTCTTTTTCTGACTTTTCTATTGCATAACCAAGACATTCTAATTATCCTTTACTCAACTTTAGGCTGTACTCTGTCTTTGAGGGATTTAAACCAAGAAATTGTGCCTTGCAATGTTAGATGTCCGTAATACTGATTTCCATATTCTTCTAAGAAATGACATAAATTATTCATTCTGTTCTCATCCTCTTCACTCCACTCTTGCTTTGGTTGTGGTTGTACTCTGTCTTTTATGGATTTGAGCCAATCTTGTACTTTCTCACGAAACTCTTTTGATAATACATCTTTACCGCCAATATTTATTTTGGAGAAAAGGATGTCCAAGTTTTTGACGTAATCATTAAGGGCTCTTGCAATTTCTTCATCCTCTTCACTCCAAGCAGCATACTCGTTTTCAAAACCACTCCTCATAAAAGGTGACATTTCCTTTGCTCGTTCAACGGTTAAAAGATTGGACTCAGCTTTATCAGCAGACTTCTTCTCACCATCTTCTATTGGCTCAAAACAATCATAGCAGAAGTTCATCAGGCTACAAAGAAATTTATCTTCTGGTTTGTATATTTCACCTTTCACAAACGCAGAGTATCTTGGTGAAGCAATACACTTATATTTTTTGCCAAGCTGAATTTTATCAGCAGGTTTCTGCTCACCTTTCTTTTCAAGCCAATCAATACATTCTTCTATTTCAAATGTTGCAGCGTGATGCTGTTTTTGAAGTTCAAGAAAATGAATACAGTTTTTCCTTATCCTCTCATCCTCATCTTTTCTTGCACCTATCAGAATTTTTTCTTCATCAATAGGAACTCGCTTTTCAAGCCAAGCAAGAGCTTTATCTGCCATCACATCATTAACAATATTATCAACAACATGTTTAGATACCAACTCTTTCTTTATCCATTCCCTTATCTCCTCATCCTCGTCCTCTTCAAGAGCTGGGAACATATTTTTAAACTCATTTTTCAAAACAAGATTGCCAAGTGTTGCATTGCCAATAGTTTTTAATAAATTTTTTGCATGTGCAATAGCCTCGTCATATCTCTTGGCTTTTTGCTCTATTGATAATTCTTTCATAGTTATTTATTATTATTGTATTCACGAAGTAAATGACAAACTTCCCCACAAAATTCAGTAGCATCAAGTTCGTGGTCATCTATCATTTTTTGTATTTTTGTTAATACATTATTTGCCTTTTCATATTTCTTTTTATAGTCCATAATCACAACCGTGTAAGTTCTTTTATTTCTTTTTCAGCATCAGAAACTTTCTGTTTGTAATATGCAAGTTCCTTTTCTTTGTTCATTATCTGCAATTCTTTAATTTTACCATTCCACTCCATCCAACTTGCTTTAACGGAATCTCTAAATGTATAAAGAACAGCATATCTCTGAATACTTTCAATATCATTAGGGTGTTCATCGAATTTTATTATAAAAGAAGGTGAAGAACTAATATTTCTGACTTGTAGATGAACTCTATCTTCATAATCTTCTGGATATTCTTTAATGAAATCTTGTACTTCTTTGTTTGGAATCCAATAGAATAGCCAATGTTCTGTATTTACAACGTAATTGTAAATTTCTTTTTCTATTGAGGATATTTTATTAATTATTTCTTTTACTTCCATAGTATTAATGATTAAAACAACCACATTCTTTCATGTGCCAAAGTGTATCTATTGCCATTGATAAACGGTATTTATCTTGAGAACTATAAGTATGCTCTTTGGCTTTTTCTAAAAAACTAATTATTTCTTTTACTTCCATATTCAACTACATTTAATAATCGACATTATAATTACTAAAATAAACCATGCAAGGAATGGCAATCTTAGGCATTTCAGTTTTTCTTTCATAATCACAATTTTATTGGCTCATCACTATATGACATTTCTTTGCCAGTAAGATATTTAATAGTTCCTTTTGGTAGGAGTATTCCTTTTCGATATTCTTTTTCAAGAGGGTCTGTTGTCCATCTTTGCCCCCACATAACCTCTAAGTCCATATTTGGGAACTCTCTATGAGGTTTACGAGGAAATATTCTCTCATCGTCATGACCATCAACACATACCCAAGATTCTTCTTTCATGATTTCTTATTTATTAGTTCTTTTAAATATTACATTGTGTTCCAATCAGCCGCATCTGTAATTATAATAATCTTTTTAATTTTTCCGTTTTCTTTACTATAAGCATAAGGAAATTCTATTTCTGTATCATCATCCAAACTATTCCATAGTTCTACAAGTTGTTTCTTTGTCATATTTACAACATTTTAAGTTCGTGTAATTTCTCAATCATAGCTACACAAGCATCAATAGGATTATCATATGCATCTGAAATCATAGGTTTCTTGCTATCGCAAACCACAAACACAGTTCCATCTGTGTTAGTTTGCAGAGTGTAATAATGTAATACACCAAGCAAACTTGCAAGCGACCAACAAGGGATATCTTTTTTTGATGCTGAAAATCTACAGCATGACTCAAAACCTTTTATTACAAGCCAGTAAATTGGTTTCTCTATTAATTTTGACGTTTCTAATTTTGCTCCACAATATTCATATATTGCATCAGCACTTTCAAGTGGCAGTATCTCTGCCAACTTACGACTTTGCTCTATATCAGTATATGATTTAATTGTTGCCATAGTCATTTTTTGTTTTGAATGGAAACATAAACTCCAGTACAAACTCCACCTATTAAGTAATATATTGCTTCTGTATTATGTATTCCATAAGATATTAGTACAATAGCTATGGGAAGCAAAACTCCTTCAATATATACCTTTTTCATATTTATTATAAGTTCTAATTACTTGTTTTTTACGAATTTTCCAGTTTTATCTTTAGTATACCAATCGCTAATTTCTTTCCAACAATTTTTCGAGAAATTTGGAGTTACATCATTCCAATATGTATCTTTGATTTTTGCGTAGCAGATTTCAAAAATCACATTTTTCTTACCAAACAAAGGATAATCATACCCTACTCTGACAGCCACTTTTGTTTGTGGGTGTTTATAGAACAGATAATTAGAGTATTCGAAAGGCTCATCTTCTGGACGAAACCCCCCGTCACGAATAAATTCATACCCTTGTTTCGTTAAAGATTCTTTTATTTTTTCAAGGTTTAACGAAGCAAATTTTCTACGAATTTTTTTTGGATAAATTGTTGGCATAATTATTTTTCTTTAATTTAGAATTTTCCATTCTGGGCTTCTTTTGCAAAATTTTCTATGACATTCCACAAAAAATCATGTATGTTAGTTTCTTTTCCGTATGCCATCATTTTGATATTATATGGTATATACGAGAATTGCGATAGTTTCTTTCTATTCAATTCTTTGTATGTGTCATTTTTATTCCATATAATTGTATCTTTATCAAAGCCAAAGAACACATAATAATCTTGAGTTAATGCTCTATAAGCCATTCGTAATCTTTCCCAAATTGATGTTTTCTGTCCCATAATCACAACATTTATAAAATCAATTCTATTATTATTTTTTGCAAATATACGAAAAATAATTTAAATAACCAAAATATTTATAGAAAATTAACATATAGCCAATGAAAAAAATACATATATTAGAATCTCAAATGTTAAATGAGGATAATTGGAGTTTTGAAGCGGGTACTGACCACCCACATTTTGAGGATGAACGAACTGGACAATCATATGCGGCTGATTGGAACACAGAATATGGTTTTCCGTTTGGGTATTGGCAAGAGGAATATAATGGAAATGACATATTTTCAATCGGTGACGCTTATACAACCCATGTAAATGCTTGCGGTAAAATGGCAAAAAGGTATTTCTATAACGCTAAAAAAGAAAATATGGAAGAAGAGATTTCATATTTCACTGATGCTTTAGAAGATTTGGTTAATGATTTTAAACAATACGGATATACATATAACGAAGACATTGATATGTATGTTTCTAGCGATGGCTCTGATGAAATTGACCTTGACGAATGGTTAGATGAAAATTGTTATTCATTGGATAGGGATAAAGCAAAGGAAATTACAGAGAATGCGATTAATGGCGGTTCAATACCTAATGCAGATGAGTTGGCTGAAGAAATAGCAAGCAATGAGGCTGAGTATTATGACTTTACCGATAAAGATGGTATAGACCAAGCATTAGAAGAGATTGGTAGCAGTTTTGAAGGGTATTTTGAAAGTGGTAGAAATGAAGGTAGGATATGGCCTCAACTAGGTATGATAGGCTTTTATACGACTGAGCAACCAGACCCACAAACTCTTACCGTCATAATGAGAGATTTAGCTAACACTGGAATTGTTACATATGAAGATTTATTACAATATGACATGGTATTTGAAGATTGGAGAAATGACGGAGAAATAACTGCTTGTACGCTAAGTGATTATATTGATGGAAACTATGGCCCAGATTCTTATGAGGATGAAGAGGAAAATGAGATACAATATGCTAGGGATGGTAAGACACAGTTTATCCCTCACCTAGCCAATCAAGCGCAGAAAAGAGAGTTCTTTAGGGATTTTAGGAATACTAGAGACCAAGCGGTATATGCACCTCGTGAACGTGCTGCTGGTAATTTGGCTCGTTATCACGCAATGCGTTATCCGTATGGTGAAAACAAACAAATGATTAATAACGTGATAAAAGAAGAATTGAATAAATTAATAAAAGGAGAGTTAAGATAAAAAACTCTCCTTTTTATCTTTAGCGCATTTAAATTTCCCTAATTTCTTGTTGAAAATAATTCCTTCCTCTTTTAATCTTTGCCCTAGAATGATATACATTGTGATGTCTGGTTTTTCAAACACATCACAAGGCATTTTTTGGAAATCTCTATCTAGACTTTTCCTCATAGTCATAATCATAGACCCTCTTAAAAGTGCATCTACGCTTTGTTCTTTAGTAAGTATGATTTTCTCATTACTGTCATCGTCACCATATATCCTAGTTCCGAGTAAATAGTGTTCTTTTCCTTTTATTGTATCGAAATCATCTATTCCAATCCATTGCGCAACGGGCTCACCGTATGTATCTCTTATTGCTTTTATTGTCAACGCCATTTTCTCTTTTATATCTTGTATATTTATCCCATAATTCAAGGTAGTCTTGTACAGTTGGCTTAACTATATAAGAATCTTCAGAAAACCCTATAAAAGTTGATGAATCCCCAATCAAGTTAACAGCAAATTCTAGACCCAAACCAGTATAGCCAAACAGTCTGCTTTTATCGTTCAGTAGAGCTATCATATAGTCCCTTGGTGTGACTGTGGTATTTGGGTAAATTATTTTCACGACAACACCTTTTCTACGTACCTTTAATGATGGGCTTTGTAAAATTTTCCGTATTGTTTCTCTTGCCAACTCCATTTTTCTCGCATTTTTCGCCATTTTTTCCTTGTATACATATCCCATAATTCAAGGTAGTCTTGTATAGTTGGCTTAACTATATAAGATTCTTTAGAAACCCCTATACAAGTTGATGATTCCCCAGCCAAGTTAACAGCAAGTTCTGTAGACAAATCGTTAGTGGTATACAGTTCGCTTTTATCGTTCAGTAGAACTATCATATAGTTCCTTGGTGTGACTGTGGCATCTGGGTAAATTATTTTCACGACAACACCTTTTCTACGTACCTTTAATGATGGGTCTTGTAATATTTTCCGTATTGTTTCTCTTGCCAACGCCATATTTCTTGCCATTTTTTCTTATATGTTGTATACATATCCCATAATTCAAGGTAGTCTTGTATAGTTGGCTTAACTATATAAGATTCTTTAGAAACCCCTATACGAGTTGATGAATTCCCAGCTAAGTTAACAGCAAATTCTGGAAACAAATCGTTAGTGTCAAACTTGTTAGTGTCATACGAAAACTTGTATTTGCTATAATTGTTCGTTTTAGTGCCACACAGTTTGCTTTTATCGTTCAGTAGAAGTATCATATAGTTCCTTGGTGTCCTTGTGGCATGTGGGCATATCATTTTTACAACAATTCCTCTTTTACGCACCTTTAATGATGGGTCTTGTAATATTTTTAGAATTGTTTCTCTTGCCATGTTTTTTTTCATACCATTTGAATGTTTTCTCCATTAGCTGATATGCTGATACTACTACACCAACGACTGTTATAATGGTATCAATTTTTTTTTGTATTCCCATAATTTTTCTTATTAAATTTGTAAATTTCTTTTAACCCTTTAATAAACTCTTTCCATCCGTTTATTTCAATATCATTAAATTTAATTCCCAACACTATTTTTTTAGACAGAACTTTATTTGGTTCTATCTTCAATGTCTTGACGCTAATAAGAACGTTTGGGTAACGTATGCTCTTAAAAGTATACGTCACCCTATTGTTCTCTCGTTTTCCAGTGAAACCGTAAAACCAATTCTTTTCTAATATCTTAACGACTTCGTTATAGTCTATGAAATTACTATTTTCCATATTGCAAATATACGAAAAATAAATGTAATATCCAAATTATTTAAGATTTTTTTTCGATTAATAGTGTCATGGTATATTCTCCAGTTTTCTCAGTATCTGTATAGCCATTTTTATTTTTCACTATTAACGATTTAAGAATTCCATCAACGGTAGCACCTAAAAGATTTGGAGAGCCACTCAAAAGGAGTTTGCATATAACGTTTTCTTCCTTTATTGGTGTTTCCTCTACATTTTCCCTAGGAATAAGGTCAGTGGCTAGTACAAAGTATTTCGTGAGGTTTTCTCTTTGTTCGTCATTTAAAGGGATACCATTCAACGCTTTTTTATAGTCTTCATACAAGCGATTAATGGCGTTTTGAATCTCTGTGGGTTTTGCCTTGGTTGCTACCACTGATTTAACTGCCATACCATTATTTTCCATTAACATATTATCCAAGAAGAGTTTTTCTGATTATGTTACCGTCAACGTTAGGATACTTTGCCTTAACCTTCGGAACAATCTGACCCATATCTCTCATAGATGGGACATAACCCTCTTCCTTGGTGGCGATATATGCAGCAATCACCTCTTTGGTAAAGTTAACGATGTCTTCCTCAGTAGGCTGTGCTGGAGTGAATTCCTCAATCACCTTGAGTTCCGCTGACTCACTATCATAGAGTTTGGTATTACCGCTTTTGAGGTATCCCTCCATTGTTTCCTTATGGTTGTTAGCGAGTTTAATGAGAACTTTAACTTCCTCATTCTCAAGCATTTTATACTCAAGATTCGTATGATTTTTCTCATTCTCCCTAATGAGTTCTGACTTAATGAGTTTAAGCGCACCATTTCTACTCTTAAGGTTCATTTCCTCAAACAGTTCCTCTGGTGTCTTATCCTCGTTTTTAATTGTTGCTATGGGAGCAAGTTTCTCTGTAGTCTTTGCTATAGACTCGTCAATCTTTTTAAGGATTGATATTTCATATTCTTTAGTATTTGTATTCATATTTATGTTTTTTTTAAGTAGCAATATAAAAGTTAATACCATTTTATTTGGACTGTTTTGCACCAAGCGCAAAACCTCCAATTATGCCCCAACTATACACCATAGATAATGCAATAGTCATTCTAGTGTTATCTTCAAGTTTATCCATAAAAGATGGGTCAAAACAATACCAGATTACTATTGCAAAATTTGCAATTAAAAGTATTTTAATTATTATGTCTGCTATTTTTTGGTGTATATTTTTTTGCCCATAATTAAATTCCGTTATTGATTCTAATTATTGCAGAAACGGTCATTCTAATCAATGACTCCAAATCCCTATAGTCGCATACTTCCACTTGTGTGTGCATGTTTCTGTTAGGGATTGAAAGCAAGAGTGTATCACAGTCCTCAGAAGATTGTTTAATGTGGACTGTATCTGTTCCACCGCTTCCAACTGAAAACTCTTGGTAAGGGATTTTATTTGTTTCACACACTTCTTTCAACAGTCGTGTAAACTTTCTATTGCTATCCACACCGTGAGAAATTGCGCCACCCTTTCCAAGTTTGATGTCACCCCATTCATTAGGACTTACATAATCATCGTCGGTTGCGAATGTTACGTCATAATCAATAGAATACTGTGGGTTGATTTTAGTTGCAGCACCGACAGCCCCACTTGCTGACGTTTCTTCTTGTGTGCAAGCCACTCCATACACTTTGACATTCTGGAGATTGAGATTCTTCAGTTGCTTCATCACCTCTGCCATAACATAGACACCGACCTTATCGTCAAGTCCACGCCCAGCGAAACGATTAGCACCTAACTCAAGAGGGATGTCACAAATTGTGATGGGGTCTCCAATTGAGATAAGTTTATTTGCTTCTTCTTTGGTCTCAGCACCAATGTCAATTTTCATATCCTTGACCTTGATAGCCTTATCCTTATCGTCTGTATAATATTCGATATGAATTGGTATCTTGCCAATTACTCCATTCACAATACCTTTGGCAGTGTGTATGGCTACGGTTGAGCCAGGTAATACCTTTGCGTCTGTTCCTCCATCTTTGATGAAATGGACAAATCCTTTATCATCAATATGTTGAACTTGAAGACCTATCTCGTCAATATGCGCTGAAAGCATAATGACAATGTTACCATTGCCAACTGAGAAAGCAGCGTTACCAACTTTGTCGGTGAATTCATACTTTACGCCACATTCCTCTAAATAGTCTTTTACGATTTTTGTCGCATGTTCCTCATAGCCGCTAGGACTAGGTGCTTGAAGCAGATTTTTCAAAAAAGTTTTATTCATTGATAGTATATAAATATAAATTTTCTAAAGCATTTATTATTTTCTTATTGCCTCTATCGCCAAATTCTCTCATTGTTCTCATAATTTTTAACCACATATCTGGTCCCAATTCCATTCTCACTTGTCCTGGAATTTTAGTATAGTTTTTAAGGAGAAAATATCGCCATAATTGTATTCTTTCGAAAGCAGCATTACATTCCCCTTCCACAATGCATCTTGCAAGATTTCCGCTTTCCTCAAAGAAAACAGTTAATCCAGTTAGCATGGTGAAATTTTCAATTGCGTCATCGAATATGCCTTCTTTTAAATAGCCATCATTATACAGAATGTGCATACATTTATTTTCTTTGCAGAATTCTATAAAAAGTTTGTATAACCAGTATGACTTTTGAGAAAAAATTGGCTTTTTGGCAAATTTAATATTATCCAAAGACATCTTTAAATGGTTTTATATTCCCATTTGGATTATGTTCACCGTTTGTAGATGACAAATCAATTATGGCAAAATGTATTACCTTAAACAACCCTTGATATTTTTCAGATGCAAGAACATCAGCAAAGAATTTAGCCATTTCCTCTGGAGGTGTTCCATATGCACCGCATCCGAAAGCACTAAGAACCAATGAATCATTGCCGTTTGAGAGGGCAATATCCAATATCTGTCTTATTTTATTTTTTATGACGGTTTCAACCCAAGGAACTATTTTGCCGTTTTCAGTCTTAGGATTCTTTACCGCTGGAAGAGTAATAATGTCCACATAGAACGGCTCTTCCATTAGTCTATAATCAGCATCGTCACTTTCCTTAAAGACAATGACACGAGGACTATAGATTCCCCCATAGTTATAGTCAAGTGGGTATCTTTCTTCTTTCTGTTCTACTCCAAAATCTTTTCCAATGTCGTGGAATTGATATAATGACTTAAAGAGGTTTGTCCGTCTAAATAGGTTTTCCTCTTGCGCTGACGAACCTCTTGTAACACCACCTCCAGGAGTATGGAATGATGCCATATTGAGAACCGCTGGTCTCAAGTCATTGTCAATCATTTTTTTAGCCTCATAGAGGCAGTCATTGTTGACTACTTTAATTTCGGTTTCGTATCTAGGACGCTCCGTATAGTCAGCCCTAATCTTTTTATTGTAGAACCTAGTACCATGTACCATGTAGTCATCTAATCCATCAATATGAATTTCGTTGCCATTTATTGTGTAAAAACCCTTATTACATAATGCAACTGTGTTTTCATATTCTTCTATTCTTTCTTGTTTATTCATCGTGTTCAAGACGGAATTTATAGTCTAAAATCATAGACTGATTTTTAGTTATTTCTTTACGATAGTTCTCAGCGTTTGCCTTGTCTTTTATAGCTTTTTCTAAAAGAATGGTATTTGCTGAGACCAATTTATTAATTGCTTCGCTTAAAACATTTTTTGATGCCATGATATTATATTTTTTGTTTATTGCAAATATATGAAAAAAAATCTGTATTACCAAAATGATTGGCAAAAATACAGATTTTTTAACATAAATTATTTTCTATATGATTATTCAAAACATTAAATTCGTTTTTTATTTCCGTCAAATCTGTTTGAATTAACGGTAATTTGGTTTCAATAATTGCTTTTAACTGGTCAAGATTTTTCAAAAGGGTTTGGTTTTCCTTATATAATTGGGCATTATCTTCCAAGAGCTTATTAATGTCAATTCGCTCTCTGCCTTTTATTGCCTCATTATGGTTTTTTTCCCATAAGTTAACAAGGTCTAGTTCTTGTTTGATAATGTATCCAAGTTCTAGGATTAACTGTTTATCCTTTCTACTTGCAGCATTAGCGTTTAATTCAGATAATATATCTATACACCTACTTAAATCTTTTCCGTTAATCATATTACAAGCCTTTATAAATTCCTCTATTTAACAATCTTTCCATTTCTATTGAAAAATAGTTCAATTGGTTTTCTGTGAGGTTATATATCCAATCATTAGCATAGTGTTGATAATGATTGACGTTGTTCACTTTGAATCTCCATAAGAGATATGTTTCTAATGATTTATCCATACATTTAATCGTAATATTCGTCATATCCATTATATCCATATGGATTATATTGACTTGGATAAGATGAACTACATGATGTTTTATTTTTACTTAAAACAGCTGTTTTAAGTTTAGTTTTAAGCTCATGACATATTGGTTTAATTACATCACCATTGTATTCTAGTTTAGGAATGATGATTCGATGGAGTATTTCGCCAGTTTTGACATTTGTAAGAGTCATTTCTTCCTCATTCCAATCAACGTCATATTTAGCAAGAATTTCCAATGCACGTTTTTTCTCAAGAGGTGTGCATACTGTCCACCAGCTATCTTCACAAATAGTATCAATAGTTTTTTCGCACGGCTTATTTTGGCTAGCAATTTCAAGAACGGGTTGGTATCCCCATCCAACTCCATTGTCTAAGTTACTGCAATACTTCCAAGAATCATAGTATGCAGCCAATGAAAGTTTCTTTGTATATTGAAATTCTGGTGCTAAGTCAACACCCTCAAATATGCCAAATGCGAATCTAGTGTTGTCGTTTGTACTGCTATATGCGCTATATTTAATGAAATCGCCTTTGTTAAATGTTTTTTTCTCCATCTGTATATAAATTGAATTTTTTTATTATTCCAAATACTTGTTCATTGACATAAGGAATTGGATTCATGCCTTTGCTTATCATGGCTCTGACTAGCGTTGATGATGCATCCATCCTCTGCGTTTTTATGTACCAAAAGCCGATATTTGTCAAATCATGTCTGTATCCTTCTTGTATTATGAATGGCACTTTATCATTATCAATTTCCGTACCATCATTTCTTTTCGCCTCAATGAAACCTACTTTATTTTTAATGTCGGTTTCAAACTTTCTCCATTGAGTAACGGCATCAATTGTGTCACTACCACAAATTATGAATAATTCATCATTTGGATAAGTTTCACGAATTTTCTCCAATACTTTATAAGAATATGTAGGAGGCTCGATGTCTTTCTCTAATGTGCAGACTTCGCATTTATCACCAAATGCCCCTATTGATGCTGTTATCATTTCACAGCGTAATTCAAATGGTGCTGGTTCGTGTTTCTTCCAAGGATTATGTTTTGCGACAACAAATAACACCTTATCACATAGTCCACCGTTAATTGCGCAAGAGGCAATATTAACATGTGCTATATGTATTGGGTCAAATGAGCCAAGTAGCAATCCTATTTTCATAGTTATCACTTGTTAATGCGTCAAAAATGTCAGCACCGCAAGCAGCCCCAATGCTAAACAAATAGTAAATAGGCCACCCCAAAGCGCCATATATGGCTAATTTTTCTTTATTTTTGAGCAGATAGACGTATAGTTTTTCATCAACAATTCCATATTTGTATGTGGAATAATTTTTGTAATCACTTATTTCGTCTTTAATGATGCTTTTTGTAACGGCATACATTATAGCGTATACTGTCAATATGATAGCGAAAATTAAAATCATTATCTTTTTTTTGCAAATATATGAAAAAAAAATTAATTAACCAAGATTTTTAAGGTTTTTTTATCTTTAAAAAAACTTGTTAATATCTTCTATGTAAACTGAATGAATTTCTCTATCACTAGTAATCCTATTAAGTGGGGCAACTGCTGACATTTTAACGTATGAATCAATGATTTCATCCACATCTTTTAGCGTATTGTATGGACCAATCCAGATTTCTTCAGCCCATTCCTTATGCCTCACATAGTGTTTGCCATCTTTTGCTTTTCTAGACGTAAATGCACTGCGTTCAATGGGTCTTTGATACCAAGGAAGCTTGTTAACTTTTTCTTCAATGGATATGTTTTTTATTTGTTTTCGATGTTTGGAAACAAATTCTGAAATACTAGTCATAATAACCATTTTAGATTAAAAAAAATACTTGAACTACAAAATGGATGTAACTTACAAAACGTTATAAAACAAAAAAACACAATACTTAATAATGATAGCATAAGCCAATAAACAAACGCTTTTTTTTTGTTTTCTATATTTCCGAAACACATAAATAGAAACAAAAAAATAGAACCTATCATTACAGCACATAACATTATATAATCAACTGTATCCATTATGAAAAAAGGCTAGCCTTTATCCAAAAGCTAGCCAACGTATTATTTCTCAATTAGTTTGGCTAAATTCTCGTCATATTCTTGGAATATGAGAGGGTAATACATGGAATAGAATTCACGGATATTATCTAGTCCATAGTCCTTTTTCATTTGTCTAAGGATACATTTAGCCTCCAAGATAATAATCTTTTGGATGTGTATTTCTGGAACTTTACCATCACACCAATCTTCAGCCATTTTATTGAAAATGCTGACATATCCTAGGTATTCTGCAAAAAGGATAAACAAAGGTGCTTCAACAATTATCACCTCTTCATTTGGCTGACTCTCCTTAACCTCAGTTTCAACTTTAGTTACTGTTTTTGTTTCTGTACTCATATATTTTTATGTTATTAGTTCACCAACTATTGTAATCTGTAATATTCTTGACTTTTCCGCAATAAGGACATACTATATCAACACCGTTACCTATTCCAGTTGGTGTGAATATGTATTTGTATGGCGCATACTGTGGAAACATATCATTAGTGTTCTTTGGTCTGCACCTCTTATGCCATTGTTTAAAATCATTGGCTCTTTTTTCCTCTACGTCATTTAATGTAAAATTAGTCATTTAATAATAAAATTCTGGGTATGAAGAACCTACATTCTTCTTATTTTCAGAACTAGTGCATTTGTTACTCATATTTCCTCCTACTATGGTAGCAGCAGTAAAAAATGGCTCATTACTATAATCCGTCTGTTCCATCATCTTCAGTATCTTTAGCTATTGTTATTTTAAAATTCCTTTTGCACTTATCTTTCAACTTCTTATAAGGATTATTATACCCACTAATATAACCATAATAGTTATATGCTGTTGTAGGAGCATATCTACTATCATCAGTTGTTTTACTTGCTGGATATGTCCTAGTATGGCTACTATTATTTTGATTGAGCGGTTTATGCTTATCTCTTATTGCTCCATAGTCGTTGTAATCAGGAAAAAACCAAGATATTTCGTCAGCGTCTATACCGTTTCGTCTAAGATACTCCCTATCATCTTCATCAAAAAATGAATATATCACCCAAATCAATATTACAATTGGGAAAAATATATATTCATATTTATTAGTGGCAATCATATTCAAAATTGCCATAAATGAAGGGAACATCAATAATATTCTAAAACTAATATAAAGCATATTTTATTCTTTTGTGCAAAGATACAAAATTTTTTTTTAAATTCTAAATTTTGCGTCTTAAAAAAAGTTAATATTTTTTCCTCTTCACCATGAACTTAGCAAATACGCTAGTATCATACATTGTTCGTTCCTTCTGTTCAGTATCACCGATTCTTTTATAAGTGGCACTGTTTCCATTTTTTTTCAAAATCACAATCTCTCTTCTCTCAAGAGTGATAATAGGTGGAATGTGATATACACCCTTCTCTACTACCTCAGACCAAGGTGTAACACTTTTCAATGCTGATATTTCAGTCTTTAAATCTTGTACTGTTTTATGTTTAGCCATAAACAATTAATATTTTAATACTTTTGTGATAAATACCATGTCAATATCCCTAGGATATACAGAGGTCAAGGTTTGGCTTTCTTTGCCATATTCGTCTATCTCGCTACAACGGAGTAGTGATTCTGTCTTAATCACAACCCTTACAACTTTCCTTGATTGATGTAATATTTTTGGTATTACATATACACCACCTTCTTCGATGTCATCCCATTCTATGTGTTTTGGGAGTTGCATCATTTTTTCCCTTCTTTCGCTATAGGTCATAGGTTTATTTATTTCTGTTTTTGAATTTGCTGTTGATACATCATTTGGCGATGGTAATGATTTAATTTCGTTTTGTAATTCACTTGTGGTTAAATACTCTTTAGTTACACCTCTTTTCTTAGGACACCAATCTGGTGTAGGAAGAGGCAACATAGGACCAGTATTTACTTTAATTAACCTAGGTCTATGAGTGTTACCAAACTCAATGAGTGACCTACCGCAACAAGCGTTAAATTTAAGCCTTTCCTCGCCAATATAATTTTTAATCAAATTACTGCAACACTCGCAAGAGTCGTAATTATTCATATGTTGTTTACTTTTTTTATCTTCCACAAATAAATCCCTGTCAAACTTACAAGTTTCACATTCATTACAGTTCATTCCATAGCATGGATGGACTATATTGTCATCAATAATATGTGCCATATCTTTTAGTTAACAGTCCATTCCCAATCCTCATCGTCACCATCAAACAAGTCATCCCAAGGATTGTTCCAATCCATTGTCGTTCTAGGCTCGTATCTTGAAGGTGGCTCTATACCTACTTTTAAATCGTCTAAATATCCTTGTTGTTTCAAGAAATTCATAAACTCTCTATTACCAAATAAACGTCTAGGGTCATCAACATCGTGATTTTCCATAAACATTCTTTGTGCCTCAAGTATTTTCTTTATATTATCTGGTAATTCTTTCTCTGTTTCATCGACAAAGTTGTTACCAAATATCTTTCTACATACCATATCGAATGTTTCTCGTCCAATATCTTCAAGTTGACGGAAATCTTTCACGGTTTTCTCAACACAGCAGTGTATCAACGTATTAATTAACTGTGTGACTCTTGTTTGCACTTGTCCATTATCCCATTCATCTATAGTATCATACTTACCAAGCATTGCTTCAAAGACAGTAATTACACCACCCATTGTAGTTACACGGTAAAATGAATTTTCCGATGCTTGAGATAGAGCCACGTTAACTATCGGCTTCATACATTGAAACGAAGAGTACAAGTCATAAAAGCAAGGTCTTTTTATAATTGATACAACACCCTCTCCATTGCCAATAAAACATCTGAATCTATGATATATTTTTCTGTTTTTCAACACTCTGCATAGATATTTAAAAACTAGAATTTGTAAATCTCTATCACTAAATTTTCCATTCATAATGCAAATATATAAGTTTTTAGTTCAATTTCAAAATATAAAAAGTTAATCTTTCTTAAAAGTCTCCATATCATCGTAATATTTACAATTGGGGCAATATAGAAATGGTCTCATATCGTTTTGGGGTAATGTGACCATTAGAGTTTCCCAAGGGTAAAATTCTTTGCCACATTGAGGACATTTTTGTATGTATTTGTCAGCGATTTTTTGTATTCCTTTATCCATATTAAGTCTCTAGATATAACGGTTTGTACGTCATTTTATAGTCCTCATCCAACAAAGACACACAATAGACATCAGTTCCGTTGTGCTCTGTTTTTTCGTGCTGCGTAGAATGGAGGTGTCCATGAAGCATCACCTTTGGTTTCGCCTTGTCAACAAATCTTCTTAATGATTCGTTTCCGATGTGTGTGCCATCAGCCCACCAGCAATCTTTCTGTAAAATAATATCACTAATGCCATAAGGAGCATCGTGAGACATGATGATGTCAATTTTGCCAATTATATTAAGATGCCTTTCGTATTTCTCGTCTTGTTCTTCATATGATGGCATAAAAGCCCATCTACCAAATGGTTTACACAATGGAGTGCCATAGATTATTTTCCCTTGATATTCAAATGTCTCACAATCCAAATAGGTAATTTTGTCACCATTGTTTTTGAGTAATAATCTAATTCTATCTGGATGTCTCTCTAACCAATGGTCATGATTACCAGCCACAAACAATACTTTTTCACATGGAAGATTATTGCACCAAGGTATAAAAACAGTCGCAAACCATTTTTCGCTTTGGGTTGAGTATGACTGTATATTAAGCGGAACAATATCACCGCAAATTAATACTATATCGCATGGTTCAACCTTAAAATCTAGTTGCCCATGCATATCTGAGAATGCGCATATTTTCATATCAATATTGTGTTTTTTGGCAAATATATAAAAAAAAATTGGAATAAACAAATAAGTCATTCCAATTTTAATAAATAAGATGATAATATACAAGTTGACCCATTGATACATGTATACCGTCCCCAATTTATTTACCAAATTTTTTTGTAATGGACACAAATATACTCTATTCCAGCAATAGAGGCTTCTTCCCATGAATCATAAATATAGCCCCATCCACGTGTACCCTCTTCTTTGTCTATGTCATAAGTTGGTACATCACATGGAGTCCCACTTGAAGTCTCTACAAGTTTGTTTGCGATTAGATTAATCAAACACCAACGCCATTTTCTCTTCTTCGTTCCATACTTATGGGTATCACAAAGTATGTAAAATCCCTTGTTATCTCTTAACCATTTTAAGACCTCTGAAATGGTACTGTCTGTACTAAACTGTTTAATTCCATGAGAATTAAAAAGATTCACTATTTTTGCTGTTAATTTATCTTCCATATCTATTTTGGGTTAACTTCGATGTTATTACCATAATTAATCAATCTGTTTTCTCGAACTAGAAGCTAAAATATTATTCATCATGTCAAATGCTCCGTTTGCGCCTTTCATAATGAGTTCATATCGTTTAATTATCTCTTTTAGTTTAGTCTCGTTGGATTTACCTTTACCAAACAAATCTTTCGATTCTGATATGATTGCCTCTAATGGTCTTTTAAAACTAGGAACTTTATCAACAACCTCTTGACAGTATTCCATGAATTCCTTTAGTTCATCAACTTTTTTCTTTCTAGGTTTCTTCGGATAGTAATCGAGAATGATGTCAAAATCATAATCAATCATAATCTGAGATTTATCCGTTTCATCAAGCATATCGATAACTTGGCTTTCCACAGAAACCGCTGGAAGGTCTACACCCATAAATTTAGTGGGAGGTATCTCTTCAAAATTATGCTCTATACCTATGTTTTTGTGAACAATCCTACGTTCACTTATCGCTTTAAACGTTATAACCGTTACCATAGTTTTATTATTCAAATGAATATACATACAAATTATTGATAGAGAAGACATTGCTTGTTGAATACATCTACTGCATTCTCTGTATCCATAGTTATTTCTTTTTTTTAGTTACGTTATAAGGATGGGTTGTGATTCCCTCAAGAATAGGAATCCATACAGTATGTATGTTTGGCTCACCGACTTTCAGCAATTTTGCATTATCTGGTCCGTATCCATAAGGACGAGGACCGTATTTTGCATTATGCATTTTTACATATTCCTCTTCATTATTGATGGGAATTTCTACCTCAATTTCTTTCCACAACCAAATGTAACATCCAGATACACTACCGTCTTCTTCTTTGAAAAGAAAATGCTTTCTTAAGTTATTCCATGCGGCTTTATCAGACTTGAATTCCTTTGGGTCACAATGCCTTAAAGCATTTGATAATTTATAACGTGCCATTATTTTTATCTTTTATTGGTTTGATTTTTTTATATTGTTAAATGTGAGAAAGCAGCAACAATAAATGTTGACATTCAGACATTCTTGCTTCTGTTTCTATACTATGAGAATTGTGTTCTTTTTCTCTCCAGTATTCGTATCTTTTTTTGATTTCTTCATAGATTTTATTGACTTTATCAATATCTTTAGTTTCGAGAGTGTTGATAAAATCAACCGCACTAGTAAGGGCATATTTTCCACTAGTTATTTCTGTTGGCTGATAAGAGTTTAACTCTTCCATTATCCACATTAATACTTTATTTTTTTCTATATACTGTGCCATAATTATTATTTTTTTTTTGTTTGATGCAAATATACGAAAAAAAGTTGAACTGACAAAACATCAATTCAACTTTTAACTTTATTTAATAGAGGCTCGTATTGGATTTGCACCAATGTAGAACGTTTTTGCAGAACGACCGCTTACTACTCACGCAACGAGCCATTTAAAGAAGCCTAGTCTATTTTCACAAACGGAACTAGGCAATGTACCAATCAATATGAACAAAAAGTTATAACATTTAGAAATTACTCGCTTTTAGGAGTTCTACGAACAAAACGTCCGTTCTTATCCCTACCCATCATTTTGGCATATTTGTTACCATTCTGACTAAGCTTTTGGGCGAGTTTACTTGATATGTGAGTCATTGTCTCTTCGTTAGGAGTATTCTCCTTTTCAGCAGCTCTTTTAGCTGCCTTTTTTCTCACCGCTTTTTTAGGCTTTTCAGTTGGCGTTACCTCTTCCTTTACTGGCTCAATCACCTTTTTAGGAATAGTAACTGTAGCGGTTTTCAGTGTTGCGTTTTTGGTTAGTGTAATCTGCTCCAAATCGCAATTACTAGGAATCACTACAGCAGTTTTATTGCTTCTAGCGCTAGTCTCGTCCTCATAAGTAACCTCAATGTTGAGCTTACCGTCTTTAACCTCATATGAGATTTTTTCACCAATTGACTCATCAAAAGGTACAGTAACTGAGAAATCCGTAAGGCTCTCTTTAACTTGTTTGAGCAATTCAGCAAAATCGCCAAACAACTCGTTTCCTCTCTTGATAAGTTCGTTTTTCTTCTCCTTGAAGAAATCAATCTGTGCGTCCATATCGAATGAATCTACAACATCGTTGAAACTTTCAATCAATGACTTTGCTTGTGACGCACCGTTGTCAATAAGGCTCAAAAGCCTACTTTTGAAATCTGCCATAGTTATAAATATATTTGTTATTTTAAAATTTTTAAAATTATCATAGTTATCACAGCAAGAAATGATACTAATGAAATAATATCAAATGTTCTGTATAATAATTTTTTGAATTCTTTTTCACTTTCCATATGTGTTGCAAAGATATATGTATTTTTTTGAAAAAACAAGTAAAAAAACGTTTTTTAACATTTTATTCAAGTAATTTGCACTTTTCTTCACTGAAATTATTATGCAATTCTGTGAACCGCCAAATGAGTATTACAAAGAAGATGCTAGCGACTCTTAGAGAAGGTAGATACACTAAAAATGAATGGCTCTATTTAGTTTTCCGCTTTTCGCTAAAGCTTTTCTTGCGCCTCTATATGCAGCTAATAAACCGTTTACTGGATTTGTTGAGAAATCACATCCAGAAGCAACACACTTCCCATTTACAGAACGCAGTGTTACATTGCATACATATGTTATCCCAATTCCATCATTTACTGCCCAAGGTCTTACTGATGCAATACAGCCATAATGTTCGTTAATAGCACCAATTATTTTTTCGCATCCGTGTAAATCAATTTTCACTTCTTCGAATAAAAATCCATCAAGTTTACCGATAAACACAAGTTTCCCATTATCATCTATCAAATAATTGTCTAACGTACATTTGTATATACCTCCAACATGGAATTCCATCATTGTTTGAGGCTCATAATCATCACCACAACTATAAGAAAGGTATGTTCTATTTGTATGGAAAACATTCATTATAAATGTATTTACTTCCTCCTCATTGATTTCTTTGCATTTTTCGCAAAGATAGTATTTTCCAAATTTAAACATAATATCTAATTTTACAAAACATATCTACTAATTTAGATAGTTTGTCGTTTATTTTCTCACCGAAAAAAACAATATCATCTTCAGAAATTGACCATTTAAATGTCCCATTAGATTTGTATATGTTTTCGTTTACAATTTCATTCGCAACAATAAAAATAGAAAGTATAACATCCACTAATAGAATGATTATGAACAAAGCGATAGTTTGCCCATCGGTCATTTCAACGTTTATATAGTCAAAGTCCTTAAATTGCTTACGTTTCCAGAGTTTTATATTGTTTGCTAGCCAATCGCCATACTTAGAAATATCAAGTGTATTGTGCTCCCTAAAATACCTTTTTGTTGCCACCTCTAACGTAGGTTTATCACACCATGAGAATGGGTTGCACCAATCTATTTTGTTTGTCTTAGTGTTATATCCTAGGCACAATACAAATTCGTTTTTGTTGCCTCCTTGCCAATATGATTTTTGCTGCTCAGATATTTCTATGGGTTTATCTTTGAAAATCAAAATATATAATCTGAATTGTCTTTTACCACCCATTGTGGCATTTAAAAACCTAATTTTTTTTTCAGTCTCCCTATCAAAGTTCATTCCCATGATAGGATTTTGGTCATAATCACATATATTTGGATACGAAAACAAACCAAGTTTTTTTGCTTGCGCATCACTAATCTCTTCAAATTTAAATATTGAACGAGAAGCGATAATCTTATTGGTATATGTATGAGTTGTAGTTAGTGTCTTGCTGTTTTGGTATGTTCCGTCCCAATGGTATTCTTGCGCATCACCATCCTTAGTGTAATAGTCACGGTGCATATCAACAAACACAGCACTAGGATGATTTAACTCAGCCATTGCTAAGTCAAACTCTTTTTGGTTATAGAAATATGTTTCGTTTCCATTATTGTCAGTATATGTCCATCTTTCTGGGTGATAATCACTGTATGAGCAATCATATGTTTCAGTATGAGTTATTTCATGCCCATTTTCATCGTAGCCATCGTGTACTGTTCTAGTACATGTCCGTTCAATCCATTCATCCCAATCATCATAATGGGTAATTTTGGTAACATAACTGCCCCAATATTCTGTATCACTTTCATTGAAAGATACAAATGCTGTTTTCAATAATAATGTGAAAACAATAGACACTCCTATTAAAAGTATGTATTCCAACCAAGTCACTTGCTTTCTGAAAAACATCAAAAGCAAGAATGAAATGATAAAAGGTAATAAATAAATAATAACTAACATAACGCATTAATTTCTTTCAATACTTGACCCAATTCTACGAGTCTTCGACCAATGCAAAAACCTTCAAAATATTCTTCTTCATATAACAGTATTGTTGTTTTTCTTCTTTTCGTATCAACTATAATATGTTTTTTAATATACTGTTCTGGTATTCCTCCTGCTAATGTGTATTCTCCGTATAGTGAAGAATTTGCTGTTAACCAAAACCTAAACAGCGAATATACTGAAGGAAAAGAGTAAATTATCTTGCGTTCTCCGTAGACTTTATGTTCAACGCCATCAATGGTTACAGTGCTTTCGACTGGCACATAATTATTTAATTGGTTTCTTTCACTCTCTATTTTACGTTTCACAAAAGTAGTGAAATTACTAAAACCAAATATTTGGTCTATATATGTATGCATAGACCAATGTTCCGTTTGAAACCTCTTTCCTTCATTGATTTCTTTAATTACGTATTCTTTCCAAAATGGCAATAGCCCAGTTTCTTTAAGAAACCTTAAAGCTATTGCCATATATTTTTTATTTACTCCAACATTTTTCATTTTTTAAATATGTCAACGTTATCATCGAGACCAGTTTCCATTGTTTGTTTACTATGAGTTGATGATACTATTGTGTATTCTATTTCAGACGGGTTGGAAATGAACCAACGTCCTGGATATGTCTTGCATAATGTGCTATGCTCACGTTTTATGTCAATCATACGTTCTTGAGCCTTCATAAACTGAGTTCTTTGCACCTCGATTGCATCCATTACGTCCTTATAAAGGCTAGTGTCAAAATTAGGATTGGCTTCAGTAATCCATTTCATAAGTGACCCATCACCTTTTGAATACCGACCCTCAATGATGTGGGTATAAATGGAATCGAACCCAGCACGATACTCATTAGACACTTGCGCTTTCTGCGAAATAATCTTCCACATGGCATCGTGTACCCCTTCTACCTTTCCTCGCTGTGCCTCTGCTTGCTCACGAAGAGATACCTCCTTGTTATTGTAGGAAAAATAACTTCCCACGGTGGCAATAAATCCCAATCCAAGGATAACAATAATTGAGACAGCCACAATTGTTTTTACACTTACGTTATTCATTTTTTTGTAAATTTAAAATATGCATCGTATGTTTCGCAATATCCTGATTTATCGTATTCAACTTTCCAACCACTTTTTCGATATAAATCTTCAAAATCAAGCCAATGATTAGAAAGCACTGCGGCTCGGAATCTAACGCCATTTTCCAAACCTAAGACGTTACTAGGTTTTATTTCACTGATTATTTCGTGTTGCGTGATTATGGCTTTTTTGCCATCCCATTTCTTCTTCAACAGTTTGTTTACTGCTTCGATTACAAAACTAGGAATATCATTTTTCCTTGCCTCTTCAACTTCTTGAGGCGTAATTGGTTTTACTTCTCTAACATCCATAAGCCCTAACTTTTCTCCATGTGTATGTTCCAAATGAATCCCTCAAATATAGTTCTGGGAACAAATACCTCTCAATCTTAAAACTGAAAGTGCTTCCGCTTCTTGTGAATCTAATATACCCACTACTATATGAATATGAATAAGTGTGCGTATACCAATCTGGATTTCTTCCAACCGAAAATGTTATATCACACTTCCACTCATCAATGAACTTAATCTCTTTAAGTTCCATATCACCAACATAACTAGGGTAATCCATTTGCCAAGTTCCCAATAGTTTGTCAGCACTAAATACGTCACCATATCCGCTACCGCTGTTACGGTTTACATATCCACGATTGCAGTTTGAGCATCCGTTTCTACTGAAATTGCAATATGCGCACCCATAAGGCTTACAGTATTCGCATCCACGACCATCACAGTACATACAGCAGTTAACTTCACATGATGATAATGAAATAACTGCAAATAGGAGTAAAATAATTTTCTTCATATTATTGTAGTATATTTAATCATATGATGCAAATATACGAAAAAAAATTGAACTAGCCAAATATTTAGTCAAATTTTAGCTCTTTACGATGAATAATAATATATCTTTCAATTTTTTTATCAAAATCAAGCCCACAAAATATGGATTTTAAAACATCGGTTTTATTGTATGACCTTAACAAAAAATGTTTTGCGGTTTTGAGCGCATGTTTTAACGCAACTTCTTCAGAAGAAAAATATTTATTCTCATGGATGCCGTGTATTTCTGCTGTCAGTATAGTATATTTTTTATTAGCCCAAGTTACCATATGTCTATCAAAACGGTCAAACAATCGATAATAGTATGCAAAGGAATCATCATCCTCAGAATAAGCAACATAGGTTTCTATTTTAATTCTAAAACGATAAAAAAGTAAATCCTTGAGTTTTAGAATTTTAAGTCTAACTGCCGATGGTAAATTAAAGAAATGTTGTACATATGTGCTAAATGGTAATGTTTTAGGCTTATAATGATTTCTTATTGGCTCGTATATTATTGCCCCACCACTACTCGGTAGAGGAATCATTGGATAGTAGCATCCGCTCTTAAAATTATCAATATTGCATACGCACATACAAGGTCTTGTCCTTAATACTGTTTCTTTAACTTCTTTCATTTTGTAAACGCTCCCTTACCTCATCTAATGCTTTTCCAAGAAGATTAGTACCTTTCCAGTTATTCTCGTCATCAATCATAGGGTTATTTTCCCCTAGACCAACGCCCCAAATTTTATCTATCGGACTAGCTTCAACAAAGTGTTTTCCATTAAATTCGTCAGAAAGTATGTTACTTTTCAACTCTTCGTTTGATGAAAATTTAAGATAACAAGCATCAACCATCACTTGATAACGTTTTTCATTCCAAACATTATCATCATAATTTCTTACTTTGCGTCCAAGTGTTTTTGCAGTTTTGGGGTTTTTGCCCTCAAAGGCAATTTTCATGGCAATTTCTTCATCGCCAAACGTTTTAGCCTTTACAAACATAAAATACTGTTCTGAATTGTAGAAAGTATATTTTTTACCTTCATATTCAGCGTTAAAGGTACAAGGATACCAATTTGAAGGCCATTCGCCCCAGAAAAATATATGTTTATCAGTTATTCTCATAGTTATTCTGTTAAATTATCTATTAACATTTTATTACGCCTATTAAAAGTGTAACTTTGCTCTCTCAGTTTAAGCATAAAAACTAAAAGTTCAGTGGGTTTCATTTTTTCAATAGCCCCACTCTCTTTTAGCAAAAAAAAATTGTCTTCAAAGGGCAGAAATCCTTTGATTCCAGCATCACAATACATATGGGTTGAAATTATTACTCCGTTTTCAGTAACTTTGAAATTTTCAAAACTACCCCACTTGACTATTTTGTTATTAGATGTTATTTTAAAAAAATCCCCATCTTTAAACGATTTCAGTATTTTTATTTTTTTTGCGTGTAATATTTCATACTGTTTTATTAATTCTTCTTCAGTCATAGTAATTGGTTTTTTATAAATTAGCACCGTGATTAATTGGAATACCTTTCAACCTATAATACTCAAGCATAATTTTATGATATGCTTTACATTCTTTAGGAACTTTGCTGTATAAGTCTTCTAATTCTTTATCAGATAAAATGATTAAATTTCTCATATATTCGTTTTGGCAAATATATAAAAAAAACGTGGAATAGCAAAATATCCCACGTTAATCTATGTTAATGTTTATCCTATCTGCTTTTGGATATAAACGCATTTCTCTGGATTTCCAAGCGTCTTACCCTTGTCGTTTGACAACTTGATGCAATCAAGCCATTTTCTGTTTTCGGTGATTCTCATTCCAACAAGTTTGATGACTATATTGGAATAAGGGAACTTTTCATTTGTTTCACGGTTGGTAACGTCAGCCATAAGATGCGTTCCTATACCATAAGAATCCTTCATGCGCCCATCAAGCCACTTATGCAAATCAATAGCTTTATCTATTGTAAGGGCATTGGAATATACTATTGACTTGGTTCTAGGGTCAATACCAAGAGAGTTATATTTCTCAATCATCTTCTCAGTCTCTTCCCTTTCGTCACCGCTGTCAATTCGGATTCCGTCAAACATCTTAGCCATGTCTTTAGAGAAATTGGAAAGAAATATATTACTTCCAAAGCAATCTGGAAGGAAAATGCCAAGGTCTCCTGAATACACATCTGACCATTTTTTCATTAGCTGATGATTACACTCAAACACACCACTTACGCACTCTTCGAAAGAGCAAAGTTGATGACTCATAGTTCCAATAGGAGTGAGGTCAAACTCTTTTGCAAGCCATACATTAGATGTTCCAACGAATTTACCAGTGCATTTTTCGTTTAAAACGCACAAAGACTCCGCATCTTTAAGTGCTTTAACCACATCATAGTGGTTCTGGAAATCAAAACGCCTTCTAGTTCCCATGTCACTCAATAGAAGTCCATTGCTAAATGCTTTAACACCTTTTTCAACAGCCTTTTCATATTCATATGTTCTATCTACTTTTTCAATGTCACTATTGATGATATGCATGAGTTCAGATATTGTTGAAAGAATAGGCATTTCCCACATAATTGTAGAATACCATTTGCCTTCAATCATGATGGACAGATACCCATCAAGGTCTTGGAAAATATGTACCTCTGAGGGATTAAATCTAAAACCACGTAGAAAGTTGTAATACCATTCAGGGAGGAAGTAAATACGATTCTTCATAAATTCTATTTCATCCTCTGTAATCACAACATCTTTCATGCCATTTATCTGTTCTTGCAACAGTTCACTAAAACCTTTTGGATAACGTGTGTGATTGCGGTCAAAAAATGAATACCGCACCTCTGCACGAGGATATGTGTGAAGAATGTAATACTGGCAAGTAAAAGTATACATATCTTGGTCGGTGAATTTAGTTACGATTTGCTTCATATATTTTTTCTTTTAAAATTTTTAAATTTGTAATCATATTTTCTTTTTTAATATTGGAGAAATACAATAATTTTATTTTTTTATTTTATTTTTTTTAATATTATATTATTTGTTTCGTTTTTCCTAAGAGGAAATTGTTTTACTAGTTTCAACCCTTCTTGAGCTATGACCACACCATGTTTAAACCTATCTTGAATGTAGCAGAGTATAGATTTGTCTCGTTCATGTTCAGCAATTTTTATTATCTTGAAAAGTTGTTTATCACCTTCTTGTCTTCTTTTTTCTGTTTTTTTGAAACTACCAGGAGAATAATATGGGAAATCGCTGCTATTCGTAAAATAACGGAATGCTTCAATATATCTAGGATAAACATCCCTCCAATTTCTAACACGAACAATATCACCAATCCTAAAAGGCAAACAATCTCTACCCCCACTAGCTTTGTAGTAAATAAACACTTCTTTAGCTCTAGGGTTTGAACGTTTCACTGATTGTATCTGTGTTAATTGGCTCATAGCCCTGTTTCATTTATTTTTTTTAATACTATGTTAATTGTTTCATTTTTCCTAAGAGGAAACTGCTTTACTAGTTTTAACCCTTCTGGAGCTATGACCACACCACGTTTAAGCCTATCTTGAATATAGCAAACTATATCTCCACTCATAAGCTCATGCTCTGCAATATTTATTATCTTGAAAAGTTGTTTATCACCTTCTTGTTCTCTTTTATAAAAAGAATAATATGGGGTTTCCCTACTTCCTGTTAGAAAAACGAATGCTTTTGTGTAAGAAGAGTAACAGTAACCCCAATCTGTAACACGAACAATATCGCCAACTCTAAATGGAAAATATTTTGTTCTTCCATAAGAGGTTTGATACATAAAAACTTGTTCAATATTCGAGTCTAGGTGACGTTGTTGCGCTTGTATCTGTGTTAATTGGCTCATAGTCTCTTTCCTCTGTTTCTTCAACGTTACCGTATGGGTAACTCCTAGAGTTATTATAATATGGGTTATACCTATCAGTTTGGTTTTTTGATAGTTCACCCATAAAATAGCATCCCTCTACGCAGCCACCCATTAGGCATAACAAAAGCAATGTTCTGATAATACCTCTAAATAAATCTCTAGCCATCACTCTACCTTAATGTTTTCGATATTTTCGTGATACCATGTATTAAACTCTTCAAACTCTTCGTCTGAAAACTCTTTACGCACGGTGTCATACTCAATGTAATCACAGTATTTAACTTTTACAATGATTCTCTTACCGCTTCCATTACAGAGTGGAATTACTGGGCGAGCAACAATACCCTCCTCAATCATAGTTGGGTCAGCAGCACCCTCAAACTGAGTTGTAAAACCACTTCTAACCTTATCTTCGATTTCCTTGAGCGCCATTATACCCAAGAAAGGAACAGTGCCTAGTCCAAGACCCTTACACAATGAGTCTCTTACATCCTTTGGTGTCCACCAACCTTGCTGTTTGATGTCAAACACACGGAATGCATTACCATTCTGAATGTAACGAGAACCGCACTTCTGAATACCAGTACCAAAATACTCTCCGTAGATATAAACTGGAACCTCTTCAAGGGTTACACGATACATATCGGAACATAATGTTTCTGCTTTATTTCCATCGAGCCTATAGTACTCTATTTTATTTGTTTCCTTATCTTTTACTGGAGTAAATCTAGCACTCTCTTTGGGGAACATTGCGCAAAGTTGTGGCTTGATACGCTCACCAATTTCTTGCAGCATTTCGAACTGTCCATGCATAGAGCTTGATTTCTCGTTTTTACCTTCAACGCGAATCTCTTGGGTAGATGGGAAAAACGCAATCTTAGAGTTCGTGCCATCAATCTTGCTATATGCCTCCCAAGGACAATTGAAAAGGTAACTAGCCTCAATGTTTGAGAACTCGCCCAAGATTATCTTATTTTTGAATTTAAGCCACTTCTTGTTTGGGCATTTGCTACCATCAAAAATGTACCTTTTGTACATTGTATCAATTTTTTGATAAACTTCTAGACTCATAAATTTTATTTCTAACTAATTATTCTGTTTCTCCTCTCCACAAATTATTTTCCATTTTGTCGGAATGGGAAAATTCTATAATTTCGTCAATGTTATCACATTTAATTTTTTTCAGCACATCCAATTCAATTTCTCCATTATTGATGTCCTCAACAAGAGACAGCAATGTTCTATATGGGGTTAATAAATTTCTAAGATGTGCCCCTAAAGTTTCTGTTGCCATTTTTTTATTAATTAGTAGGACAATGTGGACTCGAACCACAGACCTCCCCATACTAGTGTTTCCACGTTCTGGTGTACTCTACCAACTGAGCTATCGTCCTTAATGCAATCTTCATGCGGCTAGCGTTTCCTTCTTCCGCACTCATCTAAGTAATTGCTTGATAACTGACTGTTTTACAATCTCGGTCAAACTAACTCCATTGCAAGCATCAATCTGTTCCGAAGTCGAGACTGTTATATCTTAGCAATGTCGTGTGGCAGGACTGCCCTCACCACGTCTTTCAGTTACCGTTTTGAAGCTTCATGGTGCAAATGTACGAAATTAAATTGATATATCCAAATTTTTTTATCTTAAAAAACGTTAATTTTTATAGATTTTTATTGTTACTCCTGCACAATATACCAACAATAACCCTAACATTGTTATCAATACAGAACATCCCCACATATAGTATATAAGGCAGAACATTAAAACAAGCCCAACTACAGTAGAACCTATTCCGAATAGGAATTGATAATACAATAACGAGTGCTTTATTGGATAAGATTTCTTACTCAAGTAATCTTCAGCATAGAAGCTTAAAAAATTAGTTATACTACTTCTATAATTTAATTTTTCCCATTTTTTAACATCATAATTGTTTATATAAATCATTCTGCAAAGTATTTTAAGCCTTTTTATCAAATCAGAATCATTTCTCATATTATACAATGTGATGCCTTTCAAATAAATAGGAGAGTCGTCTCTTAGCGCACTTCTTTTTTGTCCTGGAGGAACGTCTTTTATCGAATATCTCATGCGGAATAGACCAAAAACTTTTTTGTTTTTTAACGCCCTACAAAAATCTTGCACTAGTTGGTGATTTTTACTAATCCCACAGAATTCAGAATCAATATCAGCATATGGGTCTTTTTTTATTTGTTCTTCCACCTTTTTAGCTTTTTTTAGTTTTCTTTTTATTCTAAGTTGTCTTAGTTTCTTGCTTTTTCTCATCCTTTTTGAAGACTTCTTTAAATGGACTAATAATGTTTTTCCAACTAAAGATTCTGTTAAGGATTCCTTCATCTTCTAAATCCATAACAAGACTTTCCAAAATGCTTAATTTCTCTTTATATATTGCTGTTTCCTTTGAAACATCAACTAGAGTTTGTTCCAATGACTTAACTTTGCTTTTCAAGTCATTATACTCTTTCATTGGTATCTCTATCCTTGCCATATTACCCAATATTGACTCTTTCTGAATTATTGATAAAGTTTATAACTTTTTCCTCCCCATCTTTTGTTATTGCTGGGCAAAAATCAATAAGAACGTGGAAATTAACATTTGGAAATGCCCTTAAACCATCTTTCAATGAATCAAAAAGACACACGTCTAAAGCAATGCCAGCCAAATCAATATCAGTTACTTTCATCATTTCACAAATATTACTAAGTAATGCATTAGACTTTTCATTCTTAAACACTGAATATTCCTCGTGGTCTTCATCGACCCCTTTAGTCAAGACAATATAGTCACTATTAATAGCGTTCAAAGCATCAATAATTGGCTGATAGATTGCTGCATCATGCGTATGTTGTACGCAATGTTCAGGCCATACCCCACCGTTTGCCTTGAATGAACAATGTGTATGCGGATGCCAATCTGCTGTTAGAAATATCTTATCATATGCTGGACCGTTTTCACGTATAAATTCAGCAAGACGATTCATTTTATGGGTTGCACCTTCCACTGGAAGATTACCGCCCTCTAGAAAACCATATTGACAATCTATTAAAATCAAAATTTTATTCATAATTTATTCTGTTTAATTATTATTATTTTCACATGCGACAGCAGCAGTGGTAAGATTTCCAACAATTTCTGCTATAGCATCATTTTTAATCTCTGCTTCTTTCTCAGCCTCTTTTGGTTTTTTGACCTCTCTTGACTTTGATGTTTTTTTGGTCTCTTTTGGTTTTTTGACCTCTCTTGACTTTGGTGCTTTTTTAACTTTAATTGTTTTTGATGTAGTCTTTTTTTGCGTTTCTTGAGTGTTTACAACATCATCAGTAGGCATTTCCACTGTTTCATTTAATGCCTCTGTATCAATAGTTTTTTCTTCATTATTGATGGTTGTTTTCTTTTCATTTGCTAACTCCTCAAGTTCTTTCATGAATTTCTCTTTTTCTTGTTTCACCTTATACTCAGTAATATCATATGTAACACAAGAATTATGATATTTTTTCGCAAATAGGGTCATACAAGAATCAGTTTCTGTCTTAAGACCCTTGCAAGGACAGTTTTTACATAGTGTACCCATAGTTTTTCTTTTTTATGCAAATATACTAAAAATAATTTAAATATAAAAATATTATATTATATATTATATTTTATTAATATTATTTAATATATTATATTATTATAATTAAAGAACCTAATGGGTCATACCGTTAGGCTCTTTAATTTATTTTCAACAATCTCAAATGCTTCATCTTTAGTCATATTAGGATTTTCAAAATATGCTTCTTTAACAGCCTCTAAAAGTATTCCAATATTTGGTCCACTTTTTAAATGAAATTCCTTCAAAATATCGTCTCCAGAGATAGGAAGTTTAACATTTGCTGCTTTTTCAGCATCTTCCATTTCCTCTATTCTATTGAGAATATCAAGAACTTGCCGTTTTTTCTTACCAAAGGTGCAATAAAGATTATTGGCGTTCATTAGGTCAGCAGTTGCCCCCAAATCATCACCAGTTAAGTTGATAAATTTTCTAATCTTCTTATCTGGCGGTAATACGCCATCGGCATAACTTGCAAAACCTCTATGATGCTTAATGGCTGTTTCAACAGATTTGATGATATAATTAGGGTATTTCATGTCCTTCAAGTCGCTTGCAGCAATTTCTGCACTAAACTTATCTGGCATCACATCCCTACGTTTCTCTGTTATAATTCTACCAACATCATGGAACAAAGCAGCCAATCTATTTTCAAGATATGGTTGAACAGTATCTAGCACATTCATTGTATGGTCAAATGTGCTAACCATAGGATTCCTTGACTCATAGGCGTAGGTTGTATCATAAATGTCTGGCATCACTCTATGCAAAATGCCACAGAAATACATTTTCCGAATACCGATACTTGGTTTTTCACAAAGTAGAATCTTGGATATTTCCTCACTGATTCTTTCTTGTGAAATGATTTGAATACGGTGCGCATTTTTAACCATCCCTAACCAAGTGTTTTTTTCAATATCCCAACCGAATCTAGTTGAAAAACGAATTACACGTAGGATTCTCAATGGGTCATCATTGAACGTAACATCTGGGTCAGTTGGAGTCTTTATTACTTGATTTACTAAGTCATCTATAGAGCCGTTAAAATCATGTATTTTCTCTGTGCTGATGTTATAATACAGAGAATTGATGGTAAGGTCACGCCTTTTTGCATCCTCTTCAAGACTTCCGAATACAGTTTCTGGGTTTCTGCTTTCCTTGTGGTACTGTTCCTTTCTAGTTTGGACACATTCAATCTCTATATCTTTGAATTCATCGTTCTTGAACAATTGGAACTTCGCAGTTCCATAGTTTTCAAACACTACTGGATTAGTATTCTGAATAAAACACTGGTGTTTTATTGCCATATATACAGCAAACAGCATTCCACCGTTTTTCATTTCAACAACGATGTCAATGTCTTTAATGGGTAATCCTAACAATGCATCACGCACACAACCGCCAACTAAATATACTTTCCCTTCAAAATGGGTGTTTTTGATTGACGCTTGTATGAGGTCAACTAAGTGTTTGATTCTATCATCAACTTTTTTAAATAATAGTTCGTTCATTTTATTTTATTAATTCTAACGGATACATAAATTTAGCCAATTCGTGGTCATAGTAGAAAACTAAGTCAGAATCGTTTATTTCCATCCCATTGAGTAGTTTATACACTTGTGGGTAATAAGTGTCAGGAACGCAATGTAAAGTGTGTTTCCTGCCATTTAAATAATCTTCTTTAATATATGCCGTGACAATTCTGTCAGAAACTCCACGTTTGAAGTCTTGAGACATAAGTTTAAATTTATTAACTCTAAATCGGAATCCCATAAACTCTTCGTTAGTAACAGCAAGTTTTTTAAATTCCTCTTCTGTACCCAAGAACTTGAGAATAATTTCATCAGTCTTGATAGAGTAGAGTTTCATTTTATCATCAAATCTTTCGGCAAGTTTCTTTGCAAACTTATTAGATATTAATTTCTCAATGGCAGATGTCCTTTTACCGTTAAGTTTACCAAACAGCATTTGTCTAAGTTGTTTTGCGTGTTTGAAATACTCTATGTCAGTGAATTTCTCGATAAACTCTTCATAGGTATCACAATCCTTTACAATTGCTGGGTCTGCATAATTTAATGCTTGGAAGTTTGCCTTAATCATGTCATAAGACACAAAAAAACAATTACACTGTTCCTTCGTATAAAGCTCTGGAGAACCTACAATTGGTGTCTCTGAAGCTATCTCACTCTTAGCACCATTAAATGCCTTGTAAGCCTCGGAGTTGAGTATATAGGCTAATATTTGGTCTTCTATATTATGCCGATACTCAAGGAATTTCTGCATATTACCGTCAAATTTATCCCTAACAGTTTCTAACAAGGTGAGATATTTTGTTTTTGCCCCACAATCATCCTCAAGTAGTGTTATATGCTCGTCAAAATAAGGCGATTGAACTACTTGGATAGGCAAATTGAAATCTTTAACAAATTTACTTCTAAATTGTTTGAGTAACAGTGTATTTTCAGTCATAATCAGTTTACATTTTACGTTAATGCAAATATATGAAAAAAACGTGAGACTGCAAAATTATCTCACGTTTTTTAATTTTTTTTAACCATTATTGATTGAGCATTCAAAAATGGTAACTAAATCATTTGGTTTGAGACCTTCCACGAATCTAGAATAGAATTCATTTATCCATTCTTTTTCATCCCCAGAGGAATCTACGTCAACCCATCCATTTTCATCTGCATAGGCATAGTTCCAATATGAAGTGCTATAGGTGACATAATCCTCTTTTGACTTGAAATTACTGAAATAGGCTTCTTTATCCTTCATTGATTCGTAAATGGTCTTCTCTTGGTCGTTTTGCGGCTCTCTACCATCTACCACAAGTTCCCAAGCTGCTTCATATACCTCTTTGTTAGCACCATTCATTGCATCCCAATCAATATCTTTAGCCAATGCACTATATGATTCACTGCCATCTTTTAGTTTAAGAGGAATGCAGAAATTTCTTCCAATCCTACAAGTATTATATTTGACGTATGGGTTTTCGTCTGATAATGCATCACCATTTTCATCATAGTACATACCATCGGTAAGTTCTCTGTAGTATTCAAATGGAGATAGTTTTTTGATGGTGTCTAGCCTATCTTCCACAGCCTCTTTGGTTATTGGTAAATCTATTTTGTCAATATTTGCTAATATGGTATCAAGTGTTTTAATTGCGGTATCTTGATATTTTTTAGCGTTTAGGTATTTGTATTTTACATATGGTTCTGTTTTGTATTCAGAACCATATTTTTCCACTATGCTTTTAGGGTTTTCACCGACAACCATCAACGAATAAAATTTACTATTGGTTTGTGCCATTTTCTCCTCCTACATCTATTGTTAATGCTTCTCTAGGAACTCCAGTTATTGCGTTAAGGTCTCCTCGCAATCTTTCATAGGTCGCTTCAACAGTTGCTATATTATCTTCAGCTATAGCATAACGTCCAGGTTGTTCCCAATAATGTACCACACTAGGACCAAAATATGGTACTCCATTCATTTCATCAGCATTACCGCCAATCTCTTGCGCTGTTTCAATATTTGGATTTGCCATTTCAAAATCTTCCTCCACTTCTCTTTCTTCATTATCTTCAGCAGGACCATCTTCATCAGTTTCTTCATCAGCATTGCCAAAAATAGCATCATTAGTAAAAGCATCCCTAAAATTCCCTATTGTTGATGAAACGGTATAATAACTTTTTTTATCTATCGAAAATTCATTTTCTTTAAGCTGTTTAGAAAAGTCGATGTTAAAGTAGTCTGCTGCTGCGTTATTAAAGTTGAAAAACTGAAACGAGCACAATGACTGAAATAAAATGTCGTTAATTACGGATTGATTGGATTCATCAAACCTACTATAAGTCCAGATATAAGGTTTGCTTTTACTTTCAATCATTCTATTATATATTTTATCCATTACCACTCTTTCATCGTTAAGGTCATTTAAAAGAGTCTTATCTTTTGTGACCCAAGGGCTTTTCTTGAAAGCGTTTGTTCCTGGATATGCGAATGATGGCGAACTAGGCGTAATAATACAAGATATTTTATATTCGGAAAGTATTTCATTTATCCCATCTTCATCAAATCTCATACGTTCATTTACCCAAAACATTTTTTTACCTATTCTTTTTTCTTGCTCAGATTTCCAAAGCCTATCCAATGAAACTTGACCACCGATACATAAACAGTTGAATTTGTTTAGTTTAACCACAGAATAATCTTGAATAGTTTTCACATTACTAAGATTAAGTAATTCATCCGTAAAATATTTGGGGTCATCATTACCTCTCACAAATAGGATATGCGTGTTATTATCGGCTAACACATCATTTAGCATATTAAATTTGTCATAATAATATTTCAAATCGTTTTGACCAAATGTATTTGAGCCATTGACAATTAACACTGCGTTATCTAAAGAATAGCCACAATATTTTGGATGTTTGCTCATTTTGTTTACACACCTTCTAATGGTATTGCCATGTTGGTCACGAGGTTGTGGAATACCGCCACCTATGCCAAATGGGTTGTGTATACCACCAAATAATGATTGGGTCTCTTCTTCTTGTTTTCTTCTAATCCTTTCTTGTCTTTCTATTTCTTTTGGGTGCTGCTCAACTTTATATTTACTTATGTTGGTTAGACTTCCAACAATCATTTTAACAAAACGGTCAACGTTCCCATTAATGCTTCCGCATATTAAACAAGTCTTGATTTTACCATAATCATAAATTTTCATAACAAATTAGGTTTTAATTGTTTAACATAAAATTTTCTTTTTGCAAAGATATGTTTTTTTTTCTTAAAAAACAAATGAAAAGATAAAAAAAATGAGTGATGAAATTATTTTTTTTTCTTTATTCATCACTCATTTTGATGTTAATTATGCTTTTGTAAGCTCTAATTCTAATTCCTCTTCTTCTGCTAAAGCACCTACTTTCTCAGTAGTATACTTTCCGAATATTGAGTCAGTTGGCTTTATGTATTCGTCCAAGTTAATACCGAATTCTTTTGCCAAACTTTTATCCTCTTTTCTTATTTTCAAATCTGGTCGTTGTCCAAGAACTTTAAGTGCCTCAAGGTTGTTGTTTCTGATACAATTACCAACTGCTGTGCAATCAAAATCGTTAACAACGTTTACATCAACGTTTTTATTGGAAACTAGCTCTTTTACAATCCATACCTCATTTGTGTACTCACAAGCAGTATTAAGAGCGCAATCGTTATTGATGTCTTTTGCTGCAAGATTAAAGTTTTTACTAGAAAGGATTGACTTAATCATATTAGTCAATATCTTGTTATCCTCTTCTGAACTTGCAACCTCATCACTTCCATGCAAATAGATTAATGACTGAAGCAAAGTTTCGCCAAAACCATCCTCAATTTGTGAGTTGAATCCATCACAATTAACAATAGTGTCAAAAAGTTTGAACATTTTGTTAGTTATTGCTGAGAAAACAGGGATTCTCTGGTTAAATTCGTAGTTAACATTAATATTACCACGTTCTTTCTCAATCAACTTGATAGCCCCAATCTCATCGTTCTCATCAATGAGTTTGTGAAGAAGGATTGATGGGTCAATTGCCTCACGATTTAGATACTTATCCGTAGAAATACCAATTTTTGATAAATATCCTTCTTTTGAAATTTCAGCACCAAAAATGTCATACATCACAGACAAAGACAATGTGCCATACATATCCTTGCGATATTGCATTGCAATAAGTGACCTTTCATTGTTTATTGGGAGGTTAAAATCCATAAACAAATAGGTTTTGTTGTTATTGTCAATGGAGTTGAAATTGTTGGTTTTGATGAAAGTCTTTTTAACAAAATCATTGAACACTCTAGAGTTAAGGACATTTATAATCAAACGTCCATCACCCTCATATGCAATAGCAAATGATTCTGGAGATTTTTTGACCATTGCTATCATATCGGTAATGTTCCAAGAGAATCCTAGTTCTTTAGGCAAACGCATGAAAGTGCTCATTTTAATGCCGAAATTATCGAACACATTATAAATACTTAGATTTTCGTTGCCTTGTCTATAAGGATTAATCATTGAATAGTTATGGCAAGTTTGTGCTTCAACAATGCCAGTTCCACCCTCAACAGTAAAACCAATGTGTGCAAATGCATCACTTTCTTTTCTGCTAAAGTCGAACAAGAAATACTGACTACGATTCGCCTTACTTGTTACATAACTCTTGAAATACGACTCTTCACGAGCGATACACCAACCAGTACGTCCATTACCGCATAGTTTATGACTAGATTGGAACGATGGAACATAAACAACTACACAAGGACCTTCGTTGAAAACCACTTCGCAGTCTTTTGCATTGTGTTCTATATAAGCAAGAAGGTCTTCTTTACCCTCTTTCCAATCATAAGTTCTATTGAGGCAATCTAGAATTGCTTGATGGAGTGATGCAGCGTTTTTAAGAGCAGAACTACTGCTGTAGAACTTGTTCTTAATATTCATAGGTTTTTTATTGAACGTCTTGAAAACATCATACCATTTCTTAATGTTTGCATTCTCATACGCCTCAATTGGAGTGTATTCCTTACCCAAAATAGATTCAGTCAGAATCTTTTTCTGCTCTGTATTGAAATGAGAGATAATATTCTTAACAAAAGCAATACGCTCAAGACCCTTAATCTCTTTAAGTAATTGGGCAACTCCACTTTTATTAGAGTATGATACAACATTCTTCTTTTCGAGCTTGTTAATCATGTTACTGTTGGTAGTAATCCAAGTGTGAATGGTTTCCAACTCTTCAAAGGTCATTGACTGAGAGAATATCATTCTAACAGCCCAAATCTGGTAGTTTGACTGACCATCGAACATTTCACATACTTTAATAAATAATTTGTTAGTCTCTGGATTGATGCCATACTTATCAATCAAAGGCTGCATCTGTTTTTTATTATAAGTCATGTTTAATAAAAGAATTAAATTTGTTTTTTCCGTTTGTTTGTGCAAATATATAATAATTTTTCTACTCTACAAAATTTTTTATGTTAATAAAAATTAAAAGAAAGAAAAATATATTGTCCATGAGATAATGATTATTATCATCATTATAAATGAATAAATTGCACTATTTTTTGTTTCATCTTCGTTGAAGGCGATGACCCTGACTGCTTTACTGAATTTATCGTTTATAAAAAAAACGGTAAATGCAATAGCAATAAACAACGTAAATGTTTTCATCATCAAAATGAATTAAAAATGTGGTGTGTAAATACCTTACACACCACTTATTTTTTTTTTTTAGAATGGTGTGTCAATCACAAATGTTAACGGAATGTTACCGTATAGGTTGGCATAGTTACAAATGCGCTAGAAATGAAATCTTCATGCTCTTTCTTTGACTTTAAAGCACTTTCATAGACTGGTTTAATCCATTCATACTTATCAGCAAGTTTTTTAATTGCTTCTTGCATTTCTTCATCACCATATCTAACGAAATAGTTAACGATATATGACGGTGAATCCTTTTTACTAGACATATTCAAATTATTAAGCATCATAAACATGAACTCTTTTATAAGGCCTCCACTAAGGCCTGAGTTGAAAATGTTACTCAATAATTTTACATAGGCGATATTGAAATCCATTTTGTTACTGTTGTTTTCACTACCCAAGATACGTTTTATCAAAAGATAATAGCCGACATAGATGACATCTTCACGATTAGGTATCTTTTCGTCATAGAACAGATGTATTCTCTCTTCACTAGGTTTTTCAAGAATCCCATTCCTATACAACTGTCTAGCAGCACTTTTCAGATAGTTAAACAAGTTCTTCAGTAATTCAGCAATATGTGAGGAATCCATATACTCTACAAGATAATGACCGTTGTCATATATCAAATCTAGATAATCGAAAGACAAATAATCTACAAGTGACGAATTGATGTAGGAATAGTTATTTCCGATGTCAAAATATTCATGCATTGCCCTGTGCAAGCAATTTTTATCAACCTTTATGCATTCCTTTAACATCTTAGTATTAAACGATGTATAAGCATTCCTTACTTTTTTGTCAATGTCATCAGTCCTTCTGATAATATCGTAAGGTACACCAAACTCAATCAGCTTGCCATCGAAACTAGCGCGTGTCTGGGTAGATGACTCATTGAATACGTTGCTTGGGTAATCTTCCCCACAACCACCGTCGTATATTATGGAAAACAGCAATTTATTTGAATCATATTGGCTGATAGAAAAATCGGCAAATATGATGTGCTGTAACTCATAATCATCTGACGAAATATTATCCATATAGGCATCACCTAACAAATATTTGATGTTCTCATCACGGACAGAGAGTACTAGTTTATCTCCATCGTGTTTGATTATGTCAACATTGTTTTTATCAACGCATTCGTAAAGGTACGACATGAAATGGTCATAATCCCACTGATATTGAGGTCTGTCATAATGTGCAACAAGTGTTATGTCAATACCACAATTTTGTAGCACACTATATATGCTATTCCTACCGTTAAATCTAGCCAAATATGATTTGAGCATAATTGCGTTAGGATTGTTACCAGCATCCATTAGATTGTCGTTAATGAAATTATGCGCTGATGTAATGCCTTTGTTGTGCGTGGTTGTAAATCCAATAATGGATAGTTTATCATCCTCTAACTTTGAGAAATCAAATATCATATACTGGGTAGATTTACCATGAGTGTTACCGACATATTGATTCCAATATGTTTTGTTTTTAGAAATACACCAGTTAGTAGTCTTACCCAACTGTTTTATCGTGTCGTAGTCATCAACTTTAACCAAGACTACATAATCGTTTTCAAATATTACCTTGTAATTAATTCCCTCTACATTATTGATGAAATCCATAAAGGAATCTTTGTTCCAGTCAAAATGAACACTTGTCACATGCCTCATCTGACGCATAAGTTCATTGAAATCATCAATCGTGGATACTTTCTTAATGAAATTTATCTTTTTTATCTCTGAAAGTTTAGAGAATCTTGCAAGGGTTTTTTTATCGGTGTCAGATAATTCGTTGTTTCTCAACAATTTTTTCTGAGCCGTGTTAAATTCGTTAATCGCATCACCAACTCTCTTCTCATTCCTTAATACTGACAGCTCTTCCATAAGGTCGTTTATATTACTCTGTGTGGTATACGCAGTTATTGTGCCCTTAGAAAGTTTCTTAGTCAATTGTTTATAGTATTCATTCCATAATAAGATATTATGTATGGTTCTCATAGAGCAATGCGCCTTGAAGTATACATCAACAGCCCACTGGAAAAAATTCTTAGAGCCATCGGTATATATGTACAATCTCTTGCATTGTATATCATTTGGGTTTAAACCATACTTATCTGAGAGGCTTTTAATCATTTTTGCATTTTCTTTCAAAAATGCTTGATAATCCTTATCAAATGATTTTGGCAATAGAGTGATTTCAGTCAAAACATTAGCATAATCGCCAAACCCATTTGATGTTTTACTAACCTCTAGTAACCTAGGATGGTTAATGCATTGTAAATCATTCGCAATCTCTTTCGAAAGACTAGCCAAAGCTGAAGTTCCGAAGTTGTGATTATTAAACCAATTATTGAAAATGAACATTTTTTCACCAATCTGTGAATTTGGGTTTGTCTTTAAAACCTCACAAATGTCAAAACCATGTTCTCCAGCCCTAACTAAAATCTTTCTAAGAGAGTAATCAGACACCCTAAACAAGTGTCTGATTCCTCTTATATTAGTACCTATCATAAATTGTTTTGTTAGAATTTAATTTCATTACTAAATTTATCATTGATAACCTTTTCGAATTCACTGAATTCTACTTTAGACTTTTCGCACAAAGCCTTAACCGCCTCAAGAACATCTTCTTTGATGCCAAGGATATGTGAATCATAGCGATTAACAATATACTTGACTGTTTCAAACTTGAGTTCATCTTCTTTCTTTGTAGTGGTTGTGGTAGTTGTACGAGTAGTCTGGCTAGCGAATCCATAATTGCTCCTACGGCAGTTATCTCCAAGGTCTCTAAGCAATTCAGTATCGTCAGTTGTGATACACTTGTATGTACCATCAGCGTTGCGCTTGTACGTATTATTTGTACGGTTAGTCCAACTGCTAGTGCTCTTGAGTTTATGCTCTGTGCAGCCAATGTTATCAACAAGGTCAATACCCATACCGCAAGCACTATCCATATCCTCTATAATTGTATACTCCGTAGGAGAGTGAGGATTATAGCCACCGTTACCAAAGTTCATACATATAATATCCGTTTTCTCACGAATATTCTTCACATCGGTATAAGGCTCAGAGAAGAAACATCCTTTAGTAAGACCCCAACGGTCGCATACGCTTTTCATATGCTTTGTGTAGAAATCATAGCTAAAGAGTTTAACACTGCTACATGCCCAAGCAGCACGATAAAGTTCTGGAGAGTCGAATCCAATAACGTAACCGACATTTTCAAACCATTCTTTATCCAAATTATCAGAGCCGTGACATCCAGTTTCCTCATCCAAGAAGAAGCAAGCCTTGAGTTTATCTACATAATTGAACATGGTCAAACAGATGCAGACACCACCCTTGTCATCAGCACCAATACCAATAGATGCTCCACCATTCGAGTCAACACTAATTTTATGGTCTCCCTCCTTAGTTCTCTCTGTTTTAATATCAAGAGGAACGCCAGCATAGATATATGGGTCTTGTCTATCTTGAACAGTGTCCAAGTGGGAAGTTACACAAGGATAAAATTCTCCCTCTGCAAGTTCACCCTTTGTGAGGTAAATGTTACCGAAGTCATCGAATTCATAGGTAATGTTATTCTTTCTAGCCCATAACATAATGAATGTAACCATACGATACTCTTTCTTAGAATGAGTTGGTACAGCCATGCACTCATATACGAATTCTTTATCCAAGTAAAGGAGTTTCATATCATCATCCCTTGGGTCTTCTGGAAGCGTCTCCTTTACATCTTCATTGGACTTTGACTCAGTTGAGGAATTAGCATTGTTGTCGGTAGCAACAGTGTTAGAAGATGTTTTCTTTTCATCTTTATTCTCTACATTCTCGTTAGAGTCATTTTCATTTGTTTTTACCTCTTGCGTAGGAACATTTTCCTCATAAGGTGTGTTGGCAACAACATTGCCATTCTCATTTAAAGTCTTTGAGTCAGCCATTTCTATTATTGTTTTAATAAGTTTTCGCAAAGATATAAAAATTTTTTAATTAAACAAATTATTGATATTAATTTTAACTTTCTTTAACTCGGATTCATTCTATTATCGCACATCTTACTAATGGTGAATGTTTGATTTTAGGTTCAATCTGAATTCTTCTTTCTTTTCTTTTACCAATTGTAATATCCTTTTCTTTACAGTCTTTAGTGGCAACATTAACGCCTATCTTATACCCAAGTTCTTTTATGAGACTAACTCTGAATTCAATCTCTTTGACGTGGGTAATAAAATAACAAATGTCTCTAATATCTCTATTTACATTTTTTACTTTCTTACGCATTGTGCAACACAGAATTTAAAAGTTTCTTTTTGTCATGCGGAGAAAGTTTAAACCATTTACTTGAGAAATGAGACAAACCAAATTCTCGTTTAATTTTGGTTTTATCTACATTTGCTAAAGAGTCGTAAGTTCTAATCAATTCACCTTTAAGTAAAATATTTTTTTGCTGGTTTGTTAATCCATCAAATCTATTTGCCCAATCATTAGATGGTAAGTTGTATTTTACAAAAATGTGTTTATACTTATAACTTGCGTGTATTCTTTCTTGTATGGTTTTTGAGTTCCACTTATCGCATGCTTTTCTCTCTATTATTGTATGAGATAGAATATTACTGACGTTTTCATTTTCATTCATTTTTAATCGTTCTTCTTTAAAACATGGAAGCAGAACTGAGTTCCATTACCTTGCAACATTGATTTGTAATAGGTTCGCCATTCCTTTTCATCAAACTCTGGAAAAAATGTATCTCCATCATCATCATCTTCCACAATAGTTAACCTTAACTCGTTGACAAGGTTTCTCTCCATAAACTGACGGTATATCTCACCACCACCGATTACGAATAGTTCCTTATCAGAGAAAAAAGCGTTACACAATTCGATAACGTCATCAATTGAGTTTACAATGTATACGTTATCGTATTCACCACTTACTCCAAAATCTCTAGAAGTCGTAAGAATAATGTTTATCCTATCCTTCAGAGGCACACCATTGGGAAGGGATTCGAAAGTTTTTCTACCCATAATGACAACTCCATTATGTTTAGTCATCCTAGCAAAATTATTAATATCGTTATCTATCCGATACAATAATTTACCATTTTTTCCAATTACTTGTTTTCGATTCATACAAGCAATAATAATAAATTTAAGCATATATAATATTATTTTGGTTATAAATGTTTTTATAAATTCTATCACTAAAAATATTGTATTTTTTTACTATTGATTCCCTAATATAATATTTTAATTTAATTCCGTGTGCTTCACAAATTTCTTTTTTTCTTAAGTCTCTTTCTATTTCGTTTTCTAAAGAACTTGTAAAAAAACTAGATTCAATAAAATGCTGTATTCCTTGACACTCGATAGCCACATTTTCTTTATCCAAATAAAAATCCACACTTTGATTACCAAGAATACCGCCAATATTACTATACCTTTCATTAGAAATACCCATTCCGTTTAGAATCAATAGTATTTCATTTTCTAACGTACTATTTTTACAATCTGGACACCCTTGACCTCTTAAATGTGCTGAAGGTATCTGCCAAAATTCGCCATGCTCTGGACATATTATGCACACTTTTGTCTCATTATTTATATATTCTACTTTAGAATAGTCATACTTATCACCATGAACTTTTTTAGCATCATTAATAAAGGCATCTAATTTTTTTTTCAATTTATTTGCTGCATTTTTTCTACCGCAAATTGGACATCCTTGACCTTGAAGATGATTTATAGGCTGCTGCATAAATTCTCCATGTATAGGGCATCCTATTTTAACTTTAGTATGATTAGTTACATATTCTACTTTAGAATATAAATTAAGTAATTTGATGCAAATGTATAAAAAAAAAATGAGAGTTCAAATAGTGAACCCCCATTTTAATATACTTTAACATCTAAAATCGTGCGCCATAACATTTCGCTAAAAAGTTTGTTTACAACTTTTTCATATTTATAATTTTCCAAATCTTCTAGCATTGGATATTGTTTTTTCAATGCTGTCGGTTTTTCATTAATTGGATATGCAATTTTGATTTTTATTGGTTTCAAATTATCCTCCGTATAATTATTTCCATATGGATTTATATCATATGAATAATACGCAGTAACCTCTTCAACATCGTAATGATTCATTGCAATAAGGTTTTCGCATTTCCAATCTTCTAATTCAATTTCGATTTTCATCTTTCCAGTAGCAATATAAACAGCCATTGTTACATTTATGCGGCTTTATTTTTAATAATTCTTTTTTATTACTAGGGCAATGACAACTGTTTCGTTGTCCTTTACTTCCTTCCAATGTAATGTCATCAGTAAGACCTAAAATATCAATATCTTTCTGAGAAAGACAAGGTACGCTATCAATTCCTGGCTCTCCGCAAGCCTCAACTGATTCGTAACCGCATTCTTCAGCGCAATATTTAATTGCTGTTAGGCATTTTCGTCTTTCTTTTAGTGGGGCATGAAATTCACCATTATATAGTTCAACCCCAATTTCTTTAAAACGCTCTCTGACGTGTTTATAATTATCCAAGAAGGAAATCCTTACCCTTTTAATCCCAAGCCCCCTAAAGAGTCTTAAAACGCTTGTAGCGGTGTTTAAACCCTTGAAGGTTGGAACTATTGGGTCAACCCTTAATACTATATGGTCTGTTGGAAAGCCACCATCAATCAATTTTTGTAATTTTTCTAAAGTTGCTTGTGGATTAGGAACAAACGGTTCAATACGAGTTGACCCCATGCCAGTTACGGTAAGATGTAATATTATCTTATCTTTATACTCGATAAGTTTTTCTATCAATTTATCGGTTAACCTTTTTGTGATGATAATATTAGCCTTATATAGCCTATCGAAAGCATCTAGGTTATAAGCGATTTCACCTGATTCCGTGGTCCCAATTCTATTTCCTATGTCTGAAACTGATTTTTTTGTCGAAGCCATGCGATTCTATATGTTGGTCGTTAGTTCTTGTATCTTCAAATTCTTTATCTCTTAGAGAAGATATGTATTCATAAAGGTTATTCCATGCTTCTTTAGCATCAATAAATTTCGGTATGTATGTGCTATAAAGTATTGGATTATACACTATCTGCTCTTTATCATCATCATATATTTTGAAAACATTTTTATATTGTCTAGTTATCGGAAGGATTGAAATTGGGGCATAAGCCACTCTATCATCTGCTTTTTCAACCCTTTCTTTTTTGATTAGACGGTATTTTAAAATTAGTTTTTTATCATCATTATCATCTATGTATCTTTCAACTTCAAATATATAATGATAAAACCCAATTTCAAGCAAGAAATGTAGTATTTTACCTTCCATTAAATCAACTGGTGATTTAATTGGTTTAACTCTATGTCCTTTACTCAAAAGCCTCTCCCTCTCTTTCTCTTCTTTTTCTATTGACAGTCTAGTAGCAACAGAATTAGAATTGTAAATTTTAATCGGTTTCCTTTTTATGTCATCGTAAAGTATCTCACGTCTAAACCAGCGGTCAAAATTGGCGTTAGTATAATTGCCACAGTAAAGACCTCTATCGCATATTGGCTTGGAAACTTCAATCGGAAACGAGCCTCTTCTATCATAAACCACCAACTCATCTATGCCATAGATTCCTTGCAAATAGTCATAATAATCTTTATTTTTATCTATAATTCTCATAGTCGTAAAACAATTAAACGCTAGACAATAAACTTTGTTATCATCTAGCGTTATTTAACATAATAATCTTTCTTCACTAAAGATTACTCAGCTACCACACTGTCAGCCTCAACTACAAGAGAGTCAACAACAGTAGAATCAACTACTGCTACGCTGTCAGAGTCGTTTGCTGGAGTCTCGCACTTACTTGTTCCGCAGTTGCAAGAAGCAAATGTCATGGCAACGCTAGCCATAAACAAAAATACTAACTTTTTCATTTCTTTTTTTTAATTTTTTAAAATATTATTTTATCTTTAATAAATATCATATCCTCGTAATTTGTGCAAAGATATAAATATTTTTTTAAATTTCCAAATTTTATCCATTATTATTATTTAATTTTCAATTTTACTTCAATATTTCCATTTTTTGCATCTACAGTATAACTTGTCTCTAGCACATGATACCCCTTTTCCTCAATGTTTATTTCGGCTATCTTAATAGCTTCAAACACTGCATTTTTTTTTTCTGTATAAAATTCCATATTTTACGTCTCTTTTTAATGATATTTATAAGTAATTGTATGAACGTTTAACCCATATCTTTCATAATCTTCAACAATAACGTTACTGATTGGGCAATTTTCTTTTCGTTCTGCCATTCTATATCCACACACAGCATTATCGTATACTTCATTTGCTCTCTTTTTATTCTCTACGATATAGATGTTTCTTCTTTCATTTGAATTAGGTTTGAAACAAGTCATAAGGTGACAGCCACAAATAGTGTTAATAGAAAAACCGCCATCACGATGATAACCACATCCAAATTCAAGCCAAATGGGAATGTGCTTTTTTTTAGAAACTCCACTTTCATTCAGATAACTGTAATTAATTTCTTTGTTCATATACATTATTCTATTTAAAAGTTAAACATGAAATCCATTGAAATGATATAAATATTTTTTTAAATTTCCAAATTTTACCACAAAAATTTTGCTTTAATGTAGAAATTCCACCATTGTACACTCTCTTTGGTAAACTTTAAGAACTCTGAATACCAATGTATGCGTATGAATGTGTTTCCTACATCAAGAAAACCACATGCTTGAAGCGCATTGGTTAATGCAGCCAATTCCTCGTAGTCAGAAGGGTATGGATATGTACCCCTACTGCTATAATTATAGTCCATATAAATCATGTACTCGTCAAACAGCTTGTTTCTCTTGAGATAGCGAAGCCATTTCTTGTAAACAGTACTGACAGATTTTGGCTGGTTCTTCCTAGTAGAACTATTGAGCAAGCTTACAATCTTTTTCATAGCTGCTATGATTAAACGTCCTCGTCTTCATCCCACAAACGCAACTGAAGAGAAATCTCTTCAATGCGAGTCTTGTGGTTGAAAGCCCACTCGTAGTTGTCAATGTCCTTAATCTTGACCCACTTAATCTCGCCTACCTCTGCACCCTCATTCTTCTCTTTTGAGAACTTGAAGTCAGTGGTGATATGGTTTTCAATCTTAGCACCAAAACGGAAAGTCACATTCTGCCTATTAGCAGTAACTGGGTCATCCTCATAACCAATGAATATCAAACTTTCAATAGGAAGTTTAACACCTGTTTCCTCAAAGCACTCACGAACCGCACATTCCTTTGTGGTCTCGTCAAAGTCAAGATAGCCACAAGGACAATTCCACATGCCTCTGAAATCAGCAGCTTCTTCACCACGTTCAGATGCTAGAACACACCAATCACCATCAGCATCTTTACAGAATACAAAAATGGCTGTTGCCATAGAACGGCTAAACCAACCAATAAATGCTTGGCTTAATACTACTCCAATATCTCCTTCTGAAATGCCCAAACTACTTAAATTGGCTGCAAGCAATTTTATTGCTTTTTCCATGTCTAGACAAGGACGATTTGTCATTTTCTCCATGCTTTTTTATTATATTTATTTTTTTCGTAACTTTTATTATACCAAGGTTGTTCTTCTTTTTCTCTTGGGTGATAGCTACTGCTTATTTTGTTGTTAGACCTATAAAGTTTTCTAGATAACTTTCTAGATAATGTAATTGGTGGGTGTCTTAAAGTATAAAAATTATGATATATTTGAAACCAATCTATTTTTGATGAACTGTAATAAGCAATAGTCCATTTTAAATCACGAGCAATCCTATCTATTACATATCTAAGACCTTTATCGTTTGCTACGCCAAATGAATTGATAATTGTGTCTATGTAGTCAGATTTTCCGCATAGACCAAAAATATAGCGCCTTGGATTAGGAGCGTTTTCACATGCATACGCACATAACGATAAGTCGTTTTTCCATGTGCCATATAGCTTTTTCTCATGTAGATAATCTATCCAATCTAGATATAATTCTGGGTATTCCATTATTTCGTAAATAACTTAAAAAAACCGTCCACTAATGTATCATATATACTTTTCTTTAGTTTACTGCTTCCGATGTATGTAGAATGATGTTTCTCTTTTTTATCAGTCATATACAGTCTAGCACTCATAATATGGTTAATGCTTGCTTTATTCTCTTCGAACATAAATTCATCATATACGTTTTGCCACCAACGGAATGTTCCGTTGCCACTTATGAATTCATCTATGCGTCGGCATATTTTTTTGATTGTGCCAGTGTATTCTAAACCAAAATAACTACCGCTAAATCCTCTTCTTTGGCACATTTCATTTATTCTATTGACGTATTTTTGGAATAATTTTCTTTTTTTTAGGAAAGCGTACCATTTTCTTTCAATATTACAATGCCACAATTTATGTCTCTTGTTATTCGCAAGAACAAGTTGTTGCGCCAAAAACTTAATTTTATTGTGTTCTGTTAGTCTTTTATTCATATAACCATACCATTCTGCCATCCATTTTGCCATATAATGCAAAGATACTAAAAAAAAATTGAATATCCAAAATAAAACCGTTAAAAAAACAAAAAGTTGGTGCATCTGCATCAACTTTTATTCAACTTTTTTTTAATAATGCCTATATGAATATTTATAATATTTCTCATTATAGCACTGTGCATACTGGTTAAAATACCATTTAATTGCTTTCTTAGCTAAATTACCAATTGTCTTCATAATTATTTCCCTTTCTTCACTTAATTAAAAATTTGTTTAACTCATAAACATCAAATCCCCTATTAGTTAGGGTAATGTTAAGAAGCGTCAAATACTTACGATATTGTTTATCGTTCAAGATATAAGACATATATTTGATATTCTTCTTAACAGCGTTTGCAACGATTTTCTCGCTGCTCTCTTCTGTATCCATGCAAGATGCAAAAACCAAATCTCTCTCAAGTTCTGAGATTATTTCATCCGACATTTCCATCTGGTCTTTTGACATATTCAACGCACATGCCAATTTACGATGATTTACTTTCAACTCATACTTTTCAGTATTTGCTAACTTAGTTGCATTGTTATCCTCTGCAAATGAATACACACTCATGGTGAGCATCATCACCATCATTAAAAAAAACTTCTTCATAATTATTTCCCTTTTTACACTTACTTATTTACTTACTTTTTTTTTAAGGAACTGTTAAAGGGTCTAAACCCCCAACAATTCCGCTGCACTTACTGTTCTTTTCGTTTGGCTAGGGCAAAACTTCCCAAGCTGTCATTACACCAATGGAATCATTCCAGTGGGAGTCATGCTAGCATAGTTGTTAAGCCAAGCATGTAGATAATTTGCTATCTTCTTCATAATTATTTCCCTTTCAATTTAAATTTAACAATCTGATATAGATATGAAAAATAACCATATAGGTCTTTGTAATACTCATCAGCCAATTTCAACTTAGACCATTTATAATACCCTAGCTTTATAAATCCTACAGATGAGAAACTTTCTTTTGCACTTCTTCCTATTATTTTTTCAAGTTCTCTACTGTTCCTTGCTTTCTAGTGATTACATAACCAAGGTTAAATTTCAAGTTTTCTATATCAACCATTATTCACTCACTTCCTATAATATATATTATATAATTTTTTTAAAACAATCATTTTATTAATCTATTTTCAAAAAACACCCTTAATTTTGACGTAAGTCAATTATGTGTGTGCGAACACACCAATCATTTATAACATTGCAAAGATATGAAAAATATAATTAATACCCAAAATTTCCAAAGTAAAATTGTTGTTTTTACACTTTTAATTGATATAAGTCAGTTCTTAATAATTATCTAAAAATGAAAAAAAGCACTCATTTCTGAGTGCTTGGATATAAAACAAGAAGCATTAAAGGTGGGATTCGAACCCACAAAAGATAGTTTTGCAGACTATTGAGTATACCATTCCTCCACAGAGTTACTTGCTGTATGCTTCTTTGTAGCGAGGGTTGGTTTCGAACCAACGATGAGCCGAAGCTCCCTTCCTTATGAGAGAAGTGCGATAGACCACTCTGCCACCTCGCCATTAACTAGCTGCGTCACTAGAATAAATCCGTTCACTATGTTTAAGGTTGTGTACACATACCTACAGCTACTTTATCTTCTATCAACGAAATTTAAAAGAAGAAAACCATTTTCATTCTCATATTTCTTGATGTAGTATCTATTTCTGAAACTAGATAGGATTGGAAGTAAACGATAAAACCAATTACTATTGCTCATATCAATAATGTTAGGAGTTCCGTTTTTCGCTTCATACTTAAAGGTATGCAACTTTTCCCCATCATATTTCCTATGACCACCTATATATTTAATGTTTGGATATATGGTTTCCATTATCCCACATATTTCAGAGAATTTTTTCTCAATTCTTTTGTATTCTGTGTCGTTATTCTTATCGTATAAAGACGCTTCAAAAACCACATTAAGAGTTACATCACCTTTATCATTGAGATATTTGAGCGTTTCATAGAATGAAAACAAATTATACTCATATTTTCCATTTTTTACAATGATATGGCAATGATTATCAGCATATAAATGGAAATCAAATAGTCTCACGCCACAATATGTATACTGCTCTTTGTAGTCTGCCGATTGGCATCTTCCAAACCATTTGAAAGCCTTAGACCACCATGTAGATGGTCTAAGGTATGTTAATGAATTATTAGACCCTATAAACATCACTTACTTACACTATTAAAATATATTATTTCTACATAAATATTTCCCTATTTTGAAAAAATTGTTTATGATTGTATTTAATGGATTCAAATTAATACAAGTCACCTTCGTTGGCAATTGTTTTATACCACTCCTCAGGATTATTATCTTTTACATACGCTTTGAATGAGGTATAGCTGCCAGTGAGTTGCTTGCGCTCCTTCATCCACTTAGTCTTAGTAGAAACTGCACACTTCTGAGTAGCTTCACCTGTTTTTGCTGTCAGTTCTGTAGAGCCAACCCTTGTTACAATTTCTAAAGCATTGCGAGTTGCAGTATTATCAGCAGGACCATAATAAATACGGAATTGAACTGGAGCCAAACCATCAACGCCACCATTAGCATTGGTATTAATCATGGTAGAAACTGGTTGACCAAACAACTCATGCACTTCCTTACCACCAATTGTCAGAGCCTTGGTACCACCTGCTGCCCACAAAGTAATAAGAGCATAATCATAATATTTCCAGTCTACTTGACTTTGCTCTGAAATAAATGCGACATCAAATACAGCATCGTTGAAGTCCCAGTCGCTGATATTAAGATTATCGAGACTGCTGTCCTTCAAGTCCTCAACAAATACGCGCTTAGTATTAATGTACTCTGCAGGACTGATACGTACAATCCAGTCAGTAAAGAACCAGTCGCGTTCAACATCCATGTTCTTATTACTCTCTTGTCCTGTTGGATGTGTAGCATAGAAATCGAAGCCAACATAGTAATATCCCGCTAAAGAGGGGTCAATTTCAGAACCAGGAATAATTATATATTCATTATGGTATTTAGAATCCACTGCATTATGGTAAGCAAAATCGTATGTACCACTATTATACATAAAAGTGTGACCTTCTATAGTACCAAAAGAAGAGTTGTGGTTACCGTTATTGAAGTCGTTTGCATGCTCCCAGTTTCCTACTAAAGCACCATCAGAGTTAATGCTACCATCACCCTTAAGAACCTGCAAGTGATTCATCTTGTCAGAGCCTAATACATTATTTCCGTCTCCATCTTTAGATGTAGACGTACCTTTCCATACCTCAGAAATGAAGTAGTCAGTCCAAATAACGTTATTCTGGTTAACAGCTCCCTCACGTTTTACATTGAAATAGTCATAAACTAGCTGTCTTTCATTGGGAGTAACGTTTACAGGAACATTAACTGCACATTGGTCTGTTCCCCATTGATTACGGTTTACATTATGAGCACGGCGAGAGGCACTTGCATCATCTTTATCCTTTACCACATTGGTATTCATATCAGTGAAGCCCCAATTTACATTGGCGTTTACTTGTCCACCCACGAGATTCTCAAATGCAGCAGCGTACTTCTGGTCTTGAGTCTGTGGGGCAACTTCCTTGTCACTTACGCAACTTGCGAAAGCAAGGGCTACGAAACCCATCAATAAAAACTTTTTCATTTTTACTTAATTTTTATAAAATTTTTAATTAAATTATTATAACTAATGTCGGTAGTCATGGATTTGCACCACTGCTGCCTAGGTCAACATTCTCGTACAATGTACTACTACCGTTGAGAAACAAAAAGGTTAACCCCTATGCAATAGTTAGCTACGCCATTGCTAGTTGGATTAACCTTAAAAGCCCTTGCATCCCAATCTGCCTCACGTGCTGGCTAGGTGATACAAATATAAGTCTGTTAAACCACAAGCATAATTTTCTATTAATATATAATTTATTATATTATAGTTCTATATTATATTATAGTTCTATTTAAAGTGCTTGCATAATTATTCTATAGGGCTATTCATACCCCCTCCCATAGCATTAGGGTCTTGACCACCCATAGCGTTTGGGTCTTGAGGTATACCGCTTAATTGTCTAACAAAACTTTCCTTAAGACTTTTTAGCGTATTCTATGCCGTATTCAAAGAATTTCCTACATAACTCGCTCACTTGATTGTGCGTCATTAATGATGATTCACCAAGTAAAGCTATCCTCAATTTCTTACGAAAATAATCTTGCATTTCTTTATCCTTTGACATCATCATAATTTTATTCTTATTTTAATAAGTTAATTTTTCAAGAAATTCATCTTCATCATCTTCTTTAACATATATTCCCATATCGAAAATACATCTAGGTCTGCGATTCGCAAATTCGCACCTAAAATATAATTGACATTTTTCATCACATGGTATCATAAATATTATGTTTTAAGAAAATTATTTGAAATATCTTTTCCTTCTTTTCGTTGTTTTTTATTCTTTATATGCGATTTTATTTTTTCATACACATAAGACCATTTTCTAGTAACAGTCTTATACTGTTTAGCTTTACTCTCTGGAGTATCTAACTCTTTCCAATTTTTCGCCTTTCTCCATTTGTTGGGAGCATTTTTATCTTCAACATCCCAATAATATAGAACTTTTTTCAGCCTAGATACATATTTCATGTGGTCTTTCCACCTTCTATATGCTTTATCCCTAGTTTTCATAATTATAAATATTCGAATACGTACAAAAATAATTAGTATCTGAAATTAGAACACCACATGGGATTCGAACCCATAAGACCTTTCGATACCTCTTTAGGAGAGAGGGACGCTTCCAATTACGTGCTAGTGGTGCGTTTTAATAAAAAAAAGGCTTATCATCCATTCTCCTAAATGATAAGCCTTAGTTTTTTAGTGTCTACCGAGTCTGAACCTACGATTCATAACGGTATCAGCACTCTCTGCCACTGGAGGATTCTTCCAAGGCTCGTTGCTTCCAAGAACATCATCTTCAATAAGTTTTTTGTCTGATGGTGTTTCATCTTTCTCTAGCTTGCGAACAAAACGTCCGTTTGCGTCTCTCTGAGCAGTGCGCTGCTCCATTGCACGATAGTTAGCTGAAGCAACTTTATCGATGCTAGGACGTGCCACACGTACCTCTGGTCTACCACACTGACTCTGCCTTGGCTGTACGCAGCCATTCAGCAACTCAGTAACAACGCAAAGCAACACAGCCGAAGCAATTTGAAGCTCTGGAGTACTGTCAATCAAGTAAACGTGTCCACTACCACAGTCAAAGGCAAGAATCGCATGCACACCATTACGTGCCTCATTGCGGATTGTACGTGCCTCTTCACTAGTGAGAGTAAGCTGACGAACCTCGTTAGGGCCAGTTGCACACTCTACATGATTTTCAGAGAGGTGATAAATAACGAGACGGAGATTAGACTTGTCGCTGCACTGTGACAAAATCTCAGCCATAGGGCTGTTGTCAGAATGAAGTTTTGCGAATTTCCACATAAAGTCTCTTATCTTTTTAAGTTAATACTTTGAAAAAAAGTAGGTAGCCATTTTGGTGGCTACCCACCTAGCTTAGATGCGCCTCTAACTTTGATTACTGAGCGTCAGCAGCATCCTCATCGTCACCACCGAAGAACTCGTCATAAGTTGCCTGAGCAATCTTCAGTTCAACACCAAGCTCGTAGAGACGAGTCTTAGCATCCTGCAGGTCAGCAGCCCACTTGTTAGGATTCCAACCCTTTACACCAGGGCGCAGAGAATCAGTGGTGTCTGGAGCGAAGTCAGTCAGACCCTGAATCTGCATTTCAACATTGGTTTTCTCAATCTTGAGCTTGTGGATAATCTCCTCCTGGGCAATCTTTGCCTGAGTGTTAATTTGTGACGCACGTGCTACAAGAGCTTTCGAGTCATTCTGACTCATCATCTGTAAAAACTTTCCCATTTTGTTTAAGTTTTAAAGTTAATAAAAATTGTGAATTGTGAAATATTTGTCTGCAACTTTCGTTGCTAGTTTGTTTTTGTTTTACATTGCAAAGATATAAATTTTATTTGTAATTTCCAAATTTTTTCGTGTTAAAAACATTTAAAATTTAAACCTCATTTTGTATATTGTTTTCGTTTCCGAATCACATTGCAAAGATATAGAAAATTTTAGAGACTTCCAAATTTTTTCGTATTAAAAACTGTTAATGTTTTAACTACTTCCTTAAAATCAAAAGGTTACGTTTGTAATCAATAGAAATATCGTCACCTAGTTTTTTTAAAACGCTCATACCTAATAGTAAAGGAGCGTCTTGCTGTTCCATAACAACGCAAGGTATGTTATTAATCTTTATGCCTCCTACTTCTACCTCATTTATAATGATTGTATAAGACTTTACCGTATCTCCATTGGCAATTCTACATTGACCACTCTCTAGAGTTGAATCATTGAGTAATTTTTGCTTTTTTAAGAACAAATACTCAACAACAGAAATAGAAATGTCGGTAGCACCAGTATCCAATGTCATTATCATCGGTATTCCGTTGATTTTAGTGGGAACAAGGTAGCAATTATTCTCATGCTGTAGTTTGACCGCTAATTTAAAATCATTTGGAACTTGTTTCAAAACCTTTGTGGTATCAGTCTTTGGTATTGTATCCGATTTGACAATCTGAACCACTGTGGTCGTGTCTTTTTCGATTCCTAACGCCTTGGCTTCTAATGTATCATATGCTCTAGGAAATAGTTTAGAGAACGCCCAAATGAATCCCATCACTATTATAACCCCTAAAAAAAGTTTGGTGATACAACCAGATAATGTTATTTTTTTCATAAATTTTTATTTATTTAGCAAAAGTTTCAAATGCATCATCAACCAATTGAGAAACCATGTCTATCTGGTATGTCGCTAATTCGCTCCTAAACATTCTTCCACTCATTGTTCTTCTACCTTTCTTTTTCTTAGACACGAAAACTGTTTTACCACCTTTGTTATCTTTCGATGGTTTAAGCTGCTCGTCTTCAGTAGAATACCCAATGTGGGTGAAACCTAAAAATGAACCGTTTTTCTCAATTTTGCAGAGTTCAACATGATTTGCGCCATATTTAAACTCTCCAGTACGAACCTTAATTTGTTTAATGTACCTTGTTGAGGGGTCTTTAAGACTCATACCAACTGCAAACATTGCATCAAAAAAATTGGTTAGTTTTTTACTACCACTTAGGCTGTTCTGCGTAAGTGGAGAACCCAAATTCCTTTTTGGTGTATGCGAGAGAACTAGAATACTCATTCCGTATTTTTTCTTTAACGTACAGAGATTTTTCATAAGTTTTCCAGCAGTAGTTGCAGTATCTTTCATATTGACAAGCCAACTAAGGTTATCAACAATTATAATTTTTGAATTGTATTTGTTAATGTTAGCCTCAATTCCACCAATAAGAACATCATCGAAACTTTCTTTTGTCGCATCACAATAATCTTTGACCGCATCTGAATCAAGTTCCACTCTAATGAACTTATCACTGAAATTAAAGGTATCCTTTGTTTTCTCGTCAGTATATCTAAGCTCAAACTGTTTTTTACTCAACTCAAAATCGTAGTATAAAACAGTCTCACCGTTTTTCACTTTTTCAGCAATGGCATTACCAATCTGAACGGCAAGAATACTCTTACCTACATTTGCGTCAGCAAAAAGGCAACAGACCTCATTTTCAAACCAAAACTCTTTCCAAAGTTTCTTGGGGTCTTTCTGCTCTTTCGCTTTAACAATTGTCTCATTGGCACTCATGCCACTGAATATGTCTGCTAAAGATGGTTTATTTGCCATTACTTTTGTATTAAAGTTAGAGTTATTTCGTTATTATCGTAGTTATAAACCCTATTAATTATTTTCCAATAAAGCCCACCTAATACCACAGTATCGCCTAAATCCAATACTAATGCAGTATTATTAACGTAGAAATACATGTCATGCTTTACAAGTGTCCCACATTTAAGTATTTCTTTCAATGTGCCATCTGTAAAACCATCTGGACGAGGGAAATTCCCTTTAACGATATATTCCTCAATGAAGTCTCTATCTTCTGAAATATAAAATCTAGTTCTAGTATAATAATCCATAACGTTTTCTTTTAGAGTGCGGTAGAGGAATCGAACCTCTGTATTTGTCCTACCCATAGACGAATCACAATGTGATGGTGGGCTCGAACCACCTTTCATGAATCCTAACCACTAGATGAACCGCACATATAAAAACTGACTGCTAGGGGCAGACCCATTCTAATGTTTATCCCCTCTTAAAGTTGTACGCCCATAGGTATTATTACGTAATTATCCCCTATTGCTTTCAACGTCCTGTGGTACACCTTACTCAAATTACGTGCTCAACAGTCAGAAAAATTGTGGTGACTAGAAGAATCGAACTTCTACCAAAATATACGTTATCAGCAAATTTAAATTGCGATGTCTAGGTGTTTCCTAAGTTTATTTAAAGAGCGTTTTATACTAGGGTCTTTCGCATTCACTCTCTAGTCTGCCAATAGTTTCATTCTGTAACCGTTTGTCACCAAAGCAAAGAAACTTTATTATTTCATGAGTGAAAAAATGATAAGGCTTTATCATTTTTTATTTCCATATTTTTTGTTTCCATGTTTCCAGAAATAGTAAAATATCTTTTGACCACATCTATATCTGATAAGGATGGACGAGTAAAACACTCAGTTTTTCCATTATAACATAATATATCCATATTACCAAATTTAGAATGTATTTCTTGTAGGTATTTAATTAAATTTTCAAGGTCAAAACTTGCGCCATAATTAGTCGTTTTCACCTTTTTCCTCGTATCACGTAATTCCTTATAACAAATATTACTTACTAAAAGTGGGGAAAATGTTTTTTTCCTTTCATTGGCTTCACCAATGGTGATTTTTTCTTTTTCAACCCCATCTATTATAACACTTACAACTTTTTTATCCATATTCCTAAATGTTTGTACCCCCTCAAGGAATCGAACCTCGTTCTCCAGCGTCACGCTATTGTTGTCCTAACCTTTAGACGAAGGGAGTATAGCGGTGGATTGATTTTGCTAGCGTTGCTCATTCCACCTAAAGCAAACAGTTGTACTCAACCAACGAGACGGTTTAGTTCCCCCGCAGACTCGAATTCCGACAACCCAGTCAGTTGCTTTAGGGCAACCACTCCACAACCTTATGCGTCATGCCATTACGCAATAGAAAAGGGAAGGTTGTGTACCCTTAGTATGTCTAGTTTATCGTCTGACATTCCACATTTGGCTAGCGTTACCACCAACTAGCACATCAATATTAGCGCCTTGTTTTGCAGCAATAGTTTCAATCCACTTAAGACTGATGAAATCTTGTGTACTCAAACCAAGTTCCTCACGATATGCCTTATCAGCCTTTGCCCTCTGACGTTCAGCCTTTTCACGAGCCAACTGTACCTCTGCCTCACGCTCTTGAGTCTGCTTTGCTTGCACAGCCTTTGCAGTCTTGTTCATTTCAGCCAACTGTTCCTTATTAGGCATAGCCTTACCAATGGTAACTTGTTTTACGACAACTGGAAACTCTTTCTCCTTGGACAACTTTGCCACATAATCTTGCATCTGCTTAAGCACCTTTGCGTCAATTTCATTGAGGATTGCACGATTACTCATAAGGTCAAAAGGACTATGCTGAGAAATATGGTCACGTACCAAGTTGCAGTAATAGTTATACAAGTTAGTATTGAACCAATCTACACCATAATTCTGCAACAGAATAGGAGACTTACCCTTCTCAATCTGTGTGATGATAATGGTATGGAAATCCAACGGTGTGTTGTCATCAGAGAACAAATCGTCCATATCAACTTGATGTTTGAACGGAACAATCTTAAATGTCTCAGAAGACGTGCTCCACCAAACCCACGTCAAACCTGTCTGTACTGGAGTCATGTCAATACCACCATGTCCAAAAAACCAAGGCTTTTCAATGAGAACTGATTCCTCATCAGCCCCTGGACGCACACCATGACAACTTGTCATACTAGCCATTGCTACAACAGCAAGCGAAAATACTACTAAAAATTTCTTCATGTTTTAATATTTAAATTAATTGTTTGAAATTCGATACAAAGATATGAAAAAAAATTGGTTTAACCAAATTTGTTAACATCATTTAAGAACTAATCCTCAGTAATCGTATCTACAACCCATTGGATAAATTTATCTTGGAGTTTTGCTGCATCCGTATGGTTAAGATGATAACACCCTTCACTAGTTCCAGTGAGTTTTCTCCAACCACGAACCATAATCAGATTACCTTTTATGTATAGCTTGTCTTTCTCTACAGCTACATCTTTTTTATTGTATTTTTCAGATGGCTCACCATTGAGAATGCCTACAATGTTAAGCATATGCGATTGCGCAACATCCCCAAACGCTGTAAACGTTTTAGTTCCGTTCTTGCTGAAACCATAAATTTTGAACCCACCAACATAAAATGGTGGCATATATACGTCTTTAAACGTTAATTCTTTATTCATGCACTATATATTTCTTAGTTGCAGAAGATAGATTCGAACTACCGACCTCCCCATTATGCGTGGGGCGAGCTACCGACTGCTCCACTCTGCGATGCTATCTGTTTATATCGTCTATTATAGCAAAGACCTAAGTACCTAGAATGGTATCGAACTTTCAAAAGGTAATGGCCTGTCACCTAATGACTCTGATACCATCGTGGGCCTAGCAAGGCTTGAACTTGCGACCTTCAGATTATGAGTCTGCTGCTCTAACCAACTGAGCTATAGGCCCTAGTGCCAAAGGAACTTTCAAATTAATTCTATCGCATATACCGTGTTTTACGCCTAGACTATAACACATTTAAGCTAATATCCTTCCGTTTTAGCGCATATACAAATCCTACGTTAGACTCTCTTTGGCTATATCTTTATTTATTAACCCCAATCATCATCATAGTCTTCATCGTATTCATCAGAAAGAGATTCATCGCAATCCTCTTCATAATCATCATAAAGGGATTCATCTAGATAATCGTTATACTCCTCAACCATAATTTACAATGTTTTTTGTTTCACAATGCAAAGATACGGAAAAAAAATGTAATAGCCAAATTTATTAACTTTTTTTACAAATTGTAACTATTCCAATTATCACCAAAATTATAGCGCATAAAATAAAAACGATTAAAACGATAGCTGCCATCCCAATAATAGTAACAGATAGTTTTAAAAGATTATTCGCTAAATTTTGAATGAATGCAGCAGTCTTTTTTTCTTTTTCTATTTTTTCATCTATTTTTTTCTGTTTCTCTATGGAGTCGGTTTTAGATATTATAGGAACTAACTGCAATTTGTCATTTTCATCTATCTTGAGGCCAATATCAACTCGTCCATCATTGAAAATAAGATATTCTTTGCCATTTGCATCTTTTCCCTTTACCCCTTGAAAATAATAGGTATCAGCATATGTAAACAAAGACAACGATAACGCAATCACAATTGTCCAAATTTTTTTTTCACCAATCATATCAGTATTTTTGTTTAGATTGAATTACACCTCTCACACCCCCTCTTGGGTCTTCGCAATCACCATTATATCTAGGTATAATGTGTATATGGCAATGCATAACGGTTTGTCCAGCAGCCTCGCCACAATTCACCCCTATGTTATAGCCATTTGGCTGGTATTTAGAATCAAGTATTTCTTTAACGTGGTCAACTGCACTAGCTAGAGCACCCAATTCCACTTGGTTTAAATCAAAATATGTTTCACAATGCCTTTTGGGAATTAATAGGGTATGTCCTTTCGAAACTGGATAACCATCTGAAATAGCCACCCATAAAGAATCTTGATAGATTATTCTATCTTCTTTGATACCACAAAATACACAGCCCATTATTCTTCAGCAGTAATGCGTTTAACTTCAACTATAAGAGCGTCTAAAGCAGATTCAATTACAGTTTCAATATTTTGACCTCGCAGACCATCTACTTGTATTTTGCTATATTTAAAATCTACTTTCTTATCTGTCATTGTTGCTATACAAATCCAAACGACATTATGAGTCTCCTCATTAAAGTCTTCCGTAGGTGATACATTACCAACCACCGCAACACAAATATCTGTATCTAACTTATAAAGACCATTTAAAGCCATTTGGCAAGCCACTTGGGAACTTACAAGCCCATTGTTTTTTATTGCGTTAGATGACACATCTAACAGTTTTTCCATGTGAGGCTGGTCAACAACAACTATTGTTCCGCAATAAACTGTATCTAGTCCACACATACTTGATATGGATGCGCCAAGTAAACCACTAGTACAATGTTCTACTGTGCCAATCGTTAAGTTTGAATTAAGTAACTCTACGCCCAATACCCTTAATTTATCCTTCATATGTTTTATTTTTTATACAATTCTTTTTGGAGAGCAAGCATTTTCTTATCAACATTTCTACGCTCTTCCCTTAGTCTATTAATAACTATATTATATGCATCCTCTTTTTGAAGGTAGATGCATATATCTGCTCTACCCCTATAATACCAATGGTTTCTAACCATCGAAGATTCTCCAACTAGTTTAGTGGTGTTTCTAGGTGATGGTGTGGTAATACCATTAGGTAATATGAAGTAAGACAAATGTATAATAGTATCATAACCAGTTTGCCTACCTAGTTTATCATATTTCATTAATACTAGGCTATTGCCATAACCATTATATCTAACTTTCGCAGTTCTAGGGGTGACTTTGTTTCCACACACCTCATAATACTGAATCATTTGTCCGTTTAATTGTTTTAAATCATTAAATGTCATTGCATAATAATTTATAATTTCATTTTGCGCAAATGTATAAAAAAAAATTGAGAAAGACAACCATCTTCCTCAACTTTAAGCTTATTTAACAGTTAGTGCCTTTATTTCTATTTGTCGAGCAACATCCATCATCGTTTCGCTTGTGATGCTGTTTTCAAAATAAGTATATATCTCTTCTTTACTTTTTAATACAGCACCCTCTTTGTGGTAGACTGTTTTCATGAGAAACCTTTCTCCATATTTCTCATATAATGGGTCAAAACTTTTGCGAACAACCAATTTTGAAGCCGCCTCAATAGAATCACGCAGTTCATCGGCATCAACTGAATAATACCCCTCAGTATTGTATACTTTCAAGGTGTATTCTAGTTTAACGCTATCTTTAAGTGCCTCATAAGTTGTAAATGCACACTGAATGTCTAAACCAGGGGTTTCATTACATGATGCGAGACATACAATCGCTAAAATTGCTAATAAAATCTTTTTCATACTGTTTATTGTTTTATTGATGCAAAGGTACGAAAAAAAGCTGAACTAGCCAAATAATCAGTTCAACTTTAACAATCTTTAATCATTTATTAAACATCTTCTCTTTTTGGGCTTATAGTCATATGTGAATTCAAATCTTTTAAGCATTTGGTTGACTGTAAGCATTAAAATATCTTTAAGTTTGTTTTTAAAGAATTCTTGATAATCTTTATATGGAAAATTTTCTTTTTTTCTTTTCCAGTATTTTGTTTTATGCAGTTTGCTCAAATTAAAATAAAAATTATATCCGTCATACATTTCATCCCCTAAAGATATTGTGTTATCGTTATTTATTTTGAAATAAAATGATATAAATGATGTTGGAGAAAAATCGTTAAAAATTGATTTTGTATTTATTAAGAAACCTTTTTGTTCTTTGCAAAATTTATAATGTCCAAATACATAATTATCATAATAATAATATTTGCTTCCACAAGGTTTTTCATCCAAAGAACTTGTGAGAATTACGCAGTTATGTAATCCGATAAACTTTAACACTGCTGGTGCTATTGGACTTAATGGAACAAATAAAAGATAATCACCAAACATAAAATCTACATAATCAACCCCATAAATTAATTTTTTTTTGTTTTTGTTGTACTCTTCTATAAAATTTGTCATAAAAAAATATTTTTATTACTATTTTAATTTATAGTGCAAAGGTACGAAAAAAAGTCGAACTAACCAAATAATTAGTCCAACTTTAACAATCTTTAACTTTACACTTGTTTTGCGCCTTGTTTATCTTAGGTCAATAATATAGAATAGGTTTACCTATACCAACCATAAAGGTATCCTCTTATCCATCAAGGAACTAGGGTAAGGGGCTAATCCTCGCACCGCATTACTGCTTCACCTACCATTTCTTACGTGGTTTGTGCTGTCTTACCTATTTCAGTACTTCACTTGAGTACACCAGCCGTAGTGAGCATAGTAGGATTCGAACCCACGATGAACTTTCTCAAGCCCATAACGGTTTTAGGGACCGCCACAATCGACCACTCTGCCATATGCCCAGTTAAATATTAAGATTCAGATAATCTTTTTAATTTATTATTAAGAACAAGAATCATACCTTCAGCGATTAGTTTCTCATTCTCATAGTGTTTTATTCTTTTTTTCAAAGTTTCAACTAGTACTTTATTTGCTTCTTCTGTGGTGTCATATACTACACTGCCGTTAATTAGATAATCACCATTTGCTAGGTCTTTCCGTCCAATTTTGAAAATAGGGCGTTCCCTACCATCATCAATTGGTTTACTAACTACGACACTAGTAGTTATTTCATCATCACCACTTATATATATGGCAGTATCGCCAACATTTAAATCTGCTGCTTTTTTCATAATGCAAATATATGAAAATTATTTTAAATAACAAAATATTTTCAATAGTTTTAACAAAAAAAAGCACTATAAGCTAAAGCCCATAGTACTTTTATATCGCATCAGTCTTCGGTTACTGTTTTCAAATTTTTAAATAGCTCTTCGTGTCCGAAAACCGCCAAGGCTGTTGTTTTATAGTTTAAATCTGGTTCTTTAAACTCGGTATAGTCAATGCCATACCCTTCAAGCCTTCTTTTCCACTTATCTACGTCAGCATATAGATAAATCAAATAATCGTTACTCCATTCAAGGCTATTGGGATGCTCAATCATCCATTGAGCCACTGCATGACCTCCTTGAACACAACCATATACTGGTTTTAACGCTCTATCTACGAGTATGTATAACTTCTTTTTAATCATTGTCTTCTGCGGATGCAAATTTGTTATACTCCTCGATAACGTAATTTTTAAAAAGTGGAATTGCATAATTCTCAGTCATATCACCACCACTACCAACTATTCTACCATTGTAGAGACCTTTATGGCAACGAGTCTTAACCTCTTCATCAAGGTACTTATCACGTTCCTCACCTTCAATACGATGCTTAAAAATGTAATATGCTACGTAAGTCCAATGAGAATGCTCTCTACTTTTGATATACTCCTTAAATTTAAGATACTGTTCTTTAGTGGTTGCGTTGTTTGTAAAAATTTTTGTATTCATATTTTTTCCTATTATTAATTCGTTATATTCTTTAAATGTTAAAAACTTTACTTCACTTTTTTTCCCTAACGAATTAATTTTAGGAGTGCCACGAACACGATTCAGCTACCAAAATTGGCTGAAAACCTACCAAAAACTGTTTTTCTTCATAATAATAATTTTTATTTTAATTAGTTAATAAAAGGAAATGATATACTTGTTGGCATAAAAAGAGTGTCATAATTTTAATCTTTGTGTGATTGATTATATTCATCCATAGCACGTTTTGCCTCTTCATAAGAATATGTTTTTCTATCATTTGGCAAAAACCAACACTTCTGACCGTATTCATCGATTGTTTCAATACCTCTCATTGTAATCATATCAAAGTCGTATTTTTTGGCTAATAATTTTATTTTTTCACAATCTCTGTAATTATCTCTTCCAAAGATTTTTCTTGCAGCATCACTAAGTGATGAGCAATTATCAAAAAATTCGTAATTTAAATTTTCCATATTCATTATACCTTTTATTATAAATATAATGAAATGTGGAGAAAATTCAAGTCGAAAGTAAAAAAGTGGAGGCTGTGGGATTCGAACCCCTCTGTGACAGTGCAGATGTCAAGTGCTAGCCTTTACACTACAGCCCCCGTTTGTTAGTTTTTATACAGAACTAACAAACTGTTGCGAAAACAATGAAGATTCTCAAGATTGTTTACAGGATATTAGAGACTATTCATTTCATTGTTTCATTTGTCACCCATTATGGAGTCGAACCATAAAATACCACTTGGGTATTGGAGAATTCAAAGTATCTCCACAACTTTTCCGTAGATTTGGTTTCTACCTACCCATCCGTTCATATGTCCGTGATTGTTACCAATAAGATATTCACTATCATTTTTAATTGCATGGATTAGGTGCAGATAATGATGACCTCTAACTTTGCAAAGAACAATATTTTTCTTTTCTAGTTTTGTGTCATCTTTTACTGGTTCACATATAACCGCTTGTCTTGATTTAAGAATAGGGGCCATAGAGTTACCAATACCAGTTACTTTACACGTCTCACCTCCTCTGAGGTGATTGCAAGTTTCTTGATTTTCGAAACCGCTATAAGTAAATTCTCTCATATGTTAATTGTTTAAGTGGAGTATTGGAGATTCGAACTCCAAGAGGTCTTATGTTTCCCGCCTCTCGTATGGTCTTCTTATGCATGAAACCGACCAGCAGGTCACCACCCAACGTGTTTATACCCCATGAGAATTACTTATTGCAGGGACTGACGGATTCGAACCGCCATCGTTTATTAACAGTTAAAGGCACACTCTGTTCCGAGGTCGAGAGTGCTTTATTCCTTAAAGCGCAACAAATTACTTTACCATTAAGCTAAATCCCTATATAAATACAAAAGACTGAGAATGTTGTCTTATTGTTAATGCCATTTTACAAGCGTTGGAACTTGCTATTCACACGTCACCTTACGATGAACGTAGACATCATGCACGGAAGTCTTGAGAAGACAACCAAGAATCTTACTAGTTTAAACCTTGCGGTGCAGCATCATAGCTTTCAGTTCTTCGCCAAGCTCTTGCGGATTCATAGGATGCCTCCTATTAACTCAGACGAGTACTTTTACACGCTCATTGAATTCCTTGCGAGTCCTCAATGTCTCAATATTTCATGAGAATAAGTGCATTTTAGCTGCCTAGTGTCGCACACTTTTGCTTAAATTGATTTTTGAATCATATTTATGTTCCGTAGGCGGTTTGGAAGACGAGGTGCGACTAAGGACATCTGTAACTTTTGGCTACAGCCCATCCAATCGCCTCCCTGTGCTAGCTCACCACAAGCTATTCACTATTATACACCATCACCTCATATGAGTTCTTACACATTTCTATGTAAGACTAGTGCATAACTGAGTACAACACGCCAACTGGTGATTATTGCATCATACTCCATACAGTAATCTATCGTGTCACCACTCATTCAAAGATTCCTCACCCTTGAAAATATACAACTTTGGTGTTACCCACATTGTATACCGTACTGTATGCTTTTCAGTGAAATACATGAGAGTTTCTCATATATCTGCAACGTTTACCGCTAGTACACGTCACATTTATCCCATCACTGGATTATCCTTCCATCTGGCTACGAAAGCTAGCCATTAGCCTCATATCTTTCGCAAGATATTTCCTCATGGAAATTGGCTTATTTCTTGAGTTTTTCATTCGTTTTCAGTTTATTATAATAGGTAAACTGCTTCCTCTTTAGAGGTGGGTTCATATCCCAAGCTCCTATTTTTTAGCCCTACATCGAATTTTTTTACCCAATACTTACTTTTTTCTAGTACACGTTCTCTAGAATATGGTTCCCGAAGTTACCATTGCTATGGATTGTTTAACCACATAAAACCCATTTTTACCGTTGTCTACGGCACGAAAAGGCATATCTCGTTGGTTAGAGCAGATTTGCACTGCTGAAGCTTCCGAAGAAACACATCAAGCACGAACTTGATGCCCATTTGTCTACATCGTCATTGCTGACGTTCTCCTCTGGTACTAACCAAAAGGTGGTTTTTTGACTTGTCCACCACAAGGTATAGTGTGTAGTATTGTAAAGGCTAATTCATTTTGCAGAACTAATTTAATGGTAAAGGACATCTGCTATGTTTCATACAGTTGTGTGTTTGTCGCAACCTCACTTTCCTCGCCAACCTTTACTGCCGATTGCACCTGAGCGTTTATACTACATTTGTTGGTAGAGCTAGATTTGCACTAGCGAAGACTCCGAAGAGCCACATCAAGCACGAACTTGATGCCCATTTGTCTACATCGTCATTGCTGACGTTCTCCTCTGGTATCTACCAAAAGGTGGTTTTTTAACTTGCCCACCACAAGAATAGTTGCGGCAGTAGGAGTCGAACCCACTGTTACTAGGTTATGAGCCTAGTGTGTAAACCGTTTCACTCTGCCACGATATTATGTATTTAAATCGGAAACTTTTTCTAAACGTTTCAAAGTGACAATTTGATGTTAAGAATAGTTTGCTGTGAGTTTCCTTTATTGTTTTCAAATCAACAATGCAAAGATATGAAAAATATTTTTAATATCCAAATTTTTTAAGATTTCTTTGCATTTTTGGCGAAATACTCTTTGAGTTTAGCCCATTCTGAAAGGATGGTACTATATTCATCGGCACTAAGTAATACTTCCTCTTTGCCATGCTCAATACTATCTGCTTGCCCCCTAAGTTTATCAACTAAATTGATTTTAAGAGCCTCATAATATTTTACGCTAACAATATTAGTAGCTTCTCCTTTGCTATACCCAGCCTCTTGAAGGTTTTTATATAGTTCACTTCTGAAATCTTTATCTAAAATTTTACTCATTGTATGTCTTTTTCTTTAACAGTGCAAAAATATACAAAATTTTTGAAAGTTCCAAATTTTAAGCGATTTTTTTAAAGATTTTAACATCTTCCTTCATATAAATCATCATAATTGGTTTTACCTCTTTTGAATATTGTAATATTTTTTGCGTCTTGGAAAAGACACCAACCAATTACTGACAAACATATTCCCACGATAACGCCAATGCTTAACCATGACAATAAACCACATACAAATGCAGCAATCAAATCAGCAAGAGTTACGACTCTAAATTTTGGGCATCTAACAGCTAGTGTTAGAAAAAACGCAACAATGCATCCAATAAAATAAATACTTCCCATAACTAAATTGTTTTTTTACTTTAAAAATAATCAGCTACACGAACCTCTTCAATGTACTTATGAAAGATTCCCTTCCATACATGTTATACAGATTAACGCATGACTTATATCCTAATATAGCCTAACTTTACTGTAAAAGTTTACTTCATCATCCAACCCTGACTGATTATTTAGTGGACTTGCGCAGAGTCGAACTGCGGTCCAAACAACCATTCCATAAGAAATTATACAAGCTTTGATTTGGAAAGTTGACAGCAAACGCTGCCCTCACCGCTACCTTATTTTGCGAAAACAAGGAAAACTATACAAAGATGACTAAAGAATAATGCTAGGGTGTTCTGTTCCTAAGAGCCTAGCCTCTCGGCTTACATTACGCAGCTATAGCGTACTCGTAAGCAGGAGAATCAACATTCTCGCCAGTTATATTTTTTGCTATTGAAGTGTATGCCCACTGCTTGTTTCTTACCAAATGCATTGCTGTCAAATCCATTACAAGCCCATGATAAAAAATTGTCGAGAGGGTAGGACTTGAACCTACGACCTTCATCTTATCAGGATGACAATCTAACCAACTGATATACCCCTCGATAAGCTAGTTTGTGGAATTCCGATTCTTCACCACACAAGTTTCACTAGACCTCCTAATGTTATATGCGTCCGTTATAGGATACCAACGTTATACGCTTGCCAATTTATTTATCGTACTGCGGAACTAGCTATATTCCTATTACACGTCTTTAAATGCTTCAATAAAATGTTTCAAAATCATTGCATTTTCTATGACGCAAGTCGGAACTGCTTCTCTAAGGCTTTCAACATCCTCTTTCAAAATCATTTCTCTTACTTTCGTAGCAGAAAGACTATTATGGATAGTTCCTCTTGCATTAAGTTTGAATGATACGAAATCTCTCGTAATGAAAGGTGGAAACCACTGCATAATTATCTCAAAACCATCAGAGTAATATATTGTAAACTCTGGAGATTTTGTAAACCCAACAATGTGGCTATAGAGATAAAAACCCCAATCATGAGAATTGTCCGATTCATCTGTAAGGTCTGCTAATGGTTGTATTATAACCCTTTTAGAGTCCTCTTTAAATGCCTCTTCTATCGCCTTATTAGCGAGTTCCAATCTCATGGCAATTGGTATTGGATTCCTTTTATTGAGTTTATCAGCAGAACCAACGAGCAGAAGAACATTTTCATTCTCGTTTAGTGCTTGCCGTATTAACTCAAGATGCCCTTTATGTATGGGCTGTATTCTTGCAATGATAACACCTACTGCCATTATAAATATTGTTTTTTGTTAAAAAAAAATACGGAAACATGTTTTTAGAAATCAAAATTAAAAGTTTTGCTCTTAAAAATTCCTAATATTTGCTGTATGTTTCCTTAGTGCTTGTGATAGGATTTGAACCTACTGTACCCCACTATAAGATGGCGTGTGTCTTCCAATATATCACCCCTCAAGCATATTTCGCCTACTGTACCCCTTCGAGCCATCGCAGACTTGTCTTGCATTAACGTAGTTAAGACCAATATACGGCATTCTTAATCTAAAGTATGCTTACGAGCACGTTATAAAGAATATGGAGTTGTTTAACTTGTCCTGTTTATAAACCCCTAACGTACAAAAGGTTATTTTTCAGTATATCTAAAATGAAAACCACAATGAGGGCATAAAAACACCTCACCATTCTCATCAATCGCATTGGAAACGTCAATTTTGACATGATTTCCACATCTTACACATTCTACTTCCATAACATTTATTTTTATAATGCAAAGATATGTAAAAAAAATGAAATAGCCAAATATTTTAACATTTTTTTTATGAAAAAGTAGGGTATGACGGAATCGAACCGCCCTTCTTAGGATGTAAGCCTAATGTCCTTCCGATGAACGAATACCCTAGTTTGGCACTAACATCTTGTCATATACACATTGTATATTACTAGACAAACTCAGTGCCTTTTCCGTAAGTTTATTAGCCTATTAGAGACCAATCTTGCCTTTGTACTTATAAGCAAACCAACCTACAACGCCACCAATGATAAACTCAATCATAATCGTAATTTATTTAGTTAGACATTTAATTTAACAATGCAAAGATATATAAAGTTTTTGAAAGTTCCAAATCTTAATAGTTAAAATATGTTTTTAATCAGATAAAATATATTCACGTTCCGCATCTGTTAATGGCGCATGTTTTCCTTTGACTACTTTCTTCGTGCGTACTTTTTTATTTTCACGAGTTATAGCGTTTTTCCCATCACCCCAACGATATTGAAGCCATCCTTCATATTCACCAGTATCAAAAACATAGTCTTTAGGTATTTCGTCTTCACCTCTAAATAATTCATCAAGCATTCTAAGGCTTACTGGTTCTGACCCCCAACTTCTTATACCATATTTATGATATTTATAGATTCCGTCACCACCAAGCTTAATAACTCTTTCTTTATCAAAATCAAGGACAAGGTAGCCCCAAAATCTACTGTTTATTTCAAATTCCCATGTTTTCTCATGGTATTTAGAACCCTCTTTCTCTACTTTATACGGTCTAGGAGTATCTGCATATACATCTTCAATTAATTCTACTTCCTCTTTCCATTCTGATTCAGTATCAAATTCGGCTTCAGAATAAGTATATTCTTTAAGATTAAACAGCCCCCTCATATCTTTTGCAGACAGAGACTTTCCCCACATAGAGAAAATGACCATAAATCGTTTTGTGTGCTTTTTCATACTTCTTTTCTTTTCCTAAATGACATTTTTAAATCAAAACCGTGAGAAAGAATCTTTCCTTCATTCGTTTGGGATTTCATTCCATCTGGAAAACCAAACAAATTTGTGAATACATCATTTTTAAACTCTGAAATCTTTTCTTTATTATATAGTTTTGTTCCATACATGAAATTAATAATATCATTCAGAACCTTTTCCAAATCCTTTATAAAATGGTCTGGCATTCCATTACCACTTAAATCCCAAGGTCTTGTATCATGGCATATTGAAGTATTGTTGTACGAAACAAGATATTTTATTTCATACCTACCACCGTCAAAAGTGATAATATATCTCTTTCTTATACCGCATTCATCATAAGTCGTTTTATAACGTATATCGCTTTCATTTTTAAAATAATAGAAACCTAGGGGCGATTTACATTTTATCTTACATTTCCGTCTCCCCTCTTTAGATACGATTCTATCACCGTTTATAATCTCCTTACGTTCACCAACATGAAAAAAAGATTCACTATGAGTGATTGAATATGAGTCTATTGCGTGATTATCGTATTTTTCAATAATAACATCACAATTACTGAATAGTATTTTTTTCTTTTCAATTACTTTATCATTCATTGTCAAAACAATTTCTAACGGCTTTAAAAGGCCAAAAAAATATAAAAAGCATGAGCAATAACGTAGCCATTGCATCTGATGCATCACCACGTTCTTTTGCGTACTCGTATTCTGCCTTATACTCATCATTCCACCACATAAATGCTAGCGATGTTCCAATTACAAAATACAAAATAGTAATAATATATTCAATACTCATAACAATAGAGTAGGCTTCCTCTACCTACCACGACAGTTAACGGTTTTTGTTAGTTCAAGGTACTAATAGACCAAGCGCAGTGCTCTGTTACACCGTAAACACCGATAAGGATTATAGCTCGCAGGGTGCGATTCGAACACACGTACAATTCATTTGGAGTGAATCAGATTAGACCACTTTCGTTTACCTGCGAGTGTATTATATTCCTAAATAATCTTTTAATTCTTTTTTACTAATTGGCAAATCATTTGGTTCGATTTTCTTTAAAAAACCCAGCCACTTTGGTTTGTAAATTCTATTTTCTTTCCTTTATAGACTATATAACCTTTTTTGCCTTTATAGATGATTGGACAAATTTTAGGCATTGAAATGCTGCATTTATTGCTGTTTCTCCAACCAACAAGTGCTTTCTTCTTACCAAAAAAATCAACAATGCAAAGGTCTTTGTTTTTGTTTTTAATTAACTCAATTGGCTTGTTAAATGTCAACGCATGTTCTGTGAGCCATGCATCTTCATCATTTGGTTTCTTATGCTTTTTATGCAGTTCCTTAAACTCCGTTTTCAATTCCTCGTCAGATGGGCATTCATCTTGCCATTCCTCGCAAATTCGTTTCCTTTCGTCTTTAAACTCTTGAAGAGTCATTAAACGAGAGGATTTTGGTTTTGTATAAGCCCCATCAACCCTAGTTAGATATTTATAAGGAACATTCAAATAATGGCTGTCAACAGACCTATGTTTCCCAAATTTATTTACTGACATATTATTTATCTTCTACATACACACCACAATATTGAGGTTTGCCCAATTCAACCCATTCATCGTGAGTCATAATGTGATATGTCTTGTGTTTCGACTGTTTTTTATCACCTACCGATTTAATGTCTCTTGTTTTAGAATCAACGGATTTGATAATATCTGGTATTCTATAATTACCAACCATTTGCTTTATTAACGATGCATAATTATTAGTGAAATACCACTCAGAGCATGTTATCCATAAAGGTGTCTTTGAGTTACCACGTAAAATTTCAACACAATCTGGTATCTCACAATGGTATGGGTTTTTAGCAATCCCAACAATTGATATATCTGGTCTGTTGTATTTTTCCATTAAAGCATTTGCCAAACGCATACCAATTCCAGGTGTTTTATCTTTTCCGTTTTCAGATAGCCAAACAAATCCATCAACGATAATTGTGTCAACATCATCTAGGTCTATCATTTTTAAACACTGCATAATACATGGTAGTTCACGTTTATATAATTCTCCTGGTTTGTACTCTGCGTCAATTGTTTCTCTTTTACTTGTAATGAAATATTTTACTTTTGTGTCTGCCCAACTTTCAAACACCCCACCAACGGTATACGAATACCCATCGTAATAATATGTATCAAACGCAATAATCATAAAAACTTGTTATTCAAGGTATCCATGCTCAATAAGGTATTTTTTACCTTTCTTTGTAGCATGATATTTTGTTCTTACTACCTCCCCATACCTATGTCTGTATTCATTTGTACGGTACTTATGCCTATCAACAATCTTCTCTATTATGTAGCCATCCTTTATCAATCTCTCAATTGAGTATGAAATACCATATTCTGAAATAGTTTTTAAATATGGCAATGCTCCTATCTCACCATACGACATCGGTATGGCATGAATACTAGCCAATATTTTTTCCGTAACTTCTAACATATTATAAATACCAACTGAATATTACTTTGTAGCCATTTCTATTACATAAGCAATCAAACATACACCCACAACTTTCGACATGTAAAGTTATATGAAAACCAAGCACATTGAATTCTTCTTTAATCATAGATTCAATAAATTTAGTTTGTTTTTCTCCATAAACTCTAAGACGCTTTGGTATCATAATCTCAACTTTTTGCTCATCATAATTTTTGGACAATACTTTTTTTATCTCATCCTCATATGTTTTTTTCAAAAAGCCAATAATTAAATTGCCTTTATCGTGCAATTTTTTTTCTTCTTCCATTCGGTTTAGTTCAGCCCAATATTTAGCTGACTTATTATCAAAAACTTTTTCCATATTTTTTGTGCTTTTATGGCGCAAATATATGAAAAAAAAATGAAACAACCAAATTCATTAACTTTTTTTTAGAAAAAAAGGGTACATTAAACCAACATTTCAACCCCTCCAAATGTCATAGCTAAAAATGCGGAGGGGGTAGGAATCGAACCTACGTTACACAAATTAACAGTCTGCTTGAAAAAAATAATTTTGCTGTGTGTACCCACTAAATATGTTTCCAAAGTAACCTTCCCTGACATCGAACCTTTGGCACATTATTACAGACTAATGCGTTCTGTTCTAGATTCCTCACCGTATAAAAATGCATCTGTATACCTAATATGCGGCTTCTCCTAGTATCGAGCCTACTAGTGGAATCGAACCACTCTCTCAAGATTACGAACCATGTGTAATAACCGATATACTAAATAGGCATTTTTCGTATTTCATGAGATTCTTTTTTTTGTTCCCCCAGAGAATTTTGCAATCTCGACCCCATGTTTAAGAGACACGTGCTCTACTTCTGAGCTATGAGGGAATATGAACTGTACGCCTGGTGGGATTCGAACCCACGTAGTCACAGATTAAAAGTCTGGTGCATAAAGCCACTCTGCCACAAGCGCAAATATTGTGCGCCCAGAGGATTCTGCCACCTCGACTCCTAGTTTAAAAGACTAGTGCTCTACTTCTGAGCTATGAGCGCAATTTCTACTATTTTTACCTATAGCTAAAAGAGGCCGTAGCTCTACCATTAAGCTATAGGAGCATTTCTATATCTTATCCATAACGCTCCTTGCCCAACGGTGTTGGTTGCAAACAGAGCGTTACATCTGTTTCTTACGTTTTATGTACTTAATCATAGTCTTCATATGTTAATTTTAAAATGTTTTAATATTTTTTTTAATTCCATTATAACAGTTCCACTATATTCTATTTCCGAAATAGTTGATTTGGAACTTGACAACTTTTTTTAGTTTATGTTATACCTTTTTAAGATGTAATCCAAAACCTTATTACTATCCATCACTTAATTTTTATCAGTGTGCCATTTTCGTTTGCCCTTCTAATCCACCTCATAAGGAGCAATCCCTTCTCAGTTGGTTTAAATGCAGCAGTTTCGCCAACATCTTTCTTGTCAGAAAGGTCAATCTCTAGTTGATATTTGTTACCATCCACATCAATGATGTGATATACGGCAATACCGCCAGCCATGATATACTGCAATTGAGCAATACCTTTTATCAAAGGCTTAATATCATCCAAAATCATATTATTTTAAATCTTTTTCTATCTAATTTATATTTGTATTCGGCAATTTCATTAAGAAATAACTCTCTCATATTATTCTCTTTCACGCCAAATTCTTTTTTCTGTGTTTTATATACATGATAATCAAGTAAAAGAGCAACAATGCTTAAAGCAAAAACAAACCATCTAAGTTCTATTAATGCTGCAATGCTATTAAATATTAACCCTATTATCATTAATAGCCAACCCATTAATATTTTTCTATGATTACTTCGGTATTTTTTTGCCCAAACAAAATATAGACCCAAGTATATATCAATAACACCAATAGCCCAAAAAATCCAAAAAATCCAACCTAATGCTGTACTCATAACATTAAACTCATTAAATATGTTAGGATTCCGCTTTCCCAAATGATTGACATAATTTTTTTATGCCAAGTTACACTCCGTCAAGTTTATCCAATTTATTTTCTACTCTCCTATATACGCAGAAGAGAAGCCCAGTCAATGGTGAATCCAAGTTCATCCCAACGGTGCTGAATGCTCTCACGTATCTGTTTTTGTGCGTTGTACTCGATATTACCAACTACACCACTTGATAAAAATTCTTTCATAAATACTTCTGTCATACTCTACCTCTTTGTTTTAATGAAATTAAATAAATTAGATGTTGCCTACCTACACGCATTATACTCGCTCCCAATCTCTATTTTACTAGAAGGTGAATTAGTACTGCCCTTTCAGCCCTTCACATTTCCTTTTTTCTTCCTCGATAGGACCAACATCTACGTCTTTTGTTCGCTCAATTAAGAACAGCCCAGAGAACTAACTGGGAAATGCGGAGGGTAGTGGATTCGAACCACTGGTACCATTGAAGGTACACCTCTTTAGCAGAGAGGCGGTATAAGCCACTCACCCAACCCTCCTTATTATTGTAGTAGTGATGGTAGGACTTGAACCTACGACCTTCATCTTATCAGGATGACAATCTGACCAACTGATATACACCACTATTTAAATACCTACATTCCACTATCTCGTACAACTCTACAAGGAGCGTCTTTAACATCCCACTCTTTAATTATCGACTTGTGGTTGCCTACGATAACTTCTTCAAGCTATTACCCTTGATGTTTCCTTCAGTATTATATCTTGCTAATAGCCCATTATACCAATGAAGACATCTTACGTACTTTCTGTGTATTCTATAATGAACTAATTTTCCATTCCAAGGCGTTATTCCATCAACATCAAAAAACTCTCCATTGAACTTCAAATGCCTAATGCTACACCAAGTATATTCGCCTTTATAATTTTCATAAGGTCTAATGTACCTTACCTCAAATGGTTGATGATTTTTCAACCAATCAAATTGCTTTTTAGTCATTTTATATCAGCCGCCACCAACTATATTTGTTACTCCCCTAATACTAGAAGGGATGCTTTTCTTATCATTGTCGGCAATAATTCCCCACAAGGAACAAACCCCAACTTACCATAGAATCGTCTTAAATCTTTTACCGTTTTATGTGATTCATCATAATGCCCTCTAGGCATTGGATGGCATAAAAGATAGAGATTAAAATCTTTATATATCCTAATCACCTCTTTCAGTAGTTCTGTTGCAACACCCCAACCGCAATATTCACTGTCAGTTTCAACTCTGACGATTTTGGCTAGTTTGTTTCCGTTACATAAATGCTTGTATCTTTCATACTCAACATTTTTAACGTCAACTATAACTTTGCCAAGATGCACCCAATTATGCTCTGCGTCATAGGCATTAAAACACATTATACCATCAAGACTAGCATACCATTCTATCTTAAATAAACTACTTCTATCTTCAAGCATAACATTTCATTGATTAATACTACTCAATATATGTTCTTTCCAGTAATTACGTCTTGTACTATTTTTGTTTTTAGATTTAAAAGTGTCTAGTTGACTATCACAGTTAGGGCATATCATCCTTAAATTTTCTCTTTTGTTGTTTGACGCATCACCATCAATATGGTCTAATACAAACACTAACGGTTTACCATTATGTTCTGGTTTACATCCGCATATTGCACAAACACCACCTTGCTCAGACATAAATTGTTCTCTTACAAAGCCTCTAGGCGTGTAATTTCCTCTACAATATTTTTCATTGTTCTCTATAAAATCTTTATATCTATCTTCTTTTAGTTTGTTTGATGAACATTCATTCGAACAGAATCTAGCTTTAAGATTTTTTGTTTGAAATGGTTTACCACAGAATTCACAAATTTTAGTTAGTATTTGTTTACTTCTACAATTACCTTTTCTTTGTTTGTCGTATAAAACTTTTCTACATTCATCACTACAATACTTTGTATTCTTTCCTTCTAGTTCTTTTCCACAAACAACACAATATCTTTTAGGGTGTTCTACTTTTTTCGTAGATTCTTTTCTAAGTGCATTAGCAACCCTTTCATAAACGGATTTATCTCTATGTTCATTGTTATACTTAGCTGAACAAGCTGAACAACAAAAATCCTTGCCCCATTTACTAGTAATTTCTTTACCGCATTGTTTGCAATATCTAATTGGTTTCTTTCGTCTCTCTTTATAAACAGACAAATCAAATCCAACTGACAATGCAATTTCTTTCAAGTATTCAGAACCTTGTTTATTATCACTAATTCCAAAATATACGTGTGCTTGATTTTTACTAGTAAAGCCATCAAGTCTTTCAAAGACCTCTTTCTTTTTCTCTTCGGTACTAATGTCAATAATTTTTCTTTTTCTCATATTTAAATGTATTACCTATATAATAAATAATACATTTTTGCGGAAAATCAAGGTTTTGACTAATTTTTTTTTATAACACTGTTGTCGAGGAAGGAGAGGGATTCAAACCCTCGGAACGCTCATCACGTTCGCAGCTTTTCAAGAGCTGTGCAATAAATCACTCTGCCACCCTTCCATTTTTCTACCTTGTGGAGCTGAAGAGAATCGAACTCTCCCACGAACCTTGCAAAGGTCCATCGCCAGCCTTGGAACATGCAACCCCTACTGCCTCATCACTATCGTAGATGAAAGGCTTGCACACGACTAGGTAAAATGACTGCTACCTTGAACGGACGTATGGCTAACGTTGTGGGTTACTTCGTCCCACTTCACAGTTTAACAACCCTAGTCACCCATATGTACATCTTTGGATGTTGTTTTAGGCCCACGTCTGGGATTGCTGGTCCACTGGGACTCGAACCCAGCCTCGCAGATTAACAGTCTGCCGTGCTAACCACTATCACTATAGACCAATATTTGCTGGGAAGGAGAATTTCGAAATCTCGACCTGATGATTAACAGTCATCTGCTCTGCCTCTGAGCTACTACCCAATGTAAAAAAGATGCTGTGTTGGAGGCGTAAATCTCTCGCCCACTTTAACCCAAACTAGGCGTGGAAAACACGTCTGCTCGGAAGGGTACGACTTTCCACATTTAATCTACTTCAACGCATTTCGAACTACGTTTTTTTGAACACCTTTTGTGGATGCAATAGGATTCGAACCTATGATTTAATTACCATCGTCATGGGTGTAACGCCCCCCATCGCGCAACTCAGATGGTCACTCCCCAGAGGAGTCCTTACACGCATCCATTTTTTTTATTTTGTTTAAACAGTACCTTACATTTAATTAAACTACCTTGACAGCAGTCATTGCAAGTCCCATACCAAGGTAAAATACATTTTGTTCCTTTCCACCAAGTACAAATATTGCAAAGTTTTACGAGAATTTGATTTATTTTTTGTGGTTTTTTTATCTTTTTAAATTTCATAACTCTGTTTCCAATATATATTTTAATGGTCTTACGGCTTCGTTTGGGATTTGTTTGTTAAGATGTTTAATACGTTTGTCAATATATTCTCCATTAGTAGAATCCTCTATAAATTGTTTCCCGCCATTATGCCATAATTTATAAATTTTATATTTCATTGCGGAACATACGAGAGTTGAACTCGCTCCTTACTGCGTGACAGGCAGAAATCTTAACCGTTTGACCTATGTTCCTTTTTGAGCTGGAGACAGGATTCGAACCTGCGAGGGCTTTCGCCTTTGGGTTACAAAGCCAACCTATTCAACCACTCTAGCACTCCAGCAATTGTTAAACTAGGTCTCCGCTCTTATCGGAAGTTACGCACAGAGTTGCTTGCTAAATATTGGCGTTGCAACGGTCTTAGCAATTAATCTCTTCCATTCTAGAAATGGAGTCACAGAAACTCAGCGTTTACTATTCAAATGACCTTTTAAAAACCAAATTCACGCATTGTTATTACCTAGTTTGTGGGGAGGGGTGGACTCGAACCACCATTACCCTTATGTTTTATTTTTACCACAATATGTTTCTGTTTGAGAATGGCAGTTAGGGCATAATAGTCTTAAATTTTCTATCCTATTATCTCTATTATTGCCGTTAATGTGGTCTAATTGTAAAACTATTTTTTTACCCAACCATTCATTAATACCACATATTGCACATTTATATTCTATTAAATTTGACTTTAGAATTCTTAGTTTAAGACGAGTCATATTTGTATATATACTATCTTTTACTAAAATTTTTTCTAAAGGAAATGTTTCATTTTTGGCTAAACCATTAGATTTACCTAAAAAATGAGAAAAACTAATATTATTCTCTCTAAGATATTTTTTCAACGGTTGATACGAGTTTCCTCTATTCGCAGTATAGCCTAGTTTTCTCATAACTTCAGCGAATGTTTTGCTATTTTGCACAATATTAGATAACTCTTCTTTATCAATTTTTTTATAATAACATTCCATTATTATTTTCAATTAACTATGTGGGGGTTCCAGTTGCCGCCACTGGTCCTATTGATTTTCAGTCAATCGCTTCTACTGAGTTAGCTTAACCCCCAAATTATTAAACCATCTTTGCTACCTCCCCAATATTTACTTTTTTGCAAAGATACAAAAAAATTTTTTAATATCCAAATTTTTGTAAATAAATTAACTTTCATTAACCCATAGCATATAAAAAAGCTGCTGATTACTTTTTTGGAGTTCATCAACAGCTTGGGAAATATATAGTGAAGTAAGTGCCTTTATATTATTCTTTTATATCATACCTCCATATCACCTTCTAGCTGTTCTAGAACCTTTGAGTTAAACACAACTGTATCATTCCATTTACTATCCGCAAATGAATTAGAAAATGTATTAGCGATATTTTTAATAGTTGCATTCATAATATAAAAGTTTAATTGATTTTTTCTATAATTATTATTTAACTCTCAAAAAGTTCTATTTTTTGTAATTTTTTTTTTATTTTTTTTTTTACTTTAAGTCGTTTCCGCACTTTTTACACTTGTTTTTAACGTCATCAAAGTATTTTTTTGCTTCTTGATTTGATGTGAAATCTCTTGTTTCATCATTTCTACTATTCAAGCAAGAGATTATCACCTTTGCTTTAGCATAGACTGCTTTTTCGTTCTCATTCAAAAAACTATCCCAATATTCATAATTCAGTTCATATGCTTTTTTAAGTGGTTGAAACCTAAATAAAGTGTTTCCCCAACCAACTTTATACAAATCTTCTTTTGCACGTTTCGGAATCAATGGAATTAAACCAAAAAGTTTCCAAAAAAACCATTTTCCTCTTGGAACAGCAACTTTCATTTCCTCTATTTTTTCCATTGGTATGAAAAGTATGCTTTTTATACTTTTATAGAAAGCAGTGCCTTCTACCTTAATAGGATTATAGGTTTCCATTGTATTCGTTGTTTATTGAGTTTCACAATGCAAATATATAAATAATTTTTTTAATTTCCAAATTTTTAGCGAAAAAAAATTATGCAGATTCTGCAATTGATATGTCTTTTTCTTCATCAGTAACATCACTATAGCTAGTAACACTAGAAATATGTTCAACGCTTTTATCCCCAATTTGTGTAAAAACTTGGTTTATGCCTCTGATTTTTACTTTTTCTCCATTGGTATACCCATCAACATATCCTTTGTAGCCACCTTTTTTACCATCTTCTTTGATGTAGTCAAAACTAACAATATCTCCTTCTACCCCTTCATATTTTTTAGTGATAGTATTATAGAGTTTTTTGTCTTTAACTATCAAATATGTTTCATCTATGTTGATTTCTATGTCAGTATTTACTTTTATTATCATATTTGGAAATTTGATTTTGTATAGAGGGTGGGATTCGAACCCACAAGTACCTTTCGATACACTAGTTTCGTAGACTAGGACGGTCATCCAGTTACGTTTTACCCCTACATAAAGGAACGGTCAATTTATTGCCTTGACTCGGCATTCGCTCCGAAGAGCATAGATAAGTGCCTCGCAATGATTATTTAACGCTTCTCTTATCCTTCGTCTAGTCAGATTAATAATTAAAAATGTTTTGTAAATTAATATCAAACTGCTGTACGCTCCTACTAACACGCAAATAGATGCAACTAGGCATTCTAGATACGTTGTGGCCCTAGAGGGATTCGAACCCCCAACTACCTCTCAGTAGAACTGTTTAGAAGACAGTGACGGTCATCCAATTACGTTTTATAGGGTCAATTAGTACATCCGCTGGGACTCGAACCCAGAACCTACGGCTTCTTGCCACTCTATGTTGCCATAGCCAAGTAATGCTATTAAAGTATGTAACGAAGGCACCCGTATCCTTCTCTTAATGGGTTATTTATCACATACACATCAGTTGTTGTGGTCTAGAATACATTATTACCATATTGAAATTCTTGCAAGTAAAGAACATCAGATAACACTATTTTAGGACTGTCAGCCTCTCTCGATGACTGTATACGGGGTTGTCATCCCAAATAGGTAATGAGCCTATCGTACCATTTCTTTTGTTCTTAATTTCAACTTAGGTATCTCCTATATGCTCTCTACACATTTATGAATGTAGCATACTTAATCATTAACTTTTCTGAAGCGTATTTTCATTCTCATTAGAGATTTTTTCGCCTCTACATTCAATTTAGCACGGTATTATCCTTACACGTTATTGGTTAGTGTGACGTTCTCTTAGTGCGCTGTGCATAACCTTTGAACTATAGTAGCACGTGCCGTTTTCCAAGAAGGACTTCCACCGTTTTAGGGAGATTCTACATAGGGATTTCTCGCCTATGCATCCAATTTGGTTTAATCATTTTCGGATGTATTTATTGTGATGGGACTGGGACTCGAACCCAGATTCCTTTCGGAGCCAGTTTAGAAGACTGGTGCATTATCCATCCTGCCCTCCCACCAAATAAAATTTATCTATTTTTTCATTATATCTATAAAACTTACAACCAAGTTCAGATATTATTTCTTTTTGCCTTTTGATGGGTCATAATCCCCATAAATAAAAGGCTCTTTTGGGTCAACCTTTTTAGCGTGTTTAATCTCATAGAGAAATAATCCAAGAGATAAAACCACCATAATCCCTATAACAATAAAAATAATAGTCATAATTATTGTTTGTTTTTTATTTTGTTGGCTAAATCATCAATATCCTTTTCAAAAGTTTCTCTGTTTTCTTTTTTAGAGGTTTTATTGCCTTTTCTACCTAAGAAATCAGACACCACCATAAATACAAGTGCCATGATTAATGCAGTGAACATAAAAAATAGTAATCTTCCCATTTGTTTTTTCGTTTTAACAATGCAAATATATGAAAAAAAATTGGAATAGCCAAATTATTTCACATTTTTAAAGAATTATTTTTGTTTAATGTAATTGTTCCAAGAAAGTTGTGTTGAAGGAATACCTCTCTTCAACCCCTCTTCTCTCCAAGCCTTAAATGCATCATAGGATGGATTACCCATTCTTCCTAATCCTTTAAAATTCTGTTCTCTTTCCTCTGGTGTATAAGGAGTAAACTGGTCTACATTACCAAAAGTTGCTTCTTCAATTGTTTCTCTAATGATTTGTTTTATTCTATCTTCTGAAAGTTTCATAATATTAAAAAGTTGATACCTATTATTTAATAATAATAAATATCAACTAAAAATAAATAGTTACAGGTGTGCTGTTACGCCAAAGACAGCGCAGTTAACTTTACGCCTCACGATTTACGTTTACTTTTGTCCAAGAGTCCAGCAGCGGCTTTAAAGGTTCTCTAGCTTGACTTCACGAGCCTCATTCGGTCTTATATTTCAGACTCTCCGACTTCGACCTCTCGTCTCTCGCCAGTTAGGGATTTGCAACTCCCAGATTATCTAGACGCACCTAGGGTTTTTGCACGAGGTGTAAACCCATAAAACATTCTACCTCACCACTTACTGAGCACTGTCACTCTTTAGCAGATGGCTGCTTCCAAGCCTACTGTCCTATACCTATTAATAAAGGCTGTTATTCAAATACCATTTAACTACAGCGTTATACGAACTCGCCACTATCAAATTGGCTTCCTCAGTCTGTCGTAGCACCTTTGTGGGGCTAGTGGGAGTCGAACCCACACGCCTTTCGGCATTAGTTCCTAAGACTAACGTGTACTACCAATTTCACCATAGCCCCATAAAAAAAAACAGGAAACGTGTTTTTATACTGTCGCATTTAGCCACTCTGCCAACCTTCAAAGAAGGTGTGGGATTCGAACCCACGAAACCATACGGTAACGGTTTTCAGAACAAATATTGCTGCTTGTTTCCTTTGTAAAAAAACTACTGAGTAATTGTAGGGGCGATGGGTAATGCTCCCACTATCTCATGCTTATAAGGCATGTGCTTTTACTGTCTAAGCTACACCCCAATCTTACTTAAAACTATTCCAATATGGATAATTTCTCTTTTCAGATTCTGGTGTACCTGTCAACTCATACCTTGCACCGCAATAAGGGCAATGTGCATAAGTCACCATCGTATCGTCATCTTCATTCAATTCTTCTCCGTTGATTTCACTAAGCATAAAGTTTCCTTCTAGAATTATCTCATGCTTACAACGCATACATTTTTCCATATTGTCAGTTTTCAGTTTCATAGAGCCGTGTGCTGGATTCGAACCAACGTTAGTACTTAAACACCCCTTTACGCATATGCTGGTACCAAATTGGGGTCGCCTTGTTTGCGCTGTGCTGTCCATCTTACACTAACACGGCATGGTGCAACTTTCTAGTCTAATGAGCGAGTAATGGGACTCGAACCCACAACCCTCTGTCTGGCAGGCAGATGCTCTAACCATTGAGCTATACTCGCAATTAATTTTTATAGGCTATATTTCTCCGTTAGCCACTCTACAAATAAAAATGGTAAAGGGTCATCGAAAACAAAATTGCCACACACTGCATATCTGAGACAAAAATAGATAAGCTGTAAAGGTATTAATAACGTTAAAGGTATAAATAAAATTATTATTGTCAACCTTAAAAAAATCTTTTTAATTGTATTTTTTCCACCCATAGTTTATCCATTTAAAAAAAGGAAACGTTTGTTGTTTATTTTTAGTGCTCTATCCAACTGAGCTACCGCCACATTATCGTTATAAAATTGAGTGGCGGACAGGACTCGAACCTGCGACCCCTAGCTTGGAATGCTTTTTAAACGATATACATTGCTGTACGTTTCCACGTTGAGCGAGTGAACGGAATCGAACCGTCATATGAACCTTGGAGGGGTCCCATTCTAACCATTGAACTACACTCGCATGGTGAACTAACTTAGTGATGTTCCACAAATATATTTTATGAACACATATATTTAATGAAAAGGCAAGAACATCTGGTTTGGTATTAGTCCTTGAGCTGTTTACCTTATCGCAGCAACCGTTTATCTAATCACCTATAGAATTGAAAATAAGGAGAATGTAGACAAATATTTGATGACCGATAAACTTGCGGTTTTGGACGTAGAATCACCGCCAACGCAAATCGTTTGTAATTCTCCTTAGTTGAGTTGTTACTGAACTGTCTTAACAACAGCAGACCTACCACTCTCGACACTTACGCCCTTGCCAGCGAAACTATTAACTTTCACTCCACGATTTGATAGGTAATCGGCAACAACTGCTGCTCTCTTCTCAGAGAGACGCTGGTTAAACTCTTTTGAACCATCAGGACTTGCTGTTGCAGTAACATCTACAACTGCATTATCCCCAACTTGGTTAAGAATGAACTTAGCCTCATTTGTCAATACTGAGCTTGCTGTGGCAAATGTAACAACCCAAGAGTCATTTCCATTCTTTACCACTGCTGCATCAGTAGTTGGGGCATTCACTTCAACAATCTTCTCAACAACCTTTGGTTCACGTTTCTCACACTCATCAAGTCTTCCACGCAGATAGTTAATCTCGTTAGCCATTGCGCCAACATCGTAGGTCTTGAAATGATGTGTTCCGTTGCTAGTCTTAAAATGATATACATAAGTCAAGTTAAGTGCCAACTGTGCGCCCTTCTTATTGAACTGAATTGCGTCAATCTTATGCAAGTTCCAATACACCGCTGGTGTCAACACCAAACTATGTGCCTTATTCTTACCAATGTTAAACGCAAGGTCAAGACCAGTCTTTGCAGTTAGACTATTCTCAGATACGTTCCATGCATGAAGCCATCCAAGACCCGCAATGGCGCTAACCTCAAACACTCGTGGAGTACCCTTGTAGCCCCAAAAAAGGTTTGACAGATTCAATGCGCCATTAAGTCCGATATTAGTTGCCTTCACAGCGGTCTTAAGGTCACTGAAATGATTGTCGTTGAGTATGGCAAGACCCTCAATCTGGAATCCGATTACTGGTGTAATATCCTTAGTAATCTTCAAACCAACGTTTGTGTTCAAAGGGAACACGGAATTGAAATCAAGTGGTGTAGATACACCAGCGGTAACACCAACCCCAACGTTATCGAAAACGTTACTATTCTCTGTCGCAATCTGTGCATTTGCACTCACAACGGCACAAATAAGTGCCAACATTAAAAAAATTTTCTTCATAACTTTTTTTATTTATTATTGTTTAAAATATGAATTAATATCAAAATTTTAACTAAAATGGTAAATCATTTGCATTTGGGAGTTTAATAAGTTTCCAATTATAAGTATATATTTTCACCCCATCTTTTTTCACTAGATGAAAAGTTGGAATTCTAGTGCTAAAACCTTTTCTCTCAAATGTTCTAACAATCAGTTCAAAAGCCTCATAGCAATAAGGATGTTCTGAAGTTTCCAACTCCAATGATAATTCGTCTCCTGGATTCGTAATATCATTCTCCTCCAAACTTTCAATTATTTCTTTAATGAAAAAGAAACAATAATTAGGAAAATCAATGTCTTCTTTTGTTATTTTTTTATATTCTCCCATAATATTATCATAAAAACGGATACTTTTGTTTTAATATACCAATACCCACGAATGGGTGCTTAAACCACATGTTTAGCTTGGATTCGAACCAAGAAATTGTAACAAAGTTACATTGCTGTAAGTATCCTTAGTTGATGGTGTGGGATTCGAACCCACGTTGCCGATAGGCTGCGTTCCTACAGAATTTATTCACCTATCCATAGGATTCACTACTCTCTAGTTTCTTTTAGTACCGCCTTGCGCAATCCTCTTACTGAACCACCAATTTGTCTAGGTGAAGGGACTCGAACCCCCGACCACAGCCGCCCAAGGGCCGCATTCTACCAACTGAACTACACCTAGATAAAACGATGCAAGTGATAAGCCTCGCAGTTTTTTTATTTAACGTGGAGAACCTTGGATACTTCCTGCGTTACCAAACTCCATTCCTACCCTATGATTTTTGGAAACATTTTTTTCCATCTTAGCTACCTCCCCAAGTTTAATAATTTGTGGGGAGGGTTGGACTCGAACCAACGACCCTTAAATTATTAGTTTAATGCTATACCCTTTAATACTTGCTGTATGTTTCCTTGTATCATTTAATCATATAAACCTCCGTGTGTTGGTTCATATTCTCCACCACTTTTATTAGTTACAGCATCCACCATGTGTTGGTTCGTACTCACCACCTCCGTAGAGGTATGGGTCTTCATCATCGTGCATCATGAGGTTGCTATAATCATTCTTATCAACTGCTGCCATAATAATTCTTTTTTAAATTACTTTTGCAAAGATATATAAAATATTTCTTATTTCAAAATTTTCAATGAACTTTTTTTCAATACACCTCTATTTTGTTTCCGCAACTTGGACAAGTAATAAACTTACCAATATAGGTTTCTCCAGCATATGACTGAACGCCATAAGAACATTCTTTTTCCTCTATGTCAGATGCCCCATATTTTATATATTGACTGCATTTGTAACATTTTACAACGTTTTTACCAAGTGTTTTTGCCATAATATTCTCTTTTACTTTTTGGGGTGTTCGACAGGACTCGAACCTGCGTAAACAAGTGCCACAAACTTGCGCCTAAACCACTCGGCCACGAACACCATATTAAAAAATTGAACATGCGTCAGGCGAGCTGGATTCAAACCAGCGAACTCTGCTATATCAAACACGGCTTAGTTGCAGACAGTGTGCCGTTTCCGCCTGAATTAAAGACTTGGACAATATATTTTAACTATTTTTTTTCAAACTCTATTTCACAAACCAATGGTAAGTGGTCAGAAACACCTTTCATTTCCTTATCAAAATAACAACTCTTGATATTCAAAGTTTTCAGTAATTCCACATTACTTATTGCATATATTCTGTCACAATCTGCAAAATTCTGTGGCACAACCTCTTGTATTGTTAAGTTATGCGTTGATTCAATTGGCTCAATTAAATTCTTCTTAAGGTTATCTACATCCCAAGAATATTGATTATAACTGTTTGTATCACCCATGATTATTGTCAATGGATTATTCCCCTTTGAATTTTCTATTATGTCTTTTACCAATTGCTTCAATTGTGCTTCTCTAGCCTTGATGTCTTTTGGTGTCTCTGTAGTCTCAGCGGTATAGTAATTGGCATCCATATGAATCACATACACACCAATTTTTACGTTTTCTTTTATAATTTCATAAAACCTATACCCCTTATGAGTTAATGCATCATTGGCGTTGCTGAAATATCCACAATTCTTTTTCCATGATATAATGGTTTCATCAATTGTGGTAACTTTTTCTTTTTTGGTTAGCAAGTTAAGACCATCACACTTAAATCTAGGAAGTGGGAAATATGTTAACCATTCAGTGTTTGAGAATATCTTAGAAAGGTCAAAACCACCGAGATAAGTACCGCAATTATATTTCTTATCCAACTTAGACATTAAGTTGTCATGGTAGTTAAAATCCTCTTGAACCGCAATGATGTCAGCATCAGAGGAATTTAAATAATTGGCAATCTTATCATTATTCTCTTCTTTATTTACGTTATCATTAATTGTAATGACAGTTGTACCCTTTATTAGTTTATATATCCATACAAAAGGTTTAAACAGCCAAGGAAGGTCATTCAAATCCAATGTTTCTGGAAGTCCATCAACGTTATATGTAAGCAATTTAAGATTCGTCATAATATTACAAACAAATTATGGGGGTAGTGTTGGAATCAAACCAACCTAAACAAGTGCCACAAACTTGCGCCTAAATCACTCTGCCAACTATCCCATTTAAAAAACTTGGACAATTTACCGCCACTGATGGATTGGGCTTGGCTTTTCAAGGTCACGCTTCCAAGTTATATGTCGGAATCATTAAAACTAAGGTGGTGCAGGATTCGAACCTACGTTCTCTTGGTAAAATCCAAGGCTTTAAACCACTAAGCTAACCGTCTGGAGTTTATATCAATTGCTGTTAGATTCCTTTTTGTCAGGGTACTTGGACTCGAACCAAGAACAGCGTGTCTCCAAAGCACGTCGTCTACCTATTGACGTACACCCTGAGTTAAAATGCCAACACTCTAGAATTCTTGCATTATATCCTCTATCGTCTTATGCTGCTCTTAGAGAGGTTGCCTAAAGACTTGCGTTAGCATTTGTCGGAGGGGAGGGATTCGAACCCCCAGTGTTTCTGATGTGCTGGTTTTACAGACCAGTGCTAATCCGCCATCTTAGCAGCCCTCCGATTAAGCATAGGTTTCTCAACCACAATCCTTTCGAATTGACCACAGTGGTGAACTATGTATGCTTTAGCGTTTCATTTAAATTTTCCTAATCTTATACCTTCAACAAGGTAGTTATACAATATTTCCCAATCTGTTTCGGCTTCAAATCCGAACTTATCATCTATCCCTACATTGAAATATGTTTTCTCATCGAAGCAAGACAGCGATGTGTTTTCTGTTTCAGTGTTTCGGTTAATATAATCAAACCTAATACCATTAGTTTTAAAATATTCAACATAATCATTTATAACATTTTTATACGTTGATGTCCATAGTATGAGAGAAATCTGCTGGGCATGACTCATAATTTCCAATGCTTCTTTCGCAAAAGGATACCACTTATACTCTTCTTTCTCGTGATAGCAAGCCTCAAATACAGTGTCGTGAATATCAACAAGCACATATATTTTCTCCCAATTACGGTCTTTCATTCGTTTGAATGCGCCATCGAAACTTTTTTCTATATTCATAACGGCATATGTTTTTTAAATAAAGGGAAGTAGTTTCAAATCAAGCAAACAAACCAAAGTACCCTCTATGGTTGTTATGACATTCTCATATGCCTTGGGTAATCTGCATCAAATGACATATCTCGAAAGACTTGCTTCCCAACAAGGCTTACATAGTTTGAGTGACGCTTTGCGACTCTCAGTGACTAATAAGCTCCATTCCTTAAATGGGTAAACCACACCACAAATAGATAGTCAATCATTGAGATTCGTGAAATGTGGGCTTGCACCTTCTATACTACTCTCTAGACTCCTCATATAGACCCTTATACCCATTTTGTCAGCCAAGGCAGATTCGAACTACCACCGTTATTTCTAACGCCACCAAGCCTTCCCATATGCACTATAGCTTGAAACCTCCTAGGCAAATACTAGGTGTGCTACCATTACACCATTGACTGAAATTTGCTATGTTGGATGGATTCGAACCATCGTAGAAAACGAAAGATTGTTTTCGAGTCATATCTAACGTGGGTCTCAATGTTTAAAGTCTCTGCTAGCAACGACTCCCTCGTTTCATTGACGGTTTCTCTCATTTGTCCCAGACATGGCATTAAAACTTGCAATTTTTTTCAAACACTCCATGTCCATTCCTCTGATACAACATAGTTGTTGGGATAGAGGGATTCGAACCCCCACAAACCAAGTGCCAGAAACTTGTGCGCTACCGTTACGCCATACCCCAATGAAAACTGAAACCCTAGCTAGTAACGTATTTTAACAGCATCCTTACCTATTCTCTCAACCTCTCAGTGACGTTGGGCAATTTAGTCAATCAACGTGGTTTCAGTTTATACTGAAAGTTGAAATTCTCATGAGTATAGTCTATCATGTCATTCACTCAAGCTTTACTGAGCCGAATCGTAGTGCTATAATTTCAACTTTATATTATAAGGGAACATTTAACTGTACTTTTAAAACCCAAATTTAATTACTTGTTAATTCAAAATACTTGCTGTGTGTTCCCACTTGTACCCCCAGTAGGAGTCGAACCTACAATGTCCTTTCGAACTCCACATCCTTAGTGTGGCGGCTATACCATTCGCCTATAGGGGCACAGTGTTCGCTATGAACGATATTGTAAAAGGTCAGAGCACCATAGATAGTCTTGTTTTCACAATTCGGATTTACACTACCCTCTAAATAGAGGCACTATTAGTTTCCAAGTGAGCCATGTTGTACACCATGCGTCTCGAAACCTAACTATCATCCTCGAATGATTAACCTTTTGTAGCCTAGCTAGGAATCGAACCTAGTTTCTCTGCGTGAAAGGCAGTACTCCTACCAATATAGGACAAGGTCGTGTTAAAAACAAGTATAGAGGCGTATTTCTATGCCACTTAGTCCAAAGACTAAGAAACGCATATACTTGAAGCATGTTTGTCACTTGTGGGAATCGAACCCATATCCGTAGGGCTGGCTTCCCTACCGCTTTGAATCTTTATGCGCACACCATTAAGCTATCCGCAACACCATTGCTTTTTGTAGCCCTAGGGAGGCTCGAACTCCCATTGCCTGCTTGAGAGGCAAGTCTCCTAACCTGTTAGAGGATAGGGCCATATAAATATCCACTACGAACTACGAGAGCATGTCTCATGGACTATGACGGTCAACCGAAGTCTTATTAAGTATCACGTGCTACACCGTCAAGACTTTTGTATGTGTAAAGGGAACAGATAAAAATCGTTTTTTCTAAAACCCAAATTTAGTAACTAATTTTTTTAAATTATTACTTGCTGTGTGTTCCCACTTGTAGCGCATAGGGGAATCGAACCCCTGTTCTCACATCGAAAGTGTGGTGTCCTACCACTAGACGAATGCGCCATTTCTGAAGGGTGGGTAGTTTGTACCTACATTCTTGGAGTAGTAAATCCACTCATGTCCTAACATTTGAACGACCTGCAACACATCTGAATTTATAATGTTACTGTTTCAAACACTGTTCGCATTGGTATTGAACCATCAGTGTGCCACCCCTTCAACGATGCAAAGATATGAAAAAAAATTGGAATAACCAAATTTTTCGCTAACTTTTAACATATTTAAACGTTTTAAGGGTGAACATTCCGTAGATTGTTCACCCAATATTATATATAATAAACATTATTTGCTAAATAAGGTATATATAATAATTATATGATACGAATCTACACTTAACCTACGCACACGCCTCCTAGTCTTGGATATTCATACCCAAGTTCATAAGGCTGTTCTATATGCAGATTAAATGTAATCATATTATTATTAAAATTTGTCGTTTATTATAAATATAAATGTTTTTTAAAAAGTTTCAAGAGAAAATAAAAAAATTATTCTCTTTCGTGTTTAGATGCTTCATACTCTTCCCAAGATGCCCTAATTTCTGGGGTTATTTCTTGGTAGATATTTGTTCCCTTTGCAATGCCATAAACTTTTTTAGTCCATCCAAAAATAGTAGACATTGTGCTACCAATCTTAAACCACAATTCGTTTGTGTGACTAGCATCAGAGATTTCCCATACTTGATGTACCATTGGGTACTCATGACCCATACCATCATCCAAAATACAGAATACCGCATCACCCCTTTTCACATCTATTGGAACACAAGGCGTTATTTTGCAGTACTCCATGTGGTTTATCAATGGCTGCATAGATGTTCCAGCTTCCCAATGTAAAACAGTTTCGCCATTTTTCAAGGCTTCTGCTATTTCCCATGAGTCTTGAACAACCCTCATTCCATCTATTTCTCTCGGTTCATTTACAATCTTTTTCATAAATTATTCAATAATTTTTTAAAGTTCTCGTCTACACTTTTTCTATACGCTTTATTGGAAACAATTCTACGTATATCACCTAAACCGCTAAGTTTAGACATTGTGCTTAAATCTTCACTGATTATAGTTAATGACTTATCCAATGAATCAAAATAGGTGTCTAATGTATTGACAATCATATCAATAGACCCAACACTTCCATTGAAATTCAAATTGGGAATGGGTGGAAAGGAAGGTAATTTCATATGATACCCTCTCATTCTGTCCACTGCTGCCTCTGCACGTCTGCGCTGTTCCTTTATGCGTTTTTCTTCTTCGGCTATCTTACGTTTACGCTCTTCTTCAATTTTACGTGCTTTCTCAGCCTTTTTTCTAGCCTTTTCTGCTTTTAAAGCCTCATATTCCTCAACGGTGTATGCCCCTAGTTCATCCCAACTAATTTCAAAAAATTCTGTTGGGTTAATACCTTCTAGATATTTAGGTTCTACGCCAAAACACCTATCAATTGAATCATAATAGCCATGTTGTGCGTTTCCATATTCCATTTTGAGTCTAATCATAACAAAAATAGTATCTTCAGAAGAGATAAAATTAGCATGATTGAACAATAAATTTTTGGGATATACTAATTCAATATCAAGATTTGTATTATCATTGATTACGAATCCGTTTCCAAATACAATAGGCTCTTTACTTGTAACTCTAATTGTGTCGATAAAATGTTTCTCTGTAATAAGATGCCCACTAGGTGTTAAAACATACCCATCTAAATAATCTTTAAACCCATCTAGTCTAAGTAATATAAATCTAATTGTGTTATCAATATCACTAACTGGTGTTGTAGAAAGATTATTTTTATCAAACGGGATTTTTTCTTTCACCCTAGTCCAAGGAAGATTTTTTGGGAATAATTGTAGCCCCTTCTCATACTCGATTCCATGATAATCACAATCATTTTTAGAGAGGGTAAAAACAATCCCTTGTTCTCCAGAAATTTGTTTAACAATCACAGAATTAATGCTAGTCCCGTAAAAATCGTCTACGACTTTTACTAACTTATAGACTTTCTCCTCCATTTCAAATCCATCACAAGAAACCCCTTTCAAAGAATAATTTTCCCCTTCAATAAATTTAGGGGAAAATTTCTCTGATTCGTCAATAACACCTAAGTTAGTGAAATCAACAGCTTCAAATAGATTTTTAGGCTGAGTATATAATTTCTCTACTTTTTCTTTACTATTTGTATCCTCTATAGTGTTTTCAACTGTTAGCCAATCCATAACATATTTCATATCATCCATAGGACTTAAATATTCCAATTTTTTTGAAAAATTAATTAGGATATTTTTAGGCCTTTCAATACGTGGTGGAGTCACTTTTCCCATTATTCTTCAAGAAGTCTATCTTTTCCTTTCAATTCTTTTGCAATAACCCTCTGGGTTGAAGTGGCAACACCAATTGCAGTCTGAGACATCTGTTTTTCGAGTTTAAACAACTCTGCCTCAGCAGCAGCACGTTTCTGAGCACCCTCTTGCTGTGCTTTCTGTACACCCTCAACGGTAGCAAGAAGGTCTGCTGTTGTTTTACGAAGAGTCTCAATGTCGATTACTGTACGCTGATTCTGTTTAGCAACCTCAATGGCTTGCGTCTTCATCATTTCAGCGTTTTTCTTGAATATCTCGTTTGTTGTTTCAGAAACCTTACTACTTATCTCAAGCGTCTGTTTCTGGTCATACAAGGCAACAGCCAATGAAAGCTGATTCTTCCAAAGAGGAATTGTCATAGCAATCTGTTGCTCAGTATTATTAGCGTTCATGATATTTGTACGCTGGATAATACGAATCTGTGTCAATGACTGCTTGAATGCATAACGAAGCATTGTAAGGTCTGTGAGACGTTTATCAAGAGAATTCTTATACTCTTCCACATCGCTAATCTGATAGTCATCATACTCTTCAGAATTAGTCTTCATATCATCAATGAGTTTGTCAAGTTCTTGAGACTTTATCTTACCAGCGATGATAAGCTCTCCAAGTTGCTCTACATAGTCGACATTATTCTCAAATTGTTTCTGCAAGAGATTGTTATCACGAATCGAAATCTGACGAGCAGTTTCCAATTTCTTCACAATACCATCAATATTTTTTTCAATGGTATCATATTTTGCTTTAATTTGTTCTACGCTAACAACAAGTTTACGGAGTCCTGGAATCTTCCTCAAAAACCTTTTAACAGCACTAGGTGCTTCAAGGTCATCAATATTAACTTCATGCAACTCGCCAAGAAGATTTGAAATGAGTTCTGCTGATTCGATGCTGTTTTTTGAGTCGAAAGTCTGTTTCAAAAAGTCACTAGAATATGTATCCATTGCTCTCTGAAGGTCAGAACCATAACTAGCAATGCTAGTCAAGTCTTTTTCGTCAAGAACCTTTGCAATCTCGTTGTAATATGCTTTTTTCTGGCTTGAAATTGTTGTCAAATCTATCTCCCCATCATCAGACAACCTTGTTCTTGGCACATTAGGTGTTTCGCTTTCACCGTTAAGTTCGTTTTCTACTTCTTGGGTGATTGCCTCTACCTCTGCCTTTTTCTCTTTTGCATTTCGCTTAACAGTAGCTTTACGCTTTGGTTTAACTTCCTTTACTTCTACGTCGACTAATGTCTCTTCATTTACCTTTTTTGCCATTTTATTCTTTTAATTAGTTATTATTCAAAACTTTTGTGCAAAGATATATATTTTTTCTCTAATTCCAAAAATTTCTATATTAAAGAATGTTAATCTAAGCACCTATTTTATCGTATTTTTTTTTACTACAACTCATATTTTTAAAAAATGGGCAACGTTTTGGAAATATCAGCTACTTAAAAAAAAAACAAAAACCGCCCAAATTAATGAGCGGTAATTTGTTTAGAATGGCAAATCATCATCGCCATTACTTTCCACAACCTCTTGAGTTACTGCTGGAGCTGCTGCTTTCGCTGTAGGTTTTGGCGTTAACTTGCCAGTCTCAGTTACAGCATCATTTGTTTGAGTCCCACCGCTGTTACCATTATTGCCAAAATCTACTCTGTCGGCAAAGACATCAACAGATACGGCATTTTCACCATTTTTTGTGGTATAAGTAGAGAATTTAGGCACTCCCCTTACCACAACTGAACTACCTTTCTTAAAATGTTCAGCCATTTTAACGGCACGGTCTCCACTCCAAAGTACGTTTACCCAAGTGGTTATGTTTTCTCCACCAATGTAGTCATTGGTTGCGACTCTTAAAGAAACAAATTGGTTTCCTTTGGTGGAAGTCTTTAGTTCGGCATCAGCCCCTAATCTTCCATTTACCTCGATGTACGTCATTTCTTAAAATATTAATTTGTTAGAAAAATTATTAGATTTTTAGAATCATCACTAAGTGACCAACCTTGTTTTTGCATCGTTTCTAGTTCTCCACTAGTTATTTTAGACTTGGCTAAATCACTCACGTTGATTTCGTAATAATAATCCAAAGTTGATTTGTCCATTTGCAGTTTAACCTCAACAAATTTTGCTATATTGGCTAAATCTACTGCACTTATTTTATTATAAGATAAAGTATTGTTGTTAAAAACTGTTTTTATATCCTCTAAACTCATATCTCATATGTTTCGTAGTGCAAAGATATGTTATTTTTTTTTAATTTCCAAATTTTTCTAAAAAAAAATGAGAGAGAATTAAAAATCCTCACTCATTTATCTTTTTGGTATCTGAAGCTTTTATGTTCATGCGAGGTTTCATCATATACAGAACACTGACTGTAGGTTCTATCAGTTTGATTATTTCCTCATAAGGTTTATACGCTGCTGGGGATTCATCTAATGTTGAAGCGTCTGCTGTAGTAGTGTATACTCCTGCTGCCTCCATAGTAGCCTTAAAATCTTCAATATTAAGCTGTTCTTTTGCTTTACTGCGACTGAGGCATCTACCACAGCCATGTGGGGCTGTATAGTTCCAATCCTCGTTTGACTTACCCTCACAAATTGATATACCATCCATCATATTAAACGGTATGATAACTCTTTCGCCCTCGTAAGCACGAATAGCGCCTTTACGAATCATCATATTTGGCTTACCCGTCAATGCCTTAAGGTCATAGTCGATGTAGTTGTGTGTTGTGTGTATCGTATCAATCACATTAACTCCCTTCGCCATTTTTCTGTATATCTCAACAACTTGCTCAATGATAACATCATGGTTCAAACGAGCATATTCTTGGGCAAGTAACACATCTACTAAATAGCCCATAAGATTTTCCCCACTAAGGTATCCAGGAATCTTCTTTGAAAGGTACTCTTCTTTTGCAGCCTTTAACTCAGTGCTCAAATTCCTTTTATCAGTGTTTTTGAGTTTCACCGAATCAGTAAGTGCTTTCATTTCCTCTTTGGTAATGGTCATACTCTTGGCAATTTTATTCCAATAGTTAAACACCTTCAACCCTAGGTTACGAGAGCCACAATGAACACATACGCAATATTTGCCTAATTCATCGTTAACATCATATTCAAGGAAATGATTACCTCCACCAACTGAGCCAATAGACTTGAGAAACGTTCCATAATCCATATTGAACTTTCCGCACCAGTTTTCCAAATCTCTCTCGTTGGAAAATTCTACTCGATATGGTGCAAGTTGCGGATAACACGAACACATACGGTTAAGTACAGAGTTGAAACGTTTAATAATGGTTTTAATATCAGCTTTCTTTTTATCATTAATATCAAAACCAAAAGGTATTACCTTTCTGATTTTATGCTCAAACTCTTTCATATCTTCTGCCGACAATTCCCTATCAAAGAAAACTGCTGAAATCGTGCAACCAATATCACAGCCTACGTGCTCTGGATTAACATGGTCTTTTTCAAGATTAATTGGGCAAGAAAAACCAATGACAATACCTTTACCATCATGGCAATCTGGCATTATCCTTATTTTTCTATCCTTAAATGCAATACAATCTGCAATGCGATATATAGTTGATAATGCTGATTCCTCAACGTTATCTGTAAAAACCTTTACGTCCTTACAATATTGTCCTTTTATCTCAATCATATTATATATTAATCTTGTCTATATACTTTTCAATTTTATCTTTCTGTCTCATTGGAAGAAACTATTTTAACTTTTTCAACTCATTTAATGCGTATTCACAAGCATTATACAACTTTTCGTCCTCAAATATCTTTTTCAGAATTTTGTCCTTACGTTCATCAGATGTTGAAAGTTTATAACCTTTAATAAGTGCTAATACCGTAGCAAATGGTCTTGTGTTCACCGTAATAAACTCTTTATTACCCATTTTACGATACACACTAACAGATTCAAATTCGTCAACCCAAGCTGGACGATTAGCTTTTATTTCTGCTAGCCTTACACTAGCACCACCTTCATCGAAATATTCCCATGCTTCGTTAATGTTAGTTGTGAGTTGATATTCCACATAACTCATGAGGACTCCATCACACATTTTCCGTTCTGTTGACCAATTTTTAAAATAGCTAGTTACGCCATCTTTATCGATAAATTTGATTAAAAATCTACTTTTTGCCATATTTAATATTTATAATTTTATTACTCCACATTCAATACAAGATGCAAGCCACTTTTGTTTTATGGGGTCTCCATTGAGAGCTTCCATAATCCATGCTTGCCTTGTTTGCCTACTTTTCTCACGTAAGAATTCCCTTTCCCATGAGAATAAATCGTCCTTCTGTTCCTCGCAGAGTGCCCCATAAGCAGCTTCTCTAGCTTCTTTACGCATCTTTTGGCGTTTTATTAACTTCTGTATAAACTTAATCATAGATTTATTGTTTCTGCTGCAAAGGTACGAAAAAAATCTGAGACAGCCAAAACAATCTCAGATTTTTAACTTTATTTAAACGTAAGAGTATGTCAAATACCCATTAACGAACCATTTTTCTCAAGAATATTACCGTTGTATACGTCAATGACGAAAGGACGCTGCTTGCGTTTAAACTCTGAGCGCACAGAACGCATTATAACTGCTTCTACGGTATCCTTACCATGCTTTTCGCAAAGTGCCTTAAATACGCCATGATTAAAATATTCTGCAATCACAGAAGACTTAATACGGTCATCAAGTCCAACCCATGCATGAAGGATTTCGTCAACATCGTCATATGTCTTTCCAGGAGCAATCTGTGCCAAATCTCCACCAGCTTTTACTCCGTTTCCATCCGTAGGGATAATCTCAATTGCTGCATCAAGTGCTTTAGATTCCTTATAGATGTTCTCCTTCATCCACTTTGCAAGACCATATACCTCATGCTTCCATAAACATCCAATGGGATTGAAATCACCATCATCGCCATGAATGGTCCAGAATCCAAGGAAATGTTCTGTAAGGTTATCCGTGTCAACGACAATACCGCCAACCTTTGATGCTATATCGTATAGCGTGACCATACGCAAACGTGCCTTAATGTTACCTTGCGAAATTGGAGTACTATCCAAATCACTAGAATCCTTGCAAAAACTTTCAACTGCTTCAAACGTTGACTGGAGATTAACCTCCTTAAACTTTGTACAGAATTCATTTCCAGTTAAGGTTGCTGAACTGATTTCATCTGACCCATTTGTTGAGCAAGGCATACTAATCCCAATCAAAGGAATGTTCGATGACTTGCACAAAGCGGCAACGACTGTCGAATCGATTCCACCACTGATGCCAAGAACAAGCGTCTTGATATTATTCTTCTCACAATAAGACTTAATGCCATCAACAAGAAGATTATACACGTTCTTGTAATCCAATGGCTCTGCTCTGTAACAACTAATTTTCATATGTTATTCGTTTATTAATTTTTCTACTGTTTCTTTTTTCTTTTTTTCCAAATCATGCGCCATCACAGTTTTGCTGCATTTTTCGATAAAACTAGACAAACCGTTGTCACTACCATCACTGTTAATACCAACACAATATTTTAGATATTTATCACTTCTACCTTCATCATACCCAGACGACCCAAAACTGATAGTTAATTTAAGATTGCGTTTTTTATCTACGGTAATAAATGCTCTAATAGCAATATATGAATGAGTTTTATGAGGAATATTAAGCATAAACTTATCATATGGTACAGTTGTAGCATATTCATCGCTTTCAATAAACTTCTTAAACCTAGATTCTAGTGTAGTCAGCCAATTCAAAACAATATGGTCTCTTACACATTGATTTACTAAGTAATTGTAATCCAAATTAACAGACTGTTTTATTTTATCTTCATCTGTTTGAAATTCATCATATGATTGTTTTAGTGCGTAGACTAATACTATGACGATTAACGCTATAAACAATTCCATAATATCTACGATTTAATAATAGAATCAATATTTGCTTTCAGCTCATTATAATTAGGTGCAACATAGTCTGTATTTACTAAGTTCCATCCCAATAGTGCAGTATCATTATCTTTGTCGTATTCCACGAGCACATATACCTTGTTCTCGCCATTCTTAAAGGAATCTTTCATGTCCTTTGCATAATCAGTTTCTTTTGATGACAATGGTTCTCCGTTTTCGCCTTTTACCCCTAATGAATTCAGTAATTTCACGCAAGACTTTATTTCATTGCTTGAAGATAATACAAATTCAAATGAGACATTGTTTTCTCTTACATGATTCTGAAATATTTTAGCCTTACTCTTAAGAATATGAAACTGAATAGACACCTCGTGTGTTTCTTTATTCTCTGGCTTCGCATATCTCACAATGATGTCATCGGTATCAGCATAATGCTTCCCAGCGATAAGCATTGTGGCAGCAAATGCCCTATCTGTAGAGAATTCTTTAGAATCAAAAATTATTGGTTCTGTAGTAATCTCCACACCATCTATTTTGTTTAGAAAAATGTTGGCTGTCTCTTTTTCAGCAGCAATTTTTTCTTTTTCTAATTCCTCTTTAGTCTTACAATGTGTTCTAGCCCACTCTCTGAGCCAATCGTCTGTTAAGTATTTCATATATTTTTTTGCAAATATACGAAAAAAAATTGAGATAGTCAAATACTACCTCAATTTTTTAACACTATTTAATATTACCCTACTACTACAAGACAGTGGTCTTTTTTACCCTTTGTTAATAGCAGATATTTACCATTGATAAGGTATTTACTAGAAACAACTTCCTTTTCGACATTCGCTTTAATCTTATTAATCGAAAAGCCATTTCCCTTAATAAGTTTACGAGCCTCTGACTTGGAAGGAACTTTCTCATGCATATTGGCAAGGTCAATGACGCTTATACCATCAGCAAACGTATCTTTAGATACTTCAACCGTTGGCACTTCTGACTTTATGAATTCCCAAGCATTATCGTCAATATCGTTAATGTCAGCACCGCCAAATAAGAATTCAGTTGCTTGCTCAACACCATTAAGGGCATTCTTTCCATGAATCATTTCTGTCATATACTCAGCCAATGTTTTCTGCAAAAGACGTTTGCTTGGATTTTCACGGTGCTCCTCAATCATTTTATTGATTTCATCAAGAGGAATTAACGTAAATTTTTTGATAAAAGATTCAGCATCTATATCTGTAGTGTTAATCCAATATTGGTAAAAACGATATACAGATGTTTTATTAGGGTCAAGAAACACGGCATTACCCTCAGTCTTGCCAAACTTTCTACCATCTGCACAAGTAATTAAATCCCAAGTAAGACCGCAAACATCATCTTTACCAAGCATCTTATGAACTAGGTCTTGCCCAGTTACCATATTACCTAGATTATCAGTGCCAGCAATTTGAAGTCTGCATCCATATTCTTTGTAAAGGTGGACAAAATCATAACCTTGTAGTAACCCATAGGAGAACTCTTGGAATGATATTCCTGAACCTTCTCGTTCAAGCCTCTTCCTCACATTTTCTTTTGCCATAAGGTAATTAACCGTTATTTTTTTGCCAACATCACGAATGAAATCAAGAAACTTATAATCCTTGTACCAATCCCAATTGTTAACCATTATTGCCGAATTTGATTCACTTGAATCAAAGTCAATAATTCTAGAAATCTGTTTTTTAACGCACTCAACATTATGAAAAACTGTATCCATCGAGATTGCTTTACGTTCCTCACTCTTACCGCTAGGGTCTCCTATTGCACAAGTTGCGCCACCAACAAGTATGATTGGTTTATGCCCATACTGCTGCATTATCTTAGCAACAATAAGACCAACCATATGGTGTACACCCAATGAGTCAGAAGTAGGGTCAAGACCTAAATAAAAAGTTGTTGGCTTACTAAAACACTCTTCAAGATTACCAAAGGTCTGCGAAATTAAACCTCTTTCTTTAAGTTCTTTGATTAATGGATTCATTTTTTATTTTTTAATATTTCGTTTAACAATAAATTTTTATCTTCGAAAACATTATATGGATAATCAATTCCCAAATTACTATAATATAAAAGTTTAATATTATGCTTTTGACATAGTTCTCTTTTTGCTAAATCGCATTTTACTGTATAATTATATTTTTCTTTTGCATCTTCCAAACTAACACCGCCAAATCTAACAACGCCAAAATGCTGTATTCCTTGGCACTCTATTGCAATGTTATAATCTGGAAGATAAAAATCTAAAGATTTCATTCCTAGCCACTCAAAATCTTTTTTATTCGCTTCAAATTTTGATTTTATTCCATTTTTATCTAGCAATATTTGTATTTCATTTTCTAAAACACTCTGTCCGCATTTTGGGCATCCATGTCCTTTAAAAAGCATATAAGGTGTTTGCCAAAACTCTCCGTGAACAGGACACATTAACTTTATCCTTTCATCGACATTTTTATAGTCAATATGTGACAAATCATATTTTCCATTAAATTTTTTGTCAATGATTTCTTTCACTTTTTTTAAAGGGAGTTTTAATTTTTCTTTTCTTTTTTCAATCGCGCATATTGGGCATCCTCTTCCCTTTTTGTGATTTGTTGGAGAAACTTCAAAAATATTTTTACACTTTTTACAAATAACAAGTATTTTTTTATTCATACTTTCATATTCAACTAAAGAGTAGTCATATTTATCTCCATGCACTTTTTTAAAAGTGGATAAAATATCTTCTTTCTTATTTAACCTACATTTAGGACACCCTTTGCCAAACTTATGCTGACTTGGTAATTGCCAAAATATGCCATGTTCTTCTCCACAATCTTTTTCATGGCATATTATAGGAACTTTACCATCATTTCTTCTGTTTTCTAAATCAACCAATGAATAATCATATTTGTTATGATGTTTGTTGGCACAATCTTTTTCCCATTTTGTTTGATTAATTTTGTTACTCATAGTTCAATTATTACCATCTTATTCATTATATAAATATTAGTAATAATCAGAAAGACTCTACATAAACCATTAATCTTTTTTTCCTCATAATGGTTTCAGAAATTGCAGCCATTTGTGTGCTGCTAATTCCATATTTTTTAGAAGGGGTTGTTGTTTTCCCTCTTTTCCTTTTCCTACTTGATTTACTTTTCTTGAAAAAAAAGAACATAGTTTATACAAATATTATTTCGTTTTTGCAAATATATGAAAAATATGCCACTTAACAAAATATATTAACACGTTTTAACAAAAAATGAGCACCAATTCACATTGATGCTCATTTAAGATTATATGTTATTCTTAGAGATTAACATATGTAAGAATCTCTTGGTTAAGAGCCTTCGCAACCAACTCTTCCGCAGTCATTTGTCGTACCTCACCAGTTTTCTCGTCAACAACTTTAGTCTCTCCCATCAACATAGTAATGATTGAAGGGTCAAAACCACTAAGGAAAGTACACCCAGGCTCGATACTTTTACCCTCATAATGGGTGTTACCATGTCTAGAAGCGCAATCCCACCAAATGAACTTCATGTTGTCCACGAACTCTTCAGGGAATACAGTCTTCAACGACTTCACAGAATACTCATAGTTAGTTGGCTCTGAACGTTTTGAGCTCCAACCATAATTAACTGGATTGAACTGCATATCGCTCACAACCAAGATAGTTGTAGGATACTGCTCAAGAGGGATTTCTGGATGCTTCTTCCTAATGTCGATAATCACATCAACTGCTGATTGGAAGTTTGTGCCACCACAACCTACACTAGGTAAGTTCATGATGCGGTCACAGAATGAATCACCAACCATATCGTATGGAGTAGAAACATTATCGAACATAATGACCTTATTGTGGAAAGGACCAGTGTTCAAGTCAGAGAAAAACAAAGCAAGCGAACTTGCAATATCCTCGCAAGTGATGTCATTAAGACCATCCACTCGTTTATTCATTGAACCGCTAGTATCCAAACAGCACCATACGTTCTCAGTAATCTTGCCATCAGCACGAGCCTTATCAACAAGACCCTTAAACTGTGCGTCAAGAGTATGCTTTACCTCAACTGGTATGGTCTTTGGTGCGCTGTAATAGCCTCTGCTGCCACGAGCCTCACGAAGCTTACGTGCAAGCTCGAAAACGTAACCAGTGAACTTAGCAACTGGCTGCTGCATAATCCACTTTGTATAAGTGTCTCTCAAATTGTGATTAGAAAGGAACTTGCTAGTCACAAGAAGGTTAAGGGCACGACCTGGAATATGATTCCAATTCAAAGCATCATAGTTACGAGAACAAATGAGCTTTTGGAATGTATGCGCATTACCACTACTCTTTGTCTTGTTGTACTCCTTGTAAGAAATACCCATGAAAGATGCAAATGCCTTTGCAAGGTCATTCGTTATCTTGTTCCAATCAGTCGTACACTTGCTACGGCTCTCAATACGAGGCATATACTTCTTAACAAGGTCAACGTGAGTGTCGCAAAGCAAACCTTGTGCGATAATCTCGAACATTGCCTTTTGATTGATGACATTCAAATCCTCTTTGATGTCATAGAACATAAGAGTCCACATGTCCTTCCATGAACCGACAAGTGGCAATGCCCAAATGTTGTTATAGAAAGCCTCTGGCTTCTCTTTTGCAATCCAAAGCAAACGCTTGAACGACTCATCACGAGCACCTTGTCCATTCTGAACCTTATCGGTTTCATTGTCAGCGTTCACCTTGACCTTACGTGTTACCATACGGAGGTAAAATGGAAAACGCAAAGCAGCCTCTGCATTCTCCTCCCAAATACGAGATTGGTCAGCAAAGACCTCCTCAATTGGACGGCCTCTGAAATTACCAGCCTTACCAAACTGGTCAACAATTGCGCTGCCAGTCGTAACATTTGTTACTGCACCATTCTCTGTCAAAGTTGTAGACCTAAAGTTTGCTGCATTAATAAATGCGTTTGTCTTTGTTGCTGTCTTTGTATTCATATGCTTATTTTTGTTGTTTTCAAATCGTAATGCAAAGATATGAAAAAAAATTGGAATAACCAAATGTTTTAACACTTTTTTTGCAATAAAATGATATTTATGGTATATAACGTTATAAATAAAATTAATATGAATAGAATAGATAATATTATCCAAAAAACAATTAGTGAGTGCGTTAACAGAGAGATACTTTCAGAAAGTGTACTTGATGACATTAAAAACTTGCTAAAAGCATATAAAGGAAAATCAAACCTATCTAGTGAGGATTTGAGAAAAGAACGTCAGTTAAAAAAGAAAGCTGAAAAAGAGAAAAAAGGAACAAAGAAACTTCGTAGAACAAAAAACGGTGGTAAAATGTATTACGACTATAACGACTACGAAAGAAAACATAGAAAAATTAGTAAAGGTGATTCAGATAGCATTAAAAATACAGTAGACATGGAAAACACCGATATTGCTGCTGTGGCAAGAAGTGTATTTCCAGACCATACAGAAGAGGGTGCTCAATCTCAACTTCGTAAAATTCTTACTGGAGAACGCCCAATGACAAAAGATGTCGCATCCAAATTAGAGAAAATGATTTCAAGAGGGCAAATTGCTGTTAAATAAAAAGGGAGGTGAATAAACACTTCCCTTTATTTTTTTAAAAATCATTACTAATTGTTATCCCCCAAAATAGCCATCCAACATTAATTGCAAGCACTAAATTGGATATTTTTGTTATCGAAAAGTATGGAATTATGTTAAATGTCCATTCTTTATTCTTCCACCTTGGTTTGCTTACTTGTATCATTTTTTAATTAATGGTTAAATGCGCTTCTCTTTATTTTTTTAAAAATCTTTAATTCTATTTTGGTATTCTTCTTTAAGAGTTTTCATTGCTTTTAGCTCTAATTGTCTAACTCTTTCAGACGTAAGACCTATAACATCCCCAATCTCATTGAGTTCATACTCACGTCTAAGCCCATTATCATCATACAAACCAAACCTCATCTGTATAATTTGTTTTTCCCTTGGTGGCAAAACATCCAATAGTGACGAAATTAAAGCTGAATTGAAATCGTTAGAAATAACATTTTCGCAACCATTAATTGCAGCACTTTTTTTATTATATGCTACTACATCACCACCAGTGTAATTATCTTCATCATCAGATGAATCCGTATCAATGCTTGAATAATTTATGTCTAGCAAATCATTTTTATCCCTAATATCTTTTCCATATACGTTATTGACGATTTCTAGCAACTCATCAGTAGTGGGTTCACGCTCAAACTTTTGCATAAACTTGTTTTTTGCTTTAGAGATAACGTGAAATGTTTTATACAGATTGCTTTTTTTAACCAACTCAGCATCACCATATCTATAGACATTAATGGCACGGATAATGTACCACATTGCATAACTTGCAAACTTCACCCCTTTAGTTACATCATACTTATCAATTGCTTCAATAAGCCCAAAATTAACTTCGTTGATATAATCTGTAAGCGTATCAGTGGTAGAGTAATTCTTAGCTGCTGCAATTACTAACCTTTGGTTACACAAAATGATGTGATTTTTAATGGAATCATAGTCACGACAAGCTTTAGAATATTCTTGTTTATTACTAGACTTCTCTAGTCTTAACTTTTTCTCCCTTGCTTCTTTTAATTTAGTAAACCATTCAATTTCCTCTTCTTTCGTGAAAGCTTTATAATCTTTTATGTCTTTGTAATACCTTGTAGTGTTTTCTGAGCGGTCTACAAGACCTGTTTCTGCTTTTAGATTTATAACAAATCCCATTTATTTTAGTGTTTTATTATTTAACAATTTACGCCTTTTTTTTCAAGATTACAGTTGTTTTATTTCCCTCATCTTTTGGCGCTGACTCAGGAGTTGCAACTTCATCCATCATAACTATGAACTCTAGAATTGATTTTTTATTGTCCTCTCTTCTAGCAAGTTCTCTTCCTTTCATTGAAAGGGTAACTCTAACCCTACTTCCGTCTTCAATGAATTTTTTAGCATTGTTGACTTTAGTTTCCAAATCGTGTTTTGCAATATTTACACTGAGTTGTATCTCCTTCAAAGGCTTCGGCTGCTTATTCTTCTTAGCGGCCTTTTTCAACTCATAAATCATTTTCTCATAACTGCAAACCCTAACAATTGGAACATCCGACTTGCCTTGCAACTCAACAAGGTCAAGTTCCATATCTTCAGCGATTTTACGAGCTTTAGATATTGGAACTACCTCACTCTTAATACCTTCTCCAACAATTCTTACATTGCCAATAACTCTGATTTCGTCATTCACACGAAACTTTGAAGAAAAATCGTTTTTCTTAGCTTTTGCCATTTGAATTTTGTTCTAATTCTTTTATTTTGTCTTCTATTTTTTTAATTTTGTCTTTTCGTTCTTGAATTTGTTTTTCTTCTGTCTCAAGAAAAAACTTCTGAAACGTGAGTTCACGCTTTAGGTACTCCAAAGTAGGAGACTCATTCATACGCCTTTTAGCCTCTTCCTCCACTTTTTCAGCACGTTCAAGAAATATACGTGCCGATTCCCCAGTTAGTGTCGGAATAGGTTTCCCACTATCGACTGCCAATGCTGTTGGCTCATCGTCATCGGATGCAAATGTACGAATTTTCTTCGACTTGGCAAAATTTTTTTTGTTAAATTTTCCTAATTTATTCATCTTTCACTTCTTCCCATACTAAATCAGAATCCTTCGCACGATAATGAGTGGGTTTTACCCCATCAAACACATGTTGGTGCAATAAAGTTTCTATCAAATACAGATTGTCTGATACATAGTGATATGTGTCAAGCATATATTTTTCCACATCATCTGGATATGCTGCGCCATCAGCGTCTTCCTCCGTTCCCTTAATGGCTTTATCCCTCAAGCCAAGAATCATTGCAATATCATCCAAGATATGTGTTTGCATTGTTAACATGACTTTCTTATTGATTTTAAGAAAATCATCGTCTTTGTCTTCCACATTTAAAAACCTCACTAGTTTTAAGTGGTCTTCAGTTAGATTCAAATGTAATATCATATTTTTAAATTCTTTATTCTATCAATTAGTATCTTCTATGTCCATTTTTCCTAAATCTTTCTTCTGCTTTTCTCTTACGTTCCTTAACCATCCTACTATATTCTTCTTTGTCTTTGTCTCTCATTTCCAATTCTTTTCTCATCACCTCTAAAGTTTCTTCGTCTCTAGACTTCTGGAAATAGTCAAAAACGGTACATTTAACATCTTTGAGACAATTGTTAAATATATCTAGTATTTTATCTTTATCTCCGTTTCCGTCAAACCTACTAGAGCCAAGTAAAGGGCAAGCAATATTTTTCCCCTTATATCTTATGTTGACTAGTTTCAGAACATTTTCTAATGCTTCATATGAAAGGTAATCCTTTTGTTTATCTGGTCTAAAGTTATATCCTTCTGTTATAAAGCATAAACAAAAAGTAGGCTCATTATCAGATGTACATTCTATAATAGTTCCTAGTTTATCCTTATCTCCATATTTCGTCTCTAAGTTTTTATTGAAAACATATGGATAATTCAGCATTACTTTCAATTGAACGCCTTGAGACATAGTACAATAAAGATTAGTACCAATTAATATTACGTCATATTCGTTGAAATGGTCATATATATCAACATCTTTAATGATTTTAACCATTACCCAAACCCTTTTATCACTTTAATTCGTTTGTTTAATGGCTCAGTGGCTTCTACAACATCTGGATTATAACATGGTTCATCCATGCTAGCTTCAGCTTCTTTCTGAACATTACCGCCTACAGTATAATTCTCTGAGTCTTCTGTAGAGAAACCAACACGTTTAGCCTCGTCCTCACTAACCCTAATTTTACCGTTTTTTTTGATAAGGTCTTCAAGTCTATCAAACACTCCGACTTCGCTGATACCATCTACGTATATACCTTGAATAACTTCTTTCAAAAAATCAAATGTATACCCTTCAGTTTTTGAAACATATCTCTCTATGTCAGCCTTTACAGATTCTTCGTTAATATCAATTCCACTGTCAGATAGTTTCATTTCTATATACGATTTCCTTATTTCAGCGTTTGGTTTTTTGTACTCGATAACCATATTGAAACGGCTAGGTCTACACGTAAACCGTTTTTCTAGAATCTCTGGATAATTAGTCGTTGCGATAGTAACCACGTTATCGAATTGTCCATTACCATCAAGAGTTTGAAGCAACATTGCGGTCAATCTGTCATCCTTCGCAAGACGCTCAAAATCCTCTATAATTGTAACAACTTTCCTATTAGGTTCTACGCTTCTAAATCTCTCCATTACTACCCTATATGATGACAAATCCTCAACACTATCAATGAAGATTACAATACCATCATAGTCAGTAATAAGTTTATTAGCGATAATGTTAATTAATGATGTTTTACCATTTCCTGGTAAACTATACAACAGTATATTTCTTTTGTAAACATTACCAAATTTCCTATACCTTTCTTCTGATTGCCAGAACATTTGAATATCATCCAAAATAGCATTTTGTATATCATTTGGCAATACATAAAGTCTAGGCATAATAACCTCTTTACTAGTTAGATATACTCTGCCATGATAACTATCATAAACTGGTCTGTAGAAGCCACTAGGCAAAATGTCTTTTGTTTCTCCTATTGGTTCATAATTGTTTCCTTGCTTAAGATAACGTTCATAATTACGCTCTTTATTTTCCATATCTTGAATTTATTTAAAATTTTCGTGTTCTTTAAGGTTTTGAAGAATTTTTTTCTCTTCGTCATTAACTTTACTAGGTATCTTGATTTTAACGATGCCTATCATGTCTCCGCATGAATTAGTACCATACTTAGGAATACCATAACCCCTAAATCTGAGTTTATGCCCATCACTAGTTCCATTAGGTATTTTCGCTGTCAGTTCCCTACCATCAACGGCTTTTACATTAATATCACACCCAAGAATAGCATCAATAACATTCAATTCAATTGGGAAATACAAGTTATTACCATCAACTTCATATTTTCCATAATCTACTATCTGTATTTGAACGATTAAATCACCAACAGTTCCCTTACCGTGAGGTGGGAAATTTCCCTTTCCACCAATTATCACGCTCATACCATCAAGTAGACCTTTACCTAATTTTATTTCAGTTTCAGTTACTTTCTGAACAATACCATGTCCTTGACAATGCGGACAAGGATTTTCTATTTGTTTACCGACACCGCCACAAGTAGGGCAAGTTTGCTGCATTGACATAAACCCATTTTGAGAAAATATAAATCCAGTGCCACCACACGTTCTACATATTTTCTCTTTGGTTTTGTCAGTTTTTCCACTTCCACCACAATGGTCACAAGGTTCAAACCTTTTATATTTTATCTTCTTAGTTATGCCATTATATGCGTCCTCTAACGTTAACTTCAATGTGATTCTGATGTTAGTACCCTTAACGTTTCTAGGCTCTCTGCGAGGACTGCCAAAGTCAAAATCCATTCCTCCGAATCCAAAATGGCGAAGAATGTCTTCCATTCCCATACCGCCAAAATCTGGTCCTCCACTCGTTCTGAAATCAAATTCAGAATGTGGGTTGTCATACTCTTCTTTCTTCTCTTTATTACCAAGAACTTCATAGGCTTCAGCAGCCTCTTTAAATTTCTCCTCGGCATTCTTATCTCCTGGATTTCTATCTGGATGATACTTTAAGGCTAACTTCTTATAAGCCTTGCGTATCTCTTCTTGACTAGCATCTTTATTAACCCCAAGAATTTTATAATAATCCTTTCTAGACATAGTTATTCTTTATCTAAGTTATAAATTTATTGCAAAGATATAATTTTTATTTTAAAAAGACAAATAAAAACGCAAAAAATCTGAGAGACTTGTTGGGAAGCCCCTCAGATTTGCAATTATAATTCAGCCTTGCCAAGTCATGTTAGCTTTTAACTTCCTCAAATTCTGCATCTTGAACGTCATTAGGCTGTTCTGCCACCTCTTCATCAGATGGCTGCTGTGCAGTTGACTGATTCTGATTGTTTGCATAAATTCGCTGAGAAATCTCATTCCAAACGTTATTGATAGTACCTTCAATCTCGTTGATTTTCTCAACATTCTTATCCTTAACAGCTTGTTTCATTTCGCTAACCAAACCCTCAAGTTTGGTCTTCTCATCTGAGGTGATATTATCCTTCTGTTCCTCAATCATCTTCTCTTGTGAGAAAACAATATTGTCACCCTTGTTTACAGCATCTGCAATTTCACGCTCTTTCTTGTCTGCATCAGCATTAGCCTCTGCCTCTGCTTTCATGCGCTCAATCTCTTCCTTAGAAAGACTGCTAGAACCCTCCACACGGATAGACTGTGCTTTACCAGTACCCTTATCGGTTGCGCTGACCTCAATAACACCATTAGCGTTAATGCTAATCTTCACAGCAATCTGAGGAATACCACGCTTTGCGGGAAGTATACCAGTAAGATTAAACCTACCAATGCTCTTATTCTGACTAGCCATTGGGCGATTACCTTGAAGAAGGTTAATCGTAACCTCAGTCTGATTATCAGCAGCAGTTGAGAATACTTCCTCCTTATCGCAAGGAATTGTAGTATTAGCCTCAATAAGGGTTGTCATAACGCCACCAAGCGTCTCAATACCAAGGTTAAGTGGAGTAACATCAAGAAGAACAATGTCACCAACACCATCTTCCTTGTTAAGGACTGCACCTTGAATTGATGCACCCAATGACACAGCCTCATCTGGGTTTACTGCCTTAGATGGGTCTTTGCCAAATACACTTTTAGCAGCCTCTACAACCTTTGGAATACGAGTAGAACCACCTACAAGGATTACCTCATCAATATCCTTTGTCTCAAGTTTTGAAAGCCTCAACGCTTCCTTACAAAGGTTAACCAACTTAGTATACAACTTATCGCTCAACTGCTCAAACTTAGCACGAGTAAGCGTCAGATTCAAGTGCTTTGGAACACCATTCACTGGAGCAAGATAAGGCAGATTGATGTCTGTTGACGTTGCAGTAGAAAGTTCAATCTTAGCCTTTTCAGCAGCTTCCTTCAAACGCTGCATTGCCATTGCATCGCTAGACACATCAACACCCTCTTGATTCTTAAACTGTTCAACGAGGTAATCTATAATAACTTGGTCAAAGTCCTCACCTCCAAGATGTGAATCGCCATTGGTAGAAATCACCTCAAACACTCCACCGCCAAAGTTAAGAATAGATACGTCTGACGTACCACCACCAATATCGTAGACAACGATATTCATGTCCTTATTAGCCTTGTCTACACCATAAGCGAGTGCTGCTGCTGTAGGCTCATTGATAATACGAAGAACATTAAGTCCTGCAATCTCACCAGCCTCGATGGTTGCCTTACGCTGACTATCATCAAAATAAGCTGGAACCGTGATAACAGCATCCTTTACCTCTGTACCCAAATAATCCTCTGCGGTCTTCTTCATTTTCTGAAGAATGGTTGCAGAAATCTCTTGTGGAGTGTACTTACGACCCTCAATATCTACACGAGGATAACCACCATCGTTAACGACCTTGTAAGTCACACGGTCAGCCTCTTTTGAAGCCTTATCGAATGTGATACCCATAAAACGCTTGATTGCGTATACGGTATTAGTTGGATTAGTGATTGCTTGTCTACGTGCTGCATCACCAACCTTACGTTCACCATTTACAAAACCTACAACAGATGGGGTTGTACGATTACCCTCACTGTTCACAATAACAGTAGGCTGTCCTCCTTCAAAAACACTAACACATGATGTTGAAGTTCCGAGGTCAATTCCAATAACTTTTCCCATAAATCTTATTTTATATTTCTAATTATTTTATTTTAGTCCATTTCGGCTCTAATTTGCCGTTTTCATCTGTAAAAGGTAATCTTATTTTAATATGAAATAAATTAGGGTCTCCATATTCAACCATCATTTTATTTCCTACCTTAACCATGATTGGGTTTACTTGTGTTTTTGATATGTCATCATAATACCATTTTAACCTCAAAAACCCATCTTCATGGACGGTAAGCAAATATTTAGAACCTACTATTTCGCCATCACAGAGATACATTTCTTTTACTCCCATATTTAAGCAAATATCGTGCCAAACTATTTATTTTTTAAAAAATTCAATTGCAGCTTCTTTTGAGAAAAAGATAATCTCATTATCATGCGTTTTTACTGTGGGATAACTAACCACTTTTGAATATGTGTCTGTAAATTTTGGATGAGCATTGATGGTTTTGCCATTTTTATCAAACCCAAAATGGAAATACAATACATCTTTAGGGTTTCCCATCAAGCCATACTCTTTAACAGTTCTACTACAAATGTATTTCCCATCATTATTATAAAAATACACTTTGTCCCTTAATCTTAAATCTCTTGCTGTTTTCATAACAAATCAAACTTCAAAATTTAGCACTAAATGGCACTCTTAAAATTCTATGCAAAGATACGTAAAAAAATTGGAATAACCAAATGTTATCCCAACTTTTTATATATTTTTAACGCAATTGTATTCTTTAAGGAAGATATTCCTCTATATTGGATGTTATATACGCTAGCTTAACCAATATTTCACCCATAATTGCATCCTCTGTTAGCATTGTGACATCAGATGTCTCAAGAGAACCAATGGACTCTCCATTTTCAATCCTCTTTTTAGCAATCTCAATGCCAACATTTTCATCAAATATGTCATGTGGGTGACAAATTGACATACCCAATGTCAGTTTTCTGCTAAGAAGTTTATTTGATGGATAAGTCAGCACACCATCCACAAATGACCCTTCCTTAACCTCTACTGGAACAATCTCTTGAACCATTTGCCGCTCTCTTGTCTGCTCTAATTTACCAACTACAGTAACCGTATGCTTAACTCCATTAGAATCTTCACAGATAGCATACATTGAATAAAACTTTGTCTTCATAAATATTAATAGTATTAAATTAAAAAATTATTTTTTCAAAACATATTTTTTTGAATTTTCACTTTCCTAACATATTCATCATTATTTATTAAATCTAAGAATATGCTGTTATATGAAGGTGGAATAGGACCACCATTAACCCAGACTTGTCCTCTAAAACAAATTATTTCACTACCACTTGGTATTGTGCCATATTGGCATTCGTAAGGTTTAATTAATACATACTTTTCATTCATAGTTTAATTTTGTCTAAGGTGTCACTGATATGTTTCAATATCGGTGACATTATTTTATCGACTTCAACCCAATCAACATATGGTCTGTTGCACCCATCCAACCATTTATGCGGGATTCCAATACCTCTATCATCAATGGAAAAAACGGCAAAAGCCTTGCTCACAGAGTTACCGTCTCTATCTTGCATTGGGTTCTTTCTTAAACCATAAAGTTTTATCCCCTCTTTTTCAAGAGTTTCTAATGGTTCTTTTAAAATTTCGTCATACCGCATTGAATTTAATATCCATCCAACGTTGTAGTCTTTAACCCAACGTCTCATGACTTCAAATCCCTCTGGGTTTAAAACCATTTCATTTTGTTGCCAATTCGAACATTTGGTAAGGGTGTAATCCCAATCAACCTCAATTGGAATTATCCACCTACCATTTTCGCTTCTTTCACTATAATATAGAACTTCATCTATAATCCCGTCATATTTATTCATATTTTAATTTTTTCCATTAATCAACTTCAACATGTCTTGGAGTATGGTCTAATAAATCTTCTGGGTATCCCTTCCCTTCTTCATCATAACCATTTTCCTTATGTTTCTTCCAATATGCATTGTTTAGTCTTCTTAATACGCCTTGATTTAAAAACGTGGAATAATCGTTTCTGTCAGCATATTCTACCTCGATGTGATGTTCTACACAGTAGCGGTAAATAAACTCAGCCACAGCCCTAGAACGGCTATATCCAGCTCGACAATGGACATAAATAGTATTTGGACAAGACTCTATTATTCTTTCAATGAAATCAACGGCATTTTCTGCTTGTTCCATTGTCATTGTCCTAAATATATATCCATCATATTCTACATCTGTAGAAACATCATCGAAATCAAGATTCAACACATTTGGATGATTTTTGAAATAATGTTTAGTATCCTCTTCATCAAGGTAATACTTCAAACATTTTTCAGTGCCTATTATTGATATGCAAGCAATGTTGGTGCTCTCAATATTGGAATCGTCCAAATTCATATCCCTCATTTTCTCATCAAATAAATAATGAGATAAAACTTCTATTTTCATTTCTTTTTTTTTAATAGCCTATAATCTTCCATCATAATCCACAAGCACACCATTGGTCATATAACTATCGTAAATATTATAAGACCCATAAATAGAATTGTTAATATATGCATTAGTATAATTAGACGAAAGTCCTATTGCCGCTGTATCAATAAGTTGTTCATTTAATATATCTTCCCAATGTAATTCATTTACCTTTTTTATATTTTTAGCAGTATCGCCAAAAGATGACCTTTTGTATTTAAGAAACATGTCTTTTAGTTCATAATAAGTAAGATAATATGCATCCCACTCACTTTTCGCATTCATAAGATTGATAGAAAGATTTGTAAATATAGTAGGAAATGGGATTATTTTTTCTAGATTTTTAATTTTTATTTTCATGGTATCCAAATCCCATTTTTTATTCGTATATTCTGTCTTTACTCTACTCCAACAATTATTCATCTATAAACTCCTCCCCCCAATTTGAAAAGTCAAAATTCAATCTCCTTGTCTCTCTCTTATAACTACCATATGTAACTGATGATAGAATTGAAAGTAGTAGGAACATTCCTATCGCACTGCCAATTATAAAATTTCTAGCTCTTGTTTTCATAACACTTGTCTTAATCTATTTGTAACGTCTTGTAAAGGTATTAATTCGTAGTCACCATCATCCTTTAACCATACAATTCTTCTCGCAATTACCTTTAACCCAATATCTTCCAATGGAATTTGGTAGCAACTCAACTGAGCCGTATAATATGACAAAGGCTCTTCATATAAATCGCCAAAAGGAGGCAGAAGAAATTTGTTAGCCTCGTGACTAAACTGTTTGGTTAATTCTTTGTTTGTTTTAAAATCAAATATACATAATCCACTCTTGGAATCATCCTCTTCATCCTTGTAGTAAAACAATATATCAAACGTACCACAATAGTCTTGTTTTAAGTTTGTAAGTTCCTTGTTTTTTCCAGTATAAACCTTTGTCTCAGCCAAAACAAAATGAAGATTTGAATGCAACTCATTATAGAATTTTAATATTGCTTCTTCTTTTGGTCTTGTTGGAATTAACCAATTTTTATCCTTGATAAATTTGCATTTATTTTCTTCAGTTATAAACTCTGGATGACCATTCCTCAACCATCCCAATGATTCCCCGTAAGCATGTACTAATGTACCAGTTGTCGTTGCTCTAAGATTCTTAAACCTCCATTCATCAAGCCAATGTTGAGGTGTTTCTCCATGCCTCTCAGCATAAGCAATTGCTTGTGCTTCCGTGTCAAAAGGATATTGGCAGAATTTATGCGTTACCTCCGATACTGAGGGTAATTGCATTCCATTTAGGAAATATTTATGTCCTTCCTCAATAAATTCAAGGTCTTTGAATTCCTTTAGTATCTTGTTTCTTATAACTGTAACTTCCTTTGGTTCTCCATTAACTACTATTTTTTTCATTACTCTATCATTCTTTTTATTTTTGCAACGAGAGGTTTGACATCAACAACATCAGAAGAATTGAAATGCCCCCAACTTCCTAGACAAGAGTAGCCATGCCATGTTCTATCCGTAATGAATTTAATTATATTATCTGCCTCTTTCTTAGTCATTATTTAACAATTTTTTTGCAAAGATATATAAAATATATTAAAAAAACAAATTTAATTTAAACAAAATAATGGGAACTATATACTTGCTAGCCATAAAAAAAATGGGTGGGTCTCGGTTGACTCACCCATTGTGTGGTATTTTCTGTAAAGATTAGAAAGTTAATAAAAATGGTGTACTTTTTTGGGGTACACCAAATGACATTAGCCTCAAATTTTTGTCAAAACTATTCTTCCTTTAATGTTTGTTGGGTCAGTAGGAACTCTAAGCCTAATACTAGACGCTTTACATAAGTTTGTTTTTCCAACGACATCATCATACAACGAATCACCAACTTTCAATTTCAATAAATCATCTAGAGTGATTGTTTTTACAGCTAGAGCCTCACATCCAGATTCTGCTGACTCAACGTATGGTATTATTTCAATTTCTGTTGGAAGCTCTGATTCTGTGAATATAAGCATTGCAGAACCATGTGTATAGTTTATTGTAGTGGCGAATGCAGAGCTTGTGGATAATAATGTATATCCAATCTCATATGTTTGCTGTACTTGTCCACTTTGCGTAACACTTGCGGTGAACTCACAACCATCGCTTGAAGTGAAAACAGCATCTCCAATCCTTTCCAAACTGTTCTCATTTGGAGATACTGTACATATGTAACTTTGATATTCCCTTCCAGATTGTATTCTTGTATATGTTATCCAATCGGCTGATTTTGCAGCGTCAAAAACTAGAGCAGACTCTTTAATTGTTGAATAACATAATGCTTGTGTTCCACCACTTGCTGCAACCTCTGTTCCAAGGTCGAAAAACTTATATCTACCACAACTACAACTTGGAACTGTATATGTTGTTGACGCAGTACATCCACTATCGTCTGTGTAATTTATTGTGTATACAATATCATCATCGGTAGTGTTTTGTGGAAAATTGAATGTTCCACCAGTATTTGGAACATTCGGAGTTGAATTCCATGTTGCCATATTGTTATATTATTAAACATATTATTTTATGCGTTTGTTGCAATACTAAAATGCACTGCACCACCATCGCATGTAACTTCTTTATCTGGTACTATCTGATATTGTGGACAAATCATACCATTTTGTGTGACATTAACTGTTGCACATGTAGTGCCATTCATTTTAATGTTAACAGAGCCATTTCTACTGTTAAATGTTGTATTTTTAGAGCATTCAATTCTAATATTAGTGCCGCTTGTAGAAGCAGTTAACCAAGTCGACTGTGTTGATTCATATGTTACATTAGAAGTACAACTGCTATCTGTAATAGTACCAACTTGAGTTAATGCAGAGCTAGCACTAATATTTAATTCAGTTGTTGTAACATTTATCTTGCTACAAGTACAAGTTGGAGCACTACCAATACTTATATCACCTTCACAAACCAATTGATTATTTGTATATGCCTTAGACGTTGCAACGCAAGTTCCATTGACATCAACTGTAATTGAGCCTTTTGGAATTTCATTCACAATTTCATTATATGTTGGACACAAGCCGCTTGCATAAGATGATGAAATACTCCAACCTTGGTCTCTAAGCCATTTTATATTTGCTATTTTATATGCCATATCATTTAGCTAATATTAATAAATGGCTGCATTATAATTCTGTTACAACACAGCCATTTTATTATTTATTGTTTATTTTCTTTTAATTCATTAATGATATTCTCAAGCTCTTTAATCTTCTGCTCAAGATATGCAATCTTAAGAAGACTTAAACCTGTATAATCAACAGCTTTCATGCCATCACTTGAAGTTGATACTATGAATCCAAGGTTTTCCTTTTCAACATCTTGCGCAATCACGCCAATAACAGTCTTCTTCTCTTCATCACTCTTGAAATTAAATGACTTAATGTTAACGTTTGCCGCATTTACCATTTTAGCATATGAAACATTTTCAATGTTCTCCTTCAGTCTTTCATCCGATGTTGCGTAGAAAGCGTTTGCTGTAACATCACCAGTTACACTTAGTTTACCGTTCAAATAAGTGTCACCATTCTGCCTTATCTCAAATGCATTATGTCTTGTTGAATTTGATGTACCATTACCCACACTGAATAATGTGTTACCAGCATTACCAAATGTCGTGGAAGCACTAGATGATACATTATACTGACCGCTAGCGTGCTCTGATTGGTTATTTGCAACTGTGTACCACCCTTCAGCGTGAGAAGAACTACCATTTGCTTTTGTACTTAAACCTTCAGCGTGAGAACCATAATGACCACTTGCTGTTGTACCAAATCCTTCAGCGTGAGAATAAGAACCACTTGCTATTGTGTTTTCTCCTTCAGCGTGTGAATAACCACCATTTGCCTTTGTACTACTACCTTCAGCGTGAGAATAATCACCACTTGCTGTTGTGCTTTGTCCTTCAGCGTGAGAACAACTGCCACTTGCTACTGTTTGATTACCTTCAGCGTGAGAACATGTACCGCTTGCTATTGTATTACTTCCTTCAGCATGAGAACAATAACCATTTGCTTTTGTGGAATTTCCTTCAGCGTGGGAAGATGTGCCATTTGCTTTTGCGCTACTTCCTTCAGCGTGAGAGAAATCACCACTTGCTGCTGCTCCACCACCTTCAGCATGAGAACTTTCACCACTTGCTGTTGTTTCATAACCTTCAGTGTGAGAATACAGTCCACTTGCTGTTGCACCATATCCTTCAGCATGGGAATAATTACCACTTGCTGTTGTTTCATTTCCTTCAGCGTGAGAGAAACCACCACTTGCTTTTGTGCCACTTCCTTCAGCGTGAGAAGAACTACCACTTGCAGTTGCTAAATATCCTTCAGCATGGGAATAATCACCACTTGCTGTTGTGTTCTGTCCTTCAGCGTGAGAAGAATAACCACTTGCTGTTGTACTATCTCCTTCAGCGTGAGAATGTTGACCACTTGCTATTGTTAGATTACCTTCAGCGTGAGAGAAATCGCCACTTGCTGTTGTATCTTCTCCTTCAGCGTGAGAAGAATTACCAAATGCTTTTGTACTAGCACCTTCAGCGTGAGAAGATGCGCCACTTGCTACTGTTTGATTACCTTCAGCGTGAGAAGCTGTGCCATTTGCTTTTGTGTATCTTCCTTCAGCATGTGAAGAGTCACCACTCGCTATCGTATTACTTCCTTCAGCGTGAGAACAATCACCACTTGCTTGTGTACTACCACCTTCAGCGTGTGAACAAGTACCACTTGCTTGTGTACCACTTCCTTCAGTGTGAGAAAAAGGACCAATTGCTTGTGTACCACTACCTTCAGCGTGTGAACAAGTACCATTTGCTATTGTACTGTCTCCTTCAGCATGAGATTGTACACCACTTGCTTGTGTATAAGAACCTTCTGCGTGGGAATATATACCACTTGCAACTATATTATAAATAGTACCGTCATCATCATATCCATCGCCTTCAATTACAGCACCCTTGCCAATGTTGGTGTCATAATACTGTGATAAGCTGTTTACAAGTCCAACTTTTGTGCTAGCCGTTGGGTTTATAATTTTTATAAAACCACTTGTACCTCCACCACCACCTAAATGGTCTTGAAGCTTAATGTCAGTACTTCCACTTGTGATATAAATGTCACCATTCTGACGAATCTCAAATGCATTATGTCTTGCATTTTCTGCTGTACCATTACCGACTGAGAATAATGTGTTACCAGCGTTACCAAACGTTGTAGAAGCACTAGATGATACATTATATCTAC